CATAATTGAATATGCTTGTATTCTACAATAATAGAATTATGAAACATTTTTTATTTTCGTAATTCTGTAATTCGATATATGTTCTGTAATTCGCTTCATACATCATGATGGCGGTAATTTCGATATACAAAAAATGTCTCGGCATATTGTAATATCAAATACAAAATCCCACATTGAAGCACCCAAACAGATGACCGAAATCCGATGTCTACCGAAAATAGGAAAATCGTTATCCATGGCAATAATTGTTTGGTTCTACGAATACGCACCAACGCATTAGTACACGAATCACAATATTGCGTATGTGTGAATTCGCGGTCTAATATTTCGTTTCGTGATTTCTCTTTCACATTTGCCAAATCTATTTCGGATTCCACCAATGAAACCCACTCGGGCGGAAATTCCTGTTTCCATTGATGAAAAAGTTCCACACTATAATCACTATAATTTGGAATACAGAATAATCGTGTTGTATTTCGCATTGAACCTTGATTACGACTGCGTAAGTGCGCCTCCTGGTAGTGCAACAATAAAGTATCGCTATCGAAAAATGTTTGGGTCACGCTGTGTTTTATCCACCCTGGAAGACGCGTGTAAATATCACGAAATAATCCCGCGCGTAACTCTTGTTGTACGAATAACCGGGTCGTATCTTTATCGATCGGAACACAGAACACGTGTAATTTTGTGAAATCAGTGTGTGGATACATGCTTGTCAACACATAATGAAAAGGTGCGTGAAATGATAGCGAACCTGTTCTTGTTTGTTTCTTATTTACGGAACGATCTGAAAATAAAACTGAAAAGCCCTCGCGATTACTGTATATCAATGAACTATTTACTTCACTTCCCATTGAACGATCCGACTGTAGTTTATGGTGTGCGTATGGTATGTGTGACGGGTCGAATAGATTTTCTAACAATGTTGTCATAGAATAGGGTACATCTTTCATCAGTATATCTTCACATGCATCATCTATGTTTACATGAAACACATTTTGTGGTAGTTGTTTTGTGGTTTCGAGTGTCGATCCGATGTTTACCCATACAAGACCCCCGTAACATGCTGTATTGTATGTTCGAAGTCTGGGTCTTCGTTGTGGTTCATTATTGGACGTACTTTTTGACATTTTGCGGTTTGATTGAATTTCTTGTGGTATTGTTTTCAATGAACCGTCTTTCGTGAATTCCCATCCATGATAAGAACATCGTAAACAGCCTGAATTATCGTCAATGTATCCTTCAGAAAGGGGAGCACATCGATGTAAACATATGTTGTCCTGTACCACGATTGTATCATTGTGGTTCCAAACAACATATTCTTTATTCAATAATTTCAGTTTTCGCGGTCCTGCTGTTGTAACAAATGATTTCTTGGGAAATAACGGAACCCACGTATATGTATTCACAAAGGCTCCAAGCCATGAAACTACCAACAACAGTCTGTAACTATAACACATATTGTATGGAAAATAATATTCAAAAAGCTTCATAACTAAATCTATTATATATTTCTAATTCGTTTTTGTATTATACGAATTCAAAAATTCTGTTTTATATTCTAATGTAAAACGGTCATAGTCGACATTCCTCCACCATATCTGATAGAATAACCCATCTTCTAGATACTCTTGGATTGTTGGTATAAGAATAACATTTACCTTATTTGAGAACCGAACGGTTTTTACTGGGTTCCAAGATACTATGCCTTGGATTGCGGGTATTATTGGTATATGCGCCATATTTGCTAGAGGATTCTCTGTAACTAGGGGTCCAGGCATAGGAAATTCCTCCTTTACTTTTTCGATTTCGATTTCTGATATGTAATCCATATAATTATACGCGGGATATCTTTGTATTATTTGTATGTAAATCTTCATATTACACCCTTGGTAATTTGAACCGGACGGATGAATCTCTCGGAGATCTAATATGAAAACCTTTTGGGAATTGGGAATTATTTCCCTACCTGATTTTTTTTCGTATTTCAAAAAATGTTTCATCGGTGATGTCCCGAGAGATTTACAGGTCGGTTCAGGAATCGGAATGCAACAGAGCACAAAACTGCATTCCTATCAAAGGTGTATCATCCATCAAGGTAAGGGTAAGTGCATCAATTTGTTGTTGAGGCAATATGTATTGTGATTGTTGACTCTTGTAAACAAAATACCCATACATAGAAATATATATATACAGTCCAAATATTTGCACTATATCCATATATTTGCGTGTGATAAATTATAATCCCTAACAAGGCTTTCTTTCGCATTCAAGAATTAATTATATATATGTCAAACGCACTAGAATACATGTCTATTTCTTCGTTTTCTTCGTTTTCTTCGTTTTCTTCATTTTCTTCGTTTTCTTCGTTTTCTTCGTTTTCTTCATTTTCTTCGTTTTCTTCGTTTTCTTCGTTTTCTTCGTTTTCTTCATTTTCTTCGTTTTCTTCATTTTCTTTGTTCTACGCTTACCTCCAGCAGGATTCGAAACGCAACTTAGTTTACCCGCCTTCGCAAGATACAATTTAGATACATTTCCGCCATTACCTCCCTGACAATGTAACGAACCAACCAATGCATCTGGTCTACCACTACGTGCACGATGACTGACAAATGATTTAAATATCGTGGGTGACTCCTCTTGCCCAAGATGAAACAATTGATGGTTTGAAAATGTATGAAAATCAGCAATATCGGTGTAAATATCTGTAACCACCAGTCCGATACTTTTTATATTGAAATACGCTACGTCGTCGTAGACATCGCCTATATTGTCTAATTCCTTACAGCCATACACAATATTTGTACCTTCATTATAGTTTGGATTCGATAACATAGATATGATACTACGTTTTGTAAAAAAATAATCGTAGTTATCATTTACCTTGTAGCTAATCACAATATTATCCCTGTCTTCTTTTATATACTTACCTATGTTCACGGAAATGTCTTTACATTCCATAATGTCAAATGTATCTACGGTCTGATTTGTATCTATCTTGTAGTTAATATTATCATGATAACTTATCGGAGTAAACATTGTTAAGTAGTCTTTCAATGATATTTCAGGTGACCGACTTGTTATTTCATCCTTTCCTTCGGGCTTGATACTTTTTGCGTCTTCCACCCTTGAAAAACACCAATACGAAAGAGATATGCTCTTTTTGTCTGTTTCCTCTTGGTTGATATTCTTCAAATAAAAAGAAAAACGCACGAATTTATTATCAGATCCATCAATTTCAACCGCATGTGTCATTTCTTTTAGTACAAATGTCATAGTATTGAGTTCGGCTATTTCAATTTTTTTACTACCATCAGATCCGTCGAATTCAGTTTCTCTACGTTCGGGTAAGAACCGATAAATCCCACCAGAAAGATCACCATTTATTACAGGTGCTTTTAGTGGCATAATTTTGTATTGACTACCAAGTTCAATATCACCTAATTTATTCAATTCAGACGTCATATAACTGCTACTCCCTAGATAGGTTTGGCCTTCAATTTTACCGGATAAATCGTCTACACGGGACGAATCAATAATAAAATTTTTTATAGGACAACTATTCATAATATATTATTATAATAAAAATGTCTGGTTCAAAAAATAATATAGAGAATGAACTACAATATAGTCTATTATGGCAGCAGCAACTGAAACAACCGTTGAACTAAGAGCAACAGAGACAACTGCTCTTACGAGTGATACAAGCAATGTTACAATTGAGGTACCATCAAATCAGGAATTATTAAAGGCGCTTGAAACTTCTGTACTAGAAACCGTTGAGAAGCAACTAGAGGAACAGGTTTTCAAATTCACGGAAAGCAAGGATATGGTACGTGTTCTTCACATCATAATGGAGGCAATTGAGGACCGAGAGTTGAAAGGTTCTATGCAAAAAGAAATTGCCGTACATATTTTAACCACGTTGATCGGAAAGTCCGAGTTGAGCGATGAGAACAAAAAGTTTGCTCTGCATATGGTACATAGCGGAACCGTCGAGAGTACTATTGAACTTATTGTCGCTGCCTCAAGGGGAAATATCAATGTAAACCATGCAGTGAATCTTGCCACACAGTCATGCATTTCTTCTTGTCTTGGATATTTTGTGGCACATTCCTCGGCGAACAAATAGAAAACAAATAGAAAACAAATGGAAAACAAATACACTAACCAAATATACCCCCATATCAAAGAACATGAACTTCATTGTATATTTTCCACGAGTGTTGTTTTGCAATATTACGTATGATGATTTTCGTATTTTTATCATCATTTGTATGAGTCAAATTTTGAATGAGTTGGTTGTATTCTGCTAGATAATTCTATTTTCATGTCAAATATAATTATCTACTAGCATAAATGGTATCAAATATTATTTCCGTTGTTTCCTATTCGGATTGTGGATGAATATTCATTAGTATGCAATGTACTTCATTCCTCGTGTAAGTGCAACATAATACAGGTTCTCTTCACTTGGTTCCACATCATTTGCAACACGTACATAGTCATGTTCCAATCCCTTATAACTATGAACCGTATACATATGACACGTTGCATCTTCCTTTTTCACAGAATTTCTCGAAACAGAATCTAATAGCTCACCTAGTTCACGTTCTCCGAGTGTCAACAGGAAATTGGGTAGATCGTCTTCGTACTGGTCCTTTTCGTCTTCACTAAGAGGATATTTCTGTACTTGTTCGTATAGTCTTCGTATTTGAACGATTTTATCTTCCATCTGATAAATCCAGACATTATTGCGGTGTTGAGCCGTTTGTAAGAGTGAACGCCAGCCGCGAAATAAGAAGACAAAACATGCGGGCTCATTAGGAAATTGTGCTACAAGTTTTGTTTCATTCTTCGATTTGGAAATCATCCAACAATTCGTACATCGCGAACGGATATCCTCGCAAGCAGGGTCACCTATGCGAAATGTAGAATAGAATTCAATCATTGTTGTATGTGGTGGCAATCGTTCAAATGCATTGATCGAACCTCGCCATTGATAAATCGCCTGTTTCGGGTCGCCCACAAAAACTTTGGGAATAGTGGTGTCTTCCAACAATATCTTCAGCATAATCGGGTCAAAGTCTTGAGCCTCATCGATAAATATCATATCATATTTCTTGTCAATGAAGTCTTTACACCAATGATTTATTTGCGTTTGCTTGCGTCGTGTGTCAAATGTTGATACATCATCGCTAGTGAATTTATTCCAAATCGACTTCAACAGTGGCTCCTCCTTTTTACATTCTTGAAGCATAAACTCTTCAAGCGAATCATAGTCTGCATTGCGGCAAAATCGCGTGATTAAGTTACTGTACTTTTTTTTCACGTAGAATGGTTTATTTTGAAACCAGGGCATATATTGTCCGATTGAATATGGTTTCATGTCAACAATATCTGGTCGCGTTCGGAATTTATCGCTATAAAGCATATGAATAAGTGAGTCAAATGTGCGCGGAAACATATTAGATATTCCCTGTTTTTTCAGCTTGGACCGTATTTCTTCAATAAGACTTCGGTTAAATGCAACATATAATATACGTTTTGTCGAATGTTTGCGCGCAAGCTCAAGCAGGGTTGTTGTTTTCCCACTACCGGCGACCGATTTAATGGCCGTCACCGAATTCTTCGCAAATTTCATATGTTGTACGTGATAACGATATATGTCATCAAATAAATGCATTGACTCTTTACATCTGGCATATACAATTGTTTCGCTCGGCAACGATTCGCGTGTAATGGACTCAATATGGAGTTTTCCTTCTTCTGACAAGATCGCTTCCAAACATGTATTTTCAATAACATCTTTGAAACTACAGTGTTCGCCTATCCAAACGTGTCGAATATGCCCCCCGACACTTACACGATATGATGTTGTATCGGTGAGCCAAATCCATTCAGTTTTTCCTGTATAAAGAAATACGTTATTTTTACATACCTTTACTGCCTTTCTCCAACTGTCATGTGGTATTTCTACTACTGCCATTTTCGGAAGACCAATTTCCACCTTAGAGACATATTGCTCGGAAACGTTGAATATCCAGTCGATTTCAGTCAACGATTCGCGACTTTCCACATCTTTTACTGAAATGGATGAATTCTGAAACTCGATACCCAACTTAGAAACAGGATCATATCCATCAAGTATGTGTTTATGTGAACCGTTATATCGTCTGATTTCGCGTGTACCGGACAATAATAACTCGGACATCATAATATGCCATGGACCTTGATTGCGGAAATCTTGAATTTTATATTGTTCGCAATCAATGGAGGTACCTTTTTGAGTATTTGGATGGAAAAAATGTTCGGTATATTGAGTGTCTCCATGACGTGACTGTTTCAATTGAAGGGGCTTCATACAATGATAACACTCAAACACATCATCTTTGTTGATGGCGTGTTTGTAAATATCAGCGACACTTATTAACGAATCTTTATATATTGCAATAGAAGGCATATATTACTACTGTATATCACTTTAAGTCGTTATATGGTGCTAACATTGCATAATACATTACAGTAATACGATGTTACAGCAATACGACGTTACAGTAATACGATGTTACAGCAATACGACGTTACAGCAATACGACGTTACAGCAATACGATGTTACAGTAATACGACGTTAATAATGTTATGTGAATGTAAAGCAGAAAAATTGATTGTACCTGAAAGAATGAACCACAATATAAACTCTAGACATCGTAACAGAATAATATGAAGTCGGTTACCTTCTTAGATGTAAACTATTATATGGGTGAAAATGCAAAAGAAAATTGGGAACTATGTTTCCATAAATTTGCCGAACCTGAAAAGTTCTATTGGTTACATTTATCTTCATTTCCATCTTGTCATGTAATCATAGAATCCGAGAATCCATCGCCAGAACACATTCAATATGCCGGTCTTTGGTGCCTTGACAATACAAGATACAAAAACATGAGCCCTTATTACGTAAAAGTTGATGTTACCAAACTTTCAAATCTATTACCCGGCTCCGCTGTTGGGAGCGTTCGCTATAAAAGCAGGCGCAAAGTATCAAAAATTCCACTATTAGGACGAAAAATACTCGAGTAATTCTGTGGAAAGAATCACAACATAAATACAACATAAATACGAAAGCTATATAAAAAAATTGATTATGGTTTTATGCGGTGGAATAGTCACAACTAAAAACAAAGCAATCATGTCAACAGAATTCGCAAGTAACATGGGTGTATTCGATTACTTCAACCCCACGTATTCCAACCCCACATATTGCGAGAATACAGAATATAGTTCTTCGTATAACCAGTTAGGCATTCCATCTTATTACGAAGACCGCAGTCTTTACGACAACGATGAACTGAATGGATACTACGAGTACACCCCAAATGAAAATGAATATCAAATCGTCGACAACGAAATAGCTAGTATTGATACGACTAGAGCACAATTAGATGACGCCCTTGAAAAAGGTGAGCTGGATGAAGATAATAACGACGAAACGGTCGCAGCAAGCCACTATATGTGTAATGAAGTCCCAATTAAGATTCTTGATGCAATAAGGAGGCATATTGGTGACGTATATAACAAGCTCGGAAAGCGTCAGTTCGAAGCATATCATGTTATGTTTCCCAACTTTGAGGACCTGGTAATATACGCTGCAACAGATGCGACCATTCGTCAAACGCATATTAATAAATGTATCAACCAGCGTCAGTTCGAACGCGTAAAAGAGGAAACTGTCAACTTCATAAGCGAACTGTTTCTGTCAAATAATATCCCGAATGAAAATGGTGATGTGGTCTCGCGGTTCCGCTGCGGTGAATGTACGACAGTGTCGAGTTTTCTCCAATCGGCATTTATGTTGTATCTGTGAAACAATATAACAATATACTAATTAACTTATTATTAACAGACAAAAATGACCTCACACTATTTGCGATCTTCTTTCGCAAGTTCCCCTTCCGTCCTTTCATATTCCTTCCTTTCATACTCATTCCCTTGTTTCCCCTGTTTTTTCTTTTCTATCCTACGATTTGTATTATATTCAAACATAGTTTCTTTAATGTTTATAGCCCAACATGTATTTGATGTAAATGCGAAGATGAAAATTTCCACAAAACCGTCACATAGTTCGTATAGGAACGCGTTACCATTGTTTTGGAAAATAGGTAGAACATGTGAGTTAAGAGGTAACACTATAAAAAAACTAGTCTTCCGCGACTATCCGGTTGCATTGTATCGCGGAAACGACGGAACCCCCATTGCAATAAGTGACATATGTATTCATCGCGGTGCTTCACTATCTCAAGGAAAAATAACACCAAACTATTGCCTACAGTGTCCGTACCATGGATGGGAATTCAACAACGGTCTTGTAGACACCATTCCAGGTTGTCCTGAAATCACACCACATATGTTTGGTGTCCCGCGTTTTGAAACATGTGAAGTAAACAATGATATTTACATGCGACCAAGCTACGATATAAATAGTGAAAAAGGAAATTCTGCACCACATCAGGTCTATATTCCCCCTGAATCGTCTGACCCGAATTTCGTTCGTATTTCTGGTACAAGGAAACTACAACGTCCAAGTTCACTGATTACGGAAAACGTATTAGATATGTTACATGTAAGTTACGTTCACAGTTTCGGCAATTCCCTTGCACCCATTCCGTTTCAAATACAATATGATGATACCGGTATCTATTCAGGGCGAACCACATTTCATTACACAGCAGGTCCAACAAGTATTTCAAGTGTGATTGGTGGAGCGAAATATGTTACTGTAGAGAACGAGTTTCATTTACCCGATATGACAGTGACGCGTGTGCGTGCAAGCGATACAATCATTAAGACAATCGTGACACATTGTTATCCTATTGGTAAAAATGAATCTATTCTACATTACGATTTATATCGGAATTTTTTCACATCGTCGTTGTATGATCCTCTGTTTCAATACCAAATGGACCTCACACTAAAAGAGGATATTGCTATTTTAACTCGCGTATATGATAAATACATGATGGGGTTTATGAATACAAAATTTGATGTTACACAGGTGAAATATAGAGAAAAAAAGAGGAAACTAAGAAAGGAATATGAAATAGAGTGAAATAGAGTGAAATAGAGTGAAATAGAGTGAAATAGAGTGAAATAGAGTGAAATCGTTCAATCAGTCTAAATATAATATTCAAAATTGTATAATGGGAAATAAAAGAGCGGCACAGGCGCGTAAGCAAAAGAAACAAGATACCAAAAGAGCATCTTACCCGTTTGTAAGTATTTGCACTCCCACATACAATCGTCGCCCGTTTCTTCCTGCAATGTTTCGTTGTTTCTTGAACCAAACATATCCTAAATCGCGTATGGAGTGGATTATTGTAGATGATGGTACAGATAGTGTTGAAGATCTAGTAAAATCAAGTGGAATCCCGCAGATTAAATATTTCCGCTGCGAGAAAAAGATGTCACTCGGGAAAAAACGAAATTATATGCACGAGAAAACGTGCGGAGAGATTTTGGTGTATATGGATGATGACGACTATTATCCGCCTCGTCGCGTAGAGCATTCTGTAGAGACGTTATTAAAAAACCCACAAGCACTTTGTGCCGGTTCGAGTAGAATTCATATTTACTTTAAGCATCTACAGAAAATTATAGAATTTGGCCCATATAGTCAAAATCATGGTACAGCAGGAACATTTGCGTTTCGCCGAAAACTCTTACACGAAACTCGTTATGACGAAACTGCGTGTTTGGCAGAAGAAAAGGCATTTTTAAAGAATTATACGATTCCGTTCGTACAAATGGACCCATTACAAACTATTCTGGTATTTTCACACGAACAAAACACATTTGACAAGCGTACATTACTAGAGAATATGAATCCAGCGGTCGTACGTGATGCACCCCATACCGTTGATGATTTCGTGAAAGAGGCGGACCAAAAAGAGTTTTACATGGAGCAAATCGATACATTATTGAAATGCTACGCGCCTGGAGATCCAAAAATGAAACCAGATGTGATTAAACAAACAAAAGAGATTAGTGAAAAACGCAAAAAAATGCAAGACCAAGAAAAGGAGAAACTAATGAACCAAGCTTCTCTAATTTCTATGGTTGGACCAGATGGCAACCAAAAACAATTATCAAACAAAGAACTTGTAGAATTAATAGAGAAAAACACGAAGCAACTAGGAGAACAAAATGTAAAAATAACGACATTAACTAAAGAACTGAAATCAAAGGAAGATGCAATTGCAAACTTAGAAGCAAAGGTAAACAGCCAGAAAAAATTAATAGAAGGACTTATGGCAAAAAATATAACACCAAAATATAACACCAAAATATAACACCAAAATATAACACCAAAATATAACACCAAAATATAACACCAAAATATAACACTCCTGTATGGTCTAGATATCCATTAATACTATCCACCAATAAAAATGAAATATTCAAATGTGTAAAAAGAACTTGAATCTAAAAGACGTTTATTTATTATGTATAAACGTGTTTTTCAGTTTGCCAAAACATTCGTACCCAGAATTTCTGAGACGGAACTTATTGCTTTACGTAGTGGTACATCGTGTGTGGATCGCGACATATTCCAAGGAAATATATACGCACTGCGCAATCTAAACAAAAAGTATAAATACGAGAAGCACAACTGGCAAGAAAACGATAACATACCATTCCGTAAATCGAAGGTAAATGAATTATTGCAAAAATACGGGAATGCTGAAATATATCCATCTTCTCAAACAAGTGAAATATTCGATTACATTGGGCGAAACAATTTCCTGTCTTTCATAATTGATACATCGTATGGCGGGTCGAAACTTTCTGTGAGTGAAATATCGTCAATTCTAACAAAAATTACATCGTGTAATCCTGCACTTGGTGTCTCCGTAATGGTACCAAACTCTCTTGGGCCAGGTGAATTACTTTCACATTACGGGACTGCCGCCCAGAAACAATACTACCTTCCTAAACTGGCAAATGGTTCATTCATTCCATGTTTTGGTCTGACTGGACCCAACAACGGTTCTGATGCAGCCGGCTCAATTGACAAGGGTGTTGTAAAATATAATACAAAAGGAGAAAAGGTCATAGAAGTCGAAGTAAACAAACGTTATATTACTCTTGCCCCTGTTGCAAATTTGGTGGGAATTGCATTCCGGGTAAGAGATCCGGACAAATTACTTGGTGCGGGAAAAGAAGGAATCACGGTTGCTCTCTTAGAAAAGGGACACAAAGGCTTATTACAAGAAACACATCATGATCCTCTTCAATGTGGATTTCCCAATGGCACAGTAAAGGGGAAAGTATCCATAACAATGGATCAGATTATTGGGGGAGAACCTAACATTGGAAACGGATGGAAAATGCTAATGGAATGCCTTGCTGCAGGAAGGGGGGTGTCGCTACCTGCAACCGCAAATGCATCTTCGAAAACAGCCACGTACGGCATGTATCTATATTCGAAACACCGTAAACAATTTCAAATCCCATTGTTGCGTATGCAGGGAGTTCAAGAGAAACTGGTGGAAATGGTGTATCACACATGGGTAATACAATCAAGTATTGCACTAACCAACGCAATCCTAGATACAGGTGAAAAACCGTCTGTATTATCGGCAATAATGAAACAACAAACAACTGACCGCGCACGCGAAGTATTGAACCACGGGATGGACGTCCATGCGGGAAGTTCAATATGTTTAGGCGAAAATAACTTTATGGAGAAGTTCTATCGTGCTGCACCAGTCGGGATTACTGTGGAAGGTAGTAATACGTTAACACGGAATCTTATTATTTTCGGACAGGGCTTAAATAAAAGTCACCCACACTTGTATCCAGTAATCGACAGTATTCTAGAAAACAATCAATCCGCATTTGAATCATCGTCAGTGAATCTGTTACAGCACGTGGGTAATTCATATTTGCGTAGTATTATGCCGACTATTACGAGTGACATATACGTACGTCTATATTCTCAAACACACGACTTTTCACATTTGGCAAATATTGTTGCGTTGAAAGGAGGGAACTTGAAAAGCGAACAGTTTTTGTCGGCAAACATGGCGGATATTTTCTCAAATCTATATTTGGCGTATTCCGTACAATGGTTCGAAAAACAGACCAACACAAGCGAGTTTTTGACAAACTATTGTATTGAGCGCTTGCTTGACGATAATCAACGTATAATCAATCGTATTGTATCTAATTATGGTGTGTTTGGAGTACCCATTTTGCATTTGCGTAAGAGTGTTTCCGATGAAAAGTACGTAAAACGCACGGAGCTAATAGAAGAATTAGAACGCAATCCTCGCATTATGGAGGAAATAAAAAATGATGTCTATGTTGACGATACCGCATTAGGAAATCTTACAAAGTTAGACATGTTGAACCCCCAAAGTGATACATATAGAAAATTATATAACCAAGTCATTCAAGTGGGTGAATTCCCAAATCAAGCGTGAATCCACGGCAATATCAGCTGTTAGTGAACTCTTAGTGAACTCTTAGTGAACTCTTAGTGAAGTCTTAGCGAAAATACAAGACGGTAAAATAAAAACACATGTTACTCAAAATAAGATGTGTTTTCATAACGGCATATAGTTGTTTTGTTTGGTTGTTTGAGACTACTCGATTCCAAGTTGTAGGTCGAGTTCATATGTATCCTCGCCCCGTTTTAGCATTTCTTTGCGTTGTTTCATGAGTCTTTTCCTGTCAGCGCGACTCAATTCACTTGGTTCTTGCGTTTCTTTCTTTTCAACAATCGCATTTCCAAGTGCGTCCACCATTGTTTCTTGGTTGTGTTTATCCAGATTCAACGATTTTTTCGCAAGTTTCTCGGCCTTTTTACGCGCCTTCTCTACTTCTTCCATCCATTCTGCACCCATTACTGTAAGACGCCCCGACTCTAGAATCCATTTTTCAGGACAAAGTGCTTCGTAGAATTCGGCATTATGTGAAATCATGAAAACCCCTCCCTTGAATTCTTTGATTGCACTTGCAAGAGCACCCAACGAATCACGATCCAAGAAATTGGTCGGTTCGTCCAAAATAATGATGTGGGGAAGATTCCATAGTCCTGCACCGAGCACCACCTTTACTTTTTGACCTCCCGACAAAGCACCCATGCGCGTATGTTGTGCGAATTGAGGTTCGAGTCCAAACCCATCGTAATGTTTCTGAATCTCGCCAGTTGTTAGCTTGCGTTGTCCCAACATGGATTCCATTGCGATTTGTTCGTCCTTTTCGTCCAGCATTTTCTTGTATCCCATTTGCAAGAGCTCCGTGCGCGTATGCCAGCTATTTTCACGTCCGTCGCCTTCCCATATTACTTCATATTCGTGTTCGCGTTTTCCAGTGCGACGAGCCTTGAGTTCTTCTACAATTCCCGTCTTTTCCTCTTTTGCTTTTGCACGTACGGCTTCCATTTCTTCAACACTCATTGTGACCGAATCCTTTTGGACCATTTCCTTGTCGAACCCACCGCGATAACGCCACATAATGTATTCAACCGGCGTCTTTTCCAAATGGTCTTCAATGTGTGCAAATGCGTGTTGCGCCACATATGCTACACGCAGATTTGGGTGACGGTCAACGGTTCCCTGGTCGGGTTCCAGTTCGCCCACCATTACTTTTACAAGCGTCGATTTCCCGGCACCGTTTACGCCGACAACCGCAACACGAGATGCTAGCGAACATTGAATGGAAACATTTATTAACTGTGGCAAAGGTGCTGCGGGATATTGAAAATAAATATCCTTTGTTTTTAACACGGCCTTTGTCAGTGACTTAACACCTTCAAGAGGACCGGGGTCGGGAAAACGAAACGAAACAAAATCACTCGACAACTCGTAATATGCTTTTGCTTCTGGTTTCTGTTTCACGAAATCCGAGAGGTTTCCGCGATAACTTTTTAGTTTCAGGTTCTCATAATGGATAATATTCGTGCATACGGCGTCTAGAAATTTAGTGTCGTGTGATACAATTAATGAAGTACATGTCTTCAGCTCTATTAAATAATCTGTTAGCCATTTAATTGCAAATTGATCCAAGTGATTTGTAGGCTCATCCAATAAAAGCATATCCGGGTTCAACAACATTGCACGCGACAATGCCAACTTCATGCGCCACCCACCACTTAATGTGCTTACTCCTGCGTCAATCTCCGCCGCCGTACGTGAAACACCGAACCCCATAGATGTCAGCATATTACGCACCGTTTCCTCAGTGGAACCAGACTGTTTAACCTTTTCGTCGCTAATAATATAATCCAACACACTCATATCCGCCTTTTCGCCAATGATTTCACATTCAACATATACAGTAACCAAATCTGTTGGGAACCCTTGTAGATTTCCACCGGCAATCGATCTCATAAGTGTCGATTTACCAGCGCCATTGGGCCCAACAAGACCGTATTTACGACCTATTTTCACGCGAAACGGAGTTTGGTGTAACAGGACACGTGTACCATACGCAAGCGAAAACTGCGCGTTACACAAGTCCTCCTCTTCGTCTTCTGGGTCGACTCTATCGGGCGTAAGGTTGGCAACACCTTTTTCGTAAATTGCGTCGTAGATCTTGTTTCGCAGTGTTTCGTCCTTTCCAATAAGTGTGTTGAAATACGGCTCGAGTGATTCGTTCCACGCTGAACGGTCGCGAATGTTATTCTGAACGAGTTCTTCTACGCATTTTGCACTGTGACTCACGAGATTACTAATAAAATCACACGTCTTGAACGATTCGGGCACTTCGGTCGAGAGCGTTTTTACTATGAGCCCAGTAATACCTTCAATACTTATCACATTATCACTAATAACGGCGGCTTCGGCGCTTACACGTTGTAGTGTTTCAAGTGACGATTCACACACTTTTCGCACTTCTTCTACCGCGATTTCCTCGATACCGCGCTCCAAGACAGGTTTTAATACGGGATAAAACAGTGCCGCCGTACGTGGATCGTTCACCAATTTACACATATTTCCAATCACAAGAGCTGCACGACGTTTGGCGGCCACCTTTCGTTCACGCATACCTTTTGTCAGAACAGGCACCAACAATGCAAGTGTGGACGAGTCAACCTCGTTAATAAACGATGTAGCCACAAGAACATCCAAGGCGTTTTCAGTATATTTAACGGGTTCCATATAAGCCTTTATCACATCGGGAATGATTTTCACAATATCTACATTGTCAATGGTAGCACACAGTTCATGGAAACATATTCGTGTTTGTTCTTTTACATCCCGCTTAATGTCATTTGCCATGTTAATCAGCTGTAAGATCATATTGGAAAGGTTCTGTCGCACAATACCCGGATGTAGAGTGCCGAGAGAACCAAGCAGCACCAGAGACCCTTTCTTGGTTTGCCATTTCATAGATTTGAATGACTCGTAAATTTGATGAATCACAATTTTCAATGAACGGGGATTCATGCTTCCCACAATTACATTGCTCGTTTCCTTTGCTTGTGTACTAAGTTTATGATGCGAAAACAGGTCAATGATATATGGTAGGGATTCAACAAGAGTGGGTTCAAGCCACGCACCTTTGTCTTTCATAGAGTACACTGTTTGCATAATGGTTGTTAACGTTGCTTCTACAATCGCAATATCATTTGACTGTAAATCCCTACACCAATCGGCAACAAGGTGATTATCTTGCAAAGATGCAAAATCACATATAGGGTCGGCGGAGTTCGAGTCAGAAAGAACGTTATTATCCTTCTTTGCGCTTGCGACAATTTCCGTCATGTATATAATGTGTAGTCCGTTTTATATATGTTTAGAAGACATACATAACTTCATATTTTCACTTACATGTACCTGGAGCCCGAATACATATATCATTACAATCACATACGTATACAATAATTGACGAAATAACATCATCTGGAATCATATATCTAAACGCCAAATAATGCACCATAAACTTACGATCAGTACATGTATGATATTTTATCGTGAAATCACTATTTACAAAAAGCCATATCGGAATATTATTATTGGAACGATGATACCAGTTCATATAGACACAAACTATTGGGTTTATATTGAGTTCACAATATGAAACGTGCTGTATTTTACCATTGTAAATATTTCCATTGATCCGTATTTGAACGCACGTTGATACGTTGCTATTTAGTTTCTTGTATTGTAGTAATAGCTTTTCGCGGCAGTATAATCTATGCAAAACAAACAAAATACGGTAATAGTAAAACAATCCCCGAAAGAATTCCCACAGCAAATACGAGTAAATAATGAATGCAATGCTAAATCGGCTTGGATATGGTGTTATATATGGTGTTATATATGGTGTTATATATGGTGTTATATATGGTGTTGGACGATTCAAGTTTGTATATAGTAACGGTTGATTATATGTATGATTGTAATGGTCTAGGTCCTTGTAGAATTCCATGGCACCTCACTTATAGAATATCGAGAAAGATATTAGATAGTAATTTCATGTAAAACTAAGGAATGTTATGGAAACCAACGCTCGTGCGTTCATTACATATTACAATGCTTGCAAATATTCATGGTTATGGGTATGGTAATCTTTACAATAAGATACAAATACGACGACCACGTGTGTTTGGTCTATATTCTTATTCTCACCCATACAAAGAACATGACGGCGACCAAACTTGGCTACAGAACCCAGAAAACGAAAAAACTAAACATGTATTTGAAATGGATAGCGTGTTTTCGGGCAACAAAAACAAGAGGGAAACGAAATCGAAACCGAAATCGAAACCGAAATCGAAACCGAAACCGAAACCGAAATCGAAAATCAAAGGACCTGTTTTTCAGGAGTCGTCAGAAACTAAAAAGGAGTACAGCCATTACAAACAAGAAGATGCGCTAATGAAAAAATATACACCCAAAACGAAAAACCAAGTTGTATATCAAACCGCATTAGAGAGCACACAGACTCCGATTGTAGTATGCAGCGGGCCAGCAGGTACAGGTAAAACGGCAATGGCATGCACTCATGCAATCAAGGGTCTTGAAAACGGGTTGTACGAACGCATTATTCTTACGCGTCCAGTAACAAGCGTTGATGAAGAAATTGGATTCCTTCCAGGAACAATGGAAGAAAAGATGGAACCATGGACGCGTCCTTTATTCGATATTTTTTACGAGCACATCACCAAAAACGAGGTGGACGATTTGCTGCGACGGGGAAAGATTGAGATTTGCCCGCTTGCCTTTATGCGCGGACGGACATTTCACGGCTCTGTAGTTATTGCCGACGAAATGCAAAACAGTAGCCCCAACCAAATGATGATGTTAACTACACGTGTTGGAAAAGAGAGCAAACTAATTGTTACAGGGGACCACCAACAATGTGATAAAGACAACTCGGGGTTATCTGATTTATTATGGCGCATTGAAAAGTGGAACTCACACGCGTCGATTGAAACACATAAGAAATTCGCGCGGTGTAAAATAAGTGTATGTAAAATGCAAAACGACGACGTTCAGCGAAGCAAGATTGTAGAAAAAATGCTTATGATATGGGGGTCTGGCTAGTGCTTGCGACACAACTATATGAATTTCTATATTCAAATAACATATATTGGCGAAACAATATAAAGCCTATTGTCAAATGTATATAATGATTACTCGCAGTATGTTAACGCCAAATGAAACGCGCTACCAAACAAGGCAACAAACACTACGCGAAAAGCTTCGAGTGGATTATGTAAATATGATGTCCGGTTTGGATAAAAACAAAGACGTCCATTTTCGTAGATATTACATGGAAACACGGAGCCAGGCAGCAAATACTTGTCAGTATAGTACACCAAATTAGACGAGGACAAACTAGTTGTAAAATGCGACATTATTAATTTTTCATCAAAACTATTATGTAAATATGAATTACATAATGGTTCACACAATGATTGCAATCATATGACAGTTTTACTTGTAGCTGTTAACTTTATGCTGTCGATTGTGATGCTTTTCACCTTTTACGAGTGATTTGTTTCACCCGGCGATGCTTTTTCAACTTTCTTGTAGAGTGTGCTGTCTTCCTTTTCATTTGTCTCTTTTTTGAAATTGACCTTTTTTTGTATCTTTTTGCATGTCGTTTTGTTTTATTATGCTTCCCACCAGTACTAGGTTTATATTTAGGGAATAGGGTTTTAATGTCAATATTCGGTTTACTTTTTGTTAATAATCCTTCTCGGGCATCGAAAATACTCTTGAAGTTTTCTTTAGCACCGCGATACATTTTTGGGGGAGTTGTTGAAAGCATTAACGTTTCAATCGCGCGGTCCAATGGTGAAGATACAAGAATTACTTTATTCACACCTTCTGACATCATGTTTTCACCGGATATGGATATAGTTTTAATTTCATGCTTGAATACATGTTCGAAAACACCGTTTGATTGGAGTCTTCCTTCTGGTGTTAAAGGACTATTCACATTATTAAACACGGTGCTAAGGGAAAATGTAGGGTTTGTCTCCTTGAACTTTTTAACAGCATTGTGGATGGCATCTCCATGACGAATGAAATATATATCATTTGAATCCAGGAATTCTGATACAGTTTTGTCTGTATCTTTATTAGTTGGGTATGAACCTTCCTTCAGATTGTCTTTGAGTTCACCTTTACCCCCACATGCGTTTAAATAACGATACTTCTTGGGAAACTTCTTGGGAAGCTTATCCGGTGGTGTACATTTGGGTTTGGGTGAACGCTTGAAAAGGCCAAGAACACCACTACCACCACCCGAAGAATACTTGTGTGAGGGGTGGATTAATTCAATATCGATTTCTGCGCCAGGTTTATCCTTCGTGATTCGTATACAGCTACAATTCGCAAACTTAATTTTGCCATTCTCATTATTTAAACTAAAAAACTTTTTAAGTAGGACACCTTGATGTGTCGCAATAAATATTTTGTTTTTTTTGGTGGAACATGACTCTTCATTCGTATCTACTGAAGTATTCGGTATTGTATCTAGTGTTTTTACAAGAGTCGTCCAGTTTTGTTTGTATTTGTCGGGTGTATTGGCTATCATTAAATCCGAATGTTTAACCACAAAATTAACATCACTAACATCACTAATAAAGTGGTTTGGCTCCTTAAATTCCTTCCCACTACTATAGTTTTGACGGCGTATCATATTTCCGCACGGATCCTTATCCGTCTTCATCCAGTCCCCCATACAATTTTCGGGAGTAAAATCAAGGAACCCGAGGCCTTGCTTACATTTTTCGCTCTTCACACCAAAAGCTTGTTCCGATAGTTCCCTCAGTTTTGGAATAATATATATTGTTGGATTATATCTAACACTAACAACATTATTACAAATATCATGAATATCATGAATATCAATAGTGTTAGGTTCCGATTTATCTGTCATATATAATGCCGAGAGAAAAAAAGGGCTTGCTTGAAAAATATCTACACAAACCGTACATTCTTTTTCGTCTTTCGCTGTGTTCTTGATTTGTTTGCTCGAGTTGGACTCACCTTGCCGTTTCTGTTCTTACGAGTATTCGCAGATTTTACTATACATGGCTTAATTGATGAAAACAACCTCCTATGCGCGGAATACATTTGCATTCCACCCGGAAAGTGCTGTACGTTTACCATTCCCTTTTTCATGAGTTCTACAATCGCCTTTTCACCCGCATCGCATTTTTCATGAGCGCAATAAACAATTACGGGAATCTCGTATGGCGCAATTTTACCAGAACGAATCGCCCTATAAATAGAAGGATGATGAATCTTTGCAATATCCACAAACCATTTATGAACCTCACTGTGCGTCATTTTACGAATGGATATTGCGTCGAGCTGATACGAACCTTCAATATGGTCTTTTGCGTAATATTCAGGAGGAAGCGAATTGACTAGTATAACATTACCCGTTTTTTCTTGGGCGATTGTTTCCTTCATGGATAAGTTACATACAACGATTTTCGTATAGATTTGTTGCAACCATTCTGTATTGTCTTTATTAGAAACAACAAAATGTACGTGACGAAAATACGTTTTGGGATATTTATGGCCTTTTTCAACCGTGCGATAATTTTGAGGACACGCAAATTCGATATTTACATACCCAGACTGTGTAACAGTTGCAACCCCACTATTTTCAAAAGAACCATACGCTTGCTTTGCATCATTTACGTGTAACGATGGCGTCGCCATAGGACGTGCGGCCCAGTACAGTATTTTCTTCCCCCCATGTATCGAACCAACCGGTAATTTCATAGAAACCAAAAACGATTTCTTTACACGGGGACTATGGTTTGTAAATTTCGTCTGTTTGGCAATGAATTCACTTACGTAATCTTTCGAACGCAACCATTGTGGTTTCAAGTCATCACTCGATTTTACCACTTTATTTGCGTCAAAATCTAAACATGAAGCACATGTTTTTGTCATCTTATAATAAGGAAACAAAAAATTTTCTTACAAATATATAGGGTAATGACAATAAAAAATAAACCGGTTCCAAGTGATATGGTATTATACGACTCTGTAAAATCGGGCGTGTATAAGGAAATTCCCAAACATAGTGCATATCGCAGTGGAATTGTGGTCCAAACATACAAGCGAAAATACGCCTCGAAATATGGGGAAACCAAGAGTCCCTATAAAGGTTCGCGACCGGTTACTCGCAAAAAGGGTCTGAAGCGATGGTTTGCAGAAAAATGGGTAAATCAACGCGGGAAAATAGGGTATCAACATAAAAATGATATTTATCGCCCAAGTGTTCGTATTACCGAAACTACGCCCGTGACACACGGAGAATTAGATAAGAATGAAATCTCAAGGGCACGTCGCGAAAAATACACAAAAGGACGCGTTTACAGGTTTCGTCAAAAACAAACGCGCAAAAACACGCGCAAAAACACGCGCAAAAACACGCGCAAAAACACGCGCCATAATGGTGGTAATAAAAATACCAACAAATCGCGTATGAAGCCCCCCATGAAAAGAGGCGGTGTATATTATTTTAAGGACTTTCCCGAGTTTTGTCCCAATTTAAGTCCCCGTGAAATGTTTCGGCGAGGAAGTTTTGGTGGTACATATTGGCGTCCCATTACGTCGGGTGTCACGGGTAAAGCATATAAAAACGTTCATCATAAATATCCGACGTCGTGGTGGAAGGGCATTGACGAATCGCTGTTGTCGTCACCAACATGTGATATTGGTCGCAATAAGTATGGGGTTCGTGTAGGGACGTCGTTGGAGTTTTGGGAGGGAAAAAACTGGATCAAGCAATCACATCCATATGGGTGGGTCCATTGGTACTGTGATTTTTTCGCGGGAAAACGGTCCCCGGACGATATGCGACAAATTCAACGATGGTTAGGTTTAGCTGGTCCTCGAGGACGTTTTATGCGGTTTTTGGTTACGCAAATACAACACAAAGGAAAACATGCAAATAAAGTGGAAGATTATGACGATGCGTCTATTAGTCCCAAGATTCGTCAGGTGTTACAACACTGGGGATACGAACTTACGAAGAGTGACTTTCGAACAGAAATTGCGCGTCGTAAAAGGCAGCAATAGAGTAAAAATAAAAAGCGTTCCCACAAAGCAAAAAGAACTGGAAAGGGAAAGAAAACAAAGAAACACGGTAAAAGAAGAGCATCCAAAACCCGTAAACATTGAACTATGAAACATATTTGTGAACTTCAATAATGAAAAAAGGTCAAGTTTTAGGCGATTTACCAACAACCTATAGTTACTAAATATATCTTCAGTAACTATATACAAACTATGAAAACTGCAACACCTACCGTTCATGTGTTAAGTGTTCGTTCAAAGTCAAAAACAACATCAACACCCCAAGTCAGCTCACATCCTAAGCGTGAATCAACTACCCAACGCATGTTGCGTTCTTTCAATAGGACGTTGGATGTAAATAAAAGCAGCATTGCAAAATTCAAAAAAACGCAACAAGAAACCGCATCTAATAAAACATCCAAATTAACGAAAACACCGTCGCGTACACGATTCCAGCAATACACGCGAAAAAACCGCCCGACAAAACATGCATCGGCGCAAACATTTTTGATACAATATAAAACTGCATTAGCCGATCAGCGCGGAAAACTTCGCAAACGTCAAGACATTGCAGTAAAAGAACTGAAAACGATTGTTACACGTCTTGAACATGACAAATTATCTTTCCAGCAAAAAAAGAGCAATCTTGAAAAAGGACATTTGCAAGAAAAAATCATTCGCACAATTGATTCATTAGTGGAAAGGATGCCAAAACCGTCTACGATCCGACTTGGATAGAGACCCAAATCAAACATATGTAACTTGTAAGAGAGGTTAATTATCTAAATAATAATTTCAAGACGTTATTATTCATGCTATTCTTTATTTTGTTCCGATAATATATGAAATTTATGAAACATGTTTTCAATAGGTCAATATATGTTTATATTTGTTTTCTATTACTAATAGTATTGTTAGTAGGGACGGTGTCATATGTTCGCAACCGTCAAAAGCCACATATGAAATGTCAATTAGAATCAAAAGCAATGAAAAAATTATACGAAAAACATGGTATTTCATACAATATAATTGACGGACGCACTGTTTTAACAAAAAAGAGCGAAAATAAATCATTAGTTCTATGTAAGTTAAACAGCACAAATTCCAAAAAACTTTCTTCAAGTAAAATTGAAACCCAAAAGCGGCTTAGTCATGCGAATATTCCTGTTAGTAAATTTGTTGTGTGGGATAATAGTAAATCAACCAGAGATAATATTTTAAAAATACGGAACAAATTACAATTTCCACTTGTTGTGAAATATTCAAATGGTAGTATGGGAACTAGTGTATACACAAACATTTATAACGACCGTCTAATGGAACGCGTGATTAAAAAATTGAAAAATGAAAATAAACATGATATAATTATTGAAGAACAACAATTAGGTGACCGGTATAGGATATATATTTTCAATAACGAGATTATATTCATTCAACGTTTTTCCTCGCCTGTTATTATTGGAAATGGAAGATCTACAGTGTCTCAGCTAATAAGAGATTATCCAAAAAATACATACAACCCAACAAAATATAAGCTGAATCCAATTTCACATATTGAAGAACATTTGATACAGAAACAAGGGTATGAGATGGATAGCATATTAGAATCAAATACAAAAATCAACGTAACTGGTATTGTAACATATTCTAATGGTGCTATAATGGAGAACATTCCAATATCTACAGTTCCTCAAAGTAATATCGATATGTTTTTACATATCAACCAGATAAGTGGCTTAACCGTGAATGGTATCGATTTTATTAGTGAAGATATACGTGTTCCATATTCGGGAAAAGTATTAGAAACAAATCCGTTCCCGTCTTATGATCCGGACCACCAAACACCCGAAATAAACAAACATTTACTAGAGGCGATGTTTCGTTGATTGAATGGTCTACAGACTTGCGGTTTTCGCGGTTGATATACTTGCCGTACTTGCAGTTGACCTAGTCATTTTTTGTGTATTTTGTGGTCGTCGTTTTAACTCGTCACTTCGTCTTGTCATTGCTTTGTATTGTTGGCGGTCTGTTGAGGTCGGGTTATAAGTACTATGTGTATTTTTACTTGTTTTACCACTGGACGATGTACGCATTGTGGTACTATTGCGTTGAAAAGGACGACGCATTTTGTATGTTTTACGATTATGAGAATCGAGAGCGGCTTTTGTAAGTTGAATCAATGGGGGTGTTTTCATTGTTTTTGGTGTTTTCATTGTTTTTGGTGTTTTCATTGTTTTTGGTGTTTTCATTGTTTTCATTGTTTTTGGTGTTTTCATTGTTTTTGGTGTTTTCGGTGTTTTCATTGTTTTATGAGCTCGTTTCTTCATATACTATAAACTATAAAATATTATCACTGATATTATTTTTAGTAAATAAGAATAATTCTCGTTTTTTTATCATTATAGTGTATGGTATTGAAAGGTGGGACCAGATTAACGCCGGTCGAAATCGAAAAAATGTTTCTTGATAGAACAAGGAAGAATACACGAAATGAAATAATAGCAGATAAAAAAATAGCTACACTTGTGCGTAGCGTTCAGATAGCAAGTCTTCCGTGGCCGACTGCTCCAACTAGTCCTGCATTCTCGAAAGCTCCTACAAATAGGCCGAGAAAGGGTGGTAAAAACAAAACAAGAATCAGAAAAAGAAAACAAACGCGAAAACAAACGCGAAAACATACGCGAAAACATACGCGAAAACATACGCGAAAACAACGAAACAAATAAAAAGTGGACCCTAATATTCTAATATTCTAATATTGTATATTTCTATGAATAAAACTACAATATTAACAACGGCGTACGTGTCACTGTGCGTTCAATTGGTGTTTGGAATCACTACCCTTTTTGCAATATTTATTCCGTTACAAAGTGAAGACTATATTCTGACCGAAATAATGATTTTAGACACAATCGTTCAATTCATAGAATTGGCATTTTACGTATGGTTGATTAGCCAATTTTTCAAATTATCACGTGATGTGACATATACGCGTTATTTTGACTGGTTTATTTCAACGCCAATCATGTTACTAACTACTATATACTTGTTTGAATACATCCGTTCAAAAGACGAAAACAAGGTCACAACAATCACAGAAATCACTAATACGCATTGGTATACAATTTTCAAAATCCTAACTGCAAATCTTGTTATGCTCCTTTCCGGATTCCTTGCCGAAATTGGGCGTATTTCGAGACCCTTTGCGTTTGTGACAGGAACTATTGGACTCTTGGTGGCGTTTTCATATATTTTCGTATATTTTGTGACGTCGAACCTTGTTATTCAAAGCCTGTTTTGGTTCATGGCATTTGTATGGTTCTTGTATGGGATTGCATTTTTACTTCCATATGTAGTGAAAAACATGTCTTACAATTTTTTGGATATTTTCTCGAAGAACTTTTACGGTCTATTTGTTGCCGTCATTATTTTCTATACTTCCCGAAGTTATAGATAGACTATCATCTATAGAAACTAGATGAATAGATAAAAATAGTAGAATAATTTGTGATGTGATGTGATGTAATGTGATGTAATGTGATGTAATGTGATGTAATGTAATGTGTTGTGTGAAGTTTCAATTGAAGTCGATGAATACGTCGTTGTTCTCGTCTTGACCGAAACGTATTTTTAATGTATCTTTTATCAAGCCCAAGCGGCGCCTTACGTATTCAGGTGTCATACACATTAAATCTGCAGTGTGTGTTACGGAACGAATACACGACAATTCGGTAACATCATAACGCAGTAGAAACATGTAGCGGTCTGATGGTGAAAATTCGTCAAGACAGTCCATGATTTTACGGGTCAATTCACCTTGGAAATGACGATTTACAATTGACACTTCCATTTCGGAACAATATTGTTTTTTAACCGCGTCCAAAATCCACATTTGATTGTCAACATATGTGGGTGGACGCATATAGTTTACATATAATTCGCGATTCTCCTTTTTCCAATTGCGGTTTACACGTAAGTGGTGTGGAATCATCCGGATCCCATTCATTTGAGATATTCCCGAGTACAAGGACCCGCGAATATACGGGGTTACGTATGAATAGAAATTCCCATATCCGTTATAATTGTCAATTGCCTGTAGTAAACCATAAATAGCATAATCGTTCAATTCCCTGATTTGAGATTTAGAATAATGATGTATAGATTTTGTCGACTGTTGTAAGTGAATTGTTTGGTAAAATGTGTATGGAATATGTTGTTGAAACATGATTCTTTTTACCATATTTCTCATTTCGTTTGGCGTTTCATCGTGTGTGAGTATATTACGAATATGGCTCCATTGTGTGGTGGAAAACGAATATACTTTTACATTACAAATGGCAATGTATATGAAAACATGGGTAAGAACTCGGAACATTATACCGTTTTATGCATCTAGTACAAGACTACCGCGTAAATCAATTTTGTCGCATATTACAGTAGATAAATCAAAATATTTTATTCGATGGAATAATTAATATATTGTATGTGTATAATATCTCGTACACACGGTATAAAGAAACATACTAAAGAAAACTAACTCTATAGTAATAGTGATGAAACCATCATATGTGTTTCGCATAGCCCATGAATTAGGGCAACGCAAAAGAGGTCTGAAGCAAAGTTCTATGTTGGTGGAAACAATGGTACGCAATCAATATTTTAAGAACAATACAAATCTTTATAAATATGGAATTATTCAAACAAAACGAACGAAACATGACGTATTGTATAACGACGAGTCAATCGCATATTCTTCTATTTCTGAAATATATCATACAATACAAGCACTCAATCCGCCGGAACGAAACATCGATACAAAATTAGAACTATCAACTCCTTTGCAACCAAACGTTTACATTGGTGGGGACCATTCGATTTCTACCGCAACGTTGGCACATTCAATCCGTCGTGTAAAAAAACCAGAGGATTTAAAGGTGGTGTGGATTGACGCCCATGCAGATATAAATTCGTACAGAAGCTCGCCTACAAAAAGTTTACATGGGATGTCTCTTGCATATGCTACATTCATGGACGCGCATCATAAATTGAGGGGACTGTTTGACCCGTATTTCTCAGTCGACCCTCAAAACATATTGTACGTTGGACTGCGAAGTATAGATCCGTATGAAAAAAAATTCATAGAACAAACAAAAATCAAAACAATTAGTGTCGATGCGATCAGAAGGTCCCCATACAATGCTGCCAAAGAGATTGAAGAATTCACAGACAATCACCCGACACATATTTCCCTCGATGTAGATGTAATCGACCCTTGTGACTTTCCTTGTACGGGAACCCCGAGTCTAAATGGTGTACGTACATTCGAATTATGTAACATGCTTTGTGAACTAAAAACATTGGATTGGTTCCGTAATGTGCTAGCCCTCGATTTAGTAGAAGTCAATTATTTACAGGGTTCAGACAGAGACCTCATCCGTTCTCAACATTCACTTAATTCTATTATTCAGACGATTTTGTAGGCGCAACCTGAAATGATTTTATTTGTATAGTACATAATTAAAAAATGAGTGCGGAAGAAAAGAATACTGAAATTCTTCCTGAACCAAGTGCACCCGTTCAAAGTCCCCGTACACAACTTGAAGAAGGTTTACAAACGCTGAATTTACAAGATGACCCAATCGAGAATAGTGCTGTTATATTACAGTTACCGTCTAATGTTGAAACGGAAGAAGCCGTGAATCAAGACGCGCAGCAAAAACGCAATGCTTTAATGAACTTGGCATTTGAACTATATCGTGTTATAATGGGGTCGTGTTTGACAATTTTTGTGCCCCAAGAATGTACGAATGATTTGCCGTGTAGTTTTTCGGAGAATATAGGACGTTCTGATGTATTGTCTAAATTAGCACTTGCTATGAATTTTATTACATTTTGTTCGTTTATTATGATGTATGGAGTTGAAGCAAAACGTGAAAATAAAATGATTACCTATTTGGAAGTGAACCCAATGCGCCCGACTGATACAGCAAGTGTAGAAGACGCGTTATGTTTTCTTGATGATACACGCAAAGAAAGACTCTGGGCGTTAGATAGGTATTATGGTAAAACCGGGTATGTTGCAATGGTATTTTTCATATTTAATGCGATTTTATCCGGATATTCTATCTCTGGTCGTTATTTGAATCAAACTACATTAACTGTGTTAGGAACAAATATTCTTTTTATGGGATTGAAGATATATGATGTTTTTGGGATTGTATATACCGATAAAAATGTGTTTTACAGTTCTTATCTTAAAAAGCGCATTCAATATAACGACGTTGACCCAGATAAATATAAGGAAGGTTCCGATGTATTACCTTAGATAATGTGTAAATATTAGTATGTTGGATATTCTTAATTCTAGAGAATCATATAATCATATAATCATATAATCACCAACTGTACGTGATTGCATGATTTATCCTTCAACGTGTGATTGTGTTGATTCTGATGATTCCGATGATTCCGATGATTCCGATGGTTCAGATGGCTTTATTGATTCTGATGATTCCGATGATTCCGATGGCTTTGTTGATTCTGATGGTTCAGATGGTTCAGATGGTTCAGATGGTTCAGATGGTTCAGATGGTTCAGATGGTTCAGATGGTTCAGATGGTTCAGATGGCTTTGTTGGCTCCGATGGTTCCGATGGCTTTGTTGGCTCCGATGGCTTTGTTGGCTCCGATGGTTCCGATGGCTTTGTTGGCTCCGATGGCTTTGTTGGTTCAGGTTCTTCTTCTTTATCAGGAAGTGGTGCATTTTTCTTCATTTTTTCAAGTAATTCGCTCATTTGTTCGCAGTGATTTCTACACTGTCTTTCATAGAAGTCTTGAAAAAAGTCCAAATAGTGAACGTATAGAATAACGTTTTCCCCTACTTGTTTGCTTTCGTGCTCTAAACCATGTAATAGATTACCAATAGGAATTCCGTCCAAATTTTTAGCGAGACTTGAAAAGGAGTTCCCAGATTTTATTTGCCCGTTTCGTTCATCGATTGCAGTAATTATTTCACATAACGAGTTATGTAATAGAGTGAGTTCCTCTTCAGTGTATGCTTTAAACGGCTCCAAATCTAAATATGTTGGAAAATTCGGCCCACGTGCATTTAATTTTTGTTTTAAGGTTTCGTCACTTCCTGCATCGAGATTATACATAATCAGTTGGTATAATTTATAATAGTCAGCGTAAATGTGATTATTCATGAATATAAATTCACGTTTGCAGTCTTCTAATTGATGTTTAAAAAAACGTATTTGAAAATGAAATGTGTTTAACCCAAAGTATAATATCATACGATCGTTCGTTTTTGACTGCAACAATTGAGCGTACATTTCTTCTAGGCGCTCAATATACTGATGAATTTCTTGTGTAATATCCAATGACTGCAACTTCAGTGCACTCATTACTTGAAAGTTTTCTCTGATTTTTTTCATGGATAATAGTATATTAGTATTATACCTTATTATTCACAAAAAAAAATATTCTCTTTATACACTAATAGCATGAGTAGAGATATATCAAAACAAAATAGTGAAAATAAGGACGAAGAGAATGAACGCAAGATTGATCCGTCCGATACATCTGAATGGAGCCATACGCACGAAAGAATCCTGATAGAATGGGCTGATAAAGCAATGTGTTATAGATGGTTACATAATCGCGCACATTTAAATTACAAGTTCTACGTTGCATGGTTCACAATTCCTGTGATTATTATGTCTACAGTAACAGGAACTGCAAATTTCGCACAGGAAAGATTTCCACCGAATACGAAAATATTCGCCCAAATAGGCATTGGTTCTGTAAATTTAATTGCCGGAATTCTGACAACAATCGCCCAGTTTTTAAAGGTTGGCGAGTTAAATGAGGCACATCGCGTATCCTCGTTGTTGTGGGGAAAATTTTACCGCAATATCAAGGTAGAACTATCGAAATCCCCTGATGACCGAACACCACCGCGGACAATGCTACGTATATACAAAGATGAATATGACAGGCTTATGGAAGTGAGCCCTATTATTCCACCAAATGTCGTGTTATTTTTCAAGGAAACGTTTTCAGGAGTGAGAGAGCGTAAAAAGGTGAAGACAAAATTCCAGCTTTTGTGTTGCGATATATTTATCGGCAGGGAATCGATGAAACGAACAGAAGATATTGACCGTGAAATGAAATCAGTGGATACAGTCGATTATCATACAGAGACTAACAGTACACATTCCGACACCGAGACACCTTCCTCAAAAGGCTTTAAAATGACACAGCGAAAAAAACTGGAACGGTTGCGCGCTGCATTCGACGAAATCATTAAACCAGAGATTTGTGACGAACTACAAAGCACCAAGCATGTATGTTACAAAGAAAGTGATAACGATATGATTCAAAGTAAAAAACAACTGGAACTGAAAGAAACAGAGTTGTTGAAAAAACAAGAAATATTACGTTCATATCAAAATACAGCAGATAGTATATGTTTGCAATTTTATCAGTTGAACGGGCGCGAACCTACACTCATGGAATTCAAAAGCAATATTGGTTCAAGTGTACCTCCCGATTCACAGACATTATATTATCATAGATCGATTGAAACGCTTCCTATGAATCGCGTGTAAATAAACTATATAAGAATACTTTTCATGTATTTGTATATGAAAAGCATTCAAGAGAAGGCATCAATCGAATCGCTTCTATTTAACTCGTGTGAAACACGCCCATCAGATGGAACGGTCCGCAATAATAGAGACTTGAATCCTCGCGACAGAATAATGAAGAATCAAAAGGAATACGGACACCGAAAAAGAATTAAGCCATGACGCACGGGTACGAAAAGTCAACAACAGATTGTTCCGAAAGGCTTTCCAAAGGGTTTTCGGAAATAACGGTCGAGGTGACTCTTATAATTGTTTTTAGTTTTTAGTTTTTAGTTTTACTAATATGAATGAAACATATGAATGAAACATATGAATGAAACATATGAATGAAACTATTATATAAAATTTTACTGGTTCAAAGTTGTATAATGGTCGATAATATATTTTATGCATATTGTTAGTATTTTTTCATCGGGGTGCTTGATTTCAATGTAGATTTATTTTGCTGTTGTAAATCACGGTATGCTCCACATGGACCACAATGGTCTTCATTTGCAAGGTCTATTTTACGGTCGAGTTGAGTATTTGAGTTTACTTGTCCCCAGCGACCCAAAACATGGTGTTGTTTGAATGACGGTCTCCATAATTTCATGGTTTTTGACAGGGGTTCATAAAGATGATAAAACTGTTTCAAGTTCATTCGTTATACTATACTAAGATTTCTATATCATTTCACAAATAGTGTTTTGAAAAAATACCATTGCTGTAAAATTCTTACAAATTCGTTAACACTCAAAACACTATTTTAGATGCGTTGTCATGATTGGATAATACAAGGGATAAATATTCGGTAAGGTCTGTAGAAGATGTCACAAAACAATCAGGGAAACATCCATGTATATATGCTTTTAATGAGCCAACAAATAGGTTCATTCCTAGCATACTAGAAAATACGCAATGAGACGAATAGCTCATTTTTACTTCTTCTAAATGCGGACTTTTAATGCAACAACACATCATATTATTATATATTATAATGTGGAATTTATATATTGTTATTCTAAAGTATACGTACAATTCTGATATATCACTTTGTTTCTTGTATAAAACTTTTCAATTGATGAAACCGTATTTCAAATGTCTTCAACATACAATGTAAATAATCATCGTTGTTTTGTATCGGGTGTGACCGTTCTAATTGGAGTTTGCTACATAATGGCTTTCCAAATGCAATTTCAATATTGTTCATTGCATTTGATATATTCTCTATTGTTGTTTCAAGAGTGGGACATTGCTGATTGTTTTCTTGTATGGGTTCGTGGTCTCTCAAACCGTCTTCCTTTGTTGCTGACGTGGCACCGAACACCATATATTACCTACGGAATATTTCTTATGTGTATTTCAAAAAATAAATTAAACAGATGGCAGGTTATTTACTATAATGGATCATGTTATGGATGATGTCATGTATGAGCTTAAGATTTACATTGAAAATACCGACCTGCGTATGAAGTATTTAGACCATATTCTACAACACAATAATACAATGTTGGTCGATAAGTATCCGAATTCGGGGTTCGACCTTTATACACCCGAGACGATTCATGCAGAACCAGGCAAAGTGTGTACGTTGGATACTGGTGTATCATGTGCTATGTATATGTATAACGCACCGTGTGGATTTCTTATGTATCCACGGTCAAGTATATGTAAAACACCATTGCGTCTAGCCAATAGTGTCGGAGTGATTGACAGTGGGTATCGAGGACACCTGATGGGAAAATTCGATTTGTTGAACCATCATACAAATCAGTATGTTGTTGAAAAGGACACTCGTTTATTGCAAATATGTACTCCGACGTTACAGCCATTTAGTGTAATGTTAGTAGACACAAAGGAAGAGTTGGGTACAACAAGTCGGGGTGACGGCGGGTTTGGCTCAACAGGGAAATAAGAAGACCCTCTACCAGATACATCAATGCTATAAATTTCATATTACACTACCTAGATATTACACTACCTAGATATTACACTACCTAGATATAGTAAAAATTGAATTAGATGTCACGATAAAATATGAGATATATTACCAGCACATTGTCTATACATGACATATAATAAATACTATAACGAACCATTATATTGTAGTGTGAGCGATGAACGGTATGCAACAATTGCGTCATGGGAAGCTACCAAATCGCAACTTCAAATGAAGCATGGATGTATTGCAGTCGCGGGCGGGAAAATTGTCGCAAAAGGGTGCAATACATATAAGACCTATTCTCGCGACAGGTTCTTCCATAATTGCAGCTCTTGTCATGCCGAGATCAATGTGCTACGAAAGTGCGCGCAAGCCAAGATTGGTGGTAACAAAATCGCGTTATATATTGTTAGAACTTCAAAACATGGTGAATATGTCAATTCAAAACCATGTATTGATTGCATCAATCATATTGTAAGAATGCGTGTTAAAACAATCGTCCATAGTACTTCCGACGGTAATCTAGTAAAACTAAAAGTACAAGATTTGTACGATATTGAAAGTAAGGAAATAACCGATACGACTTACAAATACACTAGTGGAAAAATAGCAATGATGATGAAACGTCTTGTATGAAAGCCCACAATACCTGAGTGATGTAGCTATTTACATTGTACCTTTCAATGCATCTATAATGTGGAAGGTTTTAGTGTAGTCGATATTGATTAATCCAAGAATTCCTAATGTAAATAATAGAAGCTTGATGTGGTGTTCGTTACGGACGTCAACAATGCTTTCTTTCGTGAACGGATTGAATAGTACAATCAAAAGAATATACATTAAGAAGAAAAAGGATTCATGGATTATTTCACGTCGTCTTTCCAGTGTTTGGATTTTATTTTTGTTTACGTGTTTCTTGGTTTCATTATATTTGATATTCAAAATAATCCCCAAAAATACAACTTTAATAATGATGATTATATCTACAAATACATTAATCAGTTTCATATACATAATACACCGAAAAAAATAGAACCATATTGAATTGTGTAAATGAGCCTGAATGAGCCTGAATGAGCCGAAGAAACCTAAAGACTTTATGTGTATACTAGTATTATGGATTGGTCGAATGTAAATGACGCCCCCGATTTTTCCGATTGTATGAATAATCAAACAGTTGACGCAAAGGTTGTTTCTGTATATGATGGTGATACAATCAAGGTAATCTTTCCTCTTCATGGTGTGTTATATAAGTGGAATTGTAGACTTTCTGGGGTAGACACTCCCGAACTACGAACGCGCAATGAAAATGAAAAGGCGTATGGATACGTTGTGCGTGACAAGCTCCGCGAGAAAATATTGAATAAGGTGGTTCGTGTTTCGTGTGGTGATCTTGATAAATATGGACGACTTCTTGTTACCGTATTTATGGAAGATGAAAACGTAAATCAATGGCTCATTACTAGTGACTATGCATTTGCTTATGATGGCGGAACCAAGCGCAGCTGGGAGGAATATCTTCTAGAGAAACAAAAATAATGAAACCGGAATAGCCCGACCCTGTTGTTTCTAATCATGTTCCATATAAAAAAATTGATTTGAAATTTAACTAGATTTCACATTAATATAAAGAACCGTTACACCACAAGTAATACATCCCAAGTACAACTAGTAAAGACACTATATAACTGTTACTATTATGCATTCCGTATCTTACAGACGCAAAAGCTATTCAAAGGAACCATATGTTTGCGTCCATTGCGAGAGGAACACGCATTTCAATCGACAGTGTAAATCATGTAAGGCTCATGTATGTAACGACGTTAGTTGTGCCCTCAGTTTCGATTTCTTCCTGGGAATGGATGTGTGTGAAGATTGCATTGCAGAAGTCGCACGCTTTGAGGACCGCGTAGTCTGCGTCGAGAAAAGGCTAGGGCGGCGGTTTCATGGACCTGTGCGTGTTTCCAGTTACGTAGCAACTGTGTCCTGAGTGTACGATACCTAACTTCCTAATTACATTACACTAGACTACAAACCCGTATGAGCTAAAAGGTAATGTATAATACAACCCTGCACCCACCAAAAACCAAACAAAAAAGCTAGAAAACACTTCAACCATAAATGGCATCAAATGAAGAGGGTGGATTATATTGTAATAAAGCACAGGTACAACAGTTGCAATTGACATGATTAATATACTACGAGCGTATGGATATAAACGCTCTTTTTTCACGAAGAAAAGTGACACTAGTTCCAACGGAATTGTCACCAGTATTCCGGCAATCAACGGATTGCTATAATTTGCAAGAAATGTTGCACCTGATAATATAAAACCTCCAATCATAAAACGATATACAAGTGTGTGTATTAGGTCGCCTGTCATTACATTATGGTTCTATTATAATCGTGTAGTTACACACAAATAAACTCTGTATCTAATGTATGATTGCAACAAATAAGACAAAAAAAGGGATTGTAGATAAAGGACAACGTATAAAAGAAGGTCCCTGTATTTTTCCATTTGTATCTGATGATGAAACCCATGAAAAATGTAAGGATACTCGTAAAGGTCCAATATGTGCTACAAGTGTCACAAAAACACAACGTCTCAAAACGTTTGGATATTGCCCCACGCCTATGCCTATAGACAACAGTGCTGAAAACCGAGAACAAATACATCCAGTACAAACCAAGCAGTCCCCGCAACCCACACAACCCCCGCAACCATTAATTGCACGCTCTATTGATACGTTTCATGCAAAATCCAGTCCCGATATCAGGGTCGCAAATACTCAATTGACACCCGAAGCTCCAGCGCAATTTAGTCCAAACGAACAATGTGGAATGTTGTCTGCTTCTTCGCTACACCAAGCAGCGTTTTCACACCCTTCCCAAGATAAAATGTATTCCAAGTCGTCTCTGGTTGATACAAACAATGTTGATCTTCACCGTAATGATGTTATTCTACGCGAAAATATGTTGACATCGAGCAGTTCGCGTGGTGAATTTCTGGAAAGAACTAAAGAAAAAACACCTGTACCAATAATAGAGGAAAAGATGGCACCTAAACCGGTTCGGGCACCAAGTGTACCAGTAATTGTAAAACAACTGCGTTCGAATGGAATTCCAATATTGGACTCTTATAATGAGGAAATACTCTTTTCGTTTTTGGAAAAACTAAATAAGGCGTATTACAACGCTACGTCAACAAAGAAGGAATATATAACGGACGATGAATATGATATTGTAAAGGAGTATTTGCGTTTGCGATTCCCCGATAATACGCGACTTGATAATATTGGGGCACCAGTTGACCGTAAAAAGACGGAGTTGCCTTATTTTATGGGCTCAATGGATAAGATAAAACCTGACACGGACGCACTTGAAAAATGGAAGACGCAATATCCCGGTACTTATATGATTTCGTGCAAGCTTGATGGTGTAAGTGGGTTATATTCAACAGAAAACGGTGTGCGTAAACTCTACACGCGCGGAAATGGTCGCGTAGGGCAAGATATATCTTATTTTATACCTTATTTCCAACTTCCTAACGATGAAAATATCACTATTCGAGGCGAATTCATTATACGACACGAGCTATTTAAAACACAATATTCAGGGGATTTCGCAAACGCGCGCAATTTTGTTGCAGGTGTTATGAACTCGAAAACAATCGACAAAGAAAAAATCAGCGCAATAGATTTTGTAGCATATGAGGTGATTGAGCCCGTATTAACACCGTCGAAACAAATGGAGTTATTGGAAAAACTTCACGTTAAAAAGGTACATCATCAGGAAGAAACGTCTATAACAAACGAATATTTATCATCGTTGTTGACGAATTTGCGTTCTTCTTATCTGTATGAGATCGATGGACTCATTGTAACACATGACGCCATACATCCACGACAAGAAAGCAATCCCGAACACGCGTTTGCATTCAAGATGTTTTTAAGCGACCAGATGGCAGAAGCACATGTTGTTGATGTATTATGGAGCGCAAGCAAAGACGGCTACTTGAAACCCCGTATCCGAATTGAACCTATTACGTTGTCCGGAGTAACTATTGAATATGCAACTGCTTTTAATGCTGCGTTTGTAGAAACACATAAACTCGGGGTCGGAGCTATTGTAAAACTAATTCGTAGCGGAGACGTTATTCCTCATATTATGGAAGTTGTGAAACCTGCAATAGAGGCCAAGATGCCTTTGCAGCCTTACGAATGGAACTCGACTCATGTAGATATTGTTCTTCTTGACTCGTCGAGTGATCCAGTTGTCAAACAAAAGAATATTGCGTATTTCTTTTCTACGCTTGATGTGAATCATGTTGGCCCTGGAACCGTTCAACGCTTGGTGCGCGCTGGCTTCGATACGATTCCGAAAATAGTCGAAATGACAGCAGCTGATTTGCAACAGGTGGATGGTATCCAAGCGAAATCGGCGCTGAAAATCTATAATAGCATTGAAGCCACCCTGGAAAAGGCGTCTCTTCCTGTTTTAGCAGCGGCGTCAAATATTTACGGTCACGGATTCGGCGAAAGAAAGGTGAAGCTTGTAGTAAAGGCAATTCCTGATATTTTCATATCGCCAATCCCTGATACTGAGCTTATAAATCAAGTACGCGCAGTCAAAGGAATGGCCGAGAAGTCAGCAATACAATTTGTTTCAAAACGAAAGGAGTTCGTCCGCTTTTTAGATGAAATTCATTGTAGTCATAAGCTTTCAAATACAAAACCTATACGAAAAGACCCGTCTAAAAATGAAGTGCAACTGAGTGAAAAGGTCGCACATCCACTATACAGCGCTCATGTTTTGTTTACGGGGTTTCGCGATAAAGAATTGATGAAAGAGTTGGAAGATAAATATGAAGTTCATTTTACAAGTGTAGTGAATTCGAAAACAAAAATAGTTGTTGCAAAAGATACAAGTCAAGAAACCTCGAAACTAAAAGAGGCCAGAAAACGAAATATTCCGATTCTTAATATAGAAGAATTCAAATCTCAATATTTGGCATAATAAATGTAGAAACATCATTTAGAACCGTTTTTCTATATGATGTATCCATGGATCTAAATGTAGAACTCATTACGAATCGGGAAATAGTCGGTATTGACAACTTATCCGTTCTCTCGAAACTAACAAGCAATTCTATATCGAAACAGGTTCCTGATATACGGTTTCGTCCCATTTTTCAGGTTTCTGCGTACAACCGTATTATGATAAGAGGGTTTGAAATAGAAGTATACATACATGTGTTAACCTCCAAAGAAGAGCGTGTTATGATACAGCATATTTATCCAGATATTGGAGATCCGTTGTATTCTCTATGTGAGTATACCAATTTACAAGATGTTGTATTGAGTTTTCGCATGTTTTTGGGTAACCAATACCCATATTCGTTTCCATACTATAGTTATGACGGTTTCTCGTATTTTTATTGTTTGCCATTTTCCGATATAGATGAATATATTACTCACAAAACAAATTCGTACAACTCGTATTTACTCGATTCACATAGTGTTATTCCACCGTTACCTGAACTCAATACAATGGAATGTCTTGTCTATGATAAGAACATGTTTCGTGATTTTATTATTGATATGTATGGTGTACTGTATCACCAAGTTCGTGGCGATATATACGACTCGTTCGTCACGAAACACCGCTAACGATTCAGTATAAATAATTGTGGAAATAGTGTCTCGGGATTATGAAATCTCTCGAGACACTCTCCCGAAAACATTAATAGAATATTGTAATTTTAATGTGGTTATATATTAATGAATAATAAATTAATATATTTTCTATCTTCTATTTTTTTTATAATAATAACTGTATATTTGTTTAATTGTAAGACAATAGAAGGAATGAAAGTGACAAGTTCAAATATGCAAAAGAATGTTTATAATAAATATGGAGTTCAAGTAGATGAAGATAATCAATGTTTAATATACAAAGGTAAAAGAGTAAGTTTTTATAATAATTTTAACGAACAAGAAGGAATTAATAATTCCAATGATAAATTGAAAACCAATGATATTCTTACTAAATATGGATTTCCTGTTTGTAATTATATGAAATATGATATTAATAAAAATGAAGAAAGTAATATAATTGATATAAATGATAAACTAAGGTTTCCTTTGGTAGTAAAATACAACTACGGAGAAAAAGGAAATGATGTATTTACAGATATTATTGATAATGATTCATTGAGAGATAAATTAAAAAAATTATTAAGTGAAAATAAAAAATCTATTATAATTGAAGAGCAAACGCAGGGTAAAAAATTTAGAATCATGATTTTAAATAATAAATTTGTATATGCAGATGAAGATCAAAAACCTGTATTAACTGGCAATGGACGATCAACTATACAGGAATTAATAAGTAATTATCACAATTTACATCATGTAAGGCCAATCAAATTAGTGAATGAAGAATTAATTAATCAACAAGGGTATGAATTAACAGATATACTAGAAAAAGGAAAAAAATTGGAAATAACAAATGTGGTAGGTGTATCTAATGGTGGGAAACAAGTATATATAGAGGAATATGATATCCATCCAATAAATATGAATATGTTTTATCAATTGAATAAAATATTGGGATTGAATTTTTCAGGAATAGATTATATGGGACCTGACTTAAGTATTCCATATCACAATGGAGGTAAGGTAATAGAAGTGAATCCTTTTCCTGGATTTTCCAAAAAGGAGCAGGAGCATGAGTCTATTTCTAAAAGACTAATTGATGCTCTATTTGGTTAAATACATTTTGATATATGATAAATTTCTGTAAGAATAAAATACCTACAATAATAAAAAGGTTTTCAATAAGATGCGTCGAGAGATTTACGTTGACGTACCGAACATTTTGATATTGGTGTGTCCTACTAAATAAAATAATCTCACTCTATGGTATAATGAACGCGTGGATGCAACATGTAGCCGAGTGTCGTAAGAAGAACCCAGGTAAGTCATTGAAAGATATCCTCAAACTAGCTAAGAAATCTTACAAAAAGTCATCTACAAAGAAGATGTCATCTACATCTACACGAAAGAAGCAAAAGACTCGCAAGCAAAGAAAATCGCGAAAGTCCAAAAAATCTAAAAAATAAGAAAAGGACAAAGCCACATTATCTAAATATAATATATGAAATTTGATAGAGGCAGTTATGTAAATGCGTTTATCTTTCATTCATTGTATACATCAATACTACTCGTATTCATATTATCAGTACATGAGTACATAAATGAAACATACGAAAATATAAGCAATAAAATCATAACTAATGTGGTGATAATGTTTATGGCTTCATTCATATTATTACTAATATTATGGAGGTTGTTTGGTTGGGGCACAGGATGGGTTCCATCAAAAAAGTAATAAAAAACAGGAGCAAGAATTACAAAAGAGTGAATTACAAGGTAGACAAACAGTAGTAGCAATAATACAAGGTAGATCAATAATACAAGGTAGAGCAATAATACAAGGGTAAGACAATATTAGGTAGGTAGATACATTACAAGTTTATTTGTCCTCGTAATGTTTCGTACGAAATCTCCTTATCCGTAACCATATACAGGAAACAACAAAGACACACAATCACGTCTACCAGACTATTATGTAGAGCTTCACGTGGGGGTGCGCCATAAAGTGAATTATACAATTCTCCAAGAGTAGGCCATTTCTTGTATGAACCCCGTGAATTTGTCGCAATAATATTACACAGTTCGGTGCCTTCTTTCATGGTGCATATTTCTCGAAGGGATTCACGCAATGTAAAGGGACTCGGGATTTGAGCGCGTTTACACTCGAATTCGATCATTTTCTTGTCAAATTCAATGTTATGTGCTACAAGTACATCACATTGTTGAAGTTGTTCGGAAAATTCGCGAAGAATATCCGCAATAGGTACACCCTTTTCCTGTGAAATTGTATTTGTTATCCCATGAATAGACGAGACCTTTTTGCTTATTTCAACGTGGTTTGGCACGCGCACAATGTTATCATATGAGTGGACGATTTCATGAGAAGTCATATCATATGTTAGAAAGCTACATTGTACGATATATGGCATCAATTCAAGCTTGGTAATGGACGATGGAATAATTCCGGTTGTTTCAGTGTCAAATACAAGAACTCGCATATTATATTCGATTAGGTTGGTTGTAACATAGAGATTACACAAAAAACAAATCAATTTTTTCGTATAACACTGCAATCACAATGAATACACAATCGCAATGGGTTCATATCCACTCATAGTTCATATACCAGGTGACGTTTCAGTTATTGTGTTATTCAACGGACTTGTTTTGCAAATTCCATAACTGCGTCGGTGCCATGGACTTATTCCATATGTGGAGATTCCGTCCCGATGCTTTTGTGTACCGTACCCCTTATTCTTTCGTAAATCATAATACGCGTCCAGCAAAGGATACGAATCACACATTGATTCGATATATTTGTCATGAAATACCTTTGCAAGAATAGATGCTGCTGCAATATTTACATACGTATTATCACCCCCCTCGAAACACGCATGTGAATAGGTAACAAATTTCCCATTGTCGTTGCGTACTAGTGGCTTGAAATCATTTCCATCTATCATCAGATAAAATTCATTACTCAATGTATTTGCCTCATTTGTGATCTGCGACAATTTTGATTCGTGTTGTTTCATCACATCTAAAATTGCATTTCGCATACACATATGAACGGATTGGCGAATATTGATTTTATCAATTATGTCGTAGTCACAATATTGGACGCTCCAATACAATGCATTTTCTTGAATATATGAAGCAACTGCTTCGCGCTTTTTCGTTGAACTGAATTTTTTACTGTCCTTCATTAGTTCATATTGAAATGTAGATGACGACGACTGTTTCGGTAACACAACAGCTGCAGTATACAGTCGTCCGAATAATGGACCCCGTCCGGCTTCATCTACACCAATCATCATGTAATCTGGGTTTTCGTGGTGAAATTCCTCCAATACGACAACTGGTCGTCGTTTGTATTTACGATGAACTGGCATTTCTGTAGATTCAACCAAATTAGTTATGTTATCGGGTGTTTCATCGTTTATCATTGTATGGCGGATTATTGATATAGTAATGTGATTGTGTTAAAACCGTTTATTTAGTAGTAAGAATATAATTGTCCGAATCCCATTACAGATGAAATACATGAAATACATGAAATACATGAAATACATGAAATACATGAAATACATGAAATACATGAAATACATGAAAAATAGTAATTGCAAGACGCACAAATCTAAACAACTTATTCAAATCTAGATGTAAATATTTTTTCGCACGATACAATATACAATGAAATTATCAAAAGCAACGAAACATATTCTTATTTTAGTCTGTTTGTTTATTCTATTACTCAGCTTTGCATATTTTTTCCAGAATTTACATGAAGGATATATAAACACATCGAACAACACAAAGGCGGTCTCTGACAATCAGGGTGATGTTGCGGTAATCACAAAAAACGGACAAGTGTATACAAAAAAAGGTAACGACAACAACAACAACAACAACAACAACAACAACAACAACAACAACAACAATGATAACAACAATGGCAATAATAGCGACGATGATAGTGACGACGAAAGCAACGCAGCGGAAGTCAATACATATTACGGAGCATACGGAAACTCAGCAACTGTTGCAAAGGGCCCAAGAGGAAATACAGCGGTAAGTACAAACGATCAATATCCCAATGCCATTAGACGGGCAAATATTCCTCCAGGTGACGAAGATTTGTATATATTAAAGAGTGAAATTGTACCTCCAGTATGTCCTGCATGCCCCCCTGTTATTAATAATACACCAACAGACCCTTCTGGAAATACATCAGATAGTGACGACGACAATTCAAACAAAGATACAAGTAAATGCCCTCCTTGCCCTGCATGTGCTCGTTGCCCTGAACCTGCATTCGAGTGTAAAAAGATACCATCCTATAGCAAAAACGACAACAAATACCTTCCGAAACCTATATTGAATGACTTTAGTACATTTGGAATGTAAATAGTGGATATAATTTTAAATGTCCGAAGGTGTATATACTGGGTTAAATATTACATACCAATTATCATACGCTATTATACCATCAATTATTCCACCAATATTTAATCCGGCATATAAATAATATAAAAAATTCTTCGGGTTAAAATAGTTAAAAAACAATAAAATGCTATGAATTATCCAGTGATGTAAATGTATTACATTTTTTTTATATTTTATTTGATTAAATTCGTAATAGCATTTATTATGTTTTTTACCGTATACACAAAAATTTCTATACAAAACTAATGACATTGATATTCCAAATACTAAATAAAAAAATTGTAAATACTCATCAATTGTATTCAACATATACTATAAAAATAATAAAACTATATCCATTATTTTTATGTGTCAAACTCTTTTATGCTCGATATACACTGCTTGACAAAAGATAAAATAATGCAATCCCAGCAGATTCGTTCATTACGTGATATGGTATATCTTGATTAAATTGTAACATTGTATCACAGTTGTATATTTCATTCAATACCAAAAAAACAATAAAAATAATCAATACAACAAGAAGTGGAAAACGCGCCTTCAGAATTTTTGGTAGCATTGAATAGTAATATAGAAGCACCGAAATGAATAAAATACCCTGTGACAATATGAAAAACGCTATATTCAAGTGCGTAAACGCATATATATCAAAACAAATCAGCAGAAGATACAATATGATTGCTGGAAAACTGGGGTAATATTTTGTATAATTGATGATAAAATAAACGAATGAAAAGTTAATCAAATACGAGAGCGTATGTGTAATATTTACCTGTAAATTACCCGCTATATGAATTATATGTGAAAACGTATGAAAAACCTCGAAAAGCAACAACGACAATAGAAACATGAAAACATATTGGTTTCTTATTCGAACAAGGAAATAGGTAATTATAATACAGTTTGCTACATTTGTAAGTGCAGAATATGGCTGGGCCACATACGAAGACGATATTTTTTCACATGTACTGAACGGAAATGTATATTCGTTCGTCATATACTATATACATCTTTTTTTGTTTCGTGAGCGGGAACCCTATCATCATTTCATTGTAAGGCACTTGCGATCAATTTGTATAGAAGACTGTGCGCGTGTTTTCTGGCAAAGAGGCACTATTTTCAGAATAGCTCTGCTCTTTACCTTATGCATTGGTTCTACACAACCCTTATGTTTGTTATTGAATTTATGTTTACGATTATCTGAATCCACAAAAATCATTCCTTGTTTACACACAATATGGGATTTGCGTGTCATTTTGGCATTCTTAGTCGAGCGTTCACCTTTCTTTGTCTTCGTAATGCCACAACGAGCCCGAAAATGTTCGTAACGTTCGCGCACATCTTCATACGTGAGTCCTGACGTTTTATGTAATGTTGCATTCACAAGCTCATGAAATTGGTATATGTAACGTGAGAAAGAATCGCGATTTTTCATATGTGCGGGTGTCAATGGAATACATTCAAGGTTCTTTTGGAAATTAATACGACAATATTTACATGGTAACACGTGACGTAATCCAAGGAAGAATTTTCGATATTCCGTTCTTTCCTTCGATGTTGGTCGCACCGGATAATTAAAGCTCATTGTATGTAATGAATGCCACAATCCAGGTCCCCATACACTTGTCAACATTCCGTCGCCACTTTCATAATGTTTGGTAGTGTACGTATGTCCTTGGGGGCTAGAATCACGACCACTGTGCGCGATACCCTTATTCTGTCTTGATTTGCGTTTTTGCGTGCGTTTTTGCGTGCGTTTTTGCGTGCGTTTATGTGTCCGCAGTTTATTGTGTTTTCTGATTGTGTATTTTTTATCTTGTTTCATAGATACTACTATAATCAATATAGATAATTTTTTTACCATAATTTTAGTATCACCACAAATACAACAAATACAACATAAACATTATAATAATAATACATCTAAGAATCGAATGATTATATTTTATGTAAGTGCTAGAATCGGACTGATTGTACTGCTAAGTACGCTCGTCCATGAAAACAGAACATACATAGGACTCTTGCACGAACATGTTGATATATTACATCTACAAAACATCGAGTATTTTCACAATATAACGTATACAATCAATACAGTATTGTATATCTGTATTGGATATCTTATGGTATCGGTGCTAACAACATCATTTCCTGCTATCCGCGAGTGAACTACAACGACTTCACAAATTAGGCAATCCACACAATCATTTTTCACTGTATTTCCTGCATCAAAAACTGAAATATACGCGAGCTCTCGAATCCACCCTTTGTCATTGCAGTTGTATTTGTGATAGCGGGTTTCCCCATGTCTCCTGTAATTTTCGGTCCACGAAAAACAGGTAGACTCGCAATATCTTGTATTGGTTCGGATAAATGCGTCGTCCTATCCACCGCACGACGTATTGCGTCAAAGTAACTGGTATCATTGTAAAACTCTGCTCTTTCAATGATACATATTTCTCCATTCGTTTTACGAAATATCATACTACTATACTATTAGTAACTAGGTAATCTTTATATCATTAGCACCCGTACATTGGTATTTTTATGCCGACATTGTTTGTACGAACTTTACTAGACGATCTTCTTTTACTGCAGCGTCATAGTCGTATACCGTATTGTTATATTTCATCTTTATTGTAGGGAATCCTTGAATGTCATATGTTTGCATCAACTTTGAGGTCTCACCTCCCTCTGTAGTGCAATTTACATCAATACAAACAACCTTGTATCCATTAACCATTGTATTGTTGTATTCAGACTTGAATTTCGACCACTCGGGTTTAGCGCTCTTACAATGAGGGCACCAGTCGGCATAGAAGAAAAACACCTCGGCAACTGGCTTGTTACTGGAGCCTTTTTTCACGAATTCTCTATTCTCAACATATGTTTCCGAGCCATCTTTATTACCCGAACCTCTAATCAAAGCAAGTGAAACTACAACAAGAGTAATCACTGCAATCAACAATAACACATTTGTAAACGAAAAATAGCTCGATAATTTTGCCATAATATATTATTGTTACATTAAAAAATAAGCAATTGGACCAACCACTAAACATATCACTTTATGTGGAAATACCCGGTTTTGTAATCCACGAAACGTCGATTGCCTTTCCTTCTAAATATAGTTCGGTGCGCTTTTCACGATGATTCATTGTATTATAAATTGTTTCAACAGATATTCGTTCACCGTCGAATTTGACTTCATATGGGATTGTTTTATCGCAATTGTATTTTCTATTCATGGCTAATTTATAATTTACAATCAATGTACTTGCATATTGAAAAATATTTGTATCTTCAGTTATAAATGAATTTCCATAATAGTTACTGGCAGTACGCAATCCGAAAATAGACGCTTCACTTTCATCGTCGTCAAGTTCATCCAAACACGGTTGTACTGGATAATTCATAAACAAAGCACCATCAATAAGACACATGTCTTTGTAAATAACGGGGCGCCACATAATAGGAATCGCACAACTCATACATATTGCATGGACCAATTTCACATCTGGATACGTTGTATGTGTCATTTCAACCAATTCCATTCCGTGTAAGTCTACAGTGTAGAATTTCAATGTCGTATTTGTTATTTTAAAAAACTCATCCAACGTAATATTTGTATCTATAGATTTTGCAGCCAATAATGGTTTCAATAGCCGTTCAATATCCGATATTCCATATATACCCTTTTTATCTACTAATGTGACAATATTCTCTTGAAAACACGTGGAAAATACATGTTGAATGGGACAATTGTTAAAATAATCCGTAACCATACTCCAATTGTCATGATACAACAAGATACAAACCGCCAGTATGGAACCTGCAGAAGTCGCATATATTGACCGAACTTTATCAATGCAAAATCGGTCCAAAGCAATAACATTTTCCAAAATGCCAAGCATTGTGTACATATTTTGTGCCCCACTTGAAAACACAATTCGAGTAAAAGGACCCATTTCACAAACAGTGTGTGATTCATTCGTATCATTCGTATCATTCGTATTTACGTGATTCGTATTTATGTCATTCGTATCATTCGTATTTACGTGATTCGTATTTATGTCATTCGTATCATTCGTATCATTCGTATTCATATATTCTTATACAAACAAATGTCTAATATTTTTTCTTGTAATTGTGTATCTAGTCATGTCAAATGTTTTTGATATTAATAAACTGGACAATCCAGACGAATATAACGAAACAATCAACCTGGACGACTTATACGAAAAAAAACAAGCATATGATATTTCACAGTTGAACCTATACAAGAAAATGCTGGCACGCGTCCACATTCGTATTAAAACAACTTCGCGACAAAGCATAGAATCGCAGTTTTGTTGGTATGTAATTCCAGAAGTAATACTAGGAGTCCCTAAATACGATCAAGGGGCTTGTATTGGATATCTAATGCATCATCTCAAAGAAAATGGGTTCGTAGTAAACTATACACATCCAAACCTTCTTTTCATTTCATGGAAACATTGGGTACCTAGTTACGTACGTACGGAAATCAAAAAACGAACGGGAATGCAGGTAGATGGATACGGAAACATTAAAAAAGACGCAAAAAATAATACAAGCCAACTATTTGGCAACCAACACCAACATCAACATCAACATCAACATCAGTCAGGACTAACTCAAACTCCCGGTTCAGTAAATCCATACGCAGAGTCTAATACGTCGTCGTCCTTGAAACAAATATCAACATCCATGATAGGTGGAAAACAAGGAAAAAAACCGTCAGATCATCGCTCAATATCGGAATATAAACCATCCGGAATGATTTACAAGAATGATTTTATCGAAGCACTGAAAAAACTATAAGAAAAGAACAGGAACAGAACAGGAACAGAACAGGAACAGAACAGGGACAGAACAGGAACAGAACAGGGACAGAACAGGGACAGAACAGGAACAGAACAGGATTATTCAACTTACCTTTACATTCACTTACGATTCCTAACCACGCAACTCACTCGGAAGCGCAACAGTGTATACTTCACGGCACACGGGGCATTTCACACCACCCCGAGATTGTATATGTCGAAATAAACAATCGCCACACAATTGATGTCCGCAACGAAGCACTGCCTTGTTTACTTCACCAAATCTTTCCATACATATAGGACATTCATCAGCGCAAACAACAGTGCGATTTTCTGTCTTCTTTTTGATTTCTTCGAGCTTAGTGTAATAGTTTTGTATTACTGTTTCCTGAGAGCGCTGTGATTCTTGCAAGTTTTCTTGGAAACGCTGTTCTCTTAGTCTCATCTGAGCCCTTCGATTTTCATCTTCTCGAGCATGGCGTTCTCTGCGTTCTTGCATTGCCCGCGCACGCTCCGACTCTGGTAACATAAGATATTTGAACCGGACATTTTGCTGGAATTCAGTATATTTGTTGAATAATCCCTTCACTAATCCAAACGGTACATTGAGTTTTTCTGTTGCAGTAAATTGTTGCATTTCACGATTATAGGAAATGCTGAAGCAATAATATCTCGGAATACGTCGGTTAATACCATTTACATTTGTGAAGTATAAAGACGTGTTATTGTCATGCAATAGATGGCTCCCGTGCTCTTGTGTGATACCTCGTTTTAGCATAATACATTGATTTATGAAAATGGCATCGTTGTATAGGGAATTTTTATGTCCCAATCGGGGGTAATACATATAAATATTAGCACAGCTATGTTCCGGGTGTAACACTGATTCATTCATATACTCGGGATGGGTAGGGGTTCGTCCATCAAGGTCATGAAACCAATTGGGGTTGTTAAATTCGCGAAAGTCGACACCCGTATTCAATATCGACAGTATTGCATTTTTATTACGCATGATGCAGTTTGTTCTATTGTGGTCGTCTTGCCCGCTAGAGTTTTTACAGTAAGAGCATACCATTTTAATACATTTTGTTGTTGGTCTTATCATAATATTCGAAATCAATTTTTTGTAATATTTATGTATTCCTATTACAAAAATGCCTCAAATCTCCACACCACGTCATACCACACCACGTCATACCACGCTACACAATGTAACACAAATTATTCACAAAGTAAACAATCGGACACAATACCGTCTATTTCCATATTTCCAATCAGCTTTGACGGATTACTAATTTCACATGTATACACAAAAATTTTACATGCCGCTCGTTTTTCACGAAGAAGTCGGTGAAATGACGGGTCTAACATGGTCCAATCAATACAAATAAAATCGAGCGGCCAATATATACAAAACAATTCAAGCAGTTTTTCGTTCAATACATTCGCAGTAATGAATCCAATTTGATATAGCGAATAACTTCTAGACGTAGATGTTGTACACGTGTGTTCGGTGAGTAACGAAAAACGTAGGTTATACAACCGCTCAATATGCACTGCATTAAACGACCCGAACCATATTTTATGAAGAGGGAATCTTTCTTTACGTTGTACCACAAACTCGTGTAGCCGTTCTACAACCGGACCGTGACCTTTTATGTCGATATATAAGTGTATTCTATCGATATTGGGTATATTATACAGGTCTTCCAATGTGGGAATTGCTGGTTTCATACGCAAAATTTCATTCAACGTTAATGTGGCAATAGTGTTATATTCTATATGCGTATCATGATAAATAATAAGTTCACCTGATTTACATAATTGTACGTCAAACTCAATCATATGAAAATTCTCATGTAATGCGGATGTAAAAGCTTCAAGTGTATTTTCACCGTAAAACTTATGATATCCGCGGTGTGCGATTTTCATGTAAGAATGAGCTCCCGTTGAATTTTTATCATCTATTTGCGTCATTATATTCACATATGAAAAACGAAAACGCATATTTTTTTACCGAACTACCTAGACAACCGTAAAGCTATAGGTACTCAATCTAATCCTGACATATTTCGAGACAACATATCGGAAACATACAACATACAGAATGTGAATCATATGTTGTGTGTTATATTTTGCTACGTTGCGTACCAAATGGATAGTGTGTAGACATTTACTTCTTGCGGTTCATCTTGCGAGACTTCATGGAACGCTTCTTCATGGAACGCTTCTTCATGGAACGCTTCTTCATGGAACGCTTCTTCATGGAACGCTTCTTCATGGAACGCTTCTTGCCTCCCTGCATACTACCCGTCAACATGGTGTTGTCATTGGTTGTCGACATTATACATTACACACAGAAAAAAAATAGGGACAAATAATATCTACGGACTCCCTTTTTGTCCTTCTAAATCTGACAATTTTTCCTGAATCTCCTCTTGCACTTCTTCCAACTCTCGATCGCGTTCTCTCAATAGAATCTTTTCGAAAATATGAATCCCTTCAATGTACGCAGTTTCGCAAAAACGATACATTTCGGCTATATCTTTCCGTGTTTCTACAATGATTCCATCCAATATTGTTTCGGTGAGCTCTGGATGAATCACAATACGGGTATCATTGGATCCTTCGGAATCCTGTACGATTCTTTTCATAAATAATTTATCTAATACACCCATAATAGAACGCAAATTTTCCGTCTTCCCTTTTTTCATATTTTCTATATGTGTTGCATATACATTCAACAATTTATCTGAATCTCCATCTATCGATGTGGGTTTCAATGAACCATTCTTACATTTATCTATAACTTCTTGATTATTGGTATCGATTGCATGAAACAATGTTTCCAATTCACGCGCCTTGGTTTCCGGGACATCATTGATTCCCAATTTTTCATCATACAAAGCAGATAATTCCTTTAAACCGCTATGCATCCCACCTCTTGACTCTAGCGACACATCATTTGCTCTACAGAACTCGGGATACAATTGATAATTCTTGTCTTGCGAAAATTTACCATCCTGAAAGAACTCGTTATTGCCAGTTAGATTACTTATTCGTGTATCGCAAAAATTCGCACTCAATGATACAGCAACATAGTTATCTAAATTATGATGTTCTTTCCCGTCAATTAGTTCTAATAACGTCCTCTTATGTGACCCCTTTATTGTATTCGACTCGACGCTTTCCGGCAGATTGCTACCCGATATATTTTTGGGGCGATATAACGGATTCAATGTACGGACAATAGCAGCATAAAGATGTGCGATTTTGATGTAAAACCGCGCAATAGAACTACATTGTGGTGTATTTTGCGTGCCACTTGATTCGCGACCCGATTCGCCACTTGTTGTCATTATTGACTTTATATTTTTACTGTTTTCTGGCGTCACAAACACCACTGACGACGAGCCATTTTGTATCCGGTCTGTGATTTGCTTTAATTGTATACTTGTGACTTGATTTTCCAAGAGGTCCCTTGTAACAAATGTTAGGCGGTTACAATAGTCTTGGTACTCGGGTGATGCTAATTTTGATAATGTACTGATATTTAACGAAAATGCATATTCCGCAGCGATTTCATCAATCGTTGTTGTTAAAGGTGTGTTTGTTACTGATTTTTCATTTGTACTCGATGATGAATTTCCCATACATTGAAACAAGAATTTAAAACCGTCGTTTTTTTGCGATAAAATAAAGTAAAAAATTGATTTGTTTTTCATGCGAATAGTTATAGTATTATATGCTTAGTACGGACATGAACGTACGTACTCAAACACAAACACCAGAAGAACGTAAGACACGTAAGAAATCGAAATCATATTCTAGCCATAAAAAACAGGACCTGTGGAAATTGTTCGACCGTGAAATATGTAACAAAGAAGATGCTCCTATTACATGCATATATCGTTCTTCGGGTGAGCGCGAATCATGTGATAATTGTAAATCGTCATTGGCTTATACGGATGAGGGATTTCTAGCGTGTAGCAATACCGCGTGCGGTGTTATATACACAGACATGATTGATTGTGGTGCTGAATGGCGATTTTACGGAGCAGACGACAATCAGTCTTCGGACCCAACGCGATGTGGTATGCCAATTAACCCGTTACTTAAGGAGTCGTCATACGGTTGCAAAATTATGTGTAACGGTTCATCTAGTTACGAAATGCGGAAAATAAAACGCTATACTGAATGGCAGTCAATGCCCTATAAAGAAAAATCCCATTACGACGAATTTCAGCGCATTACAACCATGGCACAGCAAGGTGGTATACCCAAAATCATCATTGACGACGCAATGATATATCACAAAAAGATTAGCGAGCAAAAGACGTTTAGGGGATTGAATCGCGACGGTATTATAGCAGCCTCCATATACATTTCTTGCCGCACAAATAATAATCCAAGACGACCACAAGAGATCGCAATCATGTTTCATTTAGACAACACAAGTGCTACAAAGGGGTGTAAAAATGCAATGACAATCATCAATGAATTGGAGAAAGATATGGAGGCAAACGAACGAACCGTATATTGTGAAACGAACCCGCGCATCTTTATTGAACGATACTGTAGCAGAATTCACGTATCAAAGGAGCTCATCAAGTTGTGTCTGTTTATAGCGTATCAAATAGAGAAGCACAATTATATACCTGAAAATACACCCCATTCGATTGCCGCCGGTATATTGTACTTCGTTTGTGATTTATCACACTCAAATATTAGCAAAAAAGACATCCATAAAATCACTGACATCAGCGAGGTCACTATCAACAAATGTTTCAAGAAATTAAGTGCGTTAAAGGAAAAGATCGTTCCGCAAGTAATGCTACAAAAATATAACCAATCATAAACCAACCTTCTTGTATTTCCTGTATGCCAAATCTACCATTTTGTATTTTGTATTTTGTATTTTGTATGTAATCCATTCTTTGAAATAATTCTTATATTAGAGAATCCTTTTTATCGGTTAATCTTTTTTCTTTTATAAGTATATATGCCGTATTTAAAGACAGGTATCCGTAGTGGCAAAACCGAAAATAATGTAAGTAATCGTTGTGGTGGCCCCCAAAAAGCCGGTATTGTTCTTCGTTGGAACTACCCCAGAATTAAGAACTGCAGCTGGATGGGCCGTGCCCCCAGAAGCGTACCAACTGTATGTAAGGCAAGTACTTACCGTTTCTGGTACAAACCTGGATCCAAGATATTCCCTCTTCATTAGATAAACAAGGTTCATATAGTAAAATAAAATGAAAAATATCCATGTGTCATTTTATTTTATCACGTTTTTGATTAGAAACACGTACACAGATAGCCATATTGATGTTTGCATCCTCTTATTCGTCGATTAGAATTCGGCGTCCATTGCGAAAATATTTGCGTCTTTTGTTTTGTCGGCCAATGCGTATTCAGAGACGCGCTTTTCGAAAAAGTTCGTTTTTGATTCAACAGATATGAGTTCCATAAAGTCGAACGGGTTTGACGCATTATATATTTTATCACATCCCATTTGCGTTAATAGACGATCGCTAATAAATTCAATATATTGTTTCATTAGCGTTGCATTCATACCTATTAAGCGACACGGCAATGCTTCTGTAATAAATTCCTTCTCAATCTCGACGGCCTCTTTAACGATTTCGTAGACTTTTTGTTTGGGTACTTTACGTAACAACTTGCTGTATAACAGTACTGCAAATTCGGTATGCAATGCCTCGTCCCGCGAGATGAGTTCATTTGAAAATGTAAGACCAGGTAAAAGACCGCGCTTTTTTAACCAAAAGATACTGCAAAATGCGCCAGAAAAGAAGATGCCTTCCACACAAGCAAATGCAATCAGTCGTGTTGCAAACCCACTGCGGTTGTCGGTAATCCATTTACGCGCCCAATCACCTTTCTTTTGAATACACGGAAATCGGTCAAGCGCGTCGAATAATTGTGACTTTTCTTCGCGGTCTTGAATATAAGTTTCAATTAACTGACTATACATTTGCGAGTGTATATTTTCCATTGCAATTTGAAACCCGTAAAATGCGCGGGCCTCTGATAGTTGTACTTCTGTCATAAAACGCAGTCCAAGATTCTCCAATACAATACCGTCACTTGCCGCGAAAAATGCTAGGATCATTTTGATGAAATGTCTTTCGTCGTCACCCAGGCGATTCCAATCTTGCAAATCTTTTGAAAGATCCACTTCTTCCGCGCGCCAGAAACAATCCACTTGCTTTTTGTACATTTCCCATACTCGTTGGTCCTGGATTGGGAACATTACAAACCGTGACACGTCATCGCACAACAGGGGTTCTTGGTGAGTCTTTGACATCCTAAATAATATATGGGTGATATTTTTATATGGAGAAAATTTCTAATTATATTCTATATGTATTATAAATGAAGATTGAATATTTCTATAAAGACCATAACATAGTGCGAAAACGACCAGACCACTTTAAGGATTTTTCACTGGCGACATACGACCAAGAGAAAAACAGGTGTAGTTTAGCATCACAGCAACATGAACGCAATAAGTTGGCCTTTTATGGGGAACTTAAGCGCAAGTCGTCTTGTAGTCCCATACGCGGTGAACCCGACCCGTCACTATACAAGGAACTTTACGAGAAGTATAGAGATGCATATGAGCGGGTCGTACGCCAACACCAACAAGAAATCGTCCAGTTTCGCGCACTGTTACAATATATAGAAGAAAACAAGGCAACGAAAGAAAGTGATACGCAACGAACAAACCGTCGTCGCGAAGAAAGAGAAATATTGATGCAGTTACATAAACTACAGAGCAAAATCGATAGGGTCTTGCTTGCCGACGAACAATTGAAATATTTGAATGAAAAACCACAATAAGGAAAAAATATTGCGTATATATATAAACTATGGATAAGTCTGACATAAATACAATAAACACAACTTATAAAAATAATCTAACAGATAAAATAACTATCATAACTACTAGTGTAAAAGCCCTGATTGCAAACTATCAAGCGCAGCTTAGTGAAATAGAAAGGTTACAAAAGAGTAAAAGTGGCGAAAGTGACGAAAGTGACGAAAGTGGCGAAAGTGGCGAACCCCAAAACTGTAGTACAGTTGAAGCTGAGTTTAATGAATATAAGGAAAACGTTACTGCAAAAATAGCTGACTTGTTAACGACAATGGAAAATGATGCTAGTAGATTAGAAAAACTCAACAACGCTGTAACAACCGCTTTAGAAGACGATGGTGGTAACCCTAGTGGTAACCCTTTTGGTCCCCCTAGTGGTAACCCTTTTGGTCCCCCTATTGCTGGAGGAAGAAAGCACAAACGTTCAAAGAAACGTTCCAAACATAATAAACGCCGTACCACACACAAGAAGCAAAGCCGCCGTAGAAGACGTCATTAGATTTTCGGGATGACCGGAATGGTACATCTCTATGAAACCAGGTTTGACTCATTCCCTATTTTTCCTTTTCCTTCTCGATGACAACCTCTTTCATTATATTTTTCATTACCTTTTTCTTGTTATTGATTGTATTATGATTCATTGTATTCTGTATCAATGAATGATATTCCTTGTTGTCCGTAGACCCGGCAGTACTACATTCAGGATGGTTTCTCATCCATAAAGGTAATTGTTGTAATGTTTTACGGGTTACGCTTGAAACTGCCTTGGATAATTTCTCCTTGTTATTGTCCTTTTCCCATAAATTATCATCTTTTATGTAGAGCGTTTCCCTCTTAACATCACTACAATGTAGTGGACGCTTTGTATGGTCGAGTTGTTTTAGCCCATTTACAAATATTTGTGTTACACATTCGACATACCCAACATCTTTCATTGTATCCAGGTCTTGTAATTTAGATTGGATTCCGGCAATGAAATCCTGAAGATTCATAGCATCCTTACAGGTTTCGTTCAAAAATACACTAATATTGAAGTTGTTTGTTGTATTGTTGTTGGTAGTAATATTTGTTGTCTGTTCTTTTTCGCCACATGATATGGCATTTTCTAGCAACTTTGATTTGTCGTGTATGATGTCATTCATATTTTTCTGTTGCTGGATGAGTAGACTCGTTAGTTCATTGTTTTTTTTCATTACGTCGAGAAACATGTTTTTATAGTGAGTTTCCGGATTGCATAATTCAGATTCATCCATTTCAGATTCGGTCAATAAATTACCTTTTCCGAAATCATCCTTTTCTGGTTCATTTACTCGGATTTTGCATGATTTTATATGACGACATAAACTTGAATGATGTTTGAATGCTTTACCACACAAACAGTACTTAGAATTTTTGTTAGCATTTTTAGAATTTTTGTTAGCATTGTGTTTTTTGCTAATAAGATGTTTTTTGAAATCACCCTTTCGGCTACATATATAGTCACAAATTTCACAGTAGAAATCACTTGATTTTTTTTTAGAATTTTTGTTAGCATTTTCCATGATTTAATGCTACATAAAAATTCTAAATTTTGGCGGCGAATATTTTTGTTGGAAAAATGTATGGTAATAAACGATTTTATGAAAAACGTGTTTAGCACCATTATGGTAATAACCAAAAAAACACGTTTTTTCCGATGCAAAACTTTTTTGAAATTTGGGAAATGGACATTTATAAATGTCCAAAACGGGATTTTCAAAAAAAGTTTTAGAATAAAAAAACGTTTTTTTTTCATATGATCCCAAGATCGTAATATTCGATTGATGCATTGGTGAAATTGAAAAAATATTGCATTGACCTAATCAATGGAATATTTGCTTACGTGTATGGTGCCAGTAACTATGTCTATTTTCTGCTTTTACGACTAGTTGATGTTCTTTTGAAACGAAACGGGTTGATGTAACTTTTCTTTGTTTTGATAAGATTTTTTTTGGGTTTGCTAGATTGATACATATTACGTCGCGTGCGATTTCTTGAACGCGAACTCAAATATCCACCAGATGTATTTGGTGATGACGATGGAGTCGGATTTTTCTTCCTTTTGAATGTTTTTGATAATCTCCTTTTCATATTTTTCATTGTTTTTTTGAATGCTGACATTTTGTTTTTTATTGCCTGGATTATTTTTCCACTTGATGATTCCTTTTTCTTAAGCGCGTTCGAAATTGCATTTAATGTTTTTTCGGCGTTGCTTGTGCGAGGTAGTGTTAAGTTGGTTTCTAGATTACCAATTAACTTTGATATTTTAGTATTATATTGATCTGATAAATCTGTAATTGCTTGTTGTTCTGTTGGATGCATAGGGTTTGATGTCATATAGTGTATAGTGAGATTATTCGTAATGTGAATTTTCCAAATATGTGAATGCATCTAAAAATATTTAAATGAATGATAACTATATTACGTTATATGATTGCAGTAATTCTTGCAGGGGGGTTGGGAAAACGTATGATGTCTGAGATTCCAAAGGTATTACATATTATCGATGGTCGCCCAATGTTAGTACACGTTATCTGTCAAGCTCGAATGCTAGGACCTGAAAAAATATACATAGTTGTGGGTAAGTATCAACAATTAATCGCGACTGCACTTGAAAGGTATGGTTGTCTTAAAGATGTGAGTTTCATACAACAAGAAACGCCAAAAGGCACCGGACATGCATTGCAATGTTGCCTCCCTGAACTAGAAAAACATTCTTCCCAGGTTCAAGTATTAGTATTGTCGGGGGATGTACCTTTTATACGTGCAAATACCCTTTCTACACTCGTAGATAGCGCCCCTAAAGTACGATTTCTCACTACCCACCAGGAGAATCCGAGTGGATATGGTCGTGTATTGCTGAATACAAACGGGTATGTTGAACGTATTATTGAAGAAAAGGATTGTAATGAAGCACAACGTGGCATTCAAAAGATAAACGGTGGTATTTATTGTTTTCGAAATGAAGTGCTACTTGAATATTTGAATCACCTGTCAAACTCAAACGCACAAGAAGAGTACTATTTGACAGATATAGTAGGAATTGCATCTAGTAACGGAATTTGCGTGGAAACATATGAGCTTCCGCAAGAATTACAGTTTGAACTAACTGGTATTAATACGAAAGAAGAACTAGATGCATGTAATAAACGGATTGAATCACATCTTGATATACGTTCAATGCTATAGAACTATACATACCAACCCTAGATACCAACCCTAGATACCAACCCTAGATACCAACCCTAGATACCAACCCTAGATACCAACCCTAGATACCAACCCTAGATACCAACCCTAGATACCAACCCTAAATATGATAATATAACGATACAATATCGTAAAAAAATTTTGTCTAAATAATACATATGGGAATCCAAACACATGTGAAGAAATTAGCCTCTAATAAAATGGTTTTATACATTGTGTTGTTTATTGCATTAACAAATTTACTGGCATTTTTGTTTAAGAATCAATACCATGCGATTGTGTTGTTTTTCGCTATTGCTGTTTTGGCGGATCGCTTCACAAAGAATACATTAGGTATTATGATTGCATGTATTATAATTACAAATACGTATTTATTCGTCATGAGTGTTCGCGAGCCAAAATATCTGGAGGGTATGAAGACGAAAAAGAAAAAGGCCACTACTGTGAAGGGAATAGATACAGACCAATTAAAGGATTTATTGAAGAGTGACCCAAATGATATCTTGGAAACTGCTGCAACATTCGTGAAGAAAAATCCTTCTAAACCAAAAAAAACCAAGTCAGGATTCACTACCAAAACCCCTCTTGCAAAACATGCGGGGTCTGTAAACGATGACGCGGAAGAGGTAAAGAGCAGAATCGACTACGGTACAACTGTCGAACAAGCATATGACAATTTAGAAGGAATTCTAGGTGGCGATGGCATGAAAAGGTTAACATCGGATACAACCCGACTTATTGAGAAACAGAATAAACTCTTTTCAAATATGAAGGGTATGACACCCATGATTCAACAATATTCCGATTTAATGAAAAATATGGACTTATCGAATTTAACAAAAATGGCAAAGTCGATTACAGGTTCAGGTATTTCCATACCCGGTTTGACACAAGAAGGGTCCAAGTAGATTGTGCGTAATGAATACGGCGTGACATAAACAATATATTGGTATTGTATAATGCCTTGTATGGGATGCACGATGCACAACAAATGCGAAGACTGTAAGAAATGCGAAGACTGTAAGAAATGTAAAATGAAACCATCATCATTAGATAAATGGCGATATACTCTATACACAACTGTATTATTTTTGATAATAGTGAATCCATACACGTATTTGTTTGTGAATAGTATATTGAAATATGTTTTCATGGTGTGTAATAAGAACGGTTGTCCTACTCCGTTTGGTATCGTAATCCATGCAATTGTATTCACATTGCTTCTTCGCGTACTAATGGATATGGATATTTGAGTTCGCTATACAACAACTTATTCATGATTTGTTTGACAAATTCACATAAACTATAGATTTATGTGAATGAATTTTACACTCTAATCTAATCCACATAACATACGATGTTGCCTGGTCGCATCATCATTTATTATCTGTTTTCTCTGAACCTTTGGCAATGCGCTGAACTCGTGTATGGTTTGCAAACACGTCTCCTCCAACGTGCAATGTATTTGGGTTGAATGGTTCATGGTCCTCTTTTGTAAAAAGCAAGCCGTGAGATTTAGTATACATAGTTTGTGGTACGCTACATTGATACAAACTGCTTTGACTTCCAGGAACGTACTGGCTTTGGTCGCATTTTTGTAGTGCGAACCATTGATTGCGTAGGGTAGTTTCTGTGTCAATATGTGAGGCGAATCCATTCCATGGAGCTTGTCGGTTGCTTGGTAAGAATGTTGACTCGTTGTTATATTGACGCGGGCGGTCGCATTGAACGTGAGTTGGTTTTCGCAGATTAACCATTGGCATTTTCACATATTTTGTAGGTGTTGGGCGAACGTCCAATGATTGTGATACAGGTCCGGATGCTAGATTGCGCTCATATAAACGCTTGTTTAAATCTTCCTCGCGATCTAATTGAGAAAAGTAGGCACATTCTACTACACCATTCTTGTTAAACATAATGTATAATTACATTATATTTCGAGCAATTGACTATATTGTACTTGTTTTTGTTTACTGTTTTTTAAGTTTATTGAATGATTACATCATCATCTTGTTATTCATCATGTTCATATCCATCATGTTCATATCCATCATGTTTTTATCCATCATGTTCATATCCATCATGTTTTTATCCATCATATTCATATCCATCATGTTTTTATCCATCATGTTCATATCCATCATATTCATATCCATCATGTTTTTATTCATCATGGGTTTTTGTGTGCTATTCATGCACATAGAATATAAAAGGCGGCTCTCGAAATACACAATAACAGGACCTACTAAAAGAGAAAGAAGAACCATTTTATTCTTGAATGTACGGAAGGAAAATAACACAACAATTACAATGTATATAATACTTACAAACGCCAATATTTCTAATAAATAGAAATAAAGACAATAGTCACTCGAAAGTGCACCGAAAAGAAAGTCCATTAAGCCACTCATATATTATGACTAAAGATATTTATTTTACGCACGGATTCGATTTGATTTTATTTTCGTGTGTCAGGTCAGAGATATTCCTCGATCTTGATGACTGATAAATTTATGAAATACGAAAGAATGACCTAAATAAAAAGGTTTACTATGTGTAGAAAGACAGTTGATGTGTGGAATTCTGAGTATAACTACATGGAATATGGAATCCAGTATCCCAGCAAGTTGGGAAAATGCATTTGTACTAGGGAAATCGCGCGGACCCGAATTTAGTAGTTTTACACATGTGTCACAGCAGACGTTTTTCGGTTTTCATCGCCTTGCTATAAATGGGCTAAACGTTGCATCACATCAACCAATTCGATATAATGACATGAGTCTTATTTGCAACGGTGAGATTTACAACTACCAAGCACTTTATGATGAGATGAATATTACACCAAACACACAATCTGACTGTGAAATTATCCTTCACTTGTACGAACGGTATGGGATGAAACAAACGCTACATTTACTAGACGGTGTATTTGCATTTTCGCTTTGTGATTATCGAAATCCAGATGAAATCCAATGTTATCATGCACGCGATCCGTACGGAGTGCGACCTCTTTACTACATGTTATCTACGCAAAAAACAGACCGCATCCTATATGCAACTGCGTCAGAATTAAAAGTATTACACAAATTAGGACAACGACCCGATACGATTCGTTGGTTTACGCCGGGAACATATACTCAATTGAAATTAATAAAATCGACACAGCAGTGGAGTTTTGTAGAAATTAATCGCTCCTATAGTGAACTGCCGTTTATTCGGTCACTAACATATAGTGATTCTGACCGCGATATTGCATTAACACAAATCCGTGAAATATTTATAAACGCTGTATCCAAGCGTGTACTTACAACCGACCGACCTATAGCGTGTTTACTTTCGGGTGGGTTAGATAGTTCGCTTGTAGCGGCATTGGTACAGCGTATTTTAGGTCCCAATAAACAGGTGGAAACCTATAGTATTGGACTAGAAGGTTCCGAGGACCTAGCACGAGCTCAAGAGGTTGCAGATTATATTGGTTCGAATCACAAGTCCGTTATTGTAGACGAGTTGACATTTTTGAATGCAATTCCTGAAGTTGTACGTATTACAGAAACATACGATACTACAACAATACGCGCAAGTGTCGGGAATTATCTTGTTTCGAAATATATTCTAGCAAATAGCGACGCAAAGGTCATATTCAATGGGGATGGTGCGGACGAATTAATGGGTGGATATCTTTATTTTCATTCATGTCCGGACGCATATGAGTTCGACAAGGAGTGTAGACGTCTTATGAAATCTATATATCGATATGATGTGTTACGCTCTGATAAATGTATTTCTTCAAATGGGTTGGAGCCAAGAACTCCGTTTTTAGACCGCGGGTGGGTCCAGTATTACTTAGGATTGCCACCGGCTCTTCGGTTTCATCCAGGCGATGGCAAGATGGAAAAAAATTTAATACGCGAGGCGTTTAGTGTAGATCTAGTTCATTCATCTTCAACTACAAATGAACCCGCGAGTCGTCCAATATTGCCCGAACATATTTTATGGCGAACCAAGGAAGCATTTAGTGATGGTGTGAGCGTTCAAACTCGTTCTTGGCATGAAATCATACAGGAACATGTGTGTCTAATCGATAATCTGGAAAATATACGCGTTCCTTCTTATTTACGTACACACGGTCAAACAATTGGGGACGAGCAAAAATACTATTATTCCTTATTCTATTCTTATTATCCCGGATGCGGTTCTTTGTTGACCGATTATTGGATGCCAAGATATTTAGATACAAACGATGCAAGTGCGCGTACGTTGACAACATATTCCGTACACCAAAACAATACAGGAAAATCTGTTGCAGCTTGTGTGGAAGATGTTGTTCCAATTCATCCCATAACAATAGTATCGGCTGATGAAGACGCACGTAAAGAGGATATAGAAGAACTTACCGAAGGTTGTATGATTTGATACGTGCATCCATTTCGTAATGTTACGAGTCTGAATCTGAATCTGAATCTAAATACGGAAATGATAAAATATCACGTATATATAATTATGGCACGTACATGGAAAGAAAATGTATATTCGGGATTATTATATAGTTCTTACGTGTTATATGTAATTATTTTTCTTGGTATTTATTCAAATGCACCGCGATATTTGACAACTATTACACGTGTAACACAATTATATATATGTGGTTTGTTGTTGGTACGTTTTAATCCGTTGCGCGTTGATATTAAATTTACGGACTTTGATAAACAATTAGTTTTTTCGGCGGCGATTTTCATGTTTTTCACATTGGTCGCAAATGTGTTTGCAAATTATTTACAAAATGTAAAATCATATATCGAGCAGCCTGATAAGATTGGGCGTTTTCTCGATGTGAATTTCAACTAGTGGGTTTGTTGTATTGTTATCGAAAATCCCGTTATGATAACAAAAAAATATTTTGATATACTAACTAGTAATATGAAATCGCCACTTAGTATCGAGGACCATAGAAAATTGCTCCGGCATTATGGTGTACGTGTACCGAAATCGAAATCACGACTGCGTAGTGTAACAAGAAAATTACTGGCAGCTAAGCTATGTAAATGTATAAAAAAGGTGAAAGCATCAATGAAGTCCGAAACGGAACAACCTTCTATTGCAATTTGCCGGCGTTCGATATTTCAAAGAAAAAATTTAGAGTTTTCGCGATTCACATGTCGCAAGCGTCAATCGTTGAAGCCCGAGAATAGTCTACATAAGACAGGCAAGATACAATTGAATGTAAAAAAAGCACGCACAAGGAAAAGGGTAAAGAATAGACATTGATGATTCTGAACCTCAAACCGAACCGGTGTAACATGTATTACACCCTTGTAAAAAATAATCTAGAGATATATATATTATGGGACAGAAACCCATAGAAGACACACTCAAAAATTTTAGAGTAAATATTGACAATTTGGGTATTGCAAAAGATTACGAATGTCGAATTAGTAATGTAATTTTATTACGAGATACTGCAGAAACGTTAAATTCTAAACAAGGTTTGAGGCAACAATTTAAGTTATTCCTTGTTAAGGTACTCAAAATATCGGATGAAAAAATATTAACACAATTAGAAACTGACAAAGAAAAAGCTAAAGCAATTGCAAAATTTACTAACTTTTATAAAGTGTATGAATACATGTATAAAGACGTGTATAAAGAAACAACAAATTCTTCTCTAACACTTGAAGGGTTTAAAAAATTTATTGCCGATTTATTTTTAATTGTGGGGTTTCTTGCAAAAGACCAGATTACAGCTTATGTGGGATCAGATTTTAAAAATATTGAAGGATTAAAGAAAAGTATTTCAGGAGAAATAGATGTGATTGTTACCTACATTCGCGAGAAATTTATAGAATCAACTGACTCCACACCTATTGGTACTCTTTTGCGTGTTGTTTTTACACAAAACAATTCTGAGTCCGCCGACAAAGGAGGAAAAGGAAAACAATCTAGAAAAAGAAAACAATCTAGAAAAAGAAAACAGTCTAGAAAAAGAAAACATTCTAGAAAAGAAAACAATAAATAACACAAACAGTACAATCGTATAAACCGGTAAATAAAAATATGCGTATCAAACAATATTCATTCAAATAATGTTTGATATAGAATTATTCAAAAAACTCCCGCGTGAAATCCACGAGAAGATATTACAACTTTATTGGAAGTCGTATTTTTTGGAGAAGGTGATTGAGCCATTACAAGAATACAAATATATTTTCAACAAGAACATTGATTTTTTGAAAAAACATATTGTGGGTTTTGGAAATAGACATTATCATAAACAGGTATTATGTTACATTGTTAAGTGTGAGGACTTTTTTGTAAAGATATCGCGTTCACGTGGAATGTTTTTGTTTTTGAAACCGTCTTGTCAACAATACACCGAGTTGGATTATATCATATACAATACCTATAGCATTGCAAATCATGATATAATTAATACTGGGCTGGAAATGACCTGTAAATTTTGTATTTTTACAAGCCCTCCTATTTTGAGGAATCACATGTATGAATTATTTATGGACTTTAGTAAATGGATACAAAAACTGGAGTCAAGAGATTCGTGATACTTGTGTATTCAAAACTTCCCTATAGGTTATGAATGTAAATGGGTCTAATCTTCTATCGTGTTTGGGGCGTCTTGGTCTATGTAGTCTAACACGTGTATAAGTAGTTTCTCTTGAGGGCTCAGTTTACGAAAAATAATAGATTCCGCTAAATTCACTTGAATAAATGTTGTCTTATATTTTATGCGATGGCATTTACACATGATAAACGAGCCAGTACTACATATATTCACGTCACATACAATGCCACCTTTTGTTAAAAATAGATCATCCGGATTTTTCAGCGGGATCCATCTTATATATGAACCAATTTTCACATCCGGAATCTCATCAACAAGTGTGTATTCACGGAGTTTATCCATAAAGTATACTGTATCTTCTTGAGGAAGGTCGAGGTCGTGTAACGCGTTAAACTTTAATTTCTCGATCTTTTTTCCGGACAATTTCACAATGTATTCGTTATTGTCGTTTTCAAGTGCTTTTATTAGCATATCAGCATTTTTCGTATTGTCAGGGGTTTCGTCCATGTTTTCCGGTATGAAAGACGACATCTTATATTGTATTCGTATTATCTCTTTACATACATCTTTACATACATCTTTACGTACATCTTTACATACATCTTTACGTACATAGTGTGAATTGGGTACCCTCTTACACAAACGGCAAGTACTTAATAGTGTTATTATCGTATGCTGTTACGAGAAATAATTCATCATAACCTTCCACAACTACTTCGTCGCCATTATATAGATTGTCGCATCCATATTCGTTGGTACAACTTCGTCCATTTTTACGGATAGGTAACTTTATTCCATGGTATTTATCGTTTATTGTGTAAAATTGCCATTTATCACGGTTTGTAAATAAAGGACGCCCCATTAATGGAAGTATTGTTTGCGAATTTCCGTTTTTTTGCTTTAATATGCCGATTTGTCTGTATTCAGTGTCTATTGCTTGTGTGGAAACATTGATGGGCACTACACCCATGGCTGGCACGTGCGATGTTGGACCCCCAAAGTTGCGATTTCCGCATACTGGGAGGCCGCGGATGTCGTGTGTAGGCACCATGTATCGGTCGTCACGTAACGGCGGAGCATATGGGTCTCGTAATATATCATTGGGAAGGTTTGTGTATCCATAGTTTGGTTGTACGACGACATTTGAAATACAAGGTGCTCGATCTACTTGTGATAGGCTATATTCGGGACTTACATTATTGGAAATTATTGTTGTAGATTTTCCCGACCCACTACAGCCTTGACTATTGGCATTACATTGGAATGGGCGGACACGTGTATACATCCAAGCAGCTAGCCCTATGAATATCGCTATAAATACGAAGCTCCACAACGTTGAACGCTGAATACATAATAATCCGGGCGCACAGAATGATTGTATAATTTTTTTAGGTGGCATTTCTTATATATATGTGAGATTATAGTGACTCGAGAATCACATATTATATGAGGTGAAATCTCTCGAGACATGGACCCATAATCCTTTTTCTATTTCTGTTTTTTTCGATGCCCTGACATTTTTTCTATTTCTGAGACGAGTTTTAACGACCCCGATGCCGAGAGATTTAACCCGACAAAAACAATATCGAAATCCGACGTATCGTTCAATAATGTTACTGTATCCAAATATTGGTAGTTATGTTTATCAGTATACATTTTAAGTTTTTTATTCCACTCTTGGAAGTAAGACGCAAATCGTTTTAAATCGGGATTATCAATAATCGGAATCCCAGCAAGGATGACAAATTGATGTTTCCAACCGTGCTTGTTATCTTCCAATAGTTTTTTGTATTTCATAAATAATGAATTGACTGGGTCACTAGCTGGGTTGGAGCGTAACGCATTTACAATATCATATGCACCGATCGATATAACTACACTATTCGATGGTTTATAACTGGGTGATTTTATATAGTTTATAATTTGATTACCTAATGATTCTATTGTCGCATTTCTTGTTGCATATGATTTGACTGGTCCAAGATTTTGTATCTGTAATTGAGACTTCACATCACCATTATTGCCTACCGATTTACTATTATCAAGTAGTTCGTCACCCAATAAAACAATAACTATGTCTTTGGGTTTTGTTTGTTTGAACTTAAATCCATCGCGCTTACGGCGGTCCTCCAATAAACACAATACAATTATGCTACACAATACTAAAAAAACGAAACAAGCAAACATAGATATCTGAAACCACATAAATATTCATTATATAAAAATTGATTCTATTGTTACAAACCAATGCTGAAATCATAAATACAATAATGTTTGAGAGTCCATTGTCAGTTGAGATTATAATTGATAAAACATATCATAATTACCACCCGAATATGATAAAAAGAAACCACAATCAGAAACGTTCAGAATGTAAAGCTGACCCATACTACTATAGAAACAAATTCTACGAATTATTAAACGCGTCTGCGTCTAATTTTAGCATGCGGCGGTTTGAATCTGACTCGAATATTTATGAAACTGCTGCTCGAACAATAGCACAATCCAAGATCTCGCTACAAGACAAAACAAAAGACAATAACAATTGTGTCTTGTGTTGTGAAAATATAACTCAGGAATACTTCTACCCCAGTATATGTCATCAGAAAAACGGCGAAAACGCTCACCGTATTTGTCGTGAATGCTGGTTTACGAGCTTTGCATTAGAAGGTGCAGACCACAGCTGTCCAGGATGTAAGATATGTGATGCTGTTTGAGATATTAGTCTATAACTTATTACTGCCTTTTGTATTGTCATCGCCTTTTGTATTATCACTGCCTTTTGTATTGTCATCGCCTTTTGTATTGTCATCGCCTTTTGTATTATCACTGCCTTTTGTATTGTCATCGCCTTTTGTATTACCCTTTTCTGTTTTCCCATCCCCTATTTTTTCGCTTACGACATGGTTTGCAAGTATTTCCGTTATGACCTCTCCATCAATTGTGCGTTCTTTCTGTAAAATGTCGACTATCTCGGTAAAAGATGTACTATATAATTCGATCAGTTCAAGTGCAGATTTGTATGCAAAATCCAATAGTTTCCGTACTTCTTCGTCAATGTCTGTTTTTGTGGTATCTGCCATACGTCCATTTACGGTCCCTAATTCTTTTCCTACAAATGGATTATCTGATGATTTTTCGTAAATCCCAAATTTATCACTGAACCCGTATTTCGTAATATAATCTTTTGCAATACGCGTTGCTTGCTGAAGGTCATTTGAAGCGCCTGTTGTAATATCTAAATCGTGAATACCTTTGAATACATGTTTGTCAAACACGTTAGGTCGATAGTTATTACGCGTAAGCCAAACCTCGGCAGCGCGTCCTCCTAGTGCAATAATTAAGTTAGCCAACATGAATTTTTTTGTTGCATATTTCGCATATTTATCTTTGGGAGTAAACAATGTATACCCTCCTGCACCATTCTTATTACCGTTAATTGTAACTTTACGTACATCAAAGAATTCAGGAAAAAGAGCAACCATTAACGCATGTCCGGTTTCATGATACGAAACCAATTCTACAATAGATTTATCTGTTTCTTGAACGTTCGAGTTCAACCCGATTGTAATCTTTTCGTATGCGTCCATTAATGAAGCGCGATCAATTGTTGTCTGATTTTTCCGAACTGAAAAAATAGCGGCTTCGTTTGCTAAATTTGCAATATCCGCGCCAGAAAATCCACTCGTAAGAGAGCTAAGCTCGTTAAAATCAACATCTGGGCCGACATTTTTGTTACGAAAATGAACGTTGGCGATCTGTTTACGTCCTACAAAATCGGGTAAAGAAACCCGAATCTTCCTGTCAAAACGACCCGGTCGAATTAGAGCACTATCAAGAACGTCCATACGGTTTGTTGCACCCAATACAACAATGCCAGATGACTCGTCAAACCCATCCATATTCGTTAATATTTGATTCAGAGTTTGTTCGCGTTCATCATTTCCACCGGCAATGCCTGCACCCCGTTGACGTCCAATTGCATCGATTTCATCAATAAAGACAACACATGGTGCATTTTCCTTTGCAGTGGTAAACAAACTTCGTACACGTGCAGCCCCAACACCAACAAACATCTCAATAAATTCAGACCCACTTGCACTGATAAAAGGTACTCCGGCTTCACTGGCTACAGCGCGCGCAAGAAGCGTCTTTCCCGTACCCGGACTCCCTTCTAATAATACACCCTTCGGGATTTTTGCACCCGCGTCAGTATACAGCGACGGATTTTTCAAAAAGCCCACAATTTCCTCAAGTTCAAATTTAGCCTCGTCGCAACCAGCAACATCTGCAAAAGTAGTATTTACGTTTTTAGGATCAATCACTGTGGTGGTTGTTTGTGTGTTGAGTCCACCGGGTAGCATATTATTTATGTTGTTATTCTTGCCACCCATGATTCCACGGAAAAATGCACTAATGAGTACTGCACCAATTACGTAGCCTCCGACCATCAAAACACCGCCACCCATAGTAACAAGCAGGTCGGAAAGTAGGTTTCGTGGGACTTCCATCATTTCAACCTCGACGTTATTATGCAATGCAATATCCATTAGGTAGGTATATGATGATGTAATCATCTTTACGGCATGAAGGTTATTGGGATATATTGTACCACTTGTTACATGGTCGATGACAACGGCGGTTTTACCGTCATTGAAAAGTGTAATCGCATCGATCTCGTGGTTCGATATTTTTCGCAATAAATCACTATATGAATATGGCTCACCTATTGGCGTATTGAGGAATGAAGAAACCAATTCAGAAGGCCGTGAAATACCCATTGTTAAAGAAGAAGAAGAATGTATGCGTTTCACATTTGTATTTTGTATCATAGACATTGGTGCTTGAAACGCGGAAACATGTGTCGAATGAAAGAATTCTACACATACAAGTGTAAACAAAGAAATAAAGCAGAAATTCGCCATGACTTATTTCATGTGAACGGTTTAAGTTTTTATTTGTCACCCATATACATGAGTGATTTATTATACGTAGGGTTCGGAGGATTAATAGGTAGTATGTTACGACATTGTATAAATGAATATTTCGTGGAAACTAAGAAGTTGGGGAATAATTTCACCAAAGCTACGGGAATCGAGCACAAACATCTAGGTACAATATATATAAACATTATAGGTTCGTTCCTGATTGGACTATTTACGTCGGTTATCAATATACAGGACTCATACAAAATGTATTTATTTCTTATACCTGGAATCGTTGCATCATTTACTACATTTTCAACGTTTATTCTCCAGCAGAGTGAATATCTACAAAGACGTCATTACGGTGAATGGCTAATATACTCTGCATTTACAATATTCACCTCACTATGTATGATTTTTGTGGGATTTGTGATTGGAGATTCCATTCACACTAATTTCATAAGAAAAAATTGATTTGTTTGTATCGTTATATTTTCACACAAACAAATTAGAACTAGTACTATACAAAAAAATATAGTAACCTTCTTCATTATGAAATGTTGTTATTGCCGTCAAAACCATCCAATCACAAATTGTCCTCACGACAAGGGGCTGATCTCATTATTAGATAATCCAATCCAACCCATTTTCGAACAATTTACGTTACGTGTAATAAAGCGCATTGCTTCATTATACGGTGTAAAAACATCCCTTTCAAAAGCAGTATTAATAGGTCATCTTACAAAAATATGGAAGGGCATACACGGACAAAAGGAAATGGCAAAATCATTCAGTCCGACCTGCGAAAAGAATATTGTAATGTGTAGTCCAATCACACAAAAACAACCGCAGAAGAGAAAGGAGAATGAGTCATGCCCTATTTGTATGGAAATCATGGACGAAACAGGTAAAAATGTAACCACAACAAAATGCGGACATTCGTTTTGCACGGAATGTATTCTGAAGACCGTATTGTGTAATAGTTCAAATGCTAAAAAATGCCCCATGTGCCGCGCAAACCTATTGCAAGAGGCAGACGAAAACAACGTTAACGTTAATAATAGAGTAAGAAGTGTTTCGTCGGATAATGACGAATTCAGTTGGGTAATAGATGATGTTGAATTAGAAATACCGACATACACACCCATCTTTCCTGAATCGATTGAAACTATCCAACTCGATCAATTTTGGGAAGGCTTAGTTCCCATCCAACACGACACCTCGGATATCTCAGAAGTTAGAAATAACAGAATACGCGAAAATCGTGTTCGTCGAATCCAAGACGGTTCAGAAAGAGAAGCACGTCTTGCGTATCAACATCTAATCGCAAGTGACGACTACATGAACGGATACGAAACACCATAGACAAACCGGTACAATAATATTTAGCTAGGTCTTATTGATAACCATAAGAATAGCTGTGTGTAAATCTATAACCTTTACTTCAAAACCATTTAGCCCTATTACACCCATCCTTCCAAGATGTCTAGTCGCAAAACCCGCCTAGATATAGAATTAGTTACTAAGCATTGTTTGCTGTTTTTTTTTCGCATATTTTCTATATCAAAAGACAGAAAAAAACGAATAAAAAAAGATTGATTTCGCTTCGCACTTGGTACTCAATAGCATATTAAAACAAGCTATCAAAAGCAACATAACAAATACAAAATGAACGCCGCAGCACATGCCAAGAACAACAACCGCAAGAACGAGCACAACGCCGCCGCACTCAACATGACTTATACCGACTACATGGCATTCAAGACCGCGGCCAAGAAAGCCGAGCGCGAAACCGCCAAGGCTGCCAAGAAGGCCGAGCGCGATGCCGTCAATGAGGCAAAGAAGGCTGCCAAGAAGGCCGAGCGCGACGCCGCCAAGCAGGCAAAACTGGTTGAACTTGAATCCGCCAAGGCCGCCAAGAAAGCCGAACGCGAAACCGCCAAGGTAGCTAAGAAGGAAGCCAAGAAGGCCGAGCGCGACGCCGCCAAGCAGGCAAAACTGGTTGAACTTGAATCCGCCAAGGCCGCCAAGAAAGCCGAGTGCGAAACCGCCAAGCAGGCAAAGAAAGCAGAACGCGAAACCGTCAAGGCCGTCAAGAAAGCAGAACGCGAAACCGCCAAGGCAGCCAAGAAGGAAGCCAAGAAGGCTGAGTGCGAAACCGCCAAGGCCGCCAAGAAAGCCGAGCGCGAAACCGCCAAGGCAGCCAAGAAGGAAGCCAAGAAGGCCGAGCGCAACGCCGCCAAGCAGGCAAAGCTGGTTGAGCTTGAACTTACCAAAGCAGCAAGGGCCGCAGAGCGCGAAACTGCCAAGGAAGCCAAAAAAGCCGAGCTACGTGTTCGCAACGAACAGCTCAACGTCTTCGTGAATAATTTATCCCAGTCTACCAAGCTCAATCTAGTTGAAACCTATTACAGCTCTCTCTTAGAAATGTCAAGCAATCGGGAAGTCGCAAAAGCCGAGCTCTTGAAAAATTCAAAAAAAGCAGACTGGAAGAAGATGCTCCTAACCGCAGGGTATTATTGATAGTACGATAAAGTACACATTACAGACAAAATAGAAACAAAAATCAGTAACAAACAAAAGTAGTTAGAAAACTTATCATGTAATTATAACCTCCTTTTTTTATCGTAAATAAATTAGAGTTATTTTTTCGCTATAGATTAGGTATGAAGGAGAGTCACCAACAATATTATATAAAAACCCCACAAAACCAGAAAATATTCTGTCAGTTGTTTCGTCCAAACACAGAGAATACGAATAAACGAGGCTACATTTTTTTACTCCATGGATATGGATCACATGGAAATCGATCTATATACAAACGTTTAGCGGAGCACTTTACTGACAAACAATTTAATTTTGTAACAATAGACTTTCACGGACACGGACATTCTGACGGAATACGTGGTCTAGTCGTTTCTCCACATCAACTAATAGACGACGTTTTCTGTGCGATGAGTCACATTTTTACACACAACATTCCCGCTCCATTTTACATAATAGGCCATTCAATGGGAGGAGGTGTAGCTATATTAATGGCGCAATTATATGTGAAACTCGATATAGATTGTATCAGTATTTATATTGCATCACAACTACAAAAACTACAAGATTTCCAGAAGCTATTTTGTGGTGTTATATGTTTGTCACCATTGATTGATTTAGATACAAGTCGGTTACTACATTATGCTTTAGCGAAACCATTAAGCAAAGCATGGCCTTTAGCAAAAGTACCCAAATTTTTATACAACGATGCGGCTCATAAATGTAGTCGTGTAAACAAGATATCCGATGTTAATACAAAATCGAAAGACAAATTAACATATGATGACCCAGTGCGATATGGTACAGCAGAATCATTATTGCATTTATCGGAAATTATCAAGACTATAATTCCAAATACAGACTTTCCATTTTTAATCTTTCACGATAAAACAGACAAGCGAGTTCCTTACAAAGGTAGTGAATCAATGTACGAGAAATCTTCGTCCAATCAAAAGAAACTAATTAAAGTACAAAACGGTACACACGACATACTCGTAAATCAATATGAGTTCGTACTCACTCATATAGATAAATGGATTATACGTATTTAGAACATGGAACCAAAAGAACTGCCGCCCCCAAGAGCATCATTTGCAGCCATGACACCCGAGTCCATCATATTAGGGAATCCGCATTGGGCCCCTCCTGGTGCCTGAGCCCCTATAAGAGGGTTTGCGTCGTGTGACGGATATAATGCGTTTACAGTTGGGTTAGATGTTTGTCCGATTGCCGCCAATTGAGGATTATTCATTGCAATATTTTGCTGTTGCGGTAACATAGTTACGGGTGTTGTACTCAATGTTTGTGTGTTCGAAATCGGTTGTGTTTTAGATACAGAGTTCTTAGACGATGTACCCGACTGTGCCATTGTTGTATTTCCTTCCCATACATTCATAATACGTTCAACTAATATATTCGTCTTTTCGCCTATTTTGGTTTGGAGGCTCAGTATAATAACCAACGCAAACATAATAATTCCGACCAAACTGAAATCCTTGTAGTCTTCTCCTGAATAAGTGGGTACAAATGTAATAATACGATGAACGAAAAACAATCCCATGAAAAGAATTATGATTTGTGCTGCGATTTCGAATCCAATTTCGACATTACCTTTGGTATCATCAACCTCAGGAATGTAATGTTTTATAAATTTATTAAGCAAAACAACGGGAACAACTGCAATAAAAGCATATTGAATAATATTAATCATTTCGTTTTTGCTTTCTTCGTCGAAACGAAATACATGGTTCAAGAACGAAACTTTTTTCATTTCTTTAGCTACTTCTTCTAAATCATTAGTACTCATATGATGTATCTTAAGATAAAAATATTCGAATGCATATAAGAATTCGCCATCAAAAAGGAAAAAATTGATATAACATCATACAAACAAGAAGAACCATATAGAAAACAAGATGGTCCGTATTTGCAATACACAGTATGACATGTCGGTTAGTGAAAACTCAACAACAATTACAGAATATTTTGACAAATACTCATTTACACTGAGTGATTTTCAAAAGTATGCGATTGAAGGAATCGTTACTGGGAATCACGTATTAGTAACAGCGCATACTGGTTCGGGCAAGACACTCCCGGCAGAATTCGCGATTGAATATTTTCACAACAAGGGGAAAAAAGTCATTTATACAAGTCCTATAAAGGCCCTTTCAAATCAAAAATTTTATGAATTCTCTAAACAATATCCCCACATTTCCTTTGGAATTTTAACTGGCGACTTAAAAACAAACCCGGATGCGGATGTACTTATAATGACAACAGAAATATTACAAAATCAGCTCTATTCACGTCTACATAAAAATCAGAATACGTCAACAGATTCTCTTTCCCCTACAGTGACATCAACCTCTTTTAATATGGATATTGACAACGAACTCGGTGCGGTGATCTTCGACGAAGTGCATTATATTAATGACAGCGACAGGGGGAAAGTCTGGGAGGAAACCATTATGATGCTGCCACCTCAGGTACAAATGACAATGTTGTCGGCAACGATTGACCGCGCAGATAAGTTTGCAAGATGGTGTGAAACGGTTTCAGATTGTAAAACAACCGGAAAACAAGTATATTTGTGTCCAACAACTACACGTGTAGTTCCTTTACATCATTATTATTATACAAACATGACGCAGTCGATATACAAGACAATAAAAGACAAGGAACTACAGGCATCTCTTCGTAAACAGCTGGGTGTATTACAACCAATGCGAAACCCCGAAAAGAATTTCCACGAAGATTCATATTTGGCTACAAAAAATACGCTTCAATTATTTGATAAACACAATCTACGTGCATCGAGTAATTTTGTACTAAATGAGCTTGTCAAACATCTACACGAAAATGAGATGCTTCCCGCACTTTGTTTCGTATTTTCCCGAAAAAATGTGGAAACATACGCACAACAAATACAAGTCCCCTTGCTTGAAGATGACAGTAAGGTGCCGTACATTGCACGAAAAGAATGTGAGTTAATGTTGCGAAAGCTTCCCAATTATCAAGAATATTTATGTTTGCCCGAATATGAAACAATGGTGCGTTTATTGGAGAAGGGTATTGCAATCCATCACAGTGGAATATTGCCAGTGTTGCGTGAGATTGTAGAAATGCTATTTGCAAAAGGCTATATAAAGTTATTGTTTGCCACTGAAACATTTGCTGTAGGAATCAACATGCCAACAAAAACGGTCATATTCACAAGTATGATGAAGTATACCAATGGTGGGAACCGATTCTTATTGAGTCACGAATACACGCAAATGGCTGGGCGAGCAGGGCGACGTAATTTGGATACAATAGGTCATGTAATTCACTGTAATAATATGTTTGGATTTCCGTCGATGGATGACTACAAGCGTATTTTAGCAGGTGTTCCTCAGACGTTAAAATCGCGTTTTCAAATTGGTTATCATCTTATCTTGCGCCTTCTTAAGATGGAGAATTATAACTTCAAGGATTTTATTAGCCAAAGTATGATGCAAGAAGATATTGATAACGCAGTGAATTCCCAAGAAAAAATATTATCGGAGCTACAAGAAAAACTATCCACAATGAAGTCAAATTATCATATAAAAACGCAACCAATAGTACTTGACGAAATCAAAGATCTCAAGGAAACGATTCCATATTTACAAAACAAAAAACGAAAACAAGCAGAGCGTCGTCTAGAAAACATCCAACAGCTCCATGGAAAAGAACTCGAACGCGATCTATTGCAAATAGGAAAACAAGATATTATCAATCATGAAATAAAAAAGGCAACCCGAGATTTTCAACATGCGTCTTCTTATGTGACAGAACAATGTATGAAAGTATTTACAATTCTTGAGAAGAATGGGTTCATTGTGAAACAAGAACAGGAAGATTCAGATACAAATGAATCGCATGAATCGCATGAATCGCATGAATCGCATGAATCGCATGAATCGCATGAATCGCATGAATCGCATGAATCGCATGAATCGCATGAATCGCATGAATCTCAATATGTATTGACGTCGAAAGGAAGCCTTGCATTATGCGTCCAAGAAACGCATTGTCTTGCTCTTGTCGATTTTATCGAATCTGGAGCATTTGATACATTAACCGTGTATGAAATAATTGCACTACTCTCCATCTTTGCAAATATACGTGTAAAAGAAGATTTCCGAAGTCTTCAGCCACAATATGCGAACAATTGCGCGTTATATCAAACAACAAAAACCCTAACAGAAAATATTACAAAATATTACGACGAGGAAATAAGGGCATATATTCATACTCCTGTTGAGATCGAAACAATACAATACGATATAATGCAGGAATCACAGCAATGGAGTTCCGCAAGAAACGAAGTAGAGTGTTTACAAATTACACGAAATCTCAAGGAAAAAGGTATATTTCTGGGAGAATTTATCAAAGCACTTTTGAAAATAAACACAATTGCAGCCGAATTAGAAACGCTAAGTGAAACGCTCGGAAAAGTAGACCTTGTTGCAAAATTCCATATAATTCCAGAAAAAACATTGAAGTTCGTCGCAACAAATCAATCACTATATGTGTGAACGCACATAATACAGTTATATCCATAATATGAATACAAATGTATAGAATTGTGTAGAATTGTATAGAATTGTGTAGAATTGTGTAGAATTGTGTAGAATTGTGTAGAATTGTGTATAGTCATTACAAAACGCTAACGTAATTACATCATCATCATTGCGGGTGCACCGTATTCCTTTTCATCTGCGTACATTAAAGATGCGTTGTTTTGCATTAAAAAAATACCAATAAGCACGAAGAATAATAAAAACGGAAGCAACACAATAAACCAAGAAATAAGACCGAACCCAGTAGAACACATCAAATCCAAGATCCAAGTCCAGAAAATAATGTAAATAAACTGAAATACAAATATTCCGGTTAAATGTTGGGTTTCACAAGAATAAGGTCCCATGCAAAAACGCTTATCATTGCCTGTATTCTGTAAAAGAAGAGTGACTAAAGCAAATATCGAAATTAAAAAATACAACATTGCTGGGGTACATAACTTACGAAATGTCTTCACCAATTTCATAATATATGTATAATTATATTTTTTATTTACGATTCTACAAAATGAACGCGAATCCGCTGACGTAATTTGTCTTGGTCTTGAAAGAGATAAATTGCAAACATTGCGTTGCTATATTCTTTCATATCTTCACGACACGTAATCCGTGAAACAATCTTGAGCTCAGAAATATATACTATATATTGATACAATCCACTGTGATGTTCGAGTTTATCAAATATACATCCTCGGTACTTTCGGTTACATATGTCCGGGTTTCGGCTGCATAATTCAAGTAACGAACAATCCATCTGGACTTTACGTATAGAGCGCATAGTTGTATTAATAAGTTCTATTTTAGAAAGCCAGTTTTCTAAGAACATTTGCGCGTCTTTTGAAAGAGTAACTAATCCGAGTGAACTCTGTATCATAATCATATTTAATAAATCAACCAACCTGCGTATTGGCGAAGTAATGTGAATATATGATTGAACGCCTATTGTGTCATGTCCTCCGTCTGGAGTTCCAATCACGTATTGTCCTGATGTATTTTTCCATATGCGTATAAATTTCTGCGTTTCTTCATCCAATGTTTCCGGTTTATTTGAAATGTCTTCGTTTTGTAATATTTTCACAGAGCGATATATACCGACACTTGGTATATTTTTCGATTCACGATTATAACGATTCATTACAAGAGAACAATAATGATTCATAAATATCATCCAGAATTCAACCACATCGTGACTCGTTTTTGCGGAATGTATATAATTATGTTGTTTCGTTTTCAGTATTTCGCGTGTGAGTATTTTCAAATCACCATATTTGGACGATTTCATTAATGACGGTTCATCATACACGTAATTATGTGCTACGCGTATAACAGAATTGACAAAACGCACATCAATAATTTCACTGTTAAGAATGAAAACGTCCATTGTGAAAGCAAATCGCGTTTCGCCTTGCTGTAAACTACATAATGAATCAGATAATAATGTTGGCATCATTGGCCGTTTTCGGTCTGGTAAATATATGGTTGCAACGCGTTCGGAAAATGATTTCCACAGTTGTAGTGCTTCTAGCCAAAGGACAACATTTGCAATGTATACAGAAACAATAGTTGTCTTTTGTAATTTTGAATCATCTGCTTCACCACTTGTGCCATATAACTCTTCGTACCTGTGAACGCTGAAAGCATCGTCATAGTCTTGAGTATTTTTTGGATCAATTGAGAATACATGATGTGTTTCCCGACGGTCTTGAAATACGCGGTTATTACTCTGCGTTGCATCTTTGTATGTATTCACAATGCGCGCTACCCATTCACTTTCGTTTGCAGCTTTCAATTTCTTTACGGTTTCATGTTGAAATTTTTGAATGGACGCATTTAAACTACGACAGAATAACTGATATTCGTAAAAATTCGCAAGTTCATTCACATCTCCGATTGTTTGCGTAATTACACCACGAGGGTGTTTCGTATTCCAATCTGCATATGCAAACGTAATGAACTTATTATAAAACACCTTAGAAAACCCAATCTGTTTTTGTGTATATGGTACAAGAAAGTGAGGAAGTCGACTGTCGTCTGGAATTACACGTACAAGGTCTTTTTTATTATAGGTTCCATATGTTTTCCTGTCATGTAACACCATAACGCCTGGTATTGCCTGTAGCTGTCGAACAGACGAATGTAGGAATTTTATTTCCTCTCGAATCTCCGGTCCTGCTTGAGACCCCGTATTTTTATTTTCTATAAAATGAAAAGTATCGCCGTGAAAGAGTTTCTTGGCCCACGGGTTGAATGTGAGCGATGTTGTGTCGAATGTCTTCGTATTTACAACCTTCCATTTTGCGTAATTTCTAGATTCAATATTAATTTGATATGCTATTTCACTCATATCTGATTTTACCATTTCACTCATATCTTAATATAAGTTGTGATGTATAGAGAAATTTATATCAATTTTTCCTGTTAAGATTTCCTGTTAATATATTTGAAAAATTGATTTTACACCTTTGAAACTTTCAGATGAACATTAAATATATATATATATATAAAATATATATATATATAAAATATATATATATATAAAATATATATATGGTATCAAACAATTATGACATAATTATTGTTGGATGTGGATTATCGGGTATTGTTATTGCAGAAAGATTTGCACTTTTACAAAATAAAAAAATTTTAATTATAGATAAAAGAAATCATATTGGTGGAAATTGCTATGATTATTATGATGAAGAAACCAATATATTGATGAATAAGTATGGTGCACATTTATTTCATACAAATGATGAAGAAGTATTTAATTATATTAATCAATATGGCAATTGGTCTCCTTGGGAGCATAAAGTATTAGGATTGATTGACGGTAAACACTTACCTATTCCTGCTAATATTACTACCGTTAATGAAATATTTAACTTAGATATTAAAAATAAAGAAGAAATGAATAATTGGTTATCAGAAAATCAGAAAAAATATGAAAATATTACAAATGGTGAAGAAATGGCAAAGTCTAGAGTAGGAGAGGTATTATACGAAAAGATTTTTAAACACTATACATATAAACAATGGAAAAAATATCCACATGAATTAGCACCTGAAGTATTAGCAAGAATACCTGTTAGAAACTCTTTTGATGATAGATATTTTTCAGATAAATATCAAGTTTTACCAGAAAAAGGATATACAGCATTCTTCCAGGCTATCTTAGACAAACATAAAGATAATATTGATGTGAAACTTAATTGTGATTTTTTTGATATTAAAGACAAAATAACAAAGGAACAGTTAGTTATTTATACTGGTCCAATTGATATATATTTTGCAGATAAAGGTTTGTCGAAATTAGAATATAGAAGTATAGACTTTCATATTGAACGTAAGATGAACACAGATTTTTATCAACCAAATTCAGTAGTTAACTATCCAAGTTCAGATACTCCTTATACTCGTTGTGTAGAGTACAAACATTTTTTAAACCAAAAATCTGAACATACTGTTTATGTAAAAGAAACTACAACCGATATAGGTGAACCCTATTATCCAGTATTGAATGACAGAAACAAAGAATTGTATGAGAAATATAAAAAAATGAGTGAAGAAGAATGCGAAAATATACATTTTATAGGAAGATTGGCCTCTTACAAGTATTTTAATATGGACCAAGCAATTAAGAATTCATTAGATTATTACAAAAAGCATTTTGATAAAACAATATCAAAATTTGTTTACTTTTATTCAGATATTTATGAATTTTATAATCAGCATATCAAAGAAAACTTGAATAATATATTTGATATTGATGGAATTAAAATAGGTGATTTAAATGTAAAAACCGGACATACTTTCTTTGGTGGTGTTTCAATTAAAATAGAGTTACTAATAAAAAAAATAAAAGAAAATATGGGTAAACATATTATATTTACAGATGCAACTATATTTATAAACAAAAATAAAAAACATGATTTATTAAATTTTTTTAATAATTATTTGTCATATGATATATGTTTTGCTGATAATAACATAAATAATGAATATAATATAGGGATATTTTTAATACATTGTACTAATAAAATACTAATATTTTTTGAAAATGTATTAGATACTTTAATAAAGTCACAGGGTTGGGATCAGAGAGTTATAAATAATTTAATTAATGTAGAGAAGAATTTAAAAATAGGTAAATTTCCAAAAAATAAAATATATTGTAATTATCATTTTGATAAAACTTTACAGGATGATTTCTTAATTTTTAAATCATTTATTTATCATCGTAATAACATTATTAATAATTATAATCAAAGAATTGAAATATTTAAAAAAGGGAATTTGATTAGTAAAGATGAATATAATTTATTAATAAAGAAATAAGTAGTTATTATTACTTATAATTTTTTTTTGACTTATAAGATATTTTTTTGCGAAACTTTTGATTATTTAAAGAATTATTAAAATGATTTTTATAATGAGATTTTTTTATTTTCTATAAAATGAAAAGTATCACCGTGAAAGAGTTTCTTGGCCCACGGGTCGAATGTGAGCGATGTTGTGTCGAATGTCTTCGTATTTACAACCTTCCATTTTGCGTAATTTCTAGATTCAATATTAATTTGATATGCTATTTCACTCATATCTGATTTTACCATTTCACTCATATCTGATTTTACCATTTCACTCATATCTTAATATAAGTTGTGATGTATAGAGAAATTTATATCAATTTTTCCTGTTAAGATTTCCTGTTAAGATTTCCTGTTAAGATTTCCTGTTAAGATTTCCTGTTAATATATTTGAAAAATTGATTTTAAATACATACATCAAATCTATCATTATAAATTATTTAACACACGAACCATGATAACACGAACCATGATAACACGCATACTTGATACATTCGAAGAGCCGAAAACCAAATGTCAGAAATATATCAGTCTTGCCAAATACGCACCTGGTTGGAACGTAACTGAAGACCTTATAGAAAAAGTAGAGAATTATTATACTGAAAGTTCGAAAACAACATATACCGAAAACAAATCACTCAGGTATAATTATATACAAAATTGCTTACATGATATGTGGAATGTAAGTTTCGATAACGAAAAAATACGCGAAAAAATATCCAACACACATCAGCAGCGACATTATCAAGGAAATAAAGATAAACGCGCTTCAACTACAAATAAGTCCAACCCAATTTACAAAGATATTCAAGTCGCCATTCATGTATCTCTAATAATAACATTATACTTGGTGATACTACTAAATATCTACTGTGTGAGTTTTATAGTAGGCTACAGTTATGGCTCCAGATTATATTGAAAACACCTAATCAAAACATCTAATCGATTCTATATTTTTTGCATTTTTGTATATTCGGATATTCGGATATTTGAGTTTCGGCCGACGCTTCTTAATGTACGCATATAGTATGAGTTCATCAATTCCAAGTACTCCAGCTTCAACTTCATCATATAAAGTATTACATTTTTCCAAATCGTCTGGCGCAGTATTACTTGGCAATGGGATTGCATACGACTTTTTATACTATAATTCAAACGTACAGTCACCTCGATTGCGTGTTAACAATTTCAATACAACTAGTCACCCGAATTTTAGACTATACTCAACCGCGTATTACAATGGAGCACCTTATATAGAATATGCAAATATCCAAGCACAGAGTGGGATTGAAAATCTAGTTTTTACGCAATTTATAGGCATTTACGACGGAAACATATGGGCCACATATAATTATATAGGGCCCGGTGCAAATTTTACGGAAGGTAGAAATGTAGACGAAGACATTATTTACATGGCAACTGACGATAATAAAGTAATACAATATACTCCAAATGGTACTCCATATTGGTATTTTGATATCCAGGTTTTTATATATCCACGGTTAGAAGGTACCTTCAATGCAACAATGTTACAAAGCGAGTTTCTTTCTTACAATACAAACAACGAAATCACTCCAGCAATATTACAAAGTGTTTTACAAAATATAACCTATTATCCAAATCCAAACCGTACAACAAACGTTCAAGCGTTTACGGCGCTTCCAGTACAATACATAAACATGAATAATGCAACAGTTTCAGATTTGAATACAAGTTATGATGTTATATTCAGTATTATTCCAGGAAATGGTATTGACACAATTTCTTATAAAGCAACCATTACTATTTACGACGACCAACCTGCATTATCTATAAACGAATTATTACCCCATGTTGATTTTGGCAATGAATTTCAAGATAAGGGTGCGTATTACCAATACTTCAATAATGAAGGTGTGTTAATCTCTGGAACTGTATTTAATAATGAAAACTACAACAATACCATATTACAAAACACAGGTTCGTTCACGCTTACATACAATGTAAATAATACAACATTTGATACTTCCGCAACAACAATACTCACTGTTGCCGACACGACAAGTCCAACTATATTCACGTCAAGTTATCTAAATATACAATATGTTTCTATCGGTTCAACATTTGAAGAACTTGGTGGATATCAATCAACTGATAAAGGCCGTGGTCCCGTAATTTACCCCAACGTACAAACAAATACAAACGTCAATGGTGATGGTTCAACAACTGACACGTCAGGTAGCTGGCAAATTGTATATCCGGATGGACTTGTAGTAGGACAAGATGTTCCTTCTAGTACGGGTTCGTATATTGTGAATATTAGATATACCGATCCTCTTGGAAATGTTTCCGCGACCGTAGAGCGAACTGTTGTGGTAACACATCCTGATTTCAACGTATCAACGCCAGCCGGCTCTGACGCTTCAAATGCGAATATATTAGAGTTATTTGTTGAAAACATTGTATCGTCGACAGAATCGACTCCAAACACCGATTTTTATTTAGAACCGTCAGCAACTGACCCATCAAACACCGATCCATCAAACACACAACCTGGCAGCCAACTTGGTCCATTATTTGAATCCAAATTTACTCCTGAAAAATATCCGATTGTAAACTTGGGATTTCACCAACGGTTGAGTGATGGGTTTTATTATCCATTTAGTGGGTTGTTTTATCCTGTTGATAGTGTATTGGAAATACCAAGCAGTGATAAACGAGTCCATTTATACAGTGAATCGTACGATGCCAATACACAAAAATGGTGGAATATTTCACTAAATAATAATGAACTATTTTATTATTTCACAACAGCATCAACTGCCACCCCACCAAGTGTAGTGACAAATGATGGAAGTTTCAATTATATCCGGGGTTCAGTCGCGTCATCGATTTCCATGTCTTATATTCAACAAACGTCCGCCTCATTTTTCGCGTATACATTGATTCACGTAACACGATACGATCCGTCGTCGACTAACAATTTGCGTATAATAAGCGATGTTTCGGGTGTAACTGATTACTTTTCGGGTCATAATAATGGAAACAAAGGTGTCGCGTTTAAAAATAATACATATATAAGTCAAACAGGTGAGAATTATGGGTCTTATTGGGTATTGTCTATTGAGTATGGCGAAAAAGATGGTTCAAATATTATTACGTATTATAAATCACGTTCAAATAATACTTCGTCGAATTGGATAACAAGTACTGCTTCGAGTAGCTTCAGTGATATTCAAATTGGAATAAACACAAGCGGACGGCCGTATCCTACATCGAGCGATTTTCAGATCGCAGAACTCATTATTTATTATCGTGTATTAACGTCAACTGAATTAGCACAGGTTCAAAATTACCTAGTAAAAAAATACGTACGGTAAAACCTATATAAAAGGTGATACACAATAACTAGTATAGAATGTCTACCGAAGACAAACAACATTTATCACTTGTTGTGTGCGGACATGTAGATGCTGGAAAATCTACAACAACCGGTCACCTTATTTTCAAATTGGGTGGTATTTCAGAACGTGAGATGCAGAAACTCCAGGCGGAAGCTGACGCACAAGGCAAGAGTTCCTTTGCATTTGCATATTACATGGACCGTGGAAAGCAGGAACGTGAAAAGGGTGTTACGATCGAGTGTACGACAAAAGAGTTTTACACCGACAAGTATCATTATACCATTGTAGATGCACCCGGTCACAGAGATTATATCAAAAACATGATTACCGGCGCTGGATGTGCCGATGCCGCTCTTTTGTTGGTTCCAGCAGAGGCAGGTGGATTCGAGACGGCAATTGCGCGTGGAGACCACAGCTCAGGCGAAGTACAAGGTCAAACACGACAACACGCGCGTCTTCTTTCACTGTTAGGCATAGAACAACTAATTGTTGGCGTCAACAAGATGGATTCCTGCGATTGGTCCGAGCAACGTTTTAATGAAATAAAAGAGGAGATGACAAAAATGATTACGCAAGCGGGATTCAAGCCAAAAAAGGTGCCATTTATTCCTTATTCGGGTTTCAAAGGTGAAAATCTAATCACTGAAACCGATAAGATGCCGTGGTACAAGGGGTGGAGTGCAAACATTTCCAAAGACGAAGTTGTAAAGGGAGTAACACTACACGACGCATTGGATAAGTTGGTACGCCCACCCAAGCGTAATGACGACAAGCATGTTCGTGTACCAATTAATGGTGTTTATAAAATTAAGGGTGTAGGTGACGTGATTACGGGACGCATCGAACAAGGAGTACTGAAACCCAACGACATTGTGGGAATTTCCCCGCGTAATTTGAGTGGTCTAAAGGTGTTTTCTATTGAAATGCATCATAAGAGCGTTCCACAAGCGGTACCTGGCGATAATGTCGGTATCAACATGAAAGGATTAGATAAAACAAATATGCCAAAAGTAGGTGACGTTATATATTTGGAAAAGCAAGGAATACTTAAGCCGGTAAAGTCATTTGTGGCGCAAGTTGCCGTTCAGGAACATCCGGGTCAATTGAAGCCCGGTTTCAGCCCTTTGGTCCACGTCCGTACTGCAAAGGCTGCATGTAAAATGTCTTCGATTCGCTGGAAAATGAGTAAAAAGACGGGAAATGAAAAACTAGAGGACCCACCATTCTTGGAAATGGGCGAGACTGCTGAAGTGGTATTTGAACCGAAACAGCCCATGTATTTGGAAACTTTTGACGAATGCCCTGGATTAGCGCGTGTTGCAGTGATGGATTCAAACCAATTGGTAATGCTTGGAAAGGTTCTCGAAGTCACATATATAGATTAGGCAAGTTCGAGTTCGAGTTCGAGTTCAACTCCAAACCAAAAAAACGAAATACCATTTTTATTTCTTCCTCAGAAACAACATAATATTTCTTCATCAGAAACAACATAATATTTTATCCATATGGAATATAAGATGATATATTATCCTATGTATTCGATTGTCTATAATAAATTTCAAGATACATGCCTTCCACTATTAACACCTGCTGTAAAGAGCAGTTTACTGTGGGGTTCATCTTGGATATGCTTACATTACATTGCCGGGGTCCTACATTCGCAATATTGTACTCCATGGGGAGTTGTCGGATTTTTGATGAGTCCAATTATGTCAAGTACACCATATTGTAGTGGATTATCGTGGGTTATATACCACGGTTCCCAGTCGATGACAATGATGTGGATATTTGCCGGAGGATGGTTTTCCACATACTTGGCATCGGCATCGAAATAATGTAATGAAATAACGAGAAAATTGATTTGAAAACACCGTATGAATATATGTATAACAACACAATGGATCTCACTCAACGTAAACTTACGCGCGAAGAGTGGAACTCCGTAGAAATATCTGTTTCTAAAGATGAAAAAGATATTTTACAAATGATTATGAAAGGCTACCACGACAATTCTATTATTGAAAATAAAACACCATCCTTGCTTTCCTATTTGAAAATCGCACATACACCTGTAATGGAACAACACATATATCAGGTCTATTGTAAAGATATCATCGAAAAACAGAAAAAAAAGGCATCTGAATCATATAGTATCAACTTTATTGATCCATTTACGCAAACAAAAAACGCCCCCAAAACAATCAAAAAAGCCGACATAGTACGTTTGGAACAAAATGACGTTTCCAAAATAAAAGAACTCAGTGACTCTTTATTCGAATTCATTCTATTGTCTCTTACAGGAAAACTATTGAAATATGCAAGTGCTGATAGACATCGCTGGAACTATTATTATTACACATTATATCATTGTTCGAAATTACACATATTACACCCAAATAAAGGAGTCTTACATTATGTAAACGAATTACTCATATATTTTGAAGACCACGTGGATATTACAAGTATGATTGCACGTTCGCATGATTACATTGAAAAGAATCAGTACGTTTACAAGCATGCAGACATGAAGTTATACGTTCATCAAAAACGCTTGTTTTCAATATGCAAACAATCACCACAAACACCGAAACTCATATTATACATTGCACCCACGGCAACAGGAAAAACATTGAGTCCAATCGGATTATCAGAAGGCCACAAAATCATCTTTGTATGTGCGGCTCGACACGTTGGGGTTTCTCTTGCAAAATACGCAATTTCAATGGGAAAGCGAATTGCACTGGCGTTCGGGTGTGAAACTGCTGATGATATCCGGCTTCATTACTTTGCTGCAAAAGAATATACAAAGGATTGGCGGTCCGGGCAAATACGCAAGGTAGACAACAGTATCGGGGACAAGGTTGAAATTATGATAACCGACATACGCTCTTATTTGTGTTCCATGTACTATATGGCTCAGTTTCATCCAAAAGAAAACATTATTACATATTGGGACGAACCAACCATTACGATGGACTACGAATCACACCCTTGTCACGAAATCATTCATCGTAATTGGAGCGAGAACATTATTCCCAATATGGTGTTATCTTCTGCAACGCTTCCAAAGATGGAGGAAATACAAGATGTGGTACAAGATTTCAGGGGAAAGTTTATGGGTGCCGAAATACATACAATTACAAGCCATGATTGTAAGAAAAGTATCCCGATTATTAATCCCGACGGGTTCGTTGAAATGCCGCATTTTGTGTGTAACACGTATGATAAACTCACCTCTTGTATGAATCATTGTACTTCATATTTAACAATTCTTCGGTATTTCGACCTATATGAAACGGCGCGATTCGTAGTGTATTTGATTGAAAACCCGAAATATCTACGCGATGAACGATATCACGTGTCGTTTTATTTCACAAACTTGAACGATGTTACAATGGAGAAAATAAAACACTATTATTTGCAGCTCTTGTCCCATGTAAAAGAAGAATCTTGGCCGGTTCTGTATCAATATTTCCAACAACAACGCGAATATAGAATTCACCCAAACATGAAAACACAGGGAACTCTTACAAAGGGTCTCAGTTTAGATACTAGTTTATCTACATTCAATGGAAATACGGCACCGCATGTAAATATATTTCAATCAGTACCAATGGGGTCCAGTCCAAAAGATACCCAGCTCCGTAAAATGAAAAGTATGCAACAATTGGGTACTTCACGCCCCCAAGAAAAGGCGAATCCAATCTTGAAAAACAATGGAATATACGTAAGTACAAAGGATGCGTATACGTTGACCGACGGCCCTACTATTTATATTGCAAACGACGTTGAAAAAATCGGGCGATTCTGTATTCAACAAGCTGCAATACCGTCATATGTAATGAAGACAATTATGGAAACTATTGCAACAAATCACGTTATCCGCGAAAGAATCACTAAACTGGAAAAGCAGATTGAAGACGCATCATTGAAAGAAGAAGGAAAAGAGAAGAAAATTGCAGACGGTCGGTTTGATGATAATGTCAAAAAGATGATAAATGATCTTCAGGCGCTTCAATCCATGGTTAAATCGGTTGCTCTTGATGATGTGTATATTCCCAACAAACGAAGACATCTGGAAAAGTGGGTCGAACAAGACATGATAAAGTGCGGTCTTCCATTTACATCCGATATACAAGATAATGACGTGGAAACTATTATGATGCAAGAAATTGACAACATATGGAAGGTTCTCTTATTGCTAGGCATTGGACTGTTTTCACAAGAAATGCCGATTGAATACACGGAGCTTGTAAAGCAACTGGCGGACACTCAGAAATTGTATTTGATTATTGCAAATGGTGACTATATTTACGGAACGAACTATCAATTCTGTCACGGATTTGTTGGAAAAGACGTGTTACAAATGACACAAGAAAAGGCGATCCAAGCATTTGGACGAATTGGGCGTAATAAATTACAACACAACTATAGTGTGCGCGTGCGTATGGAATCATTAATTGAGAAAATATACTTTGAAGAAACCGATAAAATCGAGGTACGTAACATGAATAGGTTATTCGCAAGCGAAATATGAGATATTGGTTTTGTATACATCAAATTCATATACATCAAATTCATATACATCAAATTCATATACATCAAATTCATATACATCAAAACATACAAAATACATTCCCTTATTTTTTGTCTCTGTATACATATAATACATTATGGATGTCTTTCCCGATATAATAAATAATGAAAGTGAAAATAATGATAAAAACTTCGTGTTGAAAAAAATTATTATCGACGCTAGTTGTTCATATCTTAGTGACGAACGCGACGACCCCGACAAATATAAGTTCTACAATAGTGCAATAGAGCATATTTTAATAAATCAATTTCCAGAACATAATACCAAAACTAGTACTATTACGAACTTGATAAAGTTACAGGAAAATAACCACGCACATTATATTTTGATGGACGTGAGCAAAAAATCGAACCCATTAAAAACTATCTACGGGTTTTGTTCGATTCAATCGGACAATAGGACTAAAGTTCTATATCGTACTGAAAACCTTAATGATAATGGCATAGAGCACATTTGTTTATGGAATGTTGCAAAGCAACCTGGATTAATGTCGCGTGGTGGAATATGTAGCATGATGCTAAAAATGATTAAAACGCACTACAATACAAAAAATGTTAATACGCCTATCTTTTTAACGGTAAATCCTAATAATTTGGCAGCAGTAAGATGTTATAAAAAACAAGGATTTACGTTTGTAAGGACGATTATAGATAGTAAGTTGCGTGATATTAAACCAAGCTTTATTGGACCTAGCATGACTGATCTAACCATGCTTTACAACAGAGACTATTTATTTTTTAAGACTCAAGACCCTTCCCAAAACCTCCCTCAAGACCCTTCCCCTCAAGACCCTTCCCAAAACCTCCCTCAATATATTACATTATTACCTACAACATCACAACGATTTGTCCTTATTGCACATGGTGTACTTGATACAGGAAACTATGTTTGTAAATTGCCGCCGCAAAATATAACCGTGACAGATGTACGGCGAATATGTAACTCGGGTGAAGATGGGTATAAACAAATTGTGGATATGATTCCAACTAAGACGGAAAATAATGAAAATAATGGAAATAATGGAAATAAAAGTACATCCGTTGTTGTTGGAAGTCAAATAAAAGAATATTATTTTCCTTTTAAACATATAACATTTTATTCTGCACCAGGGACTATTTTGTCGGCTTCTGCAGATATGATTCCTAAATTATCAAAAATAACATGTTTTGCTAGCAATATGATTAATAACACTAGAACAATTGCGCCTACAATAGAGCCTATAATAGAGCCTATAATAGAGCCTACAATAACTAAAGACGAATTCAATGAAGGTACAAGAATTGCACTTCATAATACGTATTTTACGGGGAACATATCCGACCCGTCATATCAAAAACATTCAATTGGATTATATCACTGTAATATGGGGTATAAACTAGTTAGTTACCGCGATATGTGTGACGAAGACTCCAGAGAATGTGTCTCTTTCGGGTATGATGACGTTATATCGCATATATGCAATTATTGTGATGAAAATGTGATTCCGTACGAAAATGTGGAACTTTCTATTTATGCATGTCAAGGGCTTAAATCGACGATTGCTGGCACAAACATCGATAACAATTTACATAATTTATTATTTGGGGAGGACGAACAGCAAAAAGCTGGTGGCGACGGAAATATTACTAGAGATAACCCTTCTATAGAAAAACCTTCTAGAGAAGAACCCGTTACATCTAACATGTTTCAAACAAGATTCGTAAAAAGATTCGTAAAATTTGCAGAATCAAATATGTGTCAAACAAAAGGAGGTAAAAGGAGAAAACGACATACGTATATAAACCCAAAGCATGTGAAACAATCTACTCGTAAAATACAAATACAAATGAAACACAAAACAAGATCAAGAAGAGTAAAACAAGATACCCATCAAAATCGTAAAAACCACAAGACACAAAAAAGAAATAGTAAAAAGCGCCACACGAAAAAATCCCGTATGAAAAATAGACGCAATGTAAAAAGAATTCGAATCAAGATGAACTAAGGTAGATAAATACAAATATCAGAGTAACCCGGACATCAAAACATTATGTCAATTTGAAACATAATGTTTCGCGAAAAAATAATATCACTTTATTCCATATGGAAAATACCTCATTATATCAAAATATGAATCTCAAGGAAATCATATATAACAATGAATCTTCTCAAGATGAAAAACTTCTTGTAGAAAAATGTCTTCGCAATTGTTACGGCGGAGATAACCCAAGCGCATTCCACGGTAAACACTTTTTCATATTACTCTTACAAAATAAGGAAGCAAGTGTAGAAGACGTACCGTTTGGATTTTTTACAACACAGGTGAATCCATTACAGAGGGATGCAAAAATAGAGTACTACGTAATGTTATGGGATTTATGTAAAACATATTTAGGTCAAGACGACGAAGATGTATGTGGAATTATGTTACATAAATTCACAGAATATTTGAAAACCCGCTCTTATATACTTACTGAGACTAACACGCAGTACAAGATAACAGAATTGCGTGTATTGGTAAATGAAACGCATGCAAATGCAAAAATGTGCTTTGATAAATTTGGATTTAATCCAACACAACGTATAGAAACATCGAATACCAACAATACAGATATTACGTTTCGTGAATATAGTCTTAACCTGATGAATAAAGAGGCAAATGCAAGTGTGGTTGAAGACCACTCTGAAGCCGTGTTAGAAGAAAACAATAATACAGAAAATGCCACTGAGGAAGTTAAGAGTGAATTCTTGTCGCAACGACCTGAGCCTGCACCGGGACCAGTGCCTGAACCTGAGCCTGAGCCTGAGCCTGAACCTGAACCGGAACCTGAACCTGAACCTGAACCTGAACCTGAGCCTGAACCGGAACCGGAACCGGAACCTGAACCTGAGCCTGAGCCTGAGCCTGAAGCTGCGTCTGACTCTGAAGCTGCGTCTGACTCTGAAGCTGCGTCTGGACCAGAAGATTCAAATAAGTCGACAGTGTCTCAGTTAGCAGAGAATATGAAAGATATGACATCAAATGTGACTAAGAGTGTAGGTAATATAACATCAAACATGAGTGATGGTGTAAGTAATATAACAAATGGCATGAGTGGATTAACGTCTACATTTTCGAATATGGGAACAAATATGATGTCATCGATTGGTTTAGGTAATAAGGAAAATGACGAGCAACAAGAATCTCCAGTTAATTTAAGCAATGAACCTCGAGCAGAAAATACTGCCTTAAACACAGTAAATGAGAACCCAATGCCAGTTCAAGAGCCTCTGATTGGTGGAAAAAAAACAAGACAGCGTAATACAAAATCAAAAAGTAAAAAGACAAAGGGCCGTACAAGAAAATACATAGTATCCGCCCATTCCAAGAAGAAAAAACCAACCAAGGGATCCAAGGGAAAGAAACATATGAAAAGGACATCTAAGCGTCGCTAAACAGTAACCACCGCCAATTCAAAATGTAAATCGTACAATATAACATAGCACACACAGAATATTACTATAGTTACATAAAAATCCTGGACTAGAGATTTGTATGTAAAATAGTCACTATTGTTTTGTAAGTATGCATACGATAAATAGTATCGATAATATGCGCGTTGGATTCGTCTTACGTTGTTTTCGTAGTACTGCTTCTTTATGTAGTAATGCATTCGGTTCACTGGTGGTAATAGCAATACACCATAATAAAATATTTCATCTTTTACACCCTTGAAGATTTAAAACGCCGTTTTTAAAATATAATAAAAATATAAAAGTTTATTATGTATTATGTATAGTAATGGATAAAATAAACTATTTATATAATGCTATTGTTAAACATTTAAATAATAAATGGATATTTCATGATGACAATAAAAGACAAGTTATAAATGAAAATAATACGAAAAAACTTCCATACGAAATAGTAAATATCATACTTGAGTATGATGGACGCATCAAGTATAAGTATAAAGATAAAAATGCTGTTGATTATCATAAGTATGTAAATATAATTCATAAACACGATCACAGATACAATATAATTACACCGATTATCGATAAGAAACACAAAATTATTATGGATATAGAAACGAGGCCAGTTGATACAAGTTTTTATTTTGAGTTTTCATTTGATAATCAACCGAGTTTAAGTTTATGTTATGATTATAATTGGTGTTACAACAACGTGTTTGAAATATGTTATACTGATATGAAAGGGTCAGGACATATTCTTGGAAGCGACCAAATTAGAACTGTATACAAATAAACGTAGGTAAAAACAGCGTTGTAAATGTTCAAAGGTGTAAAACATCGGATAAAACACGTATTTTATCACATATATTATTTGTATTACTTATCATTGACAGTACCTATAGTGTTTACTTTAGATTTATTGTGCTAAAATATTTTCATATAGGGTTCTTTGTTGTTTCTTTTAACAACATCAAACGTGGTTTTTCGATAACGACCAAATTGCATAATATTTGGATTACTTGTCAATATTCCACTACCGTTAGTAGTAGTTGTCTTCTGTGTGATTATAGGATATACAGTTTGGTCTTCGTCTATTAATGCATTCCCTACACGTTTTAGATTACGCATATTCGCATTGGAAATTCCATTTTTGTTGCTTGCATATGTTCTTTTCCTATAACGCGAGTTCAAATATATACGAGGATCATTTCGTGTATGAGTTGAGCCTGCACTATTCTTAGGATGTTCTAATGCATACGTTTTTCGTCGCATATACATACGTTCAAGTTCTATACGGGTTGTTGCAACTAGTGCTAGTCGATATCGAATATATTTAGGTGGGTCAATTCTTGAATCGCTAAGCACTTCAGATAAAGTACGGGTATCGAGAGTGGTATCTTGTGACATACTATTAGAAGAATACATTATATTTTCAAGGTATGTGTATTTCCATGTCATAAGATACAAAATCTTCTTATTTTGCAAGTTGCCCTGTTGTATACCATTTAAACGACAAATAGTTATAATCCTGATTTTGCAAAGCGTCGTCCGTTTTGATATCTGTACTTGGTCCAATTGCAATTATTTTATCTATTTCTCTTGTTCCAATTGCGTAATCGTAATAGCGAAGACGTGAAGTATATCCATCAAACCCACCGTTCAATGAAACAAACACGTTGCCATAGTTTTGATGAGGCAATCCACTCAATATATGACGGCGTGAAATAGAACCATTCACATAGACATCCAACGTACGATTATCACAACGAATAACAACGTTTACCCATTTATTCAGAGGCACGTTATTAATAGAAACCTTTTCAATGATATTCTGGAATGTATTCATTACAACAAGTAAATTATTTGTGTTTGGTGCTATGTATAACCCAGGTGCGTTATTAGGATAATTAATGCCGACACCAACATTATCATCGTCAAAATTAATCGATTCTTCGCCTTTATGGAAAATATGGCGATATTGCCCTTTTTTGTATTCAAGGTCATCTATGTAAATCCACACACTATATGTGAATTCGACACCGTCTTCTTCATTTGTTGACCGTTTAATAGTGACTGCATTCTTGGTGCCAGGGTCTTGGGGAATTTCTATCATTTGTTTTGCATCGGCCACACCTGATACTAAATAAGGCGAATCACTTGGTGCGACAAAATATGTCACAATACGCAACCCAACGCGAAATAGAAGAAGAAATACAAAAAACACTAATATTAAAAATGCTAGTTTCATAATGGAGCTCTCTGATTCACTATTCGACGCACCAGGTACGTAATTAGATAACCCATTATTTGCATCTTTATTTCCAAATAATTTTTGAGGTCCATACTTTTTAAGAAATTCCATATACTATCATATGAGAAGATAATACATGGAAACCATGAACTAAATATACCAGACTCGTCTTTTTACGATTGTTTGTATGATACGTTACTTTGTTATTGTTATTGTTGTTATTGTTGTTATTGTTGTTATTGTTGTTATTGTTGTTTTTGTCTAATATTTCATCGGGATTTTATACCGTTAGACTACCTTGTTCGTCCCCATTGTCGAGTACGGATAGTTTCACCTGATACTTTTGCGAAAGTGTTTTAAGGAAATTGTTAGACCAACCCTTCTTGTAAACGTTCCATACTGTTTGGGGGTCCAACGACTTGTCCCAATACTGTAATTTAGCTGTGTATCCTGAAAATCCGCCATTCGGTGTCACAAATACGGGTGCATTTCCGTCTATCTTGGGTACACCCGGCAACAAGCATGTACGAACAAGTTTTCCATCCAAATACACATCTAAAGTTTTGTTATACACGCTTACGGCAACATTCACCCATGTCTGAATGGGTACATTATATACATTACATGAATGTGTTACTTCTTCTGTGCTGTTTTTGGATGGGTACACACTCATGGAGACACTTAGATTATTCTGTGTGGGTGCTAAAACAATAGAAGGGCATGGTCTCTTATCGCCATCCAATCGGCCAAGAACAACCTTTGCTTTTCCGTAACGATAGTTCCAGTCATCAACATACATCCATATCGAATACCCAAAGTTTACACTTCCCGCGTCACCACTTGTAAGGTCAGATGCCGAGATGCTTTGTGATGTTTCCGCGTCTGTTAGGTCTGTTAATCCCGACTTGAATGTCACGAATTTCAAAATAATAAGCAAAACCACTATAATCAATACTACGATTGCAATTGATTTGATATCCACCATCTATATATATACTTACAAGAAGAATTTTATACGGCAACCCCTCCTAACTTTTTTTCTTTTCGAATGTGTATAAATGTCCGATTTCACTTTTCGATAATGGGTGCTTAAAGTAGCGTACGCTGCGGATCCCGCCCTGTATTCCATTTTCTTGTCCGGCTACAATACTGTCGAAAAACATATATGGAATCTGTGTATGTTTTGTTGCAACTAATGAATCATTCATAAAAATATCCATGGTACCCGATGTATAATTAACTACACAATGATTCCAACGCTGCGTTTTCACATCGTCTGTATTCAATACAGTTTCGCATTTATCTTTCGAGGTTGAAACCAGGACCTTCAACCTATTCTTGTTCTGATTATAAAGAATTGACGGTTTTCGTCCTTGACTCAGAATAGTGAAATATTGATCTTCTGTTGCAAGTGGATTTATATAAAACCAGAACGATATTCCATAATTGTAATGGAACTCTTGTGTTGATGGAGAGGAAGATGGATACAGCTCTTGATATGTTGCCAACTCTTGTCGCTGGTCTAATGGCTCACTCTCATCTAAAAGCAATTTACTATTGTGAGTTAGTAACTGAAACAAGAAATCACGTATTGATTCGCGAAAAATCAAAATAAGTCCTACTGCGATTTCAATCAATAAAATAATAAAGGTCGTTCTCGACGTTTGCGTGTATTCCTTCACCAAAAAACTCCATAAGTCGCTAAACGAACACGATATGAGATAACGAAATAAATTCACAAAAAAAGAATCAGAAAGAGGAACGTGTGTTGTTGAGTTACGTCGGTTCATGAATCCGCGCACCAAAAGGTACAATAATCCTACACCAAATACGGCGGTTAACCCCCATATAATATACGTAAACCACCATGTTTCCACTACATAATTCGTGAGGAAAAACAAAGAAACTGAACCCACAAAAACTCCTAGCGTAATCAAAAGAGTCGTCATCAATGGGCGTAGCGACACGTTATATTGTGGATTTAACGGATTAAATACCACACTTGATATATTACGTGACATGTCGTTTGCTTTCAGTATTGCACCAATCGTTGAACTATACAACAGCAAAAGTAGAAAAACACCAAAGAATATAACCACAATAAATGTAATAAGAGGATAATTACACGGTATTTTAAACAAGTTTTTCTTGTATAAATAATAGACAATGGTACCGTATATTGCTAAGGTGATAAGGTAATAAAATGGACGAAAATATGCTGACCGTGGTGACGGATTAGTTGTATTTTGAATGAATATATTATTTTGAATTGTTGGTGTAGGCATTTCCTATACAATTATGCTAGAAAATATCCTGTATTGTATTGTGATACCTAAACACCATTGGAGTTGATTCTTACATGCTTTTAGAAATGTTTTCCATCATTGTTTTTTTTCCGTGACACTCGCGGCATAATGCTACCAGGTTGTTTACGTGATTTGAACCGCCGTGTTCGAGACGTACGCGATGGTCGACTTCAAACCATGCCTGTAGTTGATTACTACAATCCCCGCACTTCCACTGTTGTTGCGACGCTACCCATTTCTTTTTTGATTCACTTACAGAACGTTTTGTTGAGTTCTGTCCGGATTGCATCATTCGTTTGTATTGAGGTGTTGCAGATGCCATTTCTGGTGCATGCATGTTATATCCAGTGCCTTGTTGTCCGCCCATCATAGAACCCATTTGTTGGACCCCCGAGCCGTATGAAAAGAGTGGCGATATCATATTGACTGCATCTTTGTCTACCGGCATGTATTTAATCATATTTGATGCTTGTTGTAACATTTGTTGTGATTGGCCTGGGTTCCGTTTTATCATCAAATATATTGAAAAACCAATGAACCCATATGTTGCCATCTCGAAGTATTTCTTCCACGAATGTAAAAGACGTAAATATTTGTTATCATAATATGCATTCACCACTAAACCTGCCGTTAAAATAAATATTATCAATTCTAATTTCATTACAGTTGTTATATTATCATGTGATTTTTACTCGAAGAAATATTGCATTTTGATTCTTTGGGTTACACTGATTACTTGAACTTCACGTATTGGTTTAGGAAGGAACCAAACAAAAACCCAACAACATTGGGTATAATTTCTGCAACTGAACTGTGCCAAATAATGGTTTTTGAGTTATCGATTCCGGCAAGTTGATCCACCGGATTTTTATATTTTGGAATATCTCTATAGACCCTATAAAAATAGGGAGGATTGAATGTTTGGGTTGCTGGTTTTTCAGAAAGGCATCCACCAAAATAACGTTTGGCAATTTCTTCATTTTGTTCTAGATAATATTCAAATACTTCCCACAATACACCTCCAGTTTGTATCAACACAAAATAAGAGGGGAAATAGAAACCTAGAAACGTAAAAAAAAAGAAGTGACTAAATTGGACTCCGTAAAATTCATAACGCTTACAAAATCCGGTATCATAATCACAATTACACGAAACGACTCCAACAACATATATTGAAACGGCAAATATCGCGGCCATAAGTAACACCCCATATAATCTGTTATACATATACATAGTGTCTATATGTATATGTATATGAAAAAAACCACGAACATGGTCTTTGTATTATTGTGTATTTCTAGATGATGACGATTTGTTTTTTTTTGTTTGTAAAGACCCCGTGGTCGTTTTTCTTGGTTGTTTTCTAGTTTTACGACCAGATTGTTTCGGGGTTGTAGACTGTCTTGATTTTGTTCTAGTACATAATGCATGTAAATTTGTACGCAAACTCTTGTTTGAATCGTATTCATTTTGATGTAATATTTTTAGCTTTGCGTTTTCTTTACCTTTACTGAAAAATCGGTCTAATCCTTCAAGAGAACTAATGAATCTTTTTCTTGATATCGGCTTACCAGCTGTCTCGTAAAAATATTTACGTATAATTTGTATGATTGCATTGTTAAACTTTTTTCTTGTAGTTGCTGGTAATATTACATTTGTTTTGGGTAGACTATTCTCCTTGTCGATATTCATCAGTAAATAAATCGTCGAAAATCCCCAAACATCGACAATGTCTAGAAAATGGTGATGTAAAAAATCGTTCAGTTTGAAATTTCCAGTTTTGATAAAAGGGATTAACGCGTCAGCAATGTACTGAAACAGCACCATTCTTGGATTTTTCGTTGGATAGATATATTCTTTAATCAAATGAAGAATAAGATCTTCGTGTCCTCGAGCCAGGTTTTCACTCGCGACACTTTCGTTATATGCGTTCTCAAGATAAATTGCAAACTCGCTATTATTTATACTTTTTACGTTACCAATATCATCAACATAATCGAGTATTTTCTCGTAAAATACAGGGTTGAATACAATGATTGTAGGTGGCAAGTTGTAATGTAAAGGACGATTCAAATACCGTAATAATTGCGTTGATTTGTTATTGTCTGTCTTTTGGTACATATTCTTGAATATTTTCACGAGATTTTCGTGTGAGTCGGGGATCTTGTCGTTGTTGGTTATTTTTCGCGATAATCCCCAGTCGATCACACGAGGTTTTGTGTCGTCTGCAATCATTACATTTGAACTTTTAATATCCATGTGGTATACACGTTTTTGATTCATAGGAATGATTCCTTTGATAAGCAATGTTTGTAAACGTTTATTTATTAATGGAAATGTTTGGCTCGATAGAGCACGGTATGTGAAGTAATGATCCATGTCGACCCCTCCGTCTTGTAATTGTATAATACGCAAATTCTTAAGATTTCGATTAATATTTGATTCGTCTATATTTCGGCGCTGTTTCATTGTCTTGCAATTTTCCGTGAAATCTTCAAGATCAGATTTTGACAAATGTTTTGGTACGCATGAATCTTCGGGAAAAATGAAATAGTTCTGGTAATTTGGAATTTCTTGTAATGTTTTGCGAAATGATTTCACTTCTTGCATTTCTTTAAACGCATCTTTCTGTATAAGCATCTTGCTTACAATATTGCGTCCAGGTTGTTGATGTTTTTGACATTGTAACGCAGGGCGAAATACACACCCAAATCCTCCCGAACCAATCACCTTTCCACCATGTAAAAAAGTTTCTGTTGCTGCATAATTATCTGTACCACCCATAGTATCTACTATTATACATCTCTGAAGATTTTAATTCGCACAAAATACGAAAAAAATACATTCAAAGTTTAGGTCTTTTCATACCTTATGTATATTTTGTTTATAGCAATTCGTTAAAACTGCTTGATTACTTGTTCTACAAAGATAACTCGGTCTTTCCAAACCATATATTGCTTGGTGTGCTATCTTATAGATGTTAGATGAACCATTGCGGTCTCTGTTCCACTCGCCACAACCATTCTTACAATGTAGTAGCCCGTGAACCAACCGCATATCATCTTTATTTGGTCTTGGATTTTTCCTTACCATAAACTTCTCGCATACTCCTCCATCACATTTGGAGCATTTACAACTGCTTCTAAATTCATCAACTAAATATACCTTGTAGTTGTTTTTACGAAGCAAACTTCTCATTCCTATTCCTAATGTTGGTTCTTTATATTTCATTTGCTTTCGTTGTTCCCAGTCTCCTATACAAATAACTACATTTTCAGGATTACCATACATCTTTCTAAAATCACTCATCATCTTTTGTTCGTTTCGTTTGATATTGATATGTCTTCCAAACTTTAACTTGCGGAACAATTGTTTTGAGTAAAAATCAAATAATATATGGTTTATTCTATTCTTTTCGGTTACATATGCCTTGAACTTATCCATATAAAGTGTTTTACGATTATACAAAGACAAATCAGTTTCATATTCAATCACACTCTTTCCTTGTATTTTATTGGTTTTCATACCCAATATGATATTGTTGTATTTTTTCATCTTGGTTTCTTTCCTTCGTTGATTTTGTGAATACCGAAATACATTTGCATCTTTGGAAGCATCATCTACACAATAAATCAAATCTTCCTTACCAGGGTCAATCCCAATAATCTTCTTATTTTGTAATGTAGAATAATCATTTAGTTCATCAATATACAATTCTTTTGATACACCTTTCTTCGCATTTGGTAATCGTTTTCCTACCAAATCATCACGAATAAATAATACGGAAACACCTACCCCATCAGTAGAAATCATATGATGGAATGAAAAATCTGTCTTGTGAAACACTTTTTTTTCTGTGCGAAAAAAGAACTTCCATATTTTATCTTCGTGCTTCTTTGTATTGCCTTGATTGCTGTATTCACTTTTCTTTCCTTGCTCTTTTCGTAAAAGCATATTTACTAATGTAATTGTATCTAACCGAATATAACCAGGTGCGATACTACTTCGTAAAGGAAAAACATTACTGATAGTTTCCTCGTTATTTTCAACTTGTTTCATCATCGCAATCATACATGGGAAATAATCCATCGGTTTACATTTCAAATCATAATAGATGCTTTGTTTTTGGAACTTTTTGATGGGAATAATACATTTCTTTTGTTGGGTAATCCATTTATGATAATGTGGTAGTGATGTATTCTCATCTATATTATCAACATTCAACAAATCATTTTTTATTTTTCGCAACTCCTTTTCCAAACATCTAATTCGTGTTTCTCTTTCTTTTTTGGTAGGAAATATTTTTCGTATCTTCTCAACCAGCATCTTCTTCTTCCATACAACATTTACAAAGCGTTCCACATAATCTACATAATGTAGTTGAATGTTATTTTCATACATCGTAATAATGTCTTCACATAAGTAAGAAAGCACATTACTCATATATTCATAATCCAATTGCTCTGGTTGTGTATACGGTTTGTAATGCTCTGTATAGAATGAAGTAAGTTTTGTAGTAAGTTCGACGGTTTCTTTCTTGGGTGGTTTTCCTGTTTTGGTATGTTTTTCACCACAAACAACCTTCATAACATTCAAAATCAAAATCTTATCGATAATAGGTATGGTTTGTGAGTGCGTTTGATAATGATGAAGAGTATACATTTTTAGAAATTGTAAAGTATGAATAACGATTTTGTGTGCCTTGATGACTACATCGTTAATTTTCGTTGTGTTAATTTCAGGGTGTTTCAGTATGCTTTTGAGCGAAGTTTTGGTGGATTTGAAAAACTCTGGTGGTTTCTCTTTTGCTTTTTCCATTCTATATATTAGATAAAGAAAATAATTTTAAGTTCTTTATCAAAATATTAATTATTCCTAAATGTTTCAGTTTTTTATGAAAATGTATTTCCTAAACATTCTCATTTTGTTTGACTGTTATTTTTTCTTTTCGTTTTAGATATGCCTTTCTGTTTATCTCTTTTAACTTATTGGGATTTTCTTGTGCTAATTTTTTCATTCTTTCCTTTGCCTTTTGATTTACTACTTCCTTATTTCGTTCATAATATGACTTCTGTGGTTTAGAATATGTATCTATCTGGTGTTTTAACTCCATATTTTCTATTTTCAGTTTTTCGTTTTCAACCAGTATATCGTCTATATTCATACCTACTATATTCATATAAATATTTTTAAATCATTTGTGCGGATTTAAATCTTCAAAGGTGTAAAGTAAGAAAAGATTGATTTCAATTAGAGGAAATCATACGAGCTATATAATGAATCCAGACACAATGAATTCAAACACGGCCAACGAAATCTCCAAAAACGAAACAAACATCACTGAATTAACTCTTACCACAATGACTGTAGTTGAACCTAAACCTCTAGTTGAACCTGACCCACTAGTTGAACCTAAACCACTAGTTGAACCACTAGTCGAAGCACTAGTTGAACCTGACCCACTAGTTGAACCTGAAACAAACCCAATCAATGCAACCAATCTTCTTTCGCAAATTGTTTTAAAGCAATACAGTGAAAAGGTTCGCAAAGATATATGGCTCGGCTCGCAGTTTCAGCACATTGGCGACCTAGAAAACGAATACGTCGGACGCGCAGGCGAACAGCTATTACAACAACTATGTGATGCCGCGAATATTGAAGCCTCTATTGACGGCGCAAAAACAAAAGAAAAAGGCGGTGGGTGCGGCGACGGTGCCATTCTACAGAAAACAGTTGAAATCAAAACGGCACGTGCCGGGACTGGTACAACAATGAGTTTTCAACATGAACTTGGAGAAAAACCGTGGATGGCAGACTACATGGCTTTTATTGACATTGCCCCAGACGTGTTTTACGTCTCCTTGTTTCCTAACTTTAAAGAAGAATTGTATAAAAGTTCCTGTAAATGTGAACCGTATTTCCCATCGCGCTCCTTTTGTTGGCGTAAGGGAACGGGTTGTTTCAAGCTAGACACAACGCGAAAAATAAACGAATCACAGTCACTTATTCCCAATCCAAACACATTGCGTATTTGTAATTCAACAACAATCGATTCGATTGGGAAATTTATCCGACGCATTGTGAATTAGATTCACCCAAAACATTAATAATCTGAGAAGTACGCAAATTATATGCAGAGTTGGTCGAAAGAAATGCAACTTTCGACCAGTCTGTATTTTTTAGTCTATCCATGTTCTTTTCTTTATTTGGGTGTTCCAAGAAAACAATACCGTATCCTTTTCGTCGCGGTAATGTATCAAACGAGTCATATCGTTTCATATTTTCCTTACCAAAACATGTCGATGGTAAATACATATCGCATGCATAGAACATCTTTTTATTTCGTGTAGTGGATGGTGTGCCTCCGTCTGATAATGAATATACTTTAATCTGTGATATGTCGGGTTTTCTTATGTCGTACGTTGAATTATGAAAATGTTTCGACCAAATCTGAAAGATACATTCTACTGGAATCGGATTTCCAGACGGGTCTTCGAAATCGGTTTGAAGTTTCTCACTGTGAATCAAGTTCATTCCAACAACTCGTTTACGCGGAACGCCCTTTCCATCACTTTCAAATAGTTGAGGTAAAATGAAACACACATAATCTGCAAATGTCGACGAGTGGTTTATGAACTGAAGCGCCAATTGGCCGCGTAATCCAAACGGTGGGTTTCCAACAACAATGTATTTTCTAGGTTCGGGGCTGGATTCGGAATCAGGTGTAAATGGATCATCCATAACTAATGGACTCCAAGATAAATAATTTCCATTTCGCACTTCACTATGGTGTGGTTCGATGTCAACACCAATACGTCTATTAAGAGGTAATAGTTCCAAAAACTTGCCATTTCCAGCTGACGGTTCAACAAACATATACTTTGTGTTACACAACACATTTTGTTTTTCATACTGAAGTAAGATTTTTTCAACTTGAGAAATACAATATTTTGCAGTCGTGCTTGGTGTGAAGAATTGGTCCTTTTCCTTGAATGAAAACTGCGAATACACGATCGGGATATTTGCGATTTCCATTAACGCAAATCGGTAAGAAATTGGTACACTGTCTAATTCACTCCAACGCTTTACCGTCCCGAGTGCCAAATTTAACCGCGTTGCAATATCTTTGTATGTTTTTGTTTGAAGTATATGATTCAATAGATCGATTGGTTCTAACGATACTGAGTCGTTCTTATGTATTTCATTTATAGACATATGGTATTATATCAATTACTTTATTAGTATTAAATCAATTTTCTCGACAAAATAAAAAATCAGACTCGTCTGAATTGATGATGATGAAACAATGGCGATGAAACAATGGCGATGATGAAATGGCAATATTGGCCTTAGTCGTAGCCTTTTTGTTCCGGATATGCAGTGGGACTAAGCGGTTGGCGAGTTTTCGGTTGAGCGCATCTAGTCGTCGTTTCTGGTTTTTGTAACATTTGTAGATTTAGTTTTGGAATATTATGTGTAGTTTTCTTATCACTTGGTGCGACTCCAAAATGCTGTTTCATAGTTGTTTGGTGTGCGGTACTTGTGAATTCCAACTTCATAGTTCTCTATTTTCGCTTTGTTGTGTAATGTTCTGTAAGAACCAATGTATTCATAAATCAATTTTTTTCTATTCCAAACTAGTATGGATACAATCATATCATTTGGTGCAGCTTTTGTGAGTGGAATTATCCATATTACCATCGGACACCCATTTGATACTATCAAAACACTTCTTCAGTCGAAACAAAAACAAATACGATACACTACATTATTTAGTGGTTTACGATTTCCTCTTATCCAAAATTCAGTTATAAATTCACTTACATTCGGTTCCAATCACTATTTACAACAAACAAATAGTCCATTATTCAGCTACATGTATTGTGGTGTATTATCCAGCATTATTTGCACTCCGCTAGAAGAGTACAAAATATTGAAGCAATATAACCCTGACCTCAAGCAAACTCGCGTGCATTTCTCTTATTCAAATACGGTCCACATGTTTCGACATTTTCATGTTGTATTGCTACGCGAACTACCCGCTACCAGTTTGTATTTTGGCGTATACGAGTTTTGTAGTTCGAACCTACATTTACACCCATTTATTGGTGGTTCACTTGCTGGATTCCTTGCAAACGGAATCACATATCCAATCGACACCATCAAGACACGTATCCAGTCTGGCGAATCTTCATCTTTGTATAGCGCATATATCAAAGGGACGTTATGGCGAGGAATCGTACCGTGTTTGGCTCGTTCTATACTCGTAAATGGCATCAATTTCTCCATATATGACACTCTTATGCGAGAAGGGAATATACACTTAGGAAAGGCTTCACGTTAGATGGTCGCGTGAAATTCCAACATATATGATTATCATACATGCGGATACAAGTGAACCATACACAATATATTGCTGTATTTTTTGTCGTTTTTTCTGTTTTTTCGCGGGCTCATATAATGAAGAACGATACAGTCCCATGAAATCATCGAAACTCATTTGGGGTTTCTTTTGTTTATCATTCACGCGGTTGTGAATAAAATGAGCCCAACGCACAAATGAATCTTGTCCGTCTAAATATGGACTCACCGGATATTCGTCAAGTAATGTTTTGAATTCATTCCCGATTTTATCGTTCGGTAGTAAAATAGGCAGTTTCTGAATAAAATCATAATACTGTTTTTTTACACTAGACGTTGCTACAATAGGATAGTGAAACGTTATTGTATGAAGTATAAACCAAAACGAGGACCCCCATACTACCGGGTCAAACTGATTTTGCGTAGAGTGATGCTGCATTAGTATGAAAGCATATAAAAACATAGTCAAAATAACATATAGGTTTAGATATGAAAAAATATACTCATCAATTATGTAATAATTGCGGAAAGCAAGGTCATTTATTTCAAGACTGTAAAATGCCGATTATTAGTATTGGTATCATCTTAGTGCGTAACAACACTGAAGGAGAATTGGAATATTTAATGATTCGCCGTAAAGATAGTTTCGGTTATTCTGATTTCATGCGTGGAAAATATCCATTGCAAAATGAGGAATATTTATTGAATATTATTAATGAAATGACAGACGACGAAAAGTCCATCATTGTGAATGGAACACCCGATATGAATCCCTCGTCTGAAAATTCTAGTTTGGCAGGTTCTCCTGTATCAAATAGCCCTTTCGGTAAAACAGAAGACAGTATTTTGCGAAAATGGAATACAATACGCAATGGTATCGTGATTCACGAAAATGAATCTTATAATTTGGCGACTCTGGTGGAACGAAGTACAACAAACTGGAAAGAAACAGAATGGGGCTTTCCCAAAGGTCGTAGAAACGCACAAGAACGTGACCTAGAATGTGGACTACGCGAATTCGAAGAGGAAACGGGATATTCACGTAGACACATTCATTTAATTGAAAATGTTACACCATATGAGGAAATATTTAGTGGTTCTAACTACAAGTCGTATAAACACAAGTATTACTTGGCGTATATGAAAGAACAGATCGATATTTTGGATGAATTTCAAGAAAGCGAAGTATCCAAAATCGAATGGAAATCATACCAAGACGCAATATCTTCAATACGCTCCTACAATTTAGAAAAAATAAAAATGCTTACACGTGTAAATAAATGTTTAAATATGTATAAGATTATCTAGTTCTAATATAACAATTATGTCGAATGAATCACCATTGTTATATCCAACTATTGACGACCCACACTTTAATTTCAAAATAGCACAGCACCCCGAGTTCAAAGAAACGGAACAAAAACCACATCACTATGATGATTTGGAGGCATATTCAGCATCAATATGTAACAGGAGGTTTGAATTGATGGACCACCAACTTTTCGTGAAAAATTTCATTAGTCATCATACACCGTATAACAGTTTACTCTTGTATCATGGACTTGGTACCGGCAAAACATGTAGTGCAATCGGAATTGCAGAACAAATGCGCGACTATTTAGAACAGCTCAACATAAACGGGAAAATTATGGTTGTTGCATCACCCAACGTCCAAGGCAATTTCCGCCGTCAGTTGTTTGATCCTGAAAAACTCCATTATGATGGAGGAAGATGGACCATGAATACTTGTGTTGGGAATTCATTATTGCAATCCGCAATGACACACAACTATACCGTTTCGCAGAAGAAACAAGTACTCCAGTCTGTAGAGTCGTTTATTGAGGCACATTATGAATTTATGGGATACACGCGGTTGTCGAATGTTATACAAGACCAGCGCCAAAAAAAATCACTGGAAACATATTTTCGCCACCGCCTCGTTATTATTGACGAGGTTCATAATATCCGAACAATCGAGGACGAAAAAAGCAAACGTATTGCATCCAGTCTCTTTTTATTGGCCGAAAAGGTTTCTCCGTTGCGCTTTCTTCTTTTATCCGCTACACCTATGTTTAATACTTATCGTGAGATCATGTGGATTATCAATCTAATGAATATGAATGACGGGCGCCCAAAAGTGGAAGAACGTGATATATTCCAAAAGGACGGCAATTTTCTTGTGGATTCAACTACGGGTGCCGAAATAGGAAAACATCTACTTGTACGAAAGCTTACAGGATACGTCAGTTTTGTTCGTGGAGAAAACCCTTTTAGTTTCCCACATCGTATATTTCCGAGTCTTCATAATCCACAACATTCATTCTTAACTGGTACAATGCAATATCCACAAACCGAATTTAATGGCACTTCTATTCTAAAGCCTATACAGCACGTTGATGTGTTTCCATTGAAAATAGGCGATTTTCAAGCAAGAGTGTATCAAAATATTATTGCATCCCTACAACAGAAAAAAACACTCGGCAATAACTCGCCAGTCGTCGAGACAATAGAAACAACAGGTAATGAAATCGATCAATCAACGCCATCCCAAGGTGTGAATGATGTATCAAACAATAACACAGTTCATGGGACCGGTTCTAACATTGGTTCCGATTCCGCAGTACCAGATGACTCCACAGAAGAGGTCGGTGAACGTCTTGGGTACAGCAAAGTACAAATCCCCCTTGAATCGCTAAATATGGTATACCCTTCATTAGATACAACCGACAATAATGGAGCCCACAATGTAGGAAAGGATGGTCTTGAAACGCTTGTCGAAGATTCACAGGTGATTCCGTTTACCTTTCGCAATAAGGGCCGTTCTTTATTTGAACCTAAACAAATCGAAACATACAGCGCGAAAATACATAAAATAGCGAAATCATGTATTGAAGACGATGGAATACACTTGATATTTAGTCAGTATATTTATGGCGGTGTCGTACCAATGGCTCTGGCATTGGAGGAACAGGGATTTCATCGGTATCATTCTTCGCCCGGCAATTTGTTAAGTGACGACTATATTCGTCAACACAAAATAAAAACTCGGAAAACACAAAGTAACACGACTGCAAAATATATTATGATAACCGGGTCTCCGTCATTTTCGAAACATAATCAGAAAGAAATCGATGCGGCCGTATCCAGTTTAAATGAGAAAGGGGAAACCGTTAAAGTTGTGCTTATTTCAAAAGCAGGTTCTGAAGGAATCGACATGCGAAACATTCGCAATATTCATATAATGGAACCTTGGTATAATATGAGTCGAATCGAACAGATTGTTGGTCGAGGTGTACGTAACTGTAGTCATAAAACATTGCCATATAAAGAGCGCAACTGTAGCATTTACATGTACGCATCGCTGATTCCTAGTAACCCCCGTCAGAAAAATGTCGATGCCGGTGCTAGCTTGGGTCCAGAAGAATCCATAATTGATTTTTCAAGCGAAAACTATCATGAAGGTATCGACATGTACTTATACAGAAATGCTGAAATGAAAGCGCTTGCAATCGGGCGCGTTACACGGGTAATGAAAGAAATTGCGGTTGACTGCTTTCTAAGTGTCGACGCGAATCACCAATCCATTGAACGGCTCTCTACTAAAACAATACAACACCTTGCAAATGGAAAACGCATTGAAATTCAAATTGGGGATACTCCTTACAGCGCCATGTGTGATTATATGGAGAGTTGCAGCTATAAATGTAGTATGATTGATAACGGTTCACTTCGTGAATTTCCGCACGACCATATCCAGAGTCAATCACATCTTGAACAGGATACGTCGAACAAGCTTAGTACAAAGACGTGGAGCCACCTTACGCAATCTCAAGTGAACCTAATGATGAGGATCAAAGACCTTTTTCGCGAAAAGCATTTTTATTCCATCGACGACCTACATATGTTGGTTTCACACACACACCATTATCCAAAAGAAGAACTGATTCTTACGCTACGCTCAATTGTAGATGAAAAGACAGTTATACATGACATATATGAACGCAAGGGAAGTTTGGTGATTCTTGGTGATTTAGTGTTTTTCCAGCCACGCGAAATAAATCGTACCACATTACACATTGATGAACGAAAGTACCCGGTGGACGTAAAACCGAGTTATATACAGCTTCAAATTGATGAGCCAGAAAGGGTCCAATTGACATCGCCAACAAAATCTTCGGCGTTGGAGCCAACAATTGCACGTACAAATCTTGAAGAACCCAACCGTACAGAATACATAAATGGTGATAATCAAGATATTCAAAATATTCAAAATATAAAGAATCTCCAACATCTCGTTCCCAACCACGAATCTCAATCTCAACATCAATCCCACACTCAATCCCACACTCAAATACAAAATGAAACAAGTATCATTCAGCTATTACATGACCGTATAGAAGAGATTAAACAAGACAGACATTATAACATAATATTACCTGTTTTACGAAAACTGATATCGTTTGATATACAAGATGCACTTATTGAATATGTGATCGAACGAATGACGTTTTATGAAAGGAAACGACTGTTGGCTCATGTATTGCGGGAAAGGCATGCCATAACATCTGACGAACAACCTGTAGAGGGAACTGCCGATGGAGTGAGTTCATTGTTGAAACAATGTGAGGCCTATTTCGTTAAAAATAGCATTGTGTTGGACGCACATGGCTCTAGCAATAATGATGATAGGATATATTTCATACATAAAAATTCATATGTTGAGTATGTTCGTTATGACGACGCTTCGCAAAGCTTGGACTCGATACTGGATTTTGAACGAAAAGAATTGGAACCAACTATAAAAGAGCTCTTAACCACTCTGTATCAAAAGAAGGGATTCCACGAGTTCATAGGTATTTGTGTTTACCAACAAAGTCGTATCACTAGAAGGATAGAACTGACATTCAAATTAAAAGAACGTGAAAATAAACGCTCTACTGGCCGTATATGTAATGGTATTTACAAGTCCCACATTAATGAGATTGTTGCTAGTTTAACCGACGAACATTCTATCATACAAGAAGTCACAGATATGCAAAATATACATTCGTGTTTCTTTATAGAGTTACTCATGCGTAGTTTCAATAGTATGAGACCCGACAAGGTTTGGCATATACCCACTTCACATCAAATACTCATCCATGAACGTAGTAAACTTTTTCCGGATTTACGAATATAGACTCATGACAATAATATAGACGTGGATGGAAACAACGTCTCAATGTTCTCAAAGAGCAACTGGAATGCTTGTTACAAAATCAACCTGATAGGATGTTAGAAGTAGTCAAACTCTTTTACGGTCAAAATCGATAAAGCAAATTTAATGTTTCGATACATTGCCTATTTTTGTACCGTTGGACATACTGGTAAAAATTATACGAAAAATTGATTTAATATTATTTGATTATGTATTGTTATAATATACACAATGAGCCAAGAAAACAAAAATAATAATCCCACAGAAGAAAACCAAACCACCCAACCAGAAACCCAACCAGAAACCCAGCCAGAAACCCAACCAGAAACCCAAGACGAGATACCAAAGGTATATTCACCACATAGTCCTGAAGATACACCACCAAATGCGCGAGATAAAAAACTCTATTCACCACATAGTCCCGACGAGCCTCCACCAGATCTACCTGAAACGAAGAAGAATGGACCGTCAAAAAAATATCGCAACCATGTGAATGACTTATTTACACCAGTCCAGGCAACAACCTATTTACACGTACCGTTTCACAAGGCATCTAAATCCATTAAAAAAAATCTACAAAATATGTTGGTAGCACAATATGAAAATTATTGTAACGTATATGGATTCATCAAAGAGGGTTCTATACAGTTGCTACAACATTCGGCAGGGGTGTTACATGGTTCGGACCTTGAGTTTGTTGTTTCTTATCAATGTTTAGCGTGCCTTCCAGCTGAAGGCGTAACACTCGATTGTGTTGTTAAAAATGTTACCAAGGCAGGTCTTCGTTGTGAAATCGCAAATATGAGCCCACCGCCTCTTGTAATATTTGTTGCACGAGACCATCATAATACAAATGAGAAATACCATGAAGTAGAGGAAAATGATGCCATTATTGTTCGTATTATTGGAAAACGTTTTGAACTACATGACCGTTATGTATCAGCTATAGCAGAATTTATGGAAAAAATATAGTGTTGGTTTAGTATAGTAGTAATATGTCTAAAATGAAGACAAAGGAATATGAAGTAAAAATAGTAAATGAAGACATGAAAAAAATGAGAAATGCTGTTCGGAAAATGGGCTCAACGCGCGTTCATGGACCAATATGTATGAGGCGATGTGTTTTTTATCATTGTAAAAGTAAAATAAATGGGTTTGTGCGTATTCGGGAAGAATATGGAAACGTTGTTAAGATTACATGTAAACAATTTGGGCGCGGTAAATATGCAACCGAGCATGAACTAGTTAGTAACAAAAACTACGAAGATACTGTTGATTTTTTCGTGCAATGTGGTCTTGTTAAGAAATCGGAAATCGAAACTACGCGCGAGAAATGGATTCATAAAGATGCAAATGAAATTGTATTTGATACGTGGCCGGGGATTCCTGAATACATGGAGGTCGAGTGTAAGGACGAAGATAGACTACACAAAATAATGGGTCGGTTAAATGTACCGAGGCAAAATATTATGTACTCGGGAGTGGATACATTGTACCGCGAGTATTATGGTCTTTCTAAACATCGTATCAACAATAAAACGCCTGTGTTGCGGTATGAAACAGTACAGTCAGACCTTGGGATTAAGCGGGGCAATAAAGGTTATAAGAAAATAAGGGAGCTTTCCAAAATATATCAAACAAAGAAACGTCATTATCAGTGCGGACATAAATTCCGACAAACACGAAAAAAACGAAACTAAAGTTGGGATTAGAGGGTTATGCTATTTGCAAAATACTACGCTGTAAGAGCGGTTGTGGGTCGTGGAACAGATACCGTAATGGTTCATCAAACATCTACAAGATATTATCATATCAAGCAATATATGGTTTAGAAAGACCGAGTTATCTTTGTAGAACAAGTAATCAAAGATAACTCGGAGGATGTGTCGACATAATACACAATGTAAAATTTGATTGTGTATTGTGTATTGTATACTAGATGAAGTATATGAAATGTCTTGATAACATTAGTTGGAGATGGTGGGCATCGATCCCACTACCTTTCGCATGCAAAGCGAACGCTCTACCATGTGAGCTACACCCCCCGTAGGGTCTATATGATTGATTACGCTGTAACGTTTTATCCAATATTCATCCGAGAGATTTGTATATGTTATATTTATTGTATTTGTGTAGTTAGTTGGCATCGGATGCATCACGTGGAGGACGGGAATTGCGAATCTCATTGCGTACTTCGCACATAAGACGACCACCACGGATACCGGTTACATGTCTTGCAGTATACTCATACTTTGTATCCGAACTCTTATCCACAGTAACTTCCACGTACTCGCCCTGAACCAAATATTTATATTGCTCGGACTCCACAGAAAGAGAACTGTGATGAACGAAAATATCGCGCTCGTTCATGGAACCGTCACATAAAAGGGTAATAAACCCGTACCCAGACTTGTTGTTGAACCACTTCACACAACCTGTGAATTTCTCCGGCTGACCTGATGAACTCTGGGTCTCAGTGACACTCATTATGTATTATATGATACTAGTTCTTTAGGTTGATATTTCTGTTGTTATTCTGATATGTTTGTATGAGTTCATGAATCTCTCGGGACTCCTATTTAGAATACTTTTTGAAATACATGAAAGTTCCAAGTCTAAATAATATATGATATATCAAAAAGGTTTTTGATATGATGTCCCGAGAGATTTTGGGTTCGCTAAAATATACGAAAGAATATATTACCATAAATTATTTACTAGATGTGTGGTATTACGTTCATATGTGATAAACTAGGGTCTGAAACAGCAGTTCGCTATGCATTGACAAGCATAGAGCAGCTACAAAACCGTGGTTATGATTCATATGGTATATCGTATTATGATGCAACGACAAGTTCGTATATTTCACGAAAACATGTCCCTGCTACAAACGAGTTATTCCAAGATTTTAGACTACAAAATAACAACCACAAATCAAATTATTGTATGGCACATACCCGGTGGGCGACCCATGGTGGTGTAAATATTCAAAATACACACCCACATACATCTAACAAAAAGCTATTTACATTAATTCACAATGGTATTATTGAGAATTTTAGTGAATTAAAGAAGTTCTGTCTCGAAAAGGGATTTGAGTTTCATTCAGAAACTGACAGTGAAGTGATTGTAAATTTGATAGAGTATTTTTACGGAGAATTTAAAAATATAAAAGAAAGCATTCGTCATACATTATCACTATGCGAAGGTACATATGGACTCGTAATACAATTTACAGAAGAACCTGGTACCACATATTTTATACGAAAGGGCTCGCCGCTATTAATCGGAGAAAACAGCGAACATACAATTCTTTGTTCCGAAGCAGCTGGGTTTATGAATTCCGTGGATAATTATTTGTTAATTCCGGAAATGCAGATCTACACCATCGACGCATCGGGGTATTGTAATCTTAAATCGAATGATTGTCTCCAAGTACAGCACCACAAAGAAATAAATACACTTACCCCCGCACCATATCCACATTGGACTCTAAAAGAAATAATGGAACAGGATGAATCATTATTACGGGCAATAAACTATGGTGCTCGTATAAATAGTCAACGAGTCGTTTTCGGTGGTCTTTTCGAGCTTATACCGTTTCTACAACAGATAGAAAATATCATTTTAATCGGATGCGGAACTAGTCTTCATGCATGTCAGATTGGTTCATTATGGATTCGTACAAATCGTGTTATACCACATGTATATGCAATCGATGCAGCCGAGTTCCAAGAAGACAACATACCAGTAAAAGGGCAAACACTTCTTATTGTCGTTAGCCAGTCGGGCGAAACAATGGACGTAAAACGCGTATTAAACATGGTAAAAGACCGAGATATATACACTCTTGGAATTGTCAATACTGTGAGTTCGCTCATTGCACGTGAAACACATTGTGGAATATACATGAATGCCGGGCGTGAAGTAGGGGTTGCATCTACGAAATCATTCACGAGTTCTCTCTTGATTATTCGACTGTTATCGCTATTTATTCTAGAAAATCTACGCATGTCAAAACCGAATTCTCATGTTATATATAAAAATATTGAGATGTTATCAGAACAAATTCGAGAATTAAATAAAGACATGTTAAAACCGTTTAATAAAGAGTTACTTGAGAATATATCAAAAGATAACCTGTTTATTCTCGGTAAAAACACAATGGAATTTATTGCAAAAGAGATTGCACTGAAAATGAAGGAAATATGTTATATCCATGCAGAAGGCTACTCAGGTTCTGCATTGAAACATGGACCATTTGCGCTGTTATACCCAGGCTTTCCAGTGATACTGATTATTCATCAGAGTCACAAGGAAAAAATGATAAATGTGTATCAAGAAATCAAAAGTAGAGGTGCGTATGTTTTAGTAATTAGTGACATTGATTTAAGCGAACTCGATATAAAACCAGACTACTATATTCATGTGCCGAAAAATGATGATTTTCAAGAAATAGTGGATACTGTTGCACTTCAACATTTATGTTATCAAGTTTCACTTTTCCGAGGAATCAACCCAGACACTCCTCGTAATCTGGCAAAAGTGGTAACCGTTGAATAAGAAGCATACCTACAATACAATCAATCCAATGGTACTTAATGCCTGTATCATACAAACAGTTTTCACATAATTACTTTTTGGGTATACATCACCGTACCCCAATAAACATCCAGTTGTAACAGAATAATAGAAACGATTAAATACACGCTGCGCCAATGAAGGTTTTATATTTTCTTCAGATAAGTCTTCATCTTTTACTTCTTCTTTGACTTGGTCTCCAGTATCATCAATTGCAACATCTGTCTTCTCAATTTCTTCTGTAGTTCGCTCTTCATTGTGAAATGTACTAAAAGGCTCCTGTGGCATAGGCTCATCAGTGGATTTATCGAGTTCTCTTACTTTGTCTGAAAGCTTTTTGTCTTCTTCGACCACTTCATTTACCTTGTTCGTTACCTTCTTTTTTATTATCTCGTCCTTGATCGTCTCTGACACCTTGTTTACTCCTTGAAACTGACTATCATCTGCAATACTATATAAAATCGCAAATACCACAATCAATCCGAAAAATATCGATATTTTAGGATACATAAGAAGTTTAATGTAAAAATCAGTATGGAGGACATGCATGTTCGTATTATACTAGCAAGAGAGAATTATTCGGATATTTTGGATATTTCTACAATATAGATTCAGTGTGTTTAAATTACGATATAATATTCACCCTAAAAGATATTATGAGTAGTCGTGCAAATGCTTCTGCAAAACAAAGGAGAGTGGGTGGTGCAACAACCAAGGACAATAATTTCATCAAGGAAGAGGAACAAATCGAACCTCAAAATAGATCAACACGCGCAATTTCTGTAAAGCAAGCCTTAATTATTCTAAATTCAAAAATTAATACAATTGAACGTGGTCTAGATGGAGGCAATAGTATTTCAACACAACACGGGATTATCCAAGACGAGGTAACAAACGATCTGAAAAAACTGAACGATACACTAGAATTACACTCAAGTAATATTGCCGCTTTAGAGGTAAAAATGAATAACGAATTCTCGGCAAAGATCAAGTCACTAGAGGCATCCATCGACGAATTAAAAACAATATCCATGAAGAACCAGACAAATACAAGCGACCTACAAGCGATGGTATTGAAACTATCCACAAATTCGAAATCATAAGATCATCATGTCGGTTGTAAAGCGTTCAAACATTCATAATATTCTATACTATAACACTATGCGTTATATTGTAGAATTCTTCATATTTATAATCATTTGCTTCTTATATATACATGTATTCTATCATCTAAAAACAAGTAATGCACTCGAAGTGTATGTGATTGATGACTGTTCGAAGGAAAAATTCGAAGAAATATGTAATTTACGTCAACCATTTGTATATACATTTCCAATGGAAGACATTGATACATATTGCAATCAAAACCATATACTCGAGCAATATGGCTCATTTGATATGCAACTACGTAACGTAATTCAATCTACATCTAGAGAAGAATTATACATGCTATTGAAATCGAAAGAAGTCTTTCAATTATGCAATACACAGGTCAATAATTCAACGGCTAAATATATAAGTGAAAATAACAGCGAGTTCTTACACGAAACAGAGTTAGTGAAACGGTTCCAAGAAAATGACCTATATTTACGTCCGTCATTTGTTTTCCAATGTACCTATGACTACATGTGTGGTTCCGAGAACTCAAAAACCCCGTGGAGATATAACCTTGCATATCGAAGTTTTCTATATGTTTCTTCAGGCTCGATCAAGCTCAAAGTGTCACCACCGAAGTATGCCAAATATATGCATTGCGTCTACGATTACGAGAATTTCGAGTTCAGGTCTCCGATGGACCCGTGGAATCCAAACGCAACGACCCAATCACAATACGAAGATTCATTCGATAAGATAAAATGCATGGATATTGAAGCGTCACAAGGAACACTGGTTTTCATCCCCGCATATTGGTGGTACTCGATTCAATATGAGTCGTCCCAAACAAGTGTTTGTAAATTCCAATATTATACATATATGAATAACATTTCTATTCTTCCACAATATGTTATGTGGATACTCCAACGACAGAATATTCGACATACGATTGATTTATATGGAAAATCCGAGGTTACACACAACAATCATATAACCAGTTCGGATGCAGCTGCAACAGATTCGACCAACCTAGATTCGACAAATTTAGACCCAACGAGCTCAGTGCAAATACAAAACTCAAACACCGGTACTCACCAAGACGGTTCAAAGTTAACATTTCAATCATTTGAATAGTTCATAATATACAACTTTAGTTATGGAGCTGTTTCGGTGCTCTATATTTTAATATATCGGTTATTTCACTGGTAGTCGGAAATAATTCGTTCCCGTATATATCTTGTAACAACAACCATTCAAATAATCCTCCAACATACACATATACATATTGGAACCCCAATTGAACACATTGTTTATATTTTGTAATAATTGTAGTATCATTACAATTGCGTCCATACAATATAATCGGTTTCATTTTCGTCTGTCCGGTTTGTAATAGACGATTTAAAAGGGCCTCTTCTTCGTGAATAGGAACAGTCTTGTGTATTAAACAATCTTGTTCGTGTGGTGATAACGTACTCACTAAAACCATTGTGGAGTCATTTATCCCAGTTATAATATCTTCGTAACTGACTCTTGGTACTGAGCTAGATGAGCCCATGATTATTATAGACAGTTTTTCTTTACATCATTGACGCGAACTTCGATGATGTAAAAAATGTAGTTTATCTTCTCATCATTTTTGTCATCAATCCATAATATTCACATTCGTCCAATATGATACTATACGATTCGAGATTATCGATCTTATTCTCTCGTATTATATACTTCGTTACACTGTATTTCATCATTATATATTTATACAAAAGTGGAATTAATGAGCGTTCAGTATTTCCACGATAAAACGACAACCCACGTTCTACTTTTCCTGTTCTTGGGCTCACACAATGCGTCCACTTTCCCATACAATGGTAGCGTATCATTTGTTTTCTCATATTGTCTACCGTTTTATTGTAAAACTCACTATCTTCAACCTGAGGCACAAAAACAATATCATCCAATAAAACATTCTTGTTATCATTGTGACAACCATCAGTTATTCCACCTCCGACTAGGTCGTATCTATTGTGACTATCTTTAATTTTTGACTCATCGTATAATTTATGTACGGAATGACAAGTCCCCATACATCACCTGTGTATAAAAAAATTGATTCAAAAAATCATTCACCCACCAAAAATATATAACAATACCACTAGAGATACCGAACTGAATCATGACACACGTTTCTTGTATTCGCAAATTACGTACGAATCCAATGCACCAAAACGAGATGGACTCGCTCTATAATGCGACTACAAAACAAACAGCACCTGGAGCTAACCCATACTCACAATGGCAACATGCAATCGTAAAATGCAACCGGAATAAGATATTAAAACGACTATTCAGAGGAGTTGAACTAGAAACACATATACATAATGATAATGAACCAACAATTAATTAACGAATATTTGAGTTTATCGAGCGCGATCAAAAAAATAAAAAAAATAACTCTTTTCCAAAACTTTTTTGAAAAAAGTGAAAATGGACATTTATAAATGTCCAAAACCGAAATTTCAAAAAAAGTTTTGTTTCAAAAAAACGCGTTTTTTCGTTTATTACGTTAAGCGTCATAAATCGATTTTCGAAAAAATATTTTATTACCAAAACTTTTTTGGGATTTTTTTCAAAAAAGGATTTAGGCATTTTTTTCATTTCCATTTATGCCGGATTTGGAAATGAAAAAAATGCCGAAAAATGCCGAAAAATTTCATTGTAAAACTTGTGACTTTGTATGTAGTAAAGAATCTAACTGGAAAAAACACCTTTTAACACGTAAGCATAAAATGGAAATAAATGGAAATGAAAAAAATGCCGTTTTTCTACAGTGCGAGTTATGTAGTAGAAAGTATAAAACAATTTCCGGATTATGGAAACATAAAAAAAAATGTACTGTAGAAATTCAAAATAAAATTACGCCTATTTTCAATGCAGCCTCGGCAATTCCGATAAATTCCGCAGATTCTATAGATTCCACGAATTCGGTCAATACGAAAAACTCCGAAAAGTATATGGGGGTTGACTACAAAGATATGCTTTGTAAGGCATTGGAACACATACAAGAACAGCAAAATGTATTCAAGGAAGAACTAAACAAAAAAGACGACATGATGATAAGCATGATGAATAAAATATGTAACACACGAAACAATACAACAAACAACACAACAAACAACACAACAAACAATAATCAATTCAATATCAATATATTTCTGAATGAAACATGTAAAGATGCAATGAATCTAACAGATTTTATCAAAGGATTCCATTCACAACTTGAAGATCTCGAATTGATGAAAGATATTGGTTATGTAGAAGGTGTAACAAAGATTTTCATCAACGGACTAAATCAGCTTGAGTTGTCAAAACGTCCGCTACATTGTAGCGATGCGAAACGTGAAATACTATATGTAAAGGAGGATAACACCTGGGGAAAAGACACGAACAGAGAAAAAATATCAAAAGCAATTTCTACAGTTGGGCGAAAAACATTACAGCATTTTCCGGAGTGGATGGAAAACCATCCCAAATGTAATTCATCCGAATCAGTCGACAACAAAGAATATCATTTATTGATAAAAAATACAATTACGGAAAACACTGACGACAATAAGAAGAAAATAGCCAAAAATATAGTAAAAGAGGTTGTAATCGATAAATTTGAAGCAAATGAAAAGTCAAACACTGACAATGCGAATACTGACAACATAGCCATACAAGATACAGATAGCGACTAAATACACACAACAAGCGCACTCAACAAGCGCACTCAACAAGTACATTCAACAAAATCATATGAAGATACAACCTTCACATGATTACACAATTCATAAAAGCCTTTATGCGGATCCAACTAAACACCTAATTGAACTTGACTACAATTTCTACATCTTCTTTCTTGATACTCTTCGATGCTAGTACGGACAATTCTTCGCGTCGTTTGCGGGTCTTATTTGCCAAGTCTCCGCTATCAGTCGGCGTGGACAATACCAACTCTTGAGGAATCGGATTGTCGGTAGAACTCGATTTGTCTGTACGTTTTCTCGAATTGCTATTGCGTGAATTCATATCTTCCTCGATTTCTTGGTAATGTTTCTCAATGTAATCGACAACCCCACTTTCAATCGCCCATTTGAAGAAATTCAGCTGTCCGATTGTAGTCTGGATAGAAGTGCCATCTTTATACGGTACACTAATCCGTTCCCATCTACAAAATGGGTCGAAACGTCGTTTTGAATATGCCTTTAATTTAAGCTTATAGTCGTTATATACTTTCATTCGTCTCGTTGTCTTACCATTCACTAGTTCATATACAGTGAAATTCTTTTTTGCGTAATTCGTGGCAAACCAGTCAACAATTCGCAGTGAAATTTTTGAATCCCCGTTAATAATTCCAAGCATTTTATCCAGATATTGACTGTTTTTATAGAATTGCATACAGTTGTGTAACAATAGGTCATTTTGTGAAGTATATTGTGCTGACATACATTAACGGATGGTATCTATTTATACTGTTTTCAATAAACTCAATTATGAGGGAGTTATCATACGATTTATTCAAGTTTACATATCTTCAATTGCTTCGTAAACTGAAATGCACTGTGGCTCCTTCTACGTTTTTCCATATTACACTGCATACACGCAATTACTGTATTAGAACACGTGTGTTGTATATCATTATCGATTCTATCGAGAGTCCATTGTTTTCGTTCGCGCTGTTCTTGGTATATTATTTTCATTCTTTCTTTGCAATAGAAGCACATCAGCTTCGATGCCACCAACTTTTCTATTAATTCGTCGTAGCTTATGAATGTTTTTTCATCAAGTCTAGATTTTTTTATATCTTGTTGACGATAACTTTGTACTTTCCGTCGCAGTTCCTTTTGTATAAATTCGGCCATAGGTTCTGTTTCTATAATCGCATCATTTAAATATAGTGTGTTAAGTAATGTATTTTCCTCTACATATGACAATTCTTTAAATTCAATAAGAGGATGTTGTTTCCGTTGTTTTGGCATATTCTGGGTGCGTAATATTTTTTTCATGGCATATTTTGTTGCTTGACCCTGTAAAATAAGCCCTTTTACATCGGCAGAATTATCTACGGGACTCCAATCAGCATTAGATGTCATATGTATAACACAACACTGAAAAAAATCACCTAGACCGAACTCTCCAAATAAGTATAAGAAGAAACTATGAATCTACAAGAATCTGAATTACAAACGAATTCGACTACTACTTTGGAAAATACCGATTCGAGTGATTTAGCAAAACAGAATAAGCAGGGTGAATATTGTAAACAAACAAGCAATTTGTATACGCGACATACCGAAAAAGTCCAATATGTATCAAGCGACAAAATAGAACAATTCTTACAGGACGAACAAACCGGTTCAAAAAAGGAGCCATGGTCGCGCCTTCAACAAAACATTAAACATGATATGTTGAACGAATATGCATTATCATATTGCGAGTTGCACGATTTACACGAAAATATTTCCAGTTTACAATCCTTCTTACGATTGGATGCGTATAAGCGATTAAAGGGAAAGGAAATCATCTATAACAAAGACGATTGTGTAATAGAAAAAATTCCGGGCCTTTATTTCAATCAGGAAACATCTACGTTCCACATTCGAAGGAATGAAACAAGGGTTTCAACATCAAGAAGTCTTCCGCCCAAACGCGAAAAATCAGCTTCGCGTAAAAAGCGTTCCGACAACAAATAGGCTAGGATTCACTCAAATGTTATACGCCACCAATATTAAGAAAATTGATTTAAATTGTTGATTATAATTGATATATACAAATCAAATGACACACGAAGACGACTTAAATTTTATATATGAGTACATAAAGCATTATATTGATATATACCCCGGACATATTTCATTTGCAGATTTTGAAGATAATCTCTTTTATGACGTACTTGAAATGTATCAGATATACAAAGGTACACAAGGTGAATTGCCCGTTATTTTGGAGAGTTATGAGACCCATTTTAGAATTGCACTGAAACAATTATATCATAATTACATTCCGTGTCGATCGTTTGAATTCTCTGGTATACGAAAACCACCGAATGTAGCACGAATACAGCAAACAATTACAAAACTACGCGGTATTCCGCAACCGGAACAGCGGACAGAAGAATGGTATCATTTTCGTTATAATCTAATTACGGCAAGTAACGCGTATAAATGTTTCGAGGGGAAGGCACTGCGGAATAGCATCATATATGAGAAATGCCAGCCACTTGACATTGAAAGACATGTGTTACCTGAAGGTGCAATTGTAAATACATCAACAACCCTTCATTGGGGTCAAAAGTATGAACCATTATCCGTATTATTTTACGAGGAAATGTACGAGACGCGTGTTGGTGATTTCGGTTGTATTCCGCATACGGCGTATTCATTCTTGGGTGCATCTCCTGATGGTATTAATGTTGATGATACCAATATTCGTTATGGGCGTATGCTGGAAATAAAAAATATTGTGAACCGTGAAATCACCGGAATACCTAAAAAGGAGTATTGGGTCCAAATGCAATTACAAATGGAAGTGTGTGATTTGAATGAATGTGATTTCCTCGAAACGCGTTTTAAAGAATACGAATCCCGGGAAGATTTCTGCGAAGACAAGACACACAAGAAAGGTCGTATTTTACATTTTATTCAAGATGGCAAGCCGATTTATGAATATGCATGGCCGACCTCGATGGACGATGCAACATACGAGTTATGGGAAAATACGCAGTTAGAAAAATCTACCAGCCGTGAATTCGTCCGTACAATCTATTGGTATTTGGATGAACTCAGCTGCGTTCTGGTGTTGCGAAATAAGAAATGGTTCTCATGGGCGATTGATGAAATACGAGCAACCTGGGACATTATTGCAAAGGAGCGCGTAGAAGGATATTGTCATCGTGCACCCAAAAAACGGGAGAGAGCTGTTCCAAATCCGAATTCAATATCAGTTTCCACATTATCTGGTTTACTTAACAATCAGACGCGGGAAAAGCAACAGCCTGGACCCCAAATGAATATCCAACCACACGGTTGTTTGATGGATCTTTCAAACAATGTTGTTGTAGTGAAGAAAAGGTCAAGTTCTGACCTGTCGTTTGACAAATTAGAGAAACCTCCGGAAAATTCGGCCTTATGTATTGTTGAATGCGAAGAGAACTTGTCAGGACAAAATAACACAGATGGCAATACAGATACAAAACACAAACAAACAGATACAAAACACAAACAAACAGATACAAAACACAAACAACAAATACAACCTATGATACAAATCTCGACAACACCTTTCCACAGCAACGTGGATAAATCACCCCAAACAACTTAAAATTACGTTTTATAATACATATACGGAACATGTCATTGTTTGAACAAGAGATGCGAGTTACAAAGCGTAATGGTTTACTTGAAGAAGTAACATTTGACAAGATTATGAAACGTATGCGTAAATGCGGCGAAGAACGCGACTTGCGTATGAATTATTCAGCGCTAGTGATGAAAATCATCGATCAATTGTACGACAAGATAGAAACATCCAAAATAGACGAGCTAACAGCAGAACAATGTGCTTCACAGGCGACACAACATAGTGATTTCGGAATTCTTGCATCACAACTAATTATTTCCAACCACCATAAAAACACGGCTGCCTCATTTTTTCATGTAATGCAACAATTATATAATTTCAAGGACATTCATAACTTACATTCGCCTCTTGTTAGTGAAACATTTATGGATGACGTAAATGCAATAGGTGCAGACACAATAGAGTCGATGATTCACTATGAACGCGATTACTTATTTGATTATTTTGGATACAAAACACTCGAACGAGCTTATTTATTTAGGGTAAATGGTGTTGTTGTAGAGCGTCCTCAACATATGTGGATGCGTGTAGCGATTGGTATCCATGGTTCACATTACGAACGGGTTCGTGAAACATACGATGCAATGTCTCAGAAATATTTCACACACGCGACGCCTACATTATTTAATGCAGGATCCCCGCGTCCCCAACTGAGTTCCTGTTATTTGATTGGAATGGAAAGTGACAGTATTGATGGAATTTATAATACATTAAAAGACTGTGCGTTGATTTCAAAATATGCGGGTGGTATTGGGTTACATATTCACAATGTTCGCGCAACGGGTTCGCATATTCGAGGAACCAATGGTTCAAGTAATGGGATTGTACCCATGTTGCGAGTTTTCAATAATACAGCTCGTTATGTGGATCAAGGTGGGGGGCGCCGCAATGGGAGTTTTGCCATGTATTTAGAGCCATGGCATGGGGACGTATATGAGTTTCTGGAAATGCGAAAGAATCATGGTGACGAAGAATTAAAGGCGCGTGATTTGTTTTATGCGCTATGGATTCCTGACTTGTTTATGGAACGCGTGGAACAGGACAAGGAATGGACCCTGATGTGTCCGGATGAATGTCCCGGTCTGAGTGATGTTTGGGGTCCAAAATTTGTTGAGCTTTACACCCGTTATGAAAGTGAGAAGAAGGGTAAGAAAACAGTAAAGGCGCGCGATTTATGGTTTCATATATTGGATAGTCAAATGGAGACCGGAACACCATATATATTGTATAAGGACGCATGTAATCGCAAGTCCAATCAGCAAAATATTGGCACGATTAAGAGTTCAAACCTGTGTACGGAGATTATTGAGTATTCCGATAAAGATGAAACTGCCGTTTGCAATTTGGCAAGCATTGCATTGTCTTCTTTTGTGAAAAGGGACACGAAAACATTCGATTACGAACTTCTTCACAAAATTACAAAAATAGTGACGCGCAACTTAAATAATGTGATTGATATTAATTTTTATCCAACTACCAAAACCCGTCGTAGTAATTTGCGTCACCGACCAATTGGGCTGGGAGTCCAGGGTCTTGCTGATGTATTTGCCATGATGGATATACCGTTTCACAGTGAAGATGCATTGGAAATAAACAAATTTATATTTGAAACGATTTATCACGCTGCCATGGAAACATCGTATACTATTGCGCGCGAACGTCATGAAGATGAATCATGTGTGTATAATGAGTACGACCGTAAGAGTGATACTATATATAAAGGTGCGTATTCCAGTTTCGAAGGTTCGCCATTGTCACAAGGGAAATTCCAATTTGATTTATGGAATGTAGCACCAACGGATAGATACGACTGGAATACACTACGCCAGAACATTATGAAGTATGGTGTTCGCAATTCATTATTGGTGGCTCCAATGCCTACCGCGTCCACATCACAGATTTTGGGAAATAATGAGTGTTTTGAACCGTTTACGAGTAATATTTATAGTCGACGTACATTAGCAGGCGAGTTCATGATGGTAAACAGGCATATGATGCGCGATTTATTAGATGCTGGGTTATGGAATGAAGACCTGAAGAACATGATTATTGCAAACCGTGGAAGTATACAGTCATGTAGCTTCGTACCTGAAAAAATACGAAACAAGTATAAAACTGTATGGGAAATTCCGATGAAGCATATTATCCATATGGCACGTGATAGAGGTGCGTATATTTGCCAGAGCCAGAGTCTAAACCTATGGCAAGAAGACCCTAATTATAATTCACTTACATCTATGCACTTTTATAGCTGGAAACAAGGTCTAAAAACTGGAATATACTATTTGCGCCGTAAGGGAAAGCATCAAGCTCAGCAGTTCACAATTGATCCGTCAAAGCAAACTGAATCGTCGTCTTCGAACGATGAACCATGTGAAATGTGTTCTTCGTGAAGAATGGTATAAAGATTATTCATATTGTAATATATTGTCAAATGGAAAGCACATGTAAAATAGAAATCGGAACAGCCGAAACAACCGGAACATCTGGAACATCTGGAACATCTGGAACATCTGGAACAAACACAATTGAAGAAATCGAGTATAGTTACGAACGTTTAAACTTTATACGGGAGCAGATCGAAATGATGGCAAAGTCGAGTCAAATCGAAATATTACGTATGTTACAAGAAAACAGTAATGTTGTGCTGAGTGAAAATAATTACGGTACTTTTGTGAATTTGAGTGACCTTTCGCCTGTGATGATTTCACGCATGGAAACATACATTCATTATTGGAAAGACCAAGAAAATATGTTGTCAAACATGGAGACGAAGAAGGAGGCATACAAATCTAACTTTTTCGACATGGAAAGCATATAAAGCATTATTCACTAATAGTATATAGCTATATGAATCAAATACAAACAACAAAGAACAACAAAGTATCGGAACACAAAGTATCGGAACACAAATCGGCCGCATTTACAATGGCAGGTTCGTCGGATCGACAACAAAAAGAAGCTATGCATCTGATTCAGTCCTTACAGAATTACATGCTTACGAATAAACAAATGATAAAATGTATCAAGAATTGTATATTACCCGAACCGAAGAAACGCGACAACACCAAACCAAAACAGCAAGTATCGAGTCAAAAATTCATTGTTCCACACCAAAAGGACTCTTTGTTCTGGTTGTTTTATATGTTTTGGAAAGGGCTCGATACATATAAATTGTTGGGTTCGCATACCTATGCAGAAGAAAAGAAGTGTAAAATAGAATGTATCCAGCGCATTCGCAATAGTAAATCCCTGTTAAAACTACATCAATATAAAAAGTTGTCAACATGCGAGGACGAACTTTTGAATCAAGAAACAATCGGTCTCAAGACATTTTGCGCTTTATGTGTAATTGAAAATATACACATTCGAATTGTATTTCGTCATATGATATTTACTTTATTCCAAGATGATAATCACGAAGACATTCAATACACAATACATAGAGTCCAACAAGTGTATGGGTATGAAGCATATGACGTGACAACTATGGACGCCATAATGCCTTCAAAATACGAATTCACAAACATCGAGAAACCGTTGTATGCAATTGGTAATTACAGTTCGGGACAACTTTTGGAGATTGCGCCATTTTTCCACGTAGACATAAAGAATCAGTCTGGGAAAACAAAAACCAAGCAAAACATATATAATGAGGTATGTGAGTCAATACATACTCAAATGAATACTACTAGTGTGTGACGAACACACCATTAAATATTTTATAAAATTGATTTGTTTTTTAAAATATATAGAAATAAACTAATACTAGTATATATGGTCGAAAAGAATATAAAATCATCAACGAAACAGGCGAAAGGGTTTGCACCACTTATCGAATCGTTTAAGACGTATGAAAATACTGATACAGTTCATAAGGAACTCGAAGTACGTTTTCGCGCAATGCGTAAACCCTTTTCAAAATTGGATTACGACAGGTTAGCCCAATATTTATTGTCAAATCAGTTTCGTATGGGAAATCCAGATGGGACGCATATTTTGCGTATTCAGCAAGAATATACGCCGAAGACGCGATATTTTGCAAACATACGTACCGAAATAAATGGATTACATGATATACAAACATATTGTCGTACCAATCAAATCGAATCAGTTCGAAATAAGAATCATATTAAAAAAACGCACCCGGAAAATGCGGAAAAGAACCGTATTGAACCATATGACAATGACGACTTTGGGTTTCGTGCTGCATTTCAATTAGAACACGCAATGCATGAAAATACCCGTGTGATCGAAACACTTGAGAAGGAATGGTTATCGCACAAAAAAACATTTCGGTATTTGAATCGTGTCGAATTCGTTCACGAAATCTTGCCAATAATCTTTCATTTAACTATTGTCAAATCTTCCAGGCGTAGAGCAAAGAGCGCGCAATATGAAGCTGAATTCACCGTACAGAAAGCCGGGCTGTTTCAAAATGTAGAATCATATGAATTTGAAATGGAAGTTGTAAACGAAAAGATTTCTGCAATGGATGCAGTAACAATAGAAAAGACAATTAAACATGGTGTAAAACTTGCGCTATGTGGGATTCAAAATACACAATATCCTATTTCGTACAAAGAAATGGATTTGATATCAAAAGAATACCTAACATTGACACACAATGGAAAATTACCTCGCGAACAACGGGGAAAATATTATATGTTATACTCGAATGAATTTATTGGACCAAGTTCTTACACACTACAAATGTCAAATATTGTAAAACCATCGGCAGATATTACATCGCCCAATATTCGCAAGGGGTATACGGTTACTGAAAAGGCGGACGGAGAGCGTCGTTTATTATACGTATCCGAAAAGGGAAAATGCTATTTCATTGACACAAATATGAACGTACAATATATTGGTGCAAAAACAAAACGCGAGGGACTTTTCGGTACCATATTAGACGGTGAATACATAGAACATAATAAGAATGGTGAACCGATTATGTTATTTGTGTGTTTTGATGTGTATTATATTCACGGAGAGGACAAGCGTGCACTGCCTTTTGTTGATACAAAGGCGGGTAAGGAAGGGCGATTGCATTTGCTGGATAAAATAGTCAAAAAAGCAGACCTTGTTTATGAAACCATTACCGCCGAACATTCATTACGCATTGAAAAGAAGAACTTTTATTACAGTGATATATTCCAAGATTGTTCGCTACTTTTCAAGAAACAAACAAATGGCTTATTTGAATACAATATTGATGGACTTATATTTACGCCAATCCAAGAGCCTGTTCCTGGGGGTTCATCTCGAGTAACATGGGAACATAGTTTCAAATGGAAACCACCTGAATTCAATACAATCGACTTCTTGGTGAAATACGACACGCGCGAAGGTAAAGATGCCACTGACGTAAACTTTGTTGATGGTGCCGTTCGCGAATACAAGAAAATATTGTTGAAGTGCGGGTTTGATCGTAAGAAGCACGGCTATATACACCCAGCAGTGGATGTTTTGGAGGCTCAATATTCAAAACACGAGGCAAGGGACACAAATAATGGATACAGTCCGCAGCCATTTTACCCGACAAAACCATATGACAATGAAACCCATAAATGTCTACTGCCTTTGCGTAATGTGGGTGGTGAGCGTCGCATATACAGTGAAGAAGAAGAGTTAATTGAAGACAACACAATTGTCGAGTTTCGGTACGACACAGATGGCACAAAGTCGCATCAATGGGTCCCGTTACGAGTTCGTTATGATAAAACACGTGAATTGCGAAACGGGCACCGAAATTACGGTAACGCATATCATGTTGCAAACAGCAATTGGCAGTCGATTCATAACCCGATCACGCGCGAAATGTTATCTGCAAATGTGGATATTCCTGACATATTGGATGAAGATGATGATGTATATTACAATCGTTCCTCTAGAAATGACGATACACGTTCTTTGCGTGACTTCCACAATTTGGTGGTTAAGCGTAAACTGATTTTGAGTGTGTGTCAGCCCGGGGATACACTGATTGACTATGCTGTTGGAAAGGGTGGTGATTTCACAAAGTGGATCGACGCGAATCTTGGTTTTGTGTTTGGTATTGATAAATCACGCGATAATATTGAGAATTGGTTAGACGGTGCATATGCACGTTATTTGAACTATCGTAATTCACATAAATCGTTACCGGAAGTTGTTTTCGTGCCAGGTACAAGTGGAAAGCTCATTCGTTCAGGAGAAGCAATTGACGACCCCAAGTACAAGTTAATCAGCCGCGCTATGTTTGGTCAGGGCCCTAAAGATGCGAAACAACTTGGAAAGGGTGTAGTAAAACACTATGGTGTGGGTTCCGAAGGGTTTCAAATCAGTTCGTGTCAATTTGCAATCCATTATTTCTTCGAATCACGCTCCACATTAGAGAACTTTATTCAGAATGTTATTGACTGTACTAAAGTTGGAGGCTACTTTATTGGTACCTCATATGACGGAAATAAGATGTTTCAGTATTTACGAAACAAGGAAGTAAATGCGGGCGTAACATTAACGAGTCAAGATGGTAACAGAACAATGTGGGAGGTGACGAAACGCTATGACAATCAAGACTTTCGTCCGGATGCGTCTTCTGTTGGGTATCCGATTGATGTATATCAAATGTCAATTAATAAAACCTTTCGCGAGTTTCTAGTGAATTATGAATACTTGACTCGTGTAATGGAAGACCATGGATTCCAGCTGTTACAAAAAGAAGAGGCCCGTACTTTAGGCTTGCCTTCTGGTTCTGCAACGTTTGAAGAGTTGTATCTTCAACTGGAAGACGAAATCGAACGTAAAATTCAGAATGTCAACTCGATTGGTACCAGCTTACGGATGAGTCAAGAAGAAAAGACGATATCATTCTTAAACAGGTATTTTGTGTATAAGAAGATTCGTCACGACACAGTTCCGGTTACATTAAAAGGCGACTATGATGACTTGCTCGACAATGTAGATTTGAAAATACCCGAAGTACATTATAGTGAAAGCAATGGTGACGTAAAAGAAACACCCCCATCGAAGTCATCAAAATCATCGAACCCGTCAAAATCATCGAACCCAACGGCTGTTGATGATTTAAAAGGAAATGTTGTAATTGAGAATAAAAATTCCACTGTAGATTCAAAGAAATCAACCCCAAGATCGTTAAAGGCGACAAAAACGAAAACAACCCTTAAAATCAAATCGCGTAAAACCGATAAATAGATGCTAGGCATTGAGAGCTAGCTGTCTAGTCATGTTGGCAACAGTCCTAGCCGAAACGATATAAAAATAAAACGCCAATACAATTAAGAACTATATATGAGTTATTTTTTATTGCCTCGATTAAATAATCAACTTCAACATAAGATACAAATACAAACACAACAAGGACAGATCAACCCTCCGCTCGTGTCAGAAACATTATATTGTTATATGATGCAATCTTTGTCGCGACGCTTCCGAGAACAAGAAGAGTTTAAATTTGCATTACCTTACGTTTTTCCATATTACGAACTTTTCAAGACGCATTCTTCCATTTATTATATGATTCATGAATTACATACTATGGTTCAAGTGTTTGATGGACTTCGTCCAAATGCCACAATAGGATGTTTTACGGAATCTATAAATGATACATATTATGCATGTAAGTCTGTGATTAAGATGCCGTTTCGTTTTCATTCTTTACTTCATGAAACAGACGAGGACTTACACACACAAATACATCGTCAACCAAGCGAACATTTTATAGACCGTGTTGAGAGTATATTTCGGTGCGACGACACCATGCGCTCCTCTATGGATTGTATCATAACAAGAATAACAGATTCATTTATAGACAAATATACACAACATAATTATTCAAAAAGGGATATATGGCTACTCTATTTTGCGTATTGCCTGTTTCTCCAAAAACAGGGTGGTTCATTAATAATGAATATTGACGAAACATGTACCCAACTGTCTGTCGATGTACTTTACATATTGAGTTCGTTGTATGAACGGGTTTATATAATTAAACCGAATTCAAGCGAACCACATGATACCGAGAAGATAATCGTTTGTAAGCAGTTTAAGAACGTCCAGGTTCCGTTTTTCTTCATGAATTATTGCCTTGAAACATTAAACGTAATTCAAAACAAGCCATTTGGTTATACAGTTTCACGCTTGCTAAACATTACAGAGCCCCTTTATTTTACCTCGCGACTTGAAGAGTGTAACGCAATCATGGGACAGTTATTCCTGGATACATATATGACAATTCGTTATGTGTATGTGAATCGTAACCGACAAGAACGATTGACCTTGTTGGCACGGAAAAATACCCAGCGACTAACGTATTGGCTGTTACAAAATAATGTCAAGCAAATAAACGAGCCAAGTAATATTCGCAATGGTGTAGCATGTGATACAAATGATATGATTTTAGACGGGCTTGTTACCGGAGTTGTTACCGAGGATGTTACCGAGGATGTTACCGAGGATGTTACCGGAGATATTGATGAATTACTGACTAGTGATAATGTTTATACTACAGACGAAATTGGAAGAGACGAAAGATTCCAGTCAAATTCATACGATGAATGTAAGTCATACAAATCAAAATTGGTTATATCAAGGTCTTTACCTGATGATCGTACTCCGCTAGATGATTTGAATCGCGCGAAAAACATGAAAACCATGAAAAACAAACATAAGAATCCAGAAAAGAAGATAATAGGTATATTACAGAGACCGTCACAAACAACCGAGTCCGGTAAATAAGATTTGAATGTAAATAGAACCATACGAGAACAAATATTATAAGCATATTGTATATGTCTGATTTTTTCAAAGATATAGAGGAAGATGTAGGAGGGGTGGAGAAGAAATTATTAGGCCCTAGCTACCCATATTATAAAAACGTCAAGGCACCCGGAGAAATGGGTATGAGTTCCCGCGGCACGTTAAGTACAGCAGCAAAAGATGTTGCCGGGCTTATTAATTATGCAGAAGTGCTGGTAAGTGGAGATTCAAATGCCTCAAAATCGGGAGGTCCAATGGGAAACAAGTTTTTTTTGAATACAGGAGGGCAATGTAAAGATAAAGTAAGTGGAAACCTTGTAGATCGATATGTTTATATTAACAATGTTCCCGATGGAAATATTCCTTTCATTTCGGATCTAGGGATTGGAGACATATCAGAGTTGCGGGGTCTTATTCCCGGAGCATTTGGTAATCTGAATGCATTGAACCCGATGAAAATACTGCAGTCCTTTACAACCGCACCTGAACCGGAATGCCAGAAACTTACTTTAGAAACGATTGACTCGGATAACAATGTTGGTTCTGAGACACAGTATGTTGCAACAGTCGATATTAAAGACATGGACGCATGTTGGTTTGATGACAATGTGAATCCAGCCACAAATGACACATGTAAAGAATCATACGGAAACATTGGCGACATGCAAGATATTGAGAAATTGTCGGCACCCGAAGTATTGTTTTATTCTGGAGTCGGATTGGGAATTGTATATGGACTGTTTCGTGGTATGAGGTACATGAAACTACGGTAAAGTTGGCGCGACATAGATAAATACTGATTATATTCTTGAAGATTTAATATTACAATATAGTAACTATGCAGGCTCCAATGCAAGAAGCGCAAGAAAAGAAGCCATCAATGAAAAAACAATTAGAACAAACAAAAGAGGTAATCACCAAAAACAACGATAAGCTTGTGCGAAGCAGTTTTTTCGTCACGTATGCATTTTTAATCACAACAGGTACGATTACATTCATAGAGGCATTACGGACAAAAGACTATCGTATTCGAAATATATTAAATCTTGAAACGTGTATTTCCGTTGTTGCTGCATATTTTTATGGGCGCTTTGTGAGTGATATTGACGAGAAAGGGGTCCGGTATGATAAGATTAATGTAACACGATACACAGATTGGGCAATAACAACTCCTATTATGTTGTTGGTGTTGTGTCTAGCACTTTTATATAACACCAAAGGTGGTGCACTTCCATTCTTCTCTTTTATTTGGATTCTCTTTTTAAATTATGGTATGTTGAGTTGTGGGTATTTGGGCGAAACAAATCGACTAGATAAACGTTGGGCGAACGTATTTGGATTCCTATTTTTTATTGTGATGTATGGGTTTATTTATATGAGACTCGTGCTACCCAAATATAATAGTGACAACCAGTTACTTTTCTGGACGTTTGTAATATTGTGGGCGATGTATGGTGTAATTTATGAATTGGGTCATCGTGTACGAAACATTGGATATAACGTGTTGGATTTATTTTCAAAGTGTTTTGTGGGTATATTCTTCTGGGCCTATTTTTCTCGTGTGTTTCGCATTGATTGATAATTTGTGAATCATCAGAACTTTACACTATCTAAAATTGTAATATCAAACAGTTGATTGATATTACATAGTTTTCGGATGTATTTATTTCTTAAGAGTTGTATTCTTTGTCTTACGGCAATATGTACGTTTTTTTCCCTTGGTGAATTTGCATTGAGCTTTTGTGGCACATTTATACGGTTTTGCACCACGGCATGTGGAGTTTTTTACACGCTTGCGATACAAACGACGTTTTGCTAATGCTGCTGCGCGTTGACTTCTTGTTTGTGCCATAATATACATTATAAAAATATTATAAAAATATTATAAAAATATTATAAAAATATTATAAAATTTTGTAGACTATTTTGATACACGATGCTACCGTGCGTTTTTGGTGATCTTTGTGATGGTATTGTGATCATACGAGTTTGGGTGCGTGACCGACACCCATAAATCGTGGACGAGATGCCAAATACTCTTTTACTCCAGGTAAGGATTCCATACGTTTGATCCATGATTTCAAGTTGGGGAATTTGTTGAATTTCTTATTGTCAACAAGCAAAATCTGCTGGAAATAGTGAAGAACAGTGAAATCTCCAAATGAGGGCTCATTTGATGCACCGGGGAAAAATGCTCTTGACCCAAGCGAACGACTCAGATTGGCAAGCTTTGTATTTGCATTGGGTCCATCGTCTTCGTTTCCTTCGAAGAAATCTTTTACAGCGGCTTTGAATTCTGCACCAGTAAGGTCATTACATATAGGATTGATGCGACCAAGTTCCTCACCGGTCTGTGCGGTTTGATCGGCAAATGCTTCTTCGATGTGGTTCTCGGATACTAGCTTGAACTTTTTTGCTAGGTATTTCTGGATTGCGTATGACTGTGCTAATCCAGTACCATCGTCCAAAATAAGGACAGGTAGTTGACTAAAAGGTGTGAGCTTTCTTCCTGCGGGCCACTCCGTCTTTAACACCACATCTGGGGGGAGTTGCTCTACGGCTACATTTCTGTAGGCGCACATAAGAAGAATAGCCTCACTTCTTGCCCTAAATTCGGGAAAGTAAATCAACCTAACTTTGGTCTCCGGTTTGAATTTTTGTATGGCGGACTTGTACGAGAATTTTGTGGAAACAGGGTGACAATTTGAACGTGTTTTGTTACAATGTGATCTGTTTCGGCGAGTCATGTTTCTTACATCGATTGAAGCACGGTGAGACTTGGTATGTGTCATTATATATTGTTGTAAGAAAATTAGTATTGTAAAATATAATTTGTTATTTTACTATATTTTATTGTATTTTTATTGTATTATACTAGTGGTGCTGTGTCTGTAGTGATATTACCTGCTAATGAGTTTCCTTGATCTTTAATCGAATTTGATAGCGAATTGATATCTTTTGTGTTTTGAGTTATAGTAAGGTTTTTACGTCCATCAAATGGGTTCTCGACCTTATTTATTGTCTTTTGTATATTATCCAACCGTTTTTTGTTATACAATACGGCTTGGACGCACGCATTATTTAAATTCGGAGTGTCCGAGGTGTCTGAGTTTGTCATTGATTCAATGTCTCTTGTAGCAAGCACGCTAGATACGGATGTCACAAGATGACAACCAACAATAATCGTAAATATAATAATCAATATTCGTACTAAATATACGTACATATACATCATAATGATAATAAATTGTCATTGGTGACAAATTATTTTTTGCATGTATAGTTTGCATGTATTTATTATTTGGTTTCAATGATGGCGTTTGTTTTCAGGTCATATACATTCGTTTGTTCTTTACGAACGCCGTTGATTATTTCTGTTTTCGTTTCAATTTTCTTCCCGTCTATAATTCGAATTGATGTATGAGAACTGTACGAGCCGTTTTTAGGAATACCAATATGGATTTTGATATTTTGTCTTGGTTGTCCGGATACATTCGTAAATATTTTTGTTTCGTGGCTGTTGAAGAACTCTTGAAACAAAGACGCGGGGTCTTTGAAGAATGTGGCATTGAAAGAATTGTTGAACGGTGTGGAGAAGCCTTGTGTGTGTTGAAATTGTGGACCTTGGAACTTTGGGTGATTTATTCTATCGTAGTTTTCTGTCAACACTTGGTATGCTTCTGATATTGATTTAAATTTTTCTGTTGCACTTGGGTCCGAATTTTTATCCGGGTGATACTTGATTGCCAATTTACGATATGCTTTTTTAATTGTATCTAATGAAGCGTCTGTTGGAATATCAAGTTCCCGAAAGTGTTTTTCCATAATACAATGAGTACCCATTATTTTTTCGGTTGTATTACACAGTCTGGGATGAATCACACGCTCTACCACCAATTACTAGGATGATGAATTACAGTTTGTTTGCATTTGTTGTATTTGACCTTGTAAACTTTTGATGTTTGTTGTGTTTGTATCGATTTGTGAATATAAGTTCTTACACTCTAGAATGGTAGGGTCACTACATTTTACGTCATTTAGTTGGTTTTCCAAATCATCTATTTGCTTGGTTTGCGACTTTACCTCATTTGAAGTGCATTCTTGTAAGAAGTCTGTGTTGGTATCATCCAAATTGGTTGCTCCTTCTTTTATGACGTCGTTCTGTGAATCGGAATAATATAATACCCATGATAATACTAGAAATACACAAAAGAATCCTGTAAATATATGAATAAAATTGGATTGTAATAAATTATATAATTGTGTCATTACGCTATATTAGTCCTCTCGAAAAGAAAATTGCACGCGCGATGTAAAATAATTTCTCAAGAATGTATACATGACTATAGATCAAACACGTTTGAAAAATGCAAGAAGAGGTAACTTGTATCCAATTACAAATAACAAAAAATACTATACCCGTCACGAGGAACTCTTAAAAGCACGTTCGAAAACATATTCTCAGAACCAATTTGCATATAAGATTTCCGGCGTCGACCAGGCCCACGGTTCGCCAGCTGCAGTTGGAAACACGTATCATAATCAAAATGGGTGTTGTACGACTGGAAATACAAACTTGAAACCGTCGAATTGGCAATATGGAGTTCAAGGGGCTATTTCGAACGGACAGCGTCTCATGAATTTGCGATACCAAAATACAAAACGTTAATTCAAACATTTACAATTGATGTTTTGTTTTATTTGGTGACTTGATTGTTTGACTGTGTCTAGCGAAAATCAAACTTACATGCGACGATATATTTCAAAGGCAACAATCCCGCCCAGAATCTGTGCTAATACATATGGAAGCAGTTCGTTGCGAGGGAGTTTTCCAGCAGCTGTCATCATAACAGAAACGGCTGGATTGTAATGACCTCCTGAAATTGAACCACCTAAGATAATTGCAATCGCAAGAGCAGCCCCTATTGCGAGCGGGTCCAATGTCGCAATAATCACGTACAAGAAAAAACACGTTCCAACAAATTCGACTAAATATGAGTTCATATAGAATATAATAACATAATAAATCGCACATTCAAGAAAACTGTAAATAAATATTCGCGAAATTTTACTGAATTCTATATGAAATAATAAAACGGAGGAGTAGACACATAGTGAAATACACACAATATTAGGTTAGCTTAAGGGGTTGAAGATTTCTCTGCAGCATAAATGGGATTGTATGCCTTTTGTTTCAAGTAACGTGTAAAGAGTGAGGAATCATACACATAACGCACATTTGTAGCAGAAATAGGGACACCTTGATCGTCTACACCGTTCATGTTACTGTCGCGTTTGTGATTTATACCACCTGTGTAAAACAGGTTACATAATGGATTGGGACCCTTTGCACGGACATTCTGACGAGACAAAAAATCGCCAGCATTTTGTGTGCGACGGAATCCTCCTATAACTGGATTCTTTCCGTTGAAACTTCCCGTGAAATTACCGTTCCATGCATCTCTTAAGATAGAACGAGTGCGGGCACGAGCGCTTTGAGAACCATATATGCTTGCATTACTTTTATCCATAATATATACTAAACCAATATTTTTTATTATGCGTTTCTATTATTTGCTGTAATTATTGTTGAGCGACACTCCGGACATCGGTTTCCTGACGAGCGGTTATGCGACAGATTTTGAAACATGCACGCGTTACACATTCTATGTCCGCATTGTAGTACAATATATCCAGTGTCCTGTATGTCTTCAATACAAATAGGGCACGTGTATTGTTGAGTATGTAGACTGTTCTGTATTTCAGATAGTGACTCTTCTAATGTATGAAATCTCTCGAGGATGTCTGGGGAAACCTTTTTTACATTTTCGCGTTTTTCTTCGTTGGGGTAAAATCTCTTGTTCCTGAAAATAGTTTCGTCAATGGTGTGTCGAGAGATTTCACATTCTCGGTCGGTAGCAATAAGTTTATAAATAGAAGGTGATGGATAAGAAGATAAATACGATGGTGCTATATCCTGCTTCAGGAAGCGAGTTACCTCTGAATTATCCATGATCTTTTGGATATGAGGTTCATATTCAAACTTTGTCATATTATAATGAAGAAAGTCTAAGTATGATACCAATATGTGAATGCTATAGTATATATTTACTACGACAAATACAGACAAAATCAATTTTTTCATATGCATTGAAGCATACCACATGTTCCACAAGAATAATAAAACGCAAATACACTATTCACACTAATCAAACTAACCAAACTAATCAAACTAATCAAACTAATCAAACGAATTACGGTATTCTATTGAAACAATACTACCCGAGCTATCGATTCCGGTAACGTATTGCGCCCATTGTAACCGTTTGGAAGAAGGTGATGTCGATCGTGAAGATACCTTAGAAGAGAAAAACGACATTACACGCGGTAATTTCATATATAAAAATGATGACTTGTGCGTTGATTTTAAACACGAAGAAAGCCGGTCTGTTCTTGGTGTATTTATAGCGCTTTCGAGATTAGTATGAGATACAGCTCCGGCATCGTGTGAATATTTTACACCACTCTTGTGTTTCGTCATCGTGTTTTTGGGTTTCTTATGATATTGTTTCTTATGGTCTTGTTTTTTGTGTATATGATATAAATATAAATATGCGCTCTCGTACGGCATATAATATTACTATCTTGTAAGATTATTATGTCACATTATTGCGGGAATAATGTGATATTATGTGATATTGCGATCGATTGAATATTTCAATTGGATATTTTCATAGTACAGTTATTATACAAATAAAAATAGTCCATCGTGCCAACACGCCAGTGTATCTAATCATTACTGAGATTGAAGTTTTGAAATTACATACTGATTCCAGCCTAATCGTACAAGCATCTGTAGCTCACGCATAGTTACCCCATAGCTTGCACCACTATGCAACTGACCCGAACGAGTCTTCATCAATTCTTCTGTAATAAGTCCTCGTATAGGCGATGGCGGTGAAAACATATACCCACTTTCACCCGGGTCTTTTTTCATCTCATCCATTCCACCTTCTACTTTATTCATGGACTCGTAAGCGTCCTGAATCATAAGACGCTCACTTTCATTCGTAATAAACGTGAAATCCCCTTCTAGATACACCAACTCCATATAGGTTATACTATTTTTATATTTAAGTATTTTCAGTTTCACCTATAGTTCAGTCGTCGCGTTTGTCGTCAACCGAATTATCCATATTTTGCGACGGCTCCTCATACAGCGTGTGTTTAGAACCGATCCAAATACTGTTTACAGGATCATTTGAACGTTTTACCACATTGTGAAAGTTGTTTTTTTGCATGGTTTCGCTCATGTTCCCGTTATAATACTGATAAATATGTGGTTCCGTCACCTCAAAAGCCCATTTGCGAAACTGACTCAATGCAACACGGTCCTGTAAAACCGCCGGGTCTAAATCGACAACCGCCAATACCCCATTCGGTTTCAAAATACGATACATTTCGCGTAATATGCGGTCGGTCGCATCACGCGGTACTTCGTGAAAAAAGAAATTACACACAATTAAGTCAAATGTCTTTTCTGAGAACTGTGTTTCTTCGGCATTTTGGTGTACGTAGGTAATATCATATTTATTTTTATTTGCACGAAACGATGAAACCGCAACGAAATACGGACTTAAGTCTAACCCATAAATGCGTTCTGCTTTTGGAAATCCTCGTGATAAATATTCGGTTGATATTCCAACTGAAGATCCGACGTCCAAAATAGTAATAATATTGTCAAAACTATTAGTCGTATCATTATTAATACAATTATTGTGTTCTCGATTCAAATACGATATTACGTTTTTTGTAATATTATTACGAACCCATTGTTCGGAGTCTTGAGCGCATACATTTTTCCAATAATTCGCACACATGGTTAAACTTGCCGCCTCACCTTCTTCTGCTGCCCGCCAATTCATATTGCCTGTATCATATCCATGGAACGGCTGTAAAAAATATTCGGGATAGACAATACTTAGATTCTCAAGTTGCGTTTTCCATTCAAGGAGTGAAGCAACATTACGTGGTTCGCGGTACTTATTACTTAATTCTTCCCAAGGAATACCGGCTACAACAGCGCGACGAATAAACCATTTACGTGCTTCTTCCTTCAATGGACTGCTTACAATGTTCCACAATGTTGGGGGTAACTCCTTTTTGCGACTCATACACAAATCTTTACAGTGGCGTGTATTCCTATTCGGCATAACCTCAGTACTAGGTCTAGTCCAGTGTCCTTGAAATAAAAACGTGTCAACTGATTTATTAATAAAAAACAAAACAAATCCGACCTGCTGCAAGCGATAGAACACCATTTATATAAGATAGTATTGTGACTTTATGTTTATTTACACTATGATATGATATGATATGATATGATATGATATTGTACCTCGTATCTTGTTATATTGTGTAATTTTACTGTGTTGTTTCATTCATGAATATAGAATGGAAACCACTCGGTATGCGATATGGTATTGGGATCATTTCCATTTCGTTAGTAAAGACGTCGATTAATGAAATAAAGTTTACATTTCCTTCATGTGACTGGATAAAAGTGAGTAACCATTCACGTCCTCTAATAGTGACAATTTGTGGTTCTGAGTTCCCATAGATGCCTTCTGGAAATTGAAATACACAAGGTATCGCGCTTTGAAAATGTGTCGTGTCAATTGCCATATATCCTTGAATATTTCCACTGGACGCATTAAAAATACAGCAATATACACGATCTGGATTAACTGAGGACTGAAGGGGGAAATCCAAATTATATTCGTACGATATTGATGGGAGGTTTTCAACATATGGATTTGTAAGAATTGATGTTTCTTGTGTAAACCTATGCAATACTATTTTTCGGAGTCTTATATTCCCCCGTATTTTGTGCTCTGGATTATCCAAGTGAATAAAATCATCCATATATAAGTTTTCCATGACACAAGCGTGTGTAATAAATGCAAATGACGTTTCTTGACTACAAATAAAATGAAAAATGAAAAAGTTCTCGTAAAAAGAAAACCATTGCGGTTCTTCTGGTGTATCCAAATCTAGAATACCAAATCGCGTGCGCCCGTGTTTCTTATCAAAATATAATGGCAACTCTTTCTGTAAAATACGACCAGGGTCATATTTCAATGGCATGTCTGGAATAATCATGTACCTTCCCGTAAATCCAACATCGTGGACGATACCATTATTTCGTAGTTTAACAACAGTTCGTTCAATCAGGTCCATTGAACTGTTGAATTTATTACAATAGAATCGCCCCTGAGAAAAATCATGGTTGTTATAACCGTACATATAGATGGATTTATTATCTTTGCTTATTTTTGGGTGAGCTGTAGTACTATGTAACAATGTATGGTTCATTCGATGTAGTGTATGGATACTGTAGTTTTTTTGGTCTATTGCAATCTCGTATGGCATGTCACTTTCATGTAACGCATATGTACTATTTTGCCATGACATTAATGCTGTGTTTGCGGTACCTTTTGCTGGAGGTAAAAACCCAAGCGCTTCCATAACAGAATAGCGCAATATTTCCAATACTCCACGTAGTCCCCGTAACTCGCCAAGCTGTAAATACATTTTTCGTTTCCATTTGCGTTCTACTTTAAATCGTCGTGTTTTTATCCATTTATTACGATAATGAATCCACGAGTTATTGAAAAACACACCATGTATCATGCCATCGCCATCAAACAGATGATATCCATGAGATGATGGGAATTGAGGGTTGGACCCAATTTGCGCGTAGAATCCACCCAACTCCGAGAATAAACTATTATTGTGTCGATATGAATATTGGACTTCATGTGTTACAGGTTTAAAAGAACCTCCTAGATAGAATTGTTGTCTATTTGCCATTGTGTCAGGTTCCTTTTGCTTTTTATTTATGAAAGGAAGTTTTCTATTTGTTTGGAACTGTTCTATACGACTCCATCGCGAAAACATAGATCCAATTGTGAAGAATGACAACGTTTCGACATTTACAAATATGAATATACATAAACTACGCATATTCATATACAATATATTACTCTATTATGATTTTTACGTGATGAACCCAAGTATATTTTTAGAATTATCCAAATTTCACTCTCCATACTTTCCATAAACTATAATTAATGTTGATTGGGTTTATGAAACGTGTAATATAAGTCATTAGAACGAATGCAAAAAAGATGACACTATAACGAATATTATAAAAGATGAGAACAAATCCCAACAAAAACAAAAAGTAATAGACTAATTGAGCCGTAATAAAAATACGTTCTATTGACTTCTTACATTGTAAGCCAGTATCATAGTCATCATGGTAAAGCTGATAAAAAACCATTCCGTCATTTCCCGCGGGTTCAAAATAATACTCATAAAAGTCGCGCGCGTTATACATACGACAAATAGATGTCATTACGGGCTGAGGAAGAAGATACAAAACAGGCAAATATGTATGACACTTGAACGAATAATATGGTTTAAAATCAAGTTGCTTTTTTGTTCCAACATCCCATTCCCCGGTTTCATAAAGTTTATTAATCGACTTAATGAGTGTTTCGTTGCGAGTAGATTTTAAATAAGAGCCTCCTCGCGCCGGACGTAAACTTACTTCGATAATAAAGTCATCACGCGACTGAATATTCACGATTCCGGTATATCCACTCATATGCGATCGTACCCATTTGTCAATCTTAGGCGATGTTTTTGATTTCGAGTCAATATATTTCCATACTTCAACAAACCCAATCTGTTCTTCAGAATACATATACGTAATTTGATATACAACTCTTCCATTTACCAATATGTAATCAGTCATAGACTCACGACCATCAATGAAAGAAGACCACATCATACCTTTAATATGACTGTATCTCTCGGCATCTTCATATGAGTTAATTTTGTAGCAATTCTTACTGGATGATGTCGTATTCCCCCAACGTGGCTTAATAAAAATAGGAAATTTATTCACATTACGCGATTCTAGTAATTCTTCCAATGTTCCAGATTCTAACCCTTGATTATTTGCCACCCATAGTTTATCATATACATATCTATAATCAGGATTCTGTTCGTATGCATATTTATCAAATACATGTACGTTTGATGTAAAAATAGTTCGGTAAGGATCGGCATAAGGATTGTATAATCCAAGCGACCGAGACCATACACCATCATATTTTACTAATTTTCTATAAATATTGGTAATAACATCCATACAATATCGATAGATAAAAACAAACAAAAATGTTTCAATTGTATCATTCCGTTTTGGTGTAATTCACATAATGATTCATATTATTAGTTTAGTAATATGAATTTTTCATGTATTCACTCTAATTTTCTTGTAAAAATGAGTGTAGTTCGTCAACATGCTTAATTGGAGTATGCGAGACCTCCCATACCACTCATCACACGGAGCACATTGTAGTTGGTGGCGTAGACACGGACCTTGGCAGTGTTGGTACCACTGACTGTGGCGTTGGAAAGAACAAGCTGAAGGGTGGCGTTATCAATGCGGGAGAAATTGCATGTACCAGAGGGCTGGTGCTCCTCGGGGCGAAGGGAGAAGCTGTAGACGTTGATACCACTGTCGGGGGCACGTGTGTGGCACTGGTAGGGTTGAACCTGGTCGAAGTAGGTACCCTCACGCTCGCTGAAGCGGTCCTGACCGTTGAGTTGAAGCTTGGCAACAACAACAGGGTTAAGACCCCAGCAATGCATGTCAAGGGAAGCCTCGGAAAGCACGAATGTACCGGCATCGGAGACACCAGAGTCCATGATGTTGGCAATGTCGTTGGCGTTGGGGTCCTGGAAGGCACCATCGGCGGCAATCACACCATTCTCACCGGCTGTGGCTGTGGGGCCACCGAAGGCAAGGACGGAGTTGGGAAGAGCATCAACGGCATCAGTGTAGTTAAATGGCTGGGCGCCAAGAACCTTGTAGAGAAGCTCACCACCCTGGTAGGAGGCACAGTAATCAACATTGGCATCGGGCTGGACGACCCAGATAAGTTCCTTACAGGGATGGTTAAAGTTGAGCTTGATCTTGTTGGAAGAAGAACCGACAGACTCATCACCGGTGAACTGGAGCTGTTCGATGAGGTACTCATGGGGGTTCTGGGCCATTCTGCGACGCTCATCGGTATCTAAAAAGACGTAGTCAACGTAAAGAGAGGCGGCAACAAGAGATTGGTTGTAAGCAGCTGTGGATTGCTGGTTACCATCGGAGGCGCTAAGGGAGTTCATGGCCCACAAGCACTCATCAATGGGACGAAGATCAAGGTTGATCTTGACTTCGTGGTACTGAAGGGCAATAAGGGGAAGGGCAAGACCGGGGTTACGGCAGTACCAGAACTGAAGAGGAATGTAAAGTGTTGTCTCGGGAAGAGCATTACGGGGGGCACACACATTGACGGGTGCCTCACCACCACAGGGTCCGTTGATGTCGGCAAATGTGGGGTCAGTGATGAATGTAAGCTGACTGGTGTTACCAATCATCTTCCAGTATCCACGCTGTTGCTCGCTGGAAAGTGTAAGCTGGTTCCAGATCTGCATCCAGTCACCGTATTGACGGTCGATGCGCTGACCACCAATCTCAACCTCAACTTGGCTGATAAGCTGGTGACCGGGGAAATCTAACCAACGGGCAAAGCACTGGCCGTTGGCACCCATAGATTGGTTGATCTCGGGAAGAGTAACCTGAAGGTATGTAGAGTAGGCAAGATCACCATTGCGGCTGATCGTGCATGTAACACGGCGTCCGAAATCGGCCTGACCGTTGAATGTTTGTTCGATGGATTCAATTGCAAAAGCAGTATATCTGCGGTATGTAACCTTCCAGAAAGTAATTTGAGGATTACCTGTAAGGTAAACATCTTGAGCACCATAGGCAACGAGTTGCATAAGACCACCAGCCATTTTATAATATTGCTAAAGATAAAAAAATTCTGAATTTGGTTTTAATTCATATTTAATTCTTTATCTATGAACCAGTAATTTCATCTGTAATATGTGTAATTATAATATAGTGCTCGATACACGATTACAATTTATGATTCGATTTACACATGCTATAATTATGGAGCACTAGAGCGACGCATCAATATGTTTGACTAGAAACTCTTGTAAATATTCGCGATGAAAGACCTCTTTTTTATTTTCGTGTTTTTTCCTAAAAATGTATGTATCATCTTCTTTGAAAACGGTCCATCCGTCTTCGATTGCATTCATAATAAAGGTCATAACTCTATGATTATATGTGTGAGTAGTCTTATCATTTTCTTGTGTATATAATTTCATCGACTTATGCTAGAATACACCAATATTTTCATGTTGAGATTTTTCCTTATTAGTCGAATTTTATTCTTGCGTCTTCAAAGGTGTATACACCATAACAATATAAACGTTAAATTTGAATAATTTTAAAGACACACAATGCCGTCGTTCAAACCGAAAGTAAATAAAAAAATTTCGGTAGATTCGAAAGATATCATGACGTTGGATAAAAAACATCGTGAAATTTGCGAATCATTTCAGCAGGAGAACTCGTGCGAAATACCGGACCTACACTCAAAAATGCGGTCATTGAAATTGCGATTAAAACGTAAAATATCAGTGGAAGAACGATTGGACGTCGAAGATAAACTGAAAAGCTACAAAAGCAAAATTAAGCTAAAGAAACAAAACCAAAAGGACTACTATTTAAAAAACGGCCAATATATATTCGATTATTTCGAAGGGAAGAAAAACATAAACACAAATGAGGGGAAAACAACAATTTTACATAGTTTTTTCAAAATAGAAAACGACACCCAGGACACTAAAAAGGAGCAAAGTGTCGTTTCATCTTATTTGTCAAGTGTTGACGAACGCTTTATTGACGTAAACAATTTTATTGTATCTGAAGATATATGCCGGTTTTGTAATCAAGGTGAAATGATCCCAGTTGACGACGAAGGAATATTAGTTTGTAATAAATGTTCTCGTCAAATACCGTTTTTGATTGAAAATGATAAGCCTTCATATAAAGAACCACCCAAGGAAGTATGTTTCTATGCATATAAGCGTATTAATCATTTTCGTGAAATTCTGGCGCAGTTTCAGGCAAAAGAAAGCACGCAAATTCCCGATAAAGTGATTCAAGATATCAAAGACCAAATAAAGAAAGAACGTATTGACCTAAAACAAATCACCAATGTGAAAGCAAAAGAAATATTGAAGAAACTAGGGCACAACAAATACTACGAACATATTCCATTTATTAAAGATATGATCGGCATTAAACCACCTGTTATGTCGCCAGAACTCGAAGATACACTTTGTAATTTATTTATGGAAATACAAGCTCCGTACGCAAAGTTCTGTCCTGATGATCGCGTGAATTTTTTGAATTACTATTATACAGTATACAAGTTGTGTGAATTACTAGACCAAGTACAATTTCTACCGTATTTTCCCATGTTGAAAGACCGGGAAAAACGCATCGAACAAGATGTAATATGGAAACAGATTTGTGACGAACTTGATTGGGAATTCATTCCTACCATATGATTTCCAACTTCGGTGTCCGTTCACCCAGAATACATGTGACAAAAAATACTTAAACAAACACACAACTATAATATGCAGCACATATAGCTCAGTTTGGTTAGAGCATTGGTCTTATGAGCCAAAGGTCTTGGGTTCGAGCCCCAATTTGTGCAGACGAAGGAAATACAACTTGATTTCGACAATACAGCTTGATTTCGACAATACAGCTTGATTATCTCAAGTAACTCTTCATTCTCAATTTTGTGTATATATTTTCAGGTTTTACTTTATCAAATTGTTTTTCTACATTTTTTTCTAATTATTGAAAGCTCATTTCATTTCTATATTTACCAATATCTATTACACATTATATTTCGATATATGGTTCAGCATATTCACTAATAATATTTTGCAAATCTCCAACAAGACGTTCATGACATGATTCGTGTATTGAGTCATGAACCATAGGTTCCTCGACACATACACGTGTAATAATATCAGATACCGCTGTATAATATAGTGTTTCAATGTTATTGACACATACTTGAACGGAATATCTTATAATATTATCTTTCGTCTTCACGATCTCGATTAGTTTGCCTTCAATATATTGTTCGCTATCTTTCGTATATATTCGCGCTGGTCTACCAAAGTATTTCTGAAAATCTTTCATTTTTGGCTGCCACATTATATTCTATGTTTTCTTATATGTTTACTAGAACACATAGATTAATATCAATTTTATTGGAGTTACCGAGTTTTATCGTCTATTAGTCGACTTCATCGATTTGTGGTTCAATGTATTTATTGAACGCCCTTTCATTCTCTTCGGGTATCGATTCTGTATTTCTGCGTGTATTTTGTTGAAATAGACAAGACTCACCCTCATCATCCAATGTCATCAAAGCCAACGCTGAGTAATTGTGGAGATCTAATAAAGTATCCTTGAGTGATTCGTCTTCTACAAGGTTAATCCCTGTTTTACTTACTTGTAATAAGCGTTGGATTTTATCTCCTATTCTGACTAATACGCCGATTGTTCCATATGTAGCAAATGAGTCGCCATAATCAGTGTTCTTCTTTTTGAATACTGATAATGCACTTGCATGGATCTGTTGCATTTGTTGGACTCTATCCATATAGTATTGTATAAGTTTTATTTTTGATTCAATTCACGAACATAAGCATTATTCAGTACCACCCTTACTATCTTGTCTTAACCCTAGCTAATACAATGCCGATATAAATATAATCACAACCACAAAAAGTACCGCGTCGCTTATATAAAGCATTAGATAGTTATACTACCTATCTATTTTTATTATTTAGGTTTAGATTTATTCCGTTTCTGTTGGAGGTATCTGGATATTACGTTCTTCAAACATACGGTTACGTGTACTCAATAAATATGAGAACGCGGTTGTATATGCTGCTATAAAACACAACTCAACTATCATGTAGTATCAAAATAAAAAATATTGAAAGTGTTTACGTGTAAAGTAAATTAAGGCGATATAGGTAATATATACATAAACTCGTGTTATGGACAATACCGTATACGAGAATAATTATTCAATCATTGTCGAACCTAAATATGGAATAACCCGGAATTCAACAAAAGATAAAGACATTACAAATAATATCAAAGAACCACATTCCTTCTCAATCGACTCTGGTGACCGGTTAGACATGACAAAATACGATACTTACAGTATAGATCCTGCTGGCTGTAAAGATGCAGATGATGCATTTTCCGTTTTTACAGAAAATGAAAAACTATTTCTTGCAATTCATATTGCCGACCCGACTGAATATATAGAATTACATTCAGAATTGTGGAAAGACATTGTAGATAAGACCACCACTAAATATCCATCAAATAGAGCGCCAATACACATGATGCCAGCACAAGTATTAGAACTCTCTAGTTTACAAGGCGATGAATTCGGCAACGAAAAAAACGCAATAACCGTACTAACAGAAATCAACACTACAAGTTACGAACCAATAAATGAAATCAAATTGCTGTTTACAAGAATATTCGTAAAAAGAGAAAACGCATTTAGTTATACCAACGCATCAAACATCTGTGATTCAAATTACATAATCAATATGGGACTAAAGATAAGCGAATCGTTAAAGGCGAAACGTGCACTGAGAACAAAAGGTACCAAGTTAAACGAGGTGTCAAGTGCATATCCAGTATATGAACCAAACAGAGTATATTTATACCAAGATACAAAACAGGAGCAACTTACAAAACAAATGATTGCAGAATTCGCAATTTTTGCAAACTCATTTGTTGGCGAATATCTAAAGATAAATCTAAACACTGGTATATTCCGAACATGTAATGCAAACAGGTGGCTAGAAACTGTATATAGTGAAATATCGGGAGAAGAGCTACTACAAGAAATCATAACAAACGGAATCCGCGCTGATTATATGTCAAAAATAGAATCACACGATCTGGTCGGGATGCCAGAATATTGTCATTTTACATCCCCAATCCGCCGTTTATCAGATTGTATATGTCATTATTTGTTGAAATATATTTATTTTAGAAATACACGAATGGTCGTCGGACCGTTTTCTGAATCCGAATTAGACGGACTCGCTACAAAATGCCTTATGGTATCGCGAACTAATAAAAAGCTTCAATATCTTGATATTAAATTTCGTTTATTACAAGTTATGGATAACATGATACACGACAATAAGCATATTACGATTCATTATTATATTACCGGATATAGTGGATTGTTTTTGAATATTATTATTTGTAGGATAGACCATTTTACGGTTCATATGTCGTACGCACTTCGTGTTCGAGATTACGGTAAAGATATCAATCCCAAAGAAAAATATTCAATCCGTGTTACACGCGTTAATTGCTTTACAAAATACGACCAAAACACGATTCCAGAACTAGACGATCACATTTTGATAAACTCCACACAAGTTATCTAGTCATGTAAACTGTAAACCACAAATCAGTTTCATCACATTTGATGGGTAAAATTATCGGATTTTCAAAACTATAAATAATAAAGCTATATATAATGGCTAAAAATGTAAAAATAAGAAAAGGTCCGGTTTCTAGTGCAGGTAAATTCAGCATAGGAACAAGGAAGAAGGGCAATGATGGTAATATGTGGAAAATAGTTGAAAATAAAAATGGAACCAAGCGTTGGTTGAAAATATCAAGTGTTAAATCAGTCACAAAAAAATCAAAACGAATATTAAAATTAGAGAAAGACCCGAATAGTGTTTGGGGTAAAAATAAGAAATTAGAGAATTTTTGGAGAAAATTAGCATCAGGCACAGAAGTAGTATTGGTACATAATGACGGTAAAATTGTAAAATTCATGATGCCAAAAACACCCCAAGCAAAAAACAATAAACATGCAAAGTTTGAAGATGATAATAATATAAAAGCTATTATTACATCTGCGCGGTCAACTGATACATATGAATCATTGTATAAAAAAGTTAAAAATAAAACACCAGAAGAAATAATAAAAAATTATAAAAAATATCTAACAAACTATGGCAATGACAAGCGTTGGTTTTTGTAAATTTGAATTAGTATAATGGCACAGGATAATTATGTCTCGCAATGACGTGGCATAATTATGTTTCGCAATTATGTTGCTATTAGCATATATGGTAATATAGTATTTGATTCATATGCTTCAAATTAAGTTAAAGAAATAACCCAAATATTACTAATATGTATTCTACTACATTGTTTTTTCTGGCTCTTTCAACATTGTCTTCTGTTTGTGTTAACGGTTTTAATTATCATGGTGCTACCCCACCGTTTGGTGTGTTTGATCCTCTTGGGTTTTCATCGAGGGCATCAACTTCGACAATTCAAAAATACCGCGAAGCCGAGCTAAAACACGGACGATGGGCGATGATTGGTGCCGGGTCTATTCCTCTTATTGAAAGTCAAACACATGCACCTGCAATTCACGCATTCGACAGTCTTCCGGTAAATATGCAGATTTTATTGGTTGGATTTGTTTTGGCGGGGGAATCTCAAGTTATACTGCGTGGTTGGATTAACCCATATTCGCTAAAAGAGAACAAGTATTTTAGCCTACGCGGGGATTACGAACCAGGTGACCTAGGATATGAGATTGTATCCTATGATAACATTGAACTACATAATAAAGAACTAAATAATGGCCGTCTGGCAATGATTGCAATGATGGGTATTTTCGCACAGGAACTTGTTACCGGTAGATCATTATTTCCACCTTCAGTGTTCTAGAGTGACACATATGTCTAGCAAGATATCATGATAATCAACTACGATTCGTTAAATTCAAAATATTACGTATGTAATTATATTACGTATGTAATCGTGTATTCATATGTTTGCATTGTTTACATTGTTACTTAACTTACATTCCTGGGAAGTGTGGGAACCCAACTAGATTTGCACCAATACCGAACCCGGCACCACTGCGTGCGGAAACAGCCATACTTGGAATATATGTGTCCAATATACTAAATGTTGCTGCTGCAGTCAATGCAATCAATGCAACCTCGTCTAAGTTCATCTTTTGTTTGGGAATCGCAAAAGCAGCAATTGCAACCATAAGACCCTCAACCAAGTACTTAATAGCACGTTTAATTAATTCGCCTAAATCAAATGTATTTTGCATATATAATCTGCTAAGAAAAAAATAATTGTTACAATATTGCCGATATCGCAAAATCGCAAAATCGCAAAATCGCAAATGATCGAGAACAATTGTAATTGACGGAAACGACTTAAAGTTAATAATGAATAGACGTTATATATGACAACAAGTCAAACAGAAAAAACAGTCTATGCGGATCTACTAGATGAAGACAAGCCAATCTCAGGTCAAAAGTTTGTATGTGTTTCGTTTGTGAGCCCTGAGAATATCTTAAAGCGAAAAGAAATCTTCTTCTTTGAAGAATTCGTAAAAGCATGGGATTTTTCGAAGCATCTAGAAAAGTATCGTCATTTTTTTAACTTTGTTGCGTCCAAATACAATATTGATGCTGGTACTCTAAACGCAGACTTTGAAGAGTTCGTTCAGGATCAGAAGGACCAACTTCGTACCAGTTCGATTCTAGATGACTATAAAAACTTTACGGATGCGTCGGAGGAAGCGTTGGAAAACAAGTTTTCTATAGAACATAAATTTCAAACAAGTACACGTGGGATGAAAGTGCGCGGGGTTTATGCCACTCAGGAAGAAGCAGAAATGAGATGTAAAATGTTGCGTGAACTAGACCCTTGCCATGATGTATACGTCGGTCCTGTTGGTATGTGGATGCCGTGGGAACCAGAGGCATACAAAACCGGTCGCGTTGAATACCTAGAAGAAGAGTTAAACAAGTTGATGCACGAGAAGAAAGACAACGAGAAGAATGCGAAAATCGAATTCGACAAGCGCATCCAGGAAGCCCGTGAAAAGGCAATGAGCGAAAACAAAGAAATTGCAGAGAAGTCCGGCAATGTTTTAACTCAAGTCATGAACGACGAAGGCAATCTTGTGAACGTACGTGAAGTTGACTATGCTGCTATTCCAGACGAAACGGTTGTGATGGACGTACAAGAATCGGCAAATATTCGCCGCGAGCTGTTTGAAAAGGCGAACCCTCAACTCAAGCCTGTCTCAGCAAATGAGGTGGATACATCTTCGAACGAAACTGTATAAATACATAGGAAAAACAGGATAAAATCTAAATCGAAACAAATTGTGTATCAAGTATATAGTGCTTAATACACAATGATATATTGTTAATATTGTTAATATTGTTAATATTGTTAATATTGTTAATATTGTTAATATTGTTAATATTGTTAATATTGTTAATATTGTTAATATTGTTAATATTGTAACAGTTATTGCAAATAAGTTGAAAACCCTTAGTAAATGGAGGTGTATGTACGTGGTTTCTAATTGTACTTCCTTATGCCATCTCTGACAAATTCAATAAAACCAGCAGTTCCGTGTTGAAGAAATAAAGCAATAGAAAATGAGCCAACTCCCAATACATATACATGGAACCAGTGAGGTAGGCAAACTGTACTACCAAACATAGCGCCTATACTACAATGTGCTTCATGGTTACACAATCCCCAAAACAAAGCATTCAATACAAATAAAAAGGTCAACAGATTTTTCAACATTATATACATTATTGTAATATTAAATCATCAATGGCGTAAACGTCTGACAAGTTACCATTTTGTCTTGCGAACGTTTATTTGTGGGCCTTTTTTGCGTGATGCTTTAGGGTCATATGTTTCTTCTTCATCATCAGACCCAAGATTTTTAGATATTTCCCAAAACTCTTTCGACCCTAATTTAAAATCTCCATGTGGACTTGCCTTATACCAAAATATTTGGTCCTGTAGTTTATTTGATTTCGCATTGTTATTAATCACCAAGCATTCGAAATTTTCAGTACACTGGTCCATGACCTGGCAAAATGATTCAAATGTAGGAAACATACCAGCATAGTTTTCCCAAATGCGTCGACGATTTGCAATATATGGTTCACGTAATATAAAAACATAGTCGATATTTGTACGTAAATTTGGTGGAATACCTAGTGGATACTGCATGGTAATGATACACATAATCTTCCAATGTCGCCCATTCATAAAAAGGAGCCGCATCATTTTATCTTTGCTCCAACTACTATCGTATAAACAATCATCTAAGATCAAGAATGTACGAGGGTCGATTCGTGACCGTTTATATGCTTCAATTTCCCTTTTCACTTCTTTTAGCACAGAACGTTGGCGTTTCAATACATTCTCAACAATTGCCGTGTTATATTCATCGTGAATGAATAATTTTGGTACCATTGAACCGTAAAATCCATTCCCTTCTTCTGTACCTGATATTACAGTTCCAATTGGAATATCTTGGTGGTGAAATAAAAGGTCACGAACCAAGAAACTCTTTCCGGTGTCACGACGACCAATTAGCACAACAACGGGACCTTTATTCTCATTCGGTTTAAAGCTGATCTGCTTCATATCAAATTTCTTTAATTCTAAATTCATATAATATATAGAAATGATTAAAGTTGGGTATAATATACGAATCCATACAGAGAAACCATACAGAGAAACCATACAGAGAAACCATACAGAGAAACCATACAGAGAAACCATACAGAGAAACCATAGTAAAGGTTAGATATTCTATCACGCTTATCAAGTTTCGACGAAACGTATGTAATATCCATGGAATTGGTTTGAATTGCTATACTATTATCAAAAAAATACTATAGTGTAATATGATTTCTGTTGCATATACCAAAAATAGAGGGTCTTCTCTATTGAAAGATTTAGAGAACCCACAATTTTGTAATATGGATATGACCCAGCGTTACATACCAATTTATGAACGTTTCTTGAAGTTAAACAATACCAATTACAATCATGTGTATTTAGAACAAAAACATATACTACACCATATTGATAGAAAACTTACATCAAAGACGTTTTCTGTAAGCACCCAAGATACAGAAACCGATGAAATCCAGCCGAATGTTACCATGTTTTGTAAATATTCTCCTTTAGCTGATCCTGTAAAATTTATGATTGGGAAATATTCAAATGGACCTAATCTAAGCGTATTACCAAATTTAGAAAATAGTAGCACATGTCATCCGTTGTTCCAGGATAAAAATAACATGTCTTATGTTGATGGGCTGTTTACTTACTTTTCCAGCAAGACATTAGAGTATGGATTTCAACACGGTGTGCAATATTATGGTTCATTTCTAGGAATTAAGCGTGAATTCGAATTTGATATTACCGATGATATGGAATTTGTAACAGAACATCCATGTTTTTTTGAAGGACTTGATAAAGAATATACCATTAATAACAAAGAGTATCAAGAAAATTTTCAATCACAAACGGCAAAGAATAAGACCAAACTGGTTTTCGACGAATCAAATGATACCGTTTGTGTCGATGTCTTAGATGTTGAACCGGTTTGTGTATCAACACAGAAAAGTATGGACGACAATACATCAAACCAGCGTACGAGCGAATTATTCCCACTACAAGAAATTTCCGGATGTATTTTAGCAGAACAAGCAGACGAAACGTTGTCACTTATATCCGATGAGACGAGTACATGTAGTTCCCGTGTATCTATTACCGACGATGAGGACGAAGAGGACGAAGATGACGAAGATGACGAAGAAGACGAGGTATCTTCAACTGAAGAACAAATAATGACTACACTTTTCCGCTATCCAATTCAAACAATTTGCATGGAAAACTGTAAAGAAACCCTTGGCGACTACATGAGCTCAAACGTGATAGAAGTAGATGAATGGAGGTCTATATTATTTCAGGTTGTTACAATTTTAACTGTATATCAGAAAGTTTTTGCATTTACTCACAACGATCTACACACAAACAACATTATGTACGTAGAAACGAATCAAAAACATCTATATTATCAATTTCAAAATAAAATATTTAAGGTACCTACATTTGGAAAAATATATAAACTAATTGACTTCGGGCGTGCAATCTTTCGTTTCAAAGGACAGATTTTCTGTAGTAACAATTTCGCAAAAGGAGAAGATGCAGACACGCAATATAATACCGAGCCATTTTTCGACGATTCAAAACCAAGAATTGACCCCAACATGAGTTTTGACCTATGTCGTCTTGGTTGTAGTTTGTTTGACTATTTCATAGAAGAACTCGAATTTCAAGATGAAATTTATGATTCAAATCCGATGGCAGAAATGGTGAGAGACTGGTGCCTTGATAACAAGAAGCGCAATATTTTATACAAACGCAATGGAGACGAAAGATATCCAGATTTCAAGTTATATAAAATGATTGCGCGTTCTGTAAGAGGAAACGTACCTAAAAATGTCATGAACCATAAAGAATTCAAAACATACATTATCTATGAAAATATTGATATTTGTAAAAACTCGTCAATTGACCCAAAAATAATAAAACAGTGTATGAATATTGACTCGTATCAACCAATGGTGTAACATGTATGAAGTCGTAATCGAAACTGTGGGTAATATATCAATCATTCGCGAAATATTGCATAATGATTGATATTTTCTTAGAAATCCGGACTGTTTGTAAATACAGCTGCCTGTGAGCTTTCTCCCATAAGGAATGCTACTGCACCTGAATCATTTGTTTGCTGAAACACAAAGAACCCAAGCAATGCGCTAAAGTAAACAATGAATGTGTCTCGAACCAATAATTTTATGGGTTTGTTTTCCTTTTCTATAAAACGCATTTCAATAAATTTCAATAACAAATAGCAGATCGCAATTATTGTGGATATTAAAAACATATTTTCCATCTTTGTTATTTTAGAATAAAAGTAAAACTCTAGAATAACGCGGTGGACCCTCGAGCGATTCATTCACATCCTTTATTACGCTCACCGTTATATTTACACACATACAACATACACACACATTTACACGCCTAATTCAAGACAACGATATCATCTAATATTGGGTTTGTTTCTTCTATAATAGTGGATGAATTTGATTTGGGCGTTAAATCTTCAATATCTAATCCATTCATCGGCATGGAGCCATCCATAATCGAAATCCTATCGTCGTCCATACTATTTTCTTCTGCTTCTTTACGTAAATTACTTAATTCTTCTAAACGCTCAATTGTCTTAGGCGCATCTACAAGAATCTCTGTGTTATTACCATCAAGCGTTTTATCAACATCGTCAAAGCGTATCTGCGTCTTCAATTCATTTTCTAATTTTGTTATTTCCTCATTTTGACTGTCAAGCGCTTTGTCAGATGCCAAACTATCTTGGGGTGTCTCAGTTTTCTCGTTTGCTAGTTTTTCTGTTTCGCCTGTGATATTGTCTTCTTTTGTTTCTTCCGTATCCTCGATTGGAACATCAACTACTTGTTCCTTTACTTCATTATCTACGTCTTCTTCTAAATATGCACGTAGTATATTTTCCAATGGCATTGTTTCTCGAACACTTGCTAAGATAGATTCTTGTGCGATCGTTTCCAACTCGCGCCCGTTTTTCTGTTTCTGAAGAGGGGGAATACCGGACTCAAACAAGTATACAGATGAGTAGAGTTTGCGAGCCATGTGGATATATGTCTTGTGAATAAATTCATTCAATTTGGGAATGGAGATGTCTATTTTCTTCTGATTTTTTCCTACGCGCATACAAGTCAAAATTTTCAACTGAATTATATGGACGCACGTGACTAAATCCTCTAAATAAGAACACCCGCTTCGTTCGATAATCCTAGACATCTCCTTTTCTACAATTGTATTATTCCATTTTGGGACTCGTGCAATCAGGTTCTGGAACGTCATTAAATACTTTTCAGGTTCATCATTTTCACGACACAATTTCCACGCTTCATCGAAAATAGAGTTGTAGCCTTCGATGACTAATGGTGTCAAAATACTTACTAAGCGCGCAGTCCACTCGTTTCTAGATTCGTATAATGTTGAGCTAGTGAAATCGTCCATATGCTTTCATCTGATTCTTTACGTGCCAATCAAACGAAATACAAGGTAATTTAAACAATAATAAATATACGTTTTTTCATCTAAAAATTCGCGCTTATATGTTTCTAAATCTAATATGTGAAAAACGACATCAGAATCATCGAACCCAAACTTCTTTGGTTTCGTTTCCACTAAATGAATGATGTCTAAACAACAAAACCCTTTTTCGTATATTTTCATTGAAAGAGCCAATGGATGCAACACATTTGTATCACAATATCTGGTTGATGTCGGCGTTTTCGAAAGCGATGTAAACCATTTCACAAGCAGGTCTTCGAGCCAAGTATATGAATTTTGTTTTACACAATTATGTATTTGTAATTGATAACAGTTCCTACCTTGAACGGGTTCTGGCATCGGTACATAAATTTCACAAAAACGTGAAATAATTGGCTTCAATAAATTGTGTCGGTTTTCAACTACCATAAAAAAACGAGTTGAACTACTAAACAGTTCAATACATCTTCTAAGTGCTGATTGCGCGTCTGTTGTTAGTTTGTCAGCGTGTAATAACACAATTGTTTTGAATCTGCCATTTATTGTTGAAATATTTGTTTTGGCGAAAAACTTAATGTCGTCGCGAACAAATTTGATTCCTTTTCCATGAGCGCAATCGACTATCATGACATATTTTTCTATATTCTCGTGTGTCTCATAAATATCGTACAGGAAATTGTGAATGATTGTCTTTTTTCCTGTACCGTGTTTTCCAAACAACAATAAATGTGGTACCATTTTTTTTATTCGGAATTGCTTCAGTGTTTTATGTATTTTTTCATGAAATGTACTCATAACACAATATCAAAGAACGATTTATATTGTTTTATGCTTTATGTAATGTGTTTGAATTCTGTTTGAATTCTGTTTGAAGTATTTGACAACATTGCTAAGAGATTACACAAGACTCTATATTGAGCTCTATATTGAGCTCTGAAGTGAATGTGTATATGGGTTCTGTTTAAAAGCATTCAATAAGTCGGGTTGGATGCGGTCATTGTTTGTTTTTTCTTCTAACATTGACGTGGGCTGATCGACACGTCCATATACTTGTGTCGAGGGTGGTACAGAGTGTTTATGACTTGGTACCCACATACGATTGTTTTGACGGTCGTCTTCGCATTTCGCTACAGACATGTTAATATCGCCGCTGTAAATCTGCGTATTTCCAATTGCCGTACGTGATTTCACAGCAATCTCCTTTGTCTGATTATTCGTTTGTTTATATGCGGCATCGTACAACGCAATCCCGTTTGAACTCACGCCACTGCCAACATAATATGCCTGTGTTGTGTCACGCTGATTCCCCACAGGTTGGTGTTGATTTGCGTAATATCCACCATCAGTTTGTGCTTGAACGTTGTAATGTTCGATCGATTTCGTATCCATCTGGCGATTCGTAACACGCGGTTGGTCTCGTGGGTTGTTTACGTACGATGACGGCACACGCGAACTAGCATCGCCATACAAACGCACATTACCGGTCATATTTTCTTTACGTGAAGGACGCAACATATCCAAAAGTGGGGCAACAACTGAACCAAGTGCATTTCCGACCGCGCCAAAAATATGTCTATTTTCGGTAGACGCGCGATTGTTTAGATAGACTTGTTCGGACTGAATACCATAATCACCAGTAGTTGCTCCATTTGCTCCAACTGCAATAGCAGGTGTCAGATTTACACTTTCATATACATTGCGCTTTGATTCTTCATGCTCTGAAGTACCCATATTACTCATATTTTTACCTCTGGCAGCACCAGTGTACGAATTAGAGGTTTCCTCGCGTCTGTCATTATGGACGTTGTGAATTTCACGCAAAGTTGGTGCAATTTCAGCGCCAGTAGTTGTTAACCATTGTTCTTTTCGCTGCTCGTAGAATGTATCTGGGCGATATTTCTCAACAGTTCCTTCTACACCGCGTTCCTTTATATATGAGTTCGCTGGACCCTGATGTCCTTGTAAACTATATGTCTGCTTGGGATTTGTAGGAATACGAAGTTCGTCTACCGTCCTTGGTTGCCATGTATCACGTGCCTCCATTCCTGAATTAAATCCACCGCAACCACCCGCACTATACCCTTTATCCAATCCCGGACCAACTTGTGTTTGTTCAAAAGGTAATACATTTGAAATCTTTGTACCGGGTACCACGCGATTCTGTAAATATTCGTTCATATTCGGGGCACCATGTGCGTACGATAACCCACCTTGCGGCTTGAACAATGGCGCTCGCTCTTCTTTATGGAATGTCTCAGATGCTGCACCAATTCTGTTGTCTAACATTGACTGTGTTTTGTCGTAGTCAGTTGTGGGTCCACGAATTTTTCCTCCGAAAAAGGGCTGCATGTTATTGTGCCTAAATGAAGACTCGTCAATTGGTTGCCCTGACAATGACGTTGTGGTTCCCCCATTCGCTAATAAAGGTGATTGAGAGCAAGAACTATGCTGTGCTGTAATTCGACTCCGTGTATCGAAGAACGAGTCCGTTGTTTGTGAACCATTGTAATTTACATTTGAAAGAGTACTTTCATTATTCAAATAGACACCATCCACCTTAAAATCCCTGTTTTCCTGTGCGGTCTTTTTTTGGTCGATTTCTACATTATTGCGAGGTATGCCATTTGCGTCCATCGACTCCATTCCCTCTACGAGACCTTCGTTTTGAGTTATGTCGGTTTCAGTATTATTACGTTTATTTGATATCACGAATAAGCCTCCAAGGGCGACTAATGGTATTGCAATTTCCATATACAATAGCGACATAATATTTATTTACTGTGTAGCACACCACACTAAATAAAATACAACAATCAAGCACGGACTTTGATATTTATCTTGTTTCATTTCATCATCATTTCATTGTCTTGTTTTAGTAGGAAGTAATCCTTTTCTAATATGCGTGAATTTAAATTATTTTGGAAACTCATACACGTATTTTCTTGAGGATCTAATGGCAAAATATATCTATGGTTTTGTTCTAAATCACGGGTTTCCCATGCAGGATGTGTTGCACGCGATTGCTGTGTTGATGTAGTAGATACTTGATATTGGGTTGGTTGCCGTATTTTCATTGCATTGGAAATCATACAGTCACGATCCAATTTTCTTCCTAATCCTCGTAGATTTCCGTCAATCTCAATTGCCCGTGAATCCCAATTTGCACCCCATTCTTGCAATCTCATATAGGGATCTGCAACAAAGGGCATATCTACTCCGTTTCCAGGCTTATCTAACATATAACGTCCCATGTATGTTTGTGTTTCCAACTGTTTTCTTATTCTACACTCGTCATCATGAAATCGTGTAAAGGACATACTGCTTACATTTACACAATAAAAAATAATTCCCAATCATTCCAATGGTATCCTGTTCACGATAATTAATACGTTTAATATGTTGGTCGCTGGTCTTTATGGACTACCATCGGCGCAGGTACAAATAATGGAACACGGGTGAAAAACGTCGCTTCGTTCATATTCTTATCCTGTAGTTTTGGTTCGGTCATTGGATTCACTAAATTTGTTGTATTGATACCTTTCAAATACGATTCCATCTCAATTGCATTGTTGCTAATCATTTGACGTGGTAATTGCGCTGGGTTCAAACCGAAACCAGGAAAATATGTTGTATATGCTTCACCATATTGCGAGTGGACGTTTGTGTTATATCTTATGTTATGTCTATATTGACGTTGTTCTATTTGATAATTTTCCATAGTATTTTTATTTCGTGTTGACGCCATACTTGTTAAACATACAGATTTTATTTTTTACTGAATTGTTGTTACTTAACACTTATTACTTATTACTTATTACTTTTAGTATCCGTTTCTTTGCTTCGTGTATCTTCTCGGTGAGTTCATCTATATTTTCCACTTCTATCGACAATTTATTCATTGCAGTTTTTAAATTACGATTTGCATTACAATAATATATTGTCAGGTCTAAATAGTCATAACTCATCAACAAAATACTAATTGTTGCTGCATCTATGTAAGGATATTGTGTTAATAATGCATTACATATTTCATCATAACCTATATATTGTTTCATTTCTTTATCGAAACCGTCGATACATTTTATTACCTCTTTATCATTGTATTCGTCTAATTTAAAGAATGTTAAAAATAATTTTTGATACAATCTGTTTGATTCGTCACAATAGGTTATTGTATCTCTTTGGTATAATTCGTGTTCGTGTAATTCGGTTTTATTGGATAACGTATTTTCTTCGCTTTTATAATTCATACAATGATCCATATATGAATTATATTTAAGTCTTCAATACCTTATTTTATAGGTTTACATTTGTTTACATTTGTTTGTCACGGTCGAGTTCGCGACAAGGGACGCCGCCACGGATCCAACCATCAGATGCTTGTTCTTCTATCAAGTAAGAAGGATTTGTCACAGTACTTTGTAAATCAGGAAGCATCGGCATTTGCGAATAATGCATGTACGATTGTTCGGATAAAGGCACAATACTTTTACGACTCGAGTTTTGAGCCCCCTGCATAATCATTGACTCTTCTACAACATTCACGTTTCCTCGCCCTAAATATGGTACAGTCAAATAAGGACGCTCTAACAAGGACAACTTACAAGGCGCGTTTGTCTGGACTTGACCGATGGATAACATTGAGTTCTGGTCCACATTACACCCACCAACACCTACACTATGTGGGCCAGTGTAATTTACATTAGGCTGTTGTGTCGCAAATTGGATAGGTCCCTTCATATTGCATTCGTTTGCTCTGTAGTTCGAAAGAAGATAATTACAATTTTTTACATTTTGCATATCTGTTTGGTTTAAACTACACATATCGGTGCCAATACGTGACATATTTTCAAACATATAATTATGGCTGGTTGACGTCATATATATACTACTCTATATTTTTTTACATTGTAAAGCGTAGTATATATAATTACATTCTTTACACAAGGACCGCCTATTCGCTACTTAAAAGAGTTTGATTTGCTAACGTTCCATACTTAGAACCTAGATTAATGCCATATGGATATTCCATGTCCCTGAAAATTGACATTGAGTTTCCTTCTCTATATTTCACAGGCGTTGGTGTGTTTATTTCTTTTGAAACGCTATTCCATGCACGGAACGAACGATCGTTATACCATGCAACATCTAATGTGTCTGTTCCACTATAGTCAATTATTAGGTCGTCCTTGTTTTCCGCTAGACTCTTCTTTATCATTTCATTTGTAATTTTATTGTTGGTTGTAGGCTCACTTGAATCTCCTATAAGACGATTTTGTAGTGGATTGCGCTCATTTTTATTCATACATGAATTTTTGTCATTTTCTAATTCGGCTGGCATAAGTGTGACACCAACATTCGATTGAGCGTTTCCTTTTGACACTTCATAACTATCAATTCCTTCGGCCGGTCCATTCATTGTTTCCATGCTTTCAAAACGAGTGGGGTCCATTATTAACCCGAGTATTATCAATGTTAAAACTCCAATAATGGCTACACTATAACGCTGGGTCAAAAGAGTTCCTGCTATAGTTAACAATATTACAAGACGAGCAAGTGCATTCATTTTACGTATGGAACTCATCTTACTTGTTGGAACCACTTCCACTATTGTGTTCTTATGAAATAACACAACTGGGTTCTTTATCCAATATACATCTTTATGGGCTATTGTGACATTCATTACTATACTTTATAGATTTATTTTTTCTTTTTCTTTTTCTTTTTATTTTGTTGTGTGTTTGATGTTGAACTAGGTGCTTTTAACGATAAATCATCACCAAATGTTTTGCGTAATTCATCCAGTTGCTCGTCCATTGTTTTTTTGGTGTCAGTAGATGTTTGTTGGTTTGCTGCTGCCTCGGATGCTGCTCTTTCTTCTTGTCGTTTTCGTAGTTTTTCTACCATTCTCTCACGTTGCTTCGACTGCTGTTGTTTTCGTTCAAATGCACTTGTATTGAATTTTGCATTTTTCCCCATTCCCGGAATATTCATTTTTTTCAACATTTCATCAATATTTCCCATCCCCGGCATATTTTTCATTTTCCCCATCATTTTAGATGCCTCTTCCATTAACTCACTTTCTTTCAAGTCTCCCGATTTTAACTTCTCGTCTAGTTTTCCTCCTACCTTTTTCACAATCGACATCAGCTTTGTCGGATTTTTCAACATCTTGTTGAATACTTCGCCAGTTGACTTTGCGTCGTTCAAATCAAGATCGAGGTCTTTTGCGGTTTCATCCGCTATTTCTTTTGCAAGTTTTCCGAGTTTTCCGTCCATCAACGACGAAATGTGATCGTGTAGTTCTTCGGGGTTTGGTAAATTTGCACCAAACGGGTTTTTTGTTTCGTTTCCAGATGCGTCCGTGTACGTATTCCCGGAACCGTCTTCATTTATTTCAGACCCCATGGAACCTTTCATTGTATCGAACATTTTTCCCATCTCGTCAATCGTAGAATGTAACTTGTCTTTGAATTCATCCCCGTCGATTGCTTCAAACAAACGCGCGGTATCACCAAACATTTCTTCACCCGACACTCCCTGGACGTTTCCAATAACCGAAAACGTAATCAATTGCAAGTATTTCCATAATTTTGTTCGAGTATCTTCACCGATGTTTTCTAGGTTCCATAGATGAATAAAATCTATATCGGGAAGCAAATATAACGTACGTTTTTCTCTTGTTTCGGTTGGTGTTTCGGTTGGTGTTTCGGTTGGTGTTTCGTCTGTATCATTTTCACTTGTCTTGTTGGCTTCGTCATATAATGCAAACAATTCTTCGTTTTGATATAGTATATCGAAAAACTTTGTTGGGTATGTTTTCGAAACATGGGAGTATAAGTAGTCCGTCCTCAATAAACCATTGGCTAAATAATACGTGTTGTATTGGTTAACATATTCTGGAAAAACACACTTTAGATCTGACAAAAAATCTCCCATAACTTTTGTGAACTCTTCTGGGATTGAATCCGTCATTTTTGTAATACGGATACTACATTTAAATGATTTTTCATAAACAATATACGAATATTGTTTGTTATCTTATTATGCTGGAAAATATGGACTTTACGAATCTTCTTATGATGGGGGGAATCATGAAAGGCGACTCGAGTCATATACTTATTTTTACGCTGGTCGGGTACTTGTTTTCTTATTGTAGTAACCTTACGCATAAAATGAAACTGGAAAATCAAATTCGCGAGAAACTTACAAGTATATTTAATTATATTTTCAATAGCCAATATGTTTCGATCGAGTTAGTTTCACATAAGGTCCCATGTACTGTTGGATATTCTGATAAACCTGTATATAAAAATGTATTTAGCCCGTCGTTTCTAGCAATATTGCATTATTTGAAAACAAATAGAAAAACGATCGAGGGAGTTTCTAACTCGACAGAAATTCTCATCAACAAGATTGCTGAAATATCTTTACCATCTTGGAGACAAACGGATACACAAGATGACAAGTTTTTATTGATTCCAGATGAATCAGAACCAGTGTGTATATGTAAACAAAACAATATTTTCTTACAGATTTCCATGTCTAATGGCACAAATGAAGAAAATATCGCAAATAAATCATATGAGATGAAACTATTCACATACGCAGATTCTGATAACATAGACCTGAAAAAACGACAGTTATATGAGTTTGTCGAACTCCAGAAAACTCAATACGAAGCTGTATCACAAAAGAAGGATGATAAGCTCCTTATTTTTCAATACAAGGGATCCGTAATCTGCGATGATGAAATGACTATGAAATATGAGAGTTTCCCAATGGAACACAATAAAGACCTTAATACGAATATTTTCTTTGAAGGCAAGCAAAAAATCTTAGAATATATTACACCTTTCGTTTACAAAAAAGACCAAACTTCAAATCCGGGCGAATCCAACTATATTCGTTCGGGAATTACATTTAAGGCAGGTATTTTGTTTCATGGGGCACCTGGTTGTGGTAAGACGACCACTATTAAGGGAATTCTAAAATATTGTAATCGTAACGCGGTAATTGTTAACTTGTCCAATATCAAAACAAACGATGAACTTGAAGGTGTCTTTCGAAATTGTTCTATTAATGGTAAAGAGTATTCTGGAAAAGAACTTTGTTTTATTTTGGAAGACTGTGACGCGACGCGGTTGTCATCGTTGAGTGATCGCAATGATACATCCTCTATTGTAGTGAATAAGGATATCATAAAGCAAATAAAACAAGAAACGACAAGTGCTGATAGTAAAACTGAAACAAATACGAATAATAACGCAAACACTAACGCAGATAATAGTATTACTCTTGACCTGAAGTCGGGATTAACCAACATAAAAGGTTTTGATTTATCGTGTTTTCTCAATATTTTAGACGGCATCATTGAATTACATGGCGTTATGATTATTATGACTTCAAACCATCCTGAGAAGCTTGACCCGGCACTGATTCGTCCCGGACGCATAGATTTCAAATATCAGTTTAAAAAGGCAACTAAGCAAATCCTATTCGAAATGTTGAAACTTCGGTACGAAAAAACAGACGAAGAAATTAAAAAATATTTTAAAAAATCCCGTTTTCAGGACTATGTGTTAAGTCCCGCACAAATACAATCCATTTGTTTTCAAAACGCTACGATCGAAACATGTATCCAACACATAACGCGTGAAATAGAACTACAGGAATCCTTTCCAGAAAAACACGGACTAACAAAACGCAACGAAACATAAAAAAGACAATGAGTGGTAGAAGACAATGAGTGGTAGAATTGAAATTATGATATCGTACAATAATTTCAATATTAGCATTGGGCTTAACGGGGCATGTTGAGATAACAACCTAATTTTGGTAGTACATGCTAGACAACTTTGTTAAATTAGAAATATATTTCATTGATGTTTCTTGGTCGGTTTCTGACATGTTAGACACATATGTGCGGATTCGTTCGATGCTATTGAGGGCGTAATCGCCATCGTCGACTCCTGTTAAATCTTCTGAGTAGTCCTTTTCGACAAAATATTTCGCGTCCATTCTTTCTATTGAATCTATATACTTGTCTGTGATATTTGCTTTCCATAACTGAATCAAAATCTTGGGGTTTGCTTTTCGTACTGTGCCTATCATATTTTTTAGTTTCAGCACATCACGGTCAGCAGGCAATATACGTACAATGTCGTTTACGAATTCATTCATTTGATTATTAAATGCAGTTACAATCATGTTTCTGTCAGTCATGTAAAGTACTATATGCCTTTTTTTAGATTGTTTAACACAATACCTCACAAAATATACATCACAAAATATACATAAAAATTGATTCCATATGTCAGGAACTAACTAATGCATATTACATTATTCAAATTATACCATTTCATTAGTATGGCCGCTTTATACAATGTTTCATTATATGAAGATATACCGCTCCAATCTGCACGTGTCGTCAAACGTCCGTCTGCAACATGTAAAACCCCATATGTAGCAGACGTTATCCTTTCTGACTCGCCCACCCAGGAAACCATAATGGCACATAGTGCAGCTCTTGGTTGTGGTGGACTATGTGATAAAGAAGCTATTGTATGGCTCAAAAAAATGGAAGATGAAAAAACAACCAACAAGAAGCCCCGCGTTTGTGGTTACAAGATCTTGTGCGCCCAGCTCGTAGAAAACGAAACAACTATTATGATAGGCACCGACCCTAAAATGGCCGAGCTATTCGTTCACAAATCGATACTGTATAACCATATACCTATGCTACAAAATGTGAAATTGCTTGAACGCGAAAAGAAATTTCTCAACTCGCGGTTCGACTTCTCTGGTATTGATGAAAATAATAGAAACTTTATTTTGGAGGTGAAAAATGTACCCCTTGCTAATTACGAAAACACAAGCATAAAATCACAATTTGACGTTTTATGTACCAAACCATCTGTATTCGATAAAATTGGCTACTTTCCTGACGGATATCGCAAAAAGAAAAGTGAACCGGTAAGTCCCCGCGCATTGAAACACATACAAGAACTCGAGACAATATGCAAAACAACAAAAACACGGTGTATTCTATGCTTTGTAATACAACGCGTTGATGTCATGGTGTTTGAACCCTCCGTTGGCGATATACATTATTTACATGCGCTAAAACAAGCAAAGGTTAATGGCGTGGAAATCATTGCAATGCAAGTAAGCTGGCACATGTCTGGTACCGCAAAGTTCAATCGCATGATACCTGTACGCTTTCCAATGTCTAATGAATAAACAAAAACCAATAAACAAAAACCAATAAACAAAAACCAACAAACAACCCATAGTATAGTTGGCCTTGCGTATTATGTAAGAATTGGTCTTTTTGGTGCTCCATCATTAGCATCTTTTTCTCGTTGTTCGATTAGTTTCTCTAGTGAACCTTCGTCTTTTCCTATAGTGTCCGGTACATAGCTATCAGGTGGTGTCTCGATCATTCCTGTATAATCTAAATTCGCATAATGATACATTTGTCTAGACCCTCCATTCCCTTTTGCAAGCAGTTCTTCTGGGTTGATATCCAGAAAACTATAATGATCGGATGAAACATTATTACAAGCTACTTCAAATGCAAACGGTAACGGTTCATCATGAATAGGATTCAAGTTTTTCATTTTATTATTTTCCTGTTCGTGAATGAAGTTATAAATATCATTCCCAAATAAGACACGACCCCCGTAGTTCTTAAGTAAAAGAGCTGGTACCTTTTCTATTGATTCGGGAATTTCGATTTCCTCGTTGTTTCCAAGACGAATCATAACCTTTCCGTTGTTTTGGAAACGCTTGTCAAGAGAAATGTAATAGAAATCGTCTTTTACAGACGAACTCGATAATTCGCGCAGTAATTTACTTGAATGTTTACAAAATGTGCTATAATATAAATAACTCATATAGTCTTGACAGTCATAAATTCTTCTTCTTAAACGAAATGCCTTTATTTCCTGGATACAACACTCTCACGAATAATTGTTTTCGCACGAGTTAACGATTGTAGATATGTGGGTCCAACCGATCTATATCCATCCGCATTTTCTTTGAATTGTTTACACCTTTTAACAGTTGAAATGCTGAATATATAATAAAATAATATAAAGACAATCAATAACATTACTATATATGGTATCAAACGAAATTAATAGTTGGGAACAATATTTAACAAATGAAGATTATATGTATTTAGTTAAATATATAGAAAATATAAAAAATAATATCTCAAACGATAAAATGATTATTTTTGCTGGACCAGGTAGATGCGGAAAATCAACACTTAAAAAAAACATTGCCTCATATTTGGGTGACGAAATGTGTGGAGTATATTGTATGTCTGGCGATATCATTTATGATGAAACTATCAAACCATTAGGATTTTTTAACGGAATTGATGAAATATCTAAGAGTAAGAAAAATAATCAAGCAATTATAAACTTTATCAAATATAAACAATCATTTATAGCAGATACAAATAATATAGAAAGAGTAAATAACAAACTTCTTGAATATTCAAAAATTATTACGATGACGCATATATTTTAATGAAAATAAACGGCGTTTTAAATGTTAAAAGGTTTAAACGAAATGCCTTTATTTCCTGGATACAACACTCTCACGAATAATTGTTTTCGCACGAGTTAACGATTGTAGATATGTGGGTCCAACCGATCTATATCCATCCGCATTTTCTTTGAATTGTTTAAAATGCCGTTTTAGTGTAGAATGGATCTATTGCGAAGATTAGACGAATGTCTCCTCATTGAAGTTTGTTCTTATTTAGACTGGAATTATAACCAATATGTAATTGTCAATCCTAAAAAGCGAAGAAAACGGTCACAGAGTCTTTCCATCGTAGTATTTCCATTCCATCATTATTTGTTACAGAAACGTAACAGCGAGCTTGGGTTTGTATCACAACATTCGACATACGATTTTGATGAAAAGAACCATACTGAAACTGATTCAAATATGATTCTTTCTACATCGTGTCCCTTTTAGTAGCAGAAATTGGCGTATCTATATTGAAGTATCTATATTGAAGTATCTATATTGAAGTATCTATATTGAAGTGGATTCAATCGTCTTATTTGTTGTTTACATATTTCTCTTCATACAAAATATGCGCCATTATTATTCCGCGAACTAGTGTTATTGTATTACTTGTAAACTCATTGCTATTGAAAAAGGTTTCGAAGCATATATACGTTGCTCCTGCAGTAGCTCCGTATAAAATTAACCACAAGAATAGAAACGGTTTGTATGTTTCTGCTCTTTGTATATGTCGTTCATAATGTAAAGGCACGTGAATACATGTCATGTAAAACGTAAGTAAATCATATTGAAATGGTGCTCCTTGTAGACAAAATACAACCAACCCCGAATATATCCACCTATGTATACTTTTTAGTGTAGGGTCGTATGAGCCTAAATCGTGGCGGAAATGTGCTACTGATAATAGTAGAAACATAATATTATCAAGACGTGCAGGTAAAATAAAATTACACCCACATGATGTGGTATATAATGCAACCAACGCTTTCATATTTCTTGTACTCGATGCATGCAAATAGTCTGTGAGCCCGTGAGGCGCAACAACTGAGCTAAAAACAAATCTAGAAACATATAATGGAATACGTGGTGAAAACAACATACATAATACTGTTATCCAGTTTTTACATTGTTTAAAAAATTGATTTAATGAAATGTTATCTTGTCATAACATATACACACGATGGATCCTAAACTTATACGAATCGACCAACAAAACCTGAAATCTTACTTTACTCTTGCGGGAGTTGACGTAAGTATTGCCAATGCAATCCGCCGTACAATATTGTCACATATTGACGTCGTTGTAATGCGAACTACACCGTATGAGAAAAACGATGCTACGATACACACTAACACAACACGATTCAATAACGAGATTGTTAAACAACGATTAAGTTGTATACCCATTCATATTACAGACATGGATTTCCCCGTCGACGATTACATTGTTGAAATCGATGTGAAAAACGAAGAAAAGGAAAATAGAATCGTCACAACCGAAGACTTTCGTATTAAAAATGTAGGAAACGAACAATATTTGTCAAAGGCGTCGACGGCCAAAATATTTCCCGCACATTCGACTACGAAACAATACGTTGATTTTGTGCGATTGCGTCCAGAGATTTCTGACGAGATCAAAGGAGAACACATTTCTATGACCTGTAAACTATCGAAAGGAAATGCAAGCGAAAACGGGATGTTTAATGTAGTATCCACGTGTAGTTATGGTTTTACACCTGATGTTACAGCAGGTGAAAAACAATGGGCCATTCGCGAAAAGGAACTCCAGCTCCAAGAAAAAACGGAGGCACAAATACTACAGGAGAAACATAACTTTGCGTTGTTGGACGCGAAACGCTCTTTTGTACCAGACAGTTTTGACTTTGTAATAGAGTCGATTGGTATATACACTTGTAGTGAGTTAATTGTGAATGCTTGTAGTGTACTGAACCGCATGCTATCGAATATCATACAGACAATTGAAAATGATAACTTACAAATAACATTACACGAGGAAAACACATATAATATAATTCTTCAGAATATGGATCACACAATTGGTAAGCTACTTGAATATATAATGTATCACGACATGTATTTGGAAACGCAGAAACTCAACTTTTGTGGATTTCAACGCCAACATCCACATGACGAGTTTTGTGTGATTCGTATTGGATATACGAACGCCCAATCGTCGAAAGACTATGTGAAAAACGATCTCAAAATTGCGTGTCTAAAAGGTATCCAAATATTTGAAAAGGTTGTTCCCCTCTTTGAAACATAATTAATTATATAATGCGCGTTAATAAAACGCAAAGACAACCTATAAGTCACTACTTATATATAGCAGATTCTAGATTTATTTTATTTTATGCGTAAAATGTATGGTTTCACAGATATTTAAAATTGACGTTCCTGTAACTTTCTTATGGGAATTATTAGATCTCACATGTAAAAAAACAGAAAATGCATATATAGTCACGAAAGAGTCTTTTAAGCGCGCTGTTTTGCTTGGTGCAATTGAACCATTCCTTGAAAAAATAAAACCGTATTACCACGCTTCAAAACAACATTATATTGAATCAGTTAAGAATTATAAAAAATTTATTACAATTATTAGACAAATTTCACGCTATCATGGACTCTTGTATTCCTCTAAAATATACTATATGAAATCTACGTATGAAATACAATATTTACTGTATTATATAAACCCGATTCTATAGTGCATTGTGATGTAATTGTGATGTAATTGTGATGTAATTATTTGCAAAAGATTGAAACAATTACATTATATTTTCCGTTTCTTTTGTTCGGTTCTTTTTGTTCGGTTCTTTTTATTCGAGATATTGACCCATTGCTTTACGTAACATTGCCGATACATTTATGTTTGCCTCGATTGCATCATTCAGATTCAACGACGCAAACCATGCGTATTGAATACGTTTTAATATATTTTCATTTGGTACATAAACGCCATATATCGGTTGAATAAATTCATACATATCTTGAGAAAGTAACATATCAACAGTTACAGGGTTTCCTTCCCTTGTTTTTGTACCAATTAATTCGCCGTCAATGTATTCCGCCTTTCCATGGTAAATCATATTATATAATATCTTTTCTAGTGTACCTGTAAACTTGTCTTCGGCTGTTGCATTATTTGTATATAAAATTTCCATTTCGTACATCAAATCTGCTAAATGGACGTTCCCTCTTACAGAGCCAAATAATTTCAATGAAGGTGCGAAATCGTTTGTTTCAGATAAATAATTATCCGGCGGGATTTGACCGAAACATAGATTATTCGAACCAACATGATGTTTATAAAGCTTTTCCATGTTCTCAAAGCAAATGAAACTAAACGGTACAACCATGCCTCCATATTCATGAACCAACTTCACCATTGCCAAGTTTCTCATATTTCCTAAAATTGGCTCGCTTAATTCACACATGTTCATATTCCATGACGGAAGCAGCTTTTTGAAACATGTATCATCTACAATACAAATTCTAAATGAATGACCGCATTTATCTATAATACTACGTATACATGCGTAAATGTACGGCTGATTTATATCCATAGTATTACGCGAGCTGAAACTTTCCCACATACGCGCATTCACTGTATAAGGTATATGAATCCATAATAACGGGCGTTTCTCTTTCAAAATAAGTTCGCGGGTTTCCAACATCTTACTTACTACTATTGTGTCGTATTCGCTGATTTCGTTCCGACTACGGTCTTCCATCCTTTTATATAAAATATACAACAAGGTGAATGTAATTACACCTCCTCCAATACGAAGAATGTGTTCGGTACTTCTCATATACATCTTTGAAGATTTAAAATAGGACAAAATCTTCACAATTTGTTCGTAATTGTCATATATCGTGTTTTCATCCGAATAGAATGATTCTATAGACCGTTTCGAATTGTGTATGTATTACATCTTGTTTGACCATCCGATTTGTCTAAACTGTTTCATAAACAATTCGTTATTTTTTTGGCTCACTTCTTCACGCTGTAATAGTGTATAAGCTAACCGGGTTGATTCGTTCTCATCTTCTTGGTACTTTGACTGTAGGATTTTTTCCTGTGAAGCCTTTGTAGGGATCGTAATATTTCGTCCGCGGTCCATATGCATTTCATGGACGTTTTTGTATTGCTTTCTTGAGCGGAAGTCCTCGTCTGTTACAGGAATCACTGTTTCTGTATGTGCTACACGTAAATCTTCATATTGTAGTTTACTAAACATTTCTCCACTTGCATACGATTTCGGTTTTTCATCATTTATTTGGCACCCGCCACGAGACGATTGTGCGACCAAATCTTGAATCCCTTGGTATGAAACCAAACTATTGTTGCGCGCGGCTTGTTTACGCTTTTCAATTTGTGTATGCATTGCACCTAGGTTCGATACATCGTCTTCTGAACTATTATCAGTATCTTCTGTGCCACACAACCAATCTCCGTATCCCGCATTTTTTGATTCATCTTCCTGGTTCAGCTCCTCGAATGTTTTATTAAACCATTTTGAAAACTCTTTTACTGATGCCTTTTTTGTGGAAGAATTATCTCCTGTATTACAAAAATCATTTGCATCTATTGTGAGTGGTTTCTCTTCTGTAAAGTCGCTATATTCTGTACTTTGTTCTCGATTCCTTTCTTTTTGTTTGAATTCGTAAATCCGATACAAATAGCGATACGCTTGACTGAAAAATAGAAAATACTCTTTCGGGAGGCGCGACTTATCAGGATGCATCATTAATACTTCTTTCTTTGCACGTTTCATATCCTCTGGCTTCATGGTGTAATCTATTTGGAATAGTACAAGTAACTCGTCCACACTGTAATTTGTAATATTTAAATCCATCTTTTCCAAATCTTCTAGTAAATTCTTATTAATATTTGACATACACTAACAAATGTTAATAAATTATTATTTTCTCGTAATTTCAACATACTGACACAATACAATATCTAACATACCCTAACCATATTGGATTCGTGGTTTGAGATTTAGGTGCGAAATGTCTAAAGATTGAATATTCTAGAATCATAGTGATTCTAAACACGTTTTGAAAAACTGGTCGAGTGTTTCGATATTTGTGCCACTCACAAATTCATCCGGAACGTAGCTTGTATTCCCTTTGATATAACATAACAATGCTGGAATTCCCTGAACCATCTTTTTTCTTTTCAAAAACGCGTATAAATCAATGCTTTCATCTACGTCAATTTCAATATAAATAGCATTGTGGGGAAGTATTTTCTTCTTTTCTTCTAAATATGGCTCTATTTGTCTACACGGCGCACACCAAGATGCACCGAATTTGATGAATAGTATACCTACGTTTTCTTGTAGCGCCGCCTCCAAATCGTTTCTTGTTAGTAATTGGATACTCATTATACAGTAAATTGATTTCATTTTATGTTCTTTCACTAAATACAAATACAAATCATAACCACGAACACGATGAAAACAACGAAACTCGAAAATATGCATAACAAAGAAAAATCCAATATTTCATATCGAGATATTTACCAACAACAAACATACAATCGATGCGAGCAGTACGTTGGTTACAATTCAACCACAACACCGCGACGTGGTTCGTGTCGTACATCAAATATCGATTCTAGTCGCGACATGCTACAGGAAATTATTGACGACCCTTCAAGAGCCGCGCGCACCGAACACTACATGCGTTCTACGGTAGACGCCATACACGCGTGCGCTCAAAATATCTCAAAAGCCAAATAGATGTTAAATATACATCTTCGGACATTTACACATAATACATGTCAAATAGGTTTTGATATGTATTTTTTCTGTTTCATCTATAGCTCTTGCTGGGACTTGAACCCAGGATCTTTAGTTTACAAGACTAATGCTTTACCACTAAGCCACAAGAGCAATTGTTTAATAGATACATTGATGAAACAAAATGATAATTTACAAGATAAATTATTAAAAGCGAATACAAAAATAAAGAATGTGAATAATAATAAGTTTAATTTGAATGTATTTTTAAATAATGACTGTAAGGATGCAATGAATTTGATGGATTTTGTAGGGGGTATATCTAAGTTATTATTAGAAGGGTTAAATAATATGGAAGTAACAAACCGTCCAGTTCATTGTACGGATTTAAAACGTGAAACGATATATATTAAAAATAATGATACGTGGGAAAAAGATAACGATGAGAATGATAAGATGAAAGAAATGATAACACGGGTATCACGTAAAAATTTGTCTAATTTACAACAATGGGTACAGAAAAATCCTGATTGCACTAATACAGGATCAAATATGAATGCTGATTATCATAAATTATTACAAGAAGCGTTAAATCACGGAAATGATAAAGAGGTTAAGAAGATAATTAAAAAAATATCAAAACACATATCTGTGAAAGAAGAAAAATAATATTTAGATAATGTATATGGATAATTCTGACGATCTTTCCCAAGAATTTAAACTTTCCGAAGAATTTAATAAAGCACAAAATAAAGATTTGTACGATATAATTGAGAAAGCATATAACATATTAATGGAAAATAATAAAGTAATACAGATACCCCCTAAAGATATAATTAATATGCTAACTATACGTGTAATTATGGGCACAATGAGTGTGTATAAAAAATTACAAGAGTCGGAGAATAACGAAATTAGTTCAAGTAATAACATTTTAGATGAAATTGAGTATGTCAAATTTATAAAAGCTAAATTATTCTCAAAAATAATTGATAATGAAGAAGCTATCGTTCTCTACAAAGATAACTTAAATTCGTTGAGATTTGCAGAAGGCAATGGATTCAATATTAAATGTCATCTAGCTCTTGTAAATTTTCAATCTGAAATTATTGATTTATACAAAAGAGAGGGAGATGATGCTGTAGATTATACAAAATTGGAATACCCAAAAGAAAAAAAAGGTGGCAAAAAAAGTAGAAGATCCAGAAAAACAAAAAGAGCAAAAAAATCTAGAAGAACAAGAAGACGTAGAAGAAATTAAATTTTCTCAATAGAAACATTCTTTTGTTTAGAAAAATAATCAACTAATTCGTCATTTTTATAATCATTTATGTAGTAAATTTTGTTAATACCTGATGCTAATAGAAGTCGGTACATATTATACACGGATAATGTGTAATATATGCTGTAGACGCCATACACGCGTGCGCTCAAAATATCTCAAAAAAAATGACTAGATGTTAAATATAAATATTCAAAGGTGTATACATAATACATGTCAAATCGGTTTTGATATGTATTTTTTTGTTCCATATATAGCTCTTGCTGGGACTTGAACCCAGGATCTTTAGTTTACAAGACTAATGCTTTACCACTAAGCCACAAGAGCAAATGTTATTTGTCATTTGTCATTTGTTATATTCATTATAATGTTTGCATGTCACGCCCAGTTTGTAATCACATTTGGGCTATTTCAAATATACATATTAGATATTCTTTAAGTTAAAATTGCATATTTTTACACACAATATTACATATTTCCGGCGAGCAAAATGAGTTTTGATGTTGTGTAGAATATGCCTGTAAAAAAGAATGTCTTTACGAGAAACCCGTATAAATTTGGGGCACCATCACTATGATATCCAAATGTGAAATGGCGGTGGAAAAGTTTCGTCATAAAAGGTAATTGAAATATAAAATACAATAGTCCAGCAAAGATAGGAAACTGCAACTCGTGATAAATTAATTCTATGCTGTCTTCGCGGTTTTGTGATTTACGCTGTTGTTCTTCTAACGCCTCGCGTGTAGTCCATTCTTCGATAAATCGCTTGTTTTCCGGAATATAATCTGGTTTTGTATGTTCGTCCTGTAAAAGATGGTTTGTTGTTTGAGGTATATCACGTGATGGTAACTGTAATGAGCCCATGTGTGCCGCTCTTTCGAGTTGGCTGTCTAATGATTGATGGATCGCACCGTCTTGTTGAAATGGAGGGGCCGTCTGCATGGGTATCTGTTGAGTAGGTATTTGCGATGGCATTTGTTGTCCCGGCATTTGTTGTCCCGGCATTTGCTGTCCCGGCATTTGTTGCCCCGGCATTTGCTGTCCCGGCATTTGCTGTTGTGATTGTTGAATATCAAGAGTCACATTCTGTATTTGTTGCTGACCGTCAGCATTTGACATTCCAGGTAGATCAGATATGTTTGTTGTATCGCTCATATATGTAATAGAGAATTACAACTACATATATTTACGCGTGACCGAATTACGCAAATGAAACCGTCTTTTTTGTTCTGTCACATTTTGTTGGTTCAATTGAATATTTGTAACATTTATCGTCTTGTTGGTATGTTTTGTCTTTTATTTCTTCTTCCCCTACCGCCTCGAGCACAATACATCCCTTGTCTTTACATACTTGCCTAAAAAACGTGGCTAGGCCTAATCCCAATAATACAGAAATAATTACACGCCCTTCTTTTGAATGAATTATTGTTCGTAATTTCATGTTGCGTTATCTACATAGACATGACATTTTATTTCACACAACAAAACTAATTCACTATTCTTGCATTGGAGTCTTTGCTATATCCTTCTTGTTTAAAGGGCATGATACTTGTTTTTTTACATACTTGAAACAGTTGTCGGCTTTATCTTTCAATATGTATTTATCGATGTTGTCAGGAGATGGATATATATGTATTACACGAGGCTCTACTCCCATACAGTATACAAAAAACATACCTACCGCGAAACTTATAATAAATAAGGGAATCGATATGAGGGACTTCATACATATCCAATAGAATTTATATTACACGAATTTATGAATTGTCGGTATGAATTGTCGGTATGAATTGTCGGTATGAATTGTCATCTTGCATCGCATCTATCAATATTATATCGTTCGACTGGTGTTATCAAAAAGATTTTTGAACGTATTTAGTTTCGCTTTCGAACTCGGGTAATCCTGTTATTAGCTCACCACGTACTTTCTGTTGGGCGCTTTGATAGTTTCGTATTTTAGATAATATGTATTGCTGTCGTTCTCTTTCTTTTGCAAGTCGTTCTTCTTCGGTAAGCTTTCCCTTGTATTTATACACCAAAAATCCAATGAAGACGAATAAAAGTAAAAGAAACATTCCAACGTTATAAAAAAGATTGTGATACTTCATTCGTGTGTGATGTGATTGCTTCAGCATTTCACGGAAAAAATAATTTGCCCCCGGCTCTACAAGTACTGGGCGATTTATTGAACTATTCATCATATTCTTGTGTCATAAAAGAAATTATAATAACTCACCACAATATATGTTTAATACGCTCGTTTCAATGAGTGTTTTCACTACAATATGTTGTATTTATACATATGTGAAAACTAAATTCGGTAAAGATATATACATACTCGATAAGGAAGGAAAGCCCGAGCTCTTATTCGGTGAACCACAGTTACGTTATAGCAAAACAACCATGTTGTCTTTTATTACGTTTGCATTTTACATACTTGTTGCATTTTCACAGATTAGTGCTTCGCTCAGTATATTTAGCGCCCAATGTCCCAACTCGACAATTGATGCGGTTTCACAGCTTAAGGTTGTCGGTCTCACGATTCTTCCATGGGCCGTAATATTTGGTGTCTTGACTGTTGTTTTAAATATCTTACCCGGATGGAAATCGCCATTTTCAAATACATTTGGCTATATTTTTGCAAGGATTCTTGGAATACGTAAGCTGATGGGAAAATTGTTACTGCACTATGACGAAAATGGTGTTGCCGATGATGAGCTCAAGATTACAGATGACATTCGTAAAGCAATACGAACCGTTCGTCCTATTTTTGATGATCCGTCCATGTTAATCAATCAAGTAAATACAGATACATTTGACAAGTTCTGGAAAACAATGACTGTCGGGAAAATATTTAAAACAGATGCAGACGTTAAAAAAACATACGGGCAGTCGCTAGATGATCTACGAAAAGAGCTACAGGGGTTTGTTCTTATGAAAGATAATATTGCCGAGTTGGTATGGTTTTTGCTTGCCGGCGTTTTTACTGTATCTGTTGTATCCTTCAATGTTTCGCGCATACCATGTCCCGGTTCTGTTAGCCAAGTCCAAGCGGACGCAAATGATGCCGCTACACCAGACGATGATGGCGATTCCGATAATGAAACGCAAACGGACCCAAGTGACGTACCTCCACCAGTGTCCGTGTAATAACACATATTACAATTGTTACTGATAATATGTATTATATTGCTAAACAGGTAATTCGAATGTCTATTTTATTCGCATATGTTAAAAGATAATACGGTGTGATGTTGCTGCATATAACATACAGGTGTATGATACAATGCCTAGTAATATTGCAATAATCCATAATGGTACCACAGTTTTACTTTTGTATCCAACACCGAATTGCTTTATACTCCCGTCACTATTGTATAGAAATGCAGGTTTGAAATATATGAATAAGCCGTATAAAGATAGAAATAACAAGATTGAAAACGTATTAATATGTGATAAAATAAAAAATCGGTCCATTTCTTTACTATACTATCCCAATAGAAATTATTCACACATGTATACGATTTATCTTCTTGGAGTAATTTTCTGAGTATTACGTATTTTTTTTCATTATATTTTCAATATATTTTCATTATGTTTTTTCGTATTCTCAAAAAGGATTTCAACTAAGGCTCTCGAGAGAATTGTAATATTCAACCTGTTAAATATTCTAGTACCCCTCGCGTTCTAATTCTTCTTCATCTTCGATGTATGAAATATCAGCAATCTGATTTTCCTCATCTTGTAAATATGCGTTTTCACGACTCTTAATTTCATCGTACATGTTTTTATCATATCGAGTAAATCCCTTTTCCAGTCCAAGGCCCCATTTACCCAATTTGTGATGTTTCATGTGATTTGTTACTTCTAATTCATCTGGTCGTTCAGATAATGCCTTCAATGATTTCGTAAGTGAATCCTTCTCCAATTCCTTTATTTTTAAAATGTTTTTCATAATCGATTCTCGAGAGAATTGCGTATTTATTGTACTCGTATGGAACGTAAAACTACATGATTGTATATATTCGCGCATCTTTGCCTTTTCTTTTAAATTACCAGTATTGGAAAGGTGAATACATAAATCGAAATGTGTCAATATCACGTGGCTGTATAACGCACACGATAACTTTCTCGAAAATACACTATTATCTGTTTCTAGTGAATGAGGAATGTATTCGAAAACCTCTGTAAACAATGTACGCGTCTGGTGTGATTTCAAGAATACATTTGTCAGGTATGTATCTCCAATATGCGATTCCAGATATTTATAGTATTTTGCGATGGACCCTTGCACTTTAATTTTGTGACTGTCCGAAAGACCCCAATGTTTAGGCACGTTCGTCTCGTCGAAATGCTTTTTGTGTATCACAATATATGGAAATACATATGCCATATTACGGATTATCATCTTCATGAATTCGATATGACGAACGAAATCTTCGTGCTTTGCAAATTCATTTCTCTCAATCGTATCTATGAAATCAAGTATTATATGGCCGCCATTCTTTGTGGCTTTATTAGTTGGATTATTTGGCGGGTTGTTTGTTGGATTGTTTGTTTTGTTGGCTGTTTTTACCTTGAGAAATTCAAATAACTTTGTTTTCATTGATTCATTCTTGTTGAATAATTTTTCACGCAGCTGAAATAGTTCTTTCTTCTGTGCCTGCATGACATCGGTTTTGGAGCTCTCACCCGCATTTGTTTCGTACATATCAATCAAACTATATATGTCACGGCGAATCGTTTCGTCAAATTTATATCCAACACTGTCGTTTTCATTCCCAATATACATTTCACTTGCCACTCTTTCACGAAATACTTCAACCGTAGAAATTTTGTAGTTCGAATAGTCTACTGTAATTTGTTGGGCTCCGATCAACTCATTGTACGCCTTTCCGAATTTAGCAATAAATCTGTCGTTTATTGATTGTTCGGGTTCATCCAATAGTGGCGGATATTGATGTTTTGTATTACGGTCTAAAAATATCTGGACTGCACGCAGTTCTTGTTCCAACTCGTGTATTTTTTTACTGTAGTTTGTTGCTACGTCGAGATTGTTTACAAGACCCTTATCCTTTTCGAGGAAATAAACCAAGGTTGAACGCGTTTTCGTTTGACAACACGCATTTTCCAAGAAGGGTTCATCATATACATTCTTCAATACAGGGTCTTCCGCGGCAACAACGTTATTTAATGACTGTATCACTGAATACGCATAGTTCATTATTTTCGAATTCAATGCGTTTGCTGCTTCTGTTGGATCTTTCGATATTGCCTTTTCGATCGGGTTTACTGTCCGTATTTTAAACGGACCAACCGGGGGTTGAAACTGGAAATAAACTACAGAATCGTTCTTGGATGCTGACCTCTTGTGTAAAGAAGCACGTTTCTTCAATATTAATGATTTCATTTCCGGAATTACGAATTTCTCCAACACAGACTTTAATGCGGTTGAAACCTGCGTTATTGTCTTCTCGTGTAATGAACTATGTATACGTTTCTGTATTTTCTTGGCAACACACGCAATAAAGGTCACGCTCGTATTATCATCCAGTTTATGTACGGGGAATCCCATTAGTGAAACATTACACGAAGGCACTGTTTTGCGCATCTTCAATTGAGGATGTAACACTTGTATCATCACCAGAAATACTGACAGCGTCACCAACACCAGTGTATACTCCAAGTTTTTATTTGTTTTGTATTTCTCGAATATTTGCAACGACTTCTGGACGACACTTTGCTTCACCAACGGCATCTCAATCTTCAAATAATCCATCAATGTATCCACTATCTGAATTGCAATCCTATGATACACTGAATTCTCTGTCTGTAATTCATTATCTTGTGATTCCACCGGTTGTGTTTCTGATAATGACGATGACGATGACGATGGCGACGACAATTGGCCCAACGCTGAAACAGGATTAGACGATGCATCCAATATATCAGATACGCTTGTTGTAGTACCCAGTAATGTTTCGAAAATATGTGTCACAAGTTCCTCATGTTCTTTCTCGTCCTCGTCTGCAGGTGTCTCCCCGTCGTCTAATACCTCGTGAAACTTGTCAAGACGACCTTCGTTTGTAAATCCATCCTGACTATCAAAATCAATGTTGGCTATTTTAAAACGTGAATGTACGTCAATCCAAGCATCCCCTCCGTCTTCGCCTTGTGTATTACATAATTCGCGTAACAACCCAGGAATGTCACCCCGCGTTACATGTGTGTACGCAATTCGGTGTATAAATGTCGGCATTAACGGGAGGTCACTATCAACACAATAATAAAAGAATATGTTCTCGTCCCCCACTGCACCTCGTGTATATTGTTGCTTAAATGATAACAAGGCTTCACTCCTTTCGTCGACATCTAGCAACGCCATTATCTTTAACATGGTATTTGTATGGGGAGATTGCTGTGTCTCCTTGGGGTCGTATTGATTTGCGATTTGCCTCTGCCTTGTGTTATATTTTAAATTGTGTATTGTGTTATTTGAACGAAATCTCTCGAGACGTTGTCCTAAAAGTTCTTTTATTTTTTCCAAATCTTCCTTGTTTTTATAATAATGCACGAAATACTCGCGTTGCATCTCCAATTGAATCGCTCGAGAGATTCTTTCATGGTGTGCGGTTTGTGGTTCGCATGACTCTCCGAAACATTTCAACTCGGGTTCGCAGCGAGAGGATTCGTCCAGTGCTAGTTTAAATTCCGTCTTGTTTTCATTTGTTGCTGTTTCGTCATAGACCCACCTGCCCCCCTTGCGCTGGTAATACTCTATAGTTACACTATCGTCACTCGCAATTGTTTGTAATAGTGCAATATTCCCCTCTTCAACAACGCGCTTTCCGACTTGTAGTATTTTCGCTGTACGAGCAGCTTTCTCGGGTAATAGTCCATTCACTTTAATGAGTTTTTTCGTAAGAAACACTATAAATTCTTCTGGCTTCATTGTGTTTTGTTCCTTTTCGTAGTTCTCAAGAATAATATAAGGCGTGTCATCCAACTTTGTATCCATGTAAATTTCAATGCCGTTATCCGCCTCTAGGCCTTCTGTCGAATAATAGCGTTTTACCAATGTACGCTTTTGGCACATTCCCTGGTTCGTTCCATCTTTTTCGTTTTCGATGGACTTGTCCGCACCCAACTTTGTATTGTTTTCATCATCCTTAAACATATTTTCTAACCCTTCGTTCGCCAATAATATCATTTCCAATTGGAGGACGACAAAAAGAAGACGTCCACTGTCCTGCTTCATTATGCGCGTCAAAAATTCACCCTGCGAACTAATAATATTCGACGTGTCGCCCGGAAAATAAGACTGTATCATTGATTCGTATGCTTCATTTTGCATTATGGATTGCAGGAACACCATGAATTTTCCCATACGCGGAAATATGTTTCTTTCATAAAGGCGTAATGCATATTGTACCGACTTTTGCTTTGTGCTTGTGGCTGATCGATTTGTATGTTGCAATTCATATAAATATGTTTGAATAGCCCTGTATGTATCTTCTTGTAGATCGTCCTTATTTATACCAAGAGCCTCTAAGTCGCAAATAACAGATTCTAATGACAATGTACTTTTATCTCTGGATCCCTCCAGATATGTCTTGTAAAAATCAAATAATTTCAGAGCAGATGGACTAAATGCATTTACGTATTCCTTGAAATTATGTAAGTTTACATCACGCTCTACATGTGTTACGCGGTCTCCTAATAATCCGGTGTAATCCTGGTCCACCAAGTCGAAATGTAGGTTCTTCTCATTCAATAAACGTTTGCGTAAGTCATAGTGAAATACTGATGGTTGCTCCAATTTGCGATACAACGAACTAGCATTACGCGTTCTATGTGTGTAATACGCGTATTGTATTGGGAATACTACGAAAGAATGAATATCAATCGTATCTGCAGGTGCAACATCAACCAACTCACTTGTTAAACGGGTTTCACCTCTTCTAATTGGATATAACGCCCTTGAATCTCTCGGGACATATTGTTGTAAAACATATTTACTATTATTGATTTTTCCGTCCGAATTTACAGAAGACTGAAATACACCATAGTTTTCAACAAGAGCGTCGAGAGATTGAACGACTCTTTGCTGCTCCAAAAATTCACGTTCCAATGGCTCACTAAATGGAACAAAGAAATTATGGACCCCCCGAATGTAATTTGCATACCGCTGGTCCTGTATGTCATTCTTATATTCTGTTTCAAGATCTTGAAACTCACTAAATGATGTAACCACGGATAGCGGCAAATAGTCATCAGCTTCTTCCACATCTTCATTTTGTGTCACATCGTACAATTTTCTGCGTAGTCGAACAACAGGTTTTATCCATGAAAACGATTGAATATTTTCCGTCAGCTTGTTTGCCAGTGGTGAATACGAATCTTCATATAATCGCCTTCCAATCAATGCATGTGTGCGGTCAAATGTTGAAAAGTCTTCACGTAACAACTGATAACGCTCCAACATAACGTGGATATCCTTCAACAGTTCACTTGTACGTGCTTCATATGCGACCTTACTTATTTCATTGTGTAGTAAATCATTCATTTGGATATCCAGACCAAACCGACGGGACTTTTCGTCCAAATTAACATATTGCACGATTGACCCTAAGACGTCTCCAAACTCCAAATCTTCAATCTCTTGTAGCCCATCTTCTTGATCTTCCTGAAATAGGGAATCTTGATGGAATTCATCGTACACAATACTAGTATCCCCTTGTTCTAACCCAGTCGAAACAAAGTCATCGTCCTGTACCAATTCTTCAGTGTCATTACCGGAAACATCCGCATCGTGGTCTTGCTTTGTATCAGACGCAGTTTCGGGCACAGTTTCGGGCACAGTTTCTTCTGGTATTACAGACAATTTATCCTTTGGGGATTCGCGGATTTCAATGCGTTCAATCTGTAACTCAGATATAAGACCCTTATACTCAAAATCCACATATAAATACTCGCCCGACGGATACATCTGTAGCTCAATCATGTCCTCTTCTATATTCTTAATCTGTCCTGTAATAACTACAGGCAATGAACCTCCAAAATAAATATTTATCCAGACGTTCATAAGCAGACCATTCTGTCTGACATACCCAACCTCTGGATTGCGATATAACAAATGAATCGCTCGTATACTTTTGTCCGTAAACATGTTATCGTCAATAGTAAGAATTTGAACTGGTCGACTTGCATCTTCTTCTATTAAATGTATCTCATGCGTATCTACATAATCAATATAAAACTGACGGTTATGTAATTCGTCATTTGTGGGACTGATAACCGATACAATATCACCCAGCAATAATTTCATTTTCATAGAGTCACTATTCATTACTCTAATATTATAGTAGATATTTATTGTAATTATTTTACTGTATTTACTGTATTTGTCTAGTAAGCTTGATATAGACTGAATTGTTATAAGAAAAAATTGATTTCAAACATACAATAGAATGTACTATATATAAACACAAAATGTCACAGTTCATGAACTCGAATAATATCCCCAGTTTCAAGCTTGTATCATACAAGGAAAAACCCGACACGTATCGCGCGAAACCATATAAAACAAAACAACAAAAAAATACCCAGAGCGAAGACAACACAGACATCGAACTATTCAATATTGGATACAAATACGGTCATTGCGACACTCCAAACGAGAATGGAATCGGGTTGTACTACGAACGCAGTATGGTTTTCATGATTTCACCCGAATCACCAGACGGTAAGCTCATTGCATATTCCCCCTCGAAAACACACAAAAATGATACATTTCGTGAATCGGTTGAATACAATTCACAAACAAATTCTGGCTATATAGACAACATTGTGATTGAAGAACTTGTTGAAGGTACCATGGTGTACTTATTCTATATTCCCAATGTTGGTTGGGAAATGTCAACACGAAGCAACATCGGAGCAGGTAACAAATTCTTCACCAACGACTCTTCTTCTAGATCCGAAAACACGGAAAATATGGATAATTCCAGGTCATATACATTTCGCGAGATGTTTATGGATGCCTGGTGTAACCAAAACACGTTCGACACATTTGATGAACTCCAACGCGGCTACACGTATGTATTCATGTTACAGCACCCACAAAACCGCATTGTTGCTGAAGTCACGACTCCTTCAATCGTGCTAATTGCAGTATATCAAATAATAGACTCGGGGTCTGATGCTCGCTACATTGATATATACAACGATGATGCCAACGGCCATTTCCAATGCTTTCGCCGCGTGGTTCGTTACACTATTCCCGAACAATATGCTGACTGTGATAATAACTCTCGTCCTGATGCTGTTAGTGTTGAATCTAATACAATGAGTCGCATTTTCAATAGACTCAACGAACGTATTCATGCAATGAATGAGGCCAACAATGGAAATGATACATGCGGCGAACATATTGTAAATAATCAACAACCTGGATATGAATTCATGGGGTTTGTAATAAAAGACACCACCAACGGTTCTCACACAACAATTCGCAATCCACAATACGATTATGTCCGCGATCTGCGAGGAAACCAGCCAAAGCTGGAATTCAAATACCTACAACTCGAAAAACAAAAACGAGTTCTCGAATATTTAAGCTTCTTTCCCGAACACACACGAGAATTCCACGAGTTTTCAAACAAAAAAACAGTGTTTACCAGCTATTTGTATGAATATTATGTGGACTGTTTTATCCATAAAATGAAACCTCTAGCGTCGTATTCATTCCAATACCGCAAACACATGAAACATATTCACCAATACTTTATGGATCATTTACGCCCAAACAAAATGTGTATTCGAAGACATATTGTGGAATCATACGTGAATCGTCTTCCGGAAGCAATGCTACTCTTTGCATTGAACTATGATAATAGGAACCACGAAAATAGGAACTATGTGAATCGCGAAAACAATGAGTCGCCGACAACTATAACCCAGGAAATGCATGAACCCGAACAAGGTGAAATTAGCGAAAACGCATAAGAAAATCTGTAAACCCATAAAAATCTGTAAAAACTGTAAAATCCATAAAATTGTAGAAATAGAACCCTTTTTTGTTTTCGTGTACTTTATTGGTTGGATATGAAAAACATCTAAAATAAAAACACAATACAATATAATATAATATATGCCTGGTGGTTTATTAAATTTAGTAACATGTGGACCACAAAGTATTATCTTAAATGGAAATCCAAAGAAAACGTTCTTCAAAGCGACCTATTCCAAATACACAAATTTCGGTCTACAAAAGTTTCGAATCGATTTCAAAGGACTTCGCACACTCAAGCTGAAAGAAGAGAGTAAATTTACATTCAAAATACCTCGGTATGCCGAAATGTTAATGGACGCGTATTTTTGTATTGATTTACCTACAATATGGAGTCCAATATACCCCCCTCAAGACGTAAACGACGTGTGGCGTCCATATGAATTCAAGTGGATGGAACATATTGGCACCGAAATGATTAAAGAAGTAGTCATATTCGTAGGAGGACATGTTATCCAGAAATACTCTGGTTCATACATCCAACATCTAGTGGATAGAGATTACCCAGCATCCAAGAAACATGTTTTCGATAAGATGACCGGACATGTTAGCGAATGTTACGACCCCGCAAATAGTGAAAGACGCATCCATACATATCCCAGTGCATATTATACTGGTAATCCGACTGGAGAAAACCCGTCCATTCGTGGACGCAAGTTATGTATTCCATTGAACGCATGGTTCCAACATAATACGAAAATGGCAGTCCCGTTAATTGCCCTACAATACGCCGAAATACAGGTAGAAATAACCTTACGTCCTATTATCGAGTTATTTATAGTGCGCGATGTATTAGACGCTGAAAATAATTATCCATACACCCAACCGGATCCTAATAACGGAGTAACACAAATGTTTCGTTTTTTACAGAGTCCACCGTCCACAGCTTTAGGCATAAACGACTACATCGACAAACGTTTCTTATGGAATGCCGACCCACATTTAATATGTACGTATGGATTCCTTTCAGATGACGAAGCACGTGTGTTTGCATCAAACGAGCACCGCTATCTTATCAAAGAAGTTCGCGAATATTTTTTCCCGAAAATACACGGAGCTAAGAAACTCCAAATCTACACGAGCGGTTTAGTGTCAAGTTGGATGTTTCATTTTAGACGTTCAGATGTAAAGTTTCGCAACCAATGGACCAATTACACAAATTGGGCGTATGAATACAAACCGTATGGTTTACTTGATGCTCCAATCGCCAGTTCTTATCAATATAATGATTATGGGGGCCAAGAAAGTTCAACGTCAACTCCATTAGAACTATCACAGCCAAATGGATTCGGCCCAGGCGTAAACCCAAATTGCGAGTCAACACCGTGGATGATTACAGGTCCATATAGCTTCGAAAACGAGAAAAATATTCTACTCGATTTTGCGATTTTATTAGACGGAAACTATCGTGAAAACAAACAAAATAGTAGCGTATACGAGTCTATCGAACAGATTCGCACATCAAATGGTTATGGAAAGGACGGTGTATTCTACTATAACTTCACAATGGATACTGCACCATCACAATTTCAACCATCTGGTGCACTCTGTATGGACTCGTTCAAAAAAATCGAACTAGAGTTTACTACAATCATGCCTCCACTAGATGAAACTGCAGAAACATTAGCTATTTGTGATTCGAATGGAGTCCAAATTGGTGTTAATAAATCCACATGGGAAATATATCAATATTCATACGATATGATGCTATTCGAAGAACGATATAATATTCTTCACTTTATTGGAGGGAATTGTGGTCTCATGTATGCGCGCTAATCGGGTCGCGTTATAACCAATACAATACAATACAATACAATACAATACAATACAATACAATACAATACAATACAATACAATACAATACAATACAATACAATACAATACAATACAATATGAAATGAAGTGTTTCATATTGTAACCCAGTCTATGATTCAAATCACGCACTAACAAGATTCGCATTGCAATTTGTATAGAATTTAGTGTTTGTTTCGGTGAACATACCTGTAGTATCATCCAATGGACTGTAGTATGTAGAATCCATGTTTTCGAATACACCCTTGTTAAATGCCGTATTTAAGCTAGACTTTTCATTTTGACTGATTCCTCTATTGTTTGATACGTTCTGTGCTATTTCTCCTGCATTGTATTTGGTCGGCTCTAACCGTGTAGGATTGCTTGCAAATGTGTTTTGATTTACGTTATTTACTCGCTTTTTCGTAACACTATTTAGGGATCCCGGATTCACAAAACCACGCATTTCATAAATTATAGGTCTTGGGGGCTTCACTAGGTCAGCATATTTAGATTTCTTAAAGATCACGCCTTGCGAGCCATCTATAGTCTTGGTTGATCTAGTACTTGTCTCACCATTTCCTTCACCTTCTAGATCTTCTGGACCACTAAATAAAGAAATAAAAGTCTCTTTAACAGGTTCATGTAAAAAGGAGAAATATATTATAACTAATACGATTAATAATATTCCATATGTACGACGTGATAATTTCATATACATAGTGTTGAGAAGAAATATGCGGTATTGCGCTTTTCAATCAAACTCTTTTATCAGCATTATATATGGCCGACGATGACGATGAAAATACGAATTCAAATGAACCAAATACAGTTAAATCTATTATACAATCAACTGTATTCGTAATTGTTGCAGCATATGCTGGAAGTTCATTCATATATTTTCTACACAAGATTAACCGAAAAAATAAAGAAAACAGCGACCGCAATAAAGATTCCACCAGTGCAATTCCTGGCTCATACATGTTTGGGTCACCTTATTTTCCAGTCAACTCGGACGATGAAGCAAAACGCATTGCAAATCTGTCATACGAAAATAGACGCATGAAGATAGATAAAATATGGAACAAACATTGTCCTAAATATTTCAAAACAGATGAAGACGGAAACCAATCAGGTAAATCAAACATAAAAGACCGGTTTTTTGACAAAAAATGGGCTGCACCGTACAGCAACAAAACATTTTGTGACGAGAAGAACCTCCGTATTGGTATCCTTACCAAAATTTTAAGACTGGATACTACTGTAGTTCACGACATCGTGTCTAAATTTGTTAGTTTCCTTAAATCATTCTTTATTAGTGAAACAAAAGACATGTCCTCGCTAACGGAAGTACAAAAAGAATATCGGTCCAGTTTTTCTTATTACACTACGCGCTATATACTCATGATGCAAATTGGTGTATATTCGTCGTTACGCTACTTAATGAACCTTTTGATAACACCATTTGTTCGTATTTCGGGTTCATCTGATGAGGCAACGCCCGACAATCGGTTCAAATCGTTCCGCCGCAATCAAGTTCCGCTTGTGATTTTGTTTTCCATATTATCATCCTTCATATTATATGGCCTCGCATTTGTTGGATCTTTATGGGGTGTATTTGCACCCTACGTATTTGCAATATACGATTGGAATTTCTACGATATGCTTACATGGCCGGGGTTCGGTGTAACACCCAATCTCATCATGATGATTATTTACTTTGTGTTATCACTCCTTATATGGATATTTGGGATCGTTCTTATGTTCCAGCTTCCTGCGCTATTAGGTATTGTAAACACGGTTGTGATCCCAATAGTGATTGCGTACTTATTTTTTATTGAACCATTGTTTGATACGGAACAGATTATTGTATCGAAAACAAGACGTGAGGCCGACTTCCATGCATCTGGGTTCCAGCTCCGCAAGATCAACGACAAACTTGTTCCGATTGAAGTATCAGGTAAGATAATCGAAAAATCGGCGCTTATCAAAGAACAGCCGAAACTGGTAGAATCATGGTATGGAGGCAACACAAACAATATTCCAGACAAGGTATGTGTTTCGCGCAATATTATTACAGGTAAGTTTCAAATAGAACCATCACTTGGTGTAGGAAGAAAACACAATGATATCGAGGAGATTGACGCAACAAAATGTTACAAGAAACAGGTATACAAACTAAATGGATTCAGTTATGTGAACCGTCTCGTCTGGAAATATGTTGGTATTTGGGGTGGTCTATGGGCCCACAAAGTGGTGAAAGCACTCAGTTTGCAATCTGAATACAGTCAACTTACATTAGTAGGAAATCCTGCATCCATCAGTTTCAACGTGGGTACCGGTGTATATTTACTCAGCATATTAGGATACATAGCCAAAATGTACGCGGAAAAACGCACACCACAAGAATGATACATGCGCGAATCGCGAATGAATATAAAGGGATTTTTTTACTAACTATAATGGACTCATATCCTGAGAGTGAAGTAAAGGATTTTGTATACAGAGACACACAACAAGAGGTACGCAACCCAAAGAAACCGAGACGTCAATCCCGGCGTAAAGACAAGGGTCCAGTGTTCTTTACCAGTTCTGATGCCCCCAATGCTATTGTGCGAAATCCTAAAAGTGGAGCGGTGTACTCGAATGACCGCGTCGGAAGTGTTATGGAAGACAGATACTTTGTTGCGAAGGATGTTTCACAGTTGTATGGTTCAACTAGTGGGAAACTTTTTTATGATTCACCAGAAGACTATGAAACGCATACTGGTTGTACCGTTCCCACGTCTACAAAAGAAATCTGGTTCAAACGACACCAACAGTTTGTCACCACACAAGACTAAATATCGGCTTGTCAGCTGGCGAGTTGGATTAGTAATACATGCAATGTAACATAAAGACAATAAACTATAATATTCAAGGGTGTAGAATGATACCGCAAACTAGAACACACAAATATTGGATGACATTGTCAGAATACAAGAAGTTCAGTAAAAACACGACGTCTCCTATTAGATTCCGCAACGACAATACCATTACAAGGACCCATATAATTTTCCGCTAAAAGATGGGTCGTTTACACGATCTCAGCACACACAACATACAATACGAGTTAAGAATTTTATGTTGTAATAACATATGTTTATGATACTAGCACTATTCACAGGAATGAATGTTATGCGAATGAATATATCATTATTAGATGAATCCGAAAAACACGAACAAGTTACTGTTACACGCGATGTCAGTCGCGAAGGTTACGATGAACGGCCTAACATAAAAGAAGAATCGTTAATAGACTATAAAACAATGTTTTACCGTAAGAAAATACACGACCTATTGTATATTATCCCACAGAGCGTCCATGCAAAGTTACGCATGATTGAGTCTGTATCAGATACTACCGACCTATTCGATGATACGAGCATCAAACCACTTGCCACTGCAAACCTAATGAAAGGAGGGCTACTTCAAGATTGGGAAAATGACATGCATCCCGAATGGGATTTGTAAAACACAAAAACGCAAAATATATTCTTGATACGAAAATATATTTCTGCATTTTCACACAATCTATGCACAATCTATGCACATCTTCAAATGCAATGTATATGATGCAAATATTCAGCAAACATTCGATATAATTTTCAATTATTCTGATATATACACACCATCATGATAATAAACTATAGATTAATATTTGTCATTATTATCATACGTATGGTAATAGTACATTTGTAAATCATCGGTGAGTGTGCAGTAACTTTTTTAACTTTTTTCGGAAACTTTTTTCAAAAATCCCATTTTGGACATTTATAAATGTCCAAAACTGAAATTTCAAAAAACTTTTGGGATCGAAAAAACGTGTTTTTTTGAATATGACGGTAAGCGTCATAAATCCATTTTTTAAAAAAAAGTTTATTACCAAGTCAAAAAAATACGTTTTTTTTCGGCGAGTTTTTTATTTCCAAAATATATGAATACAACTGGATTTAGGAAACCAAATTTATGTAAAAAACTCGCCAATTGTTTTCATTGTGAGATTTGTGACTATAAATGTAGCAAACGTTCTGATTTACAGAAACACATTTTAACACGTAAACACCAAAAGCGATTTTTGGAAATGAAAAAACCGCCAACAAATTTCGAATACATATGTCCAGCGTGTAGTAGAAATTACCAAACATATTCTGGGCTATGGAAACATCAGAAAAAGTGTGGATCCAAGAATACGCCAATAAAAGATGAAATCACGCCAATAAAAGATGAAATCACGCCAATAAAAGATGAAATCACGCCAATCAACAATGATTCTATCAACGAAATGGATGTGAAATCTATAATAGATGTTTCAAACATAGAAGATTCCGAAACTATTGAAGAACAAGCAACCGGAGACTCTGGTGACAATACAAAAAATACACTACATCAAATGGAGAATATAATACGGACATTAGTCCAAGAAAATAAAGAAATGCGGGATATGATGATGAAACAACAAGAACATTATCATAATGAAATACAAACGTTAATCCCACGTATAGGCAATAATAACAACAGCAATAACAAGTTCAACTTGAATATCTTTCTGAATGAATATTGTAAAGATGCAATTAATATGGTGGATTTCATAAACAATCATTTAGACCTTCAGGCAAACGATCTAGAAGATACTGCACGAATTGGCTTCACTGACGGTATGACTAGAATCATCTTACGTGGTCTTAAACAACTTGAATTTACAAAAAGACCTTTACATTGTAGCGACCTAAAACGTGAAACCCTTTATATCAAAGATAACGACAAATGGGAAAAGGATAATCAAGAAAAGGATAAATTAAAGAAGGTAATTACACAGGTAAAACGTAAGACCCTTCAACAAATCCCAGCGTGGATGGAAACACATCCAATGTGTTCAACAAGTGGTACAAAGGAAAACGAGGATTATTTTCAAATGATTCAAGTATTGAGTACAAATGAAACCAAAGAAAATCGAAACATCACGAAACAAATATTGAAAGGTGTAGCAATTGAGAAATGTGAATTACTATCAGATCTCCCGACAGTACAACCTCCCGACGCGAAAGATTGACATAAAAATACTATAGGTCTTGAACGTTCTCAATGATTGACATGTCATTTTGTAATTGGTTTGATTTAACGCGAAATACAGATTCACATTTTACCAGATACTTGTAAATCCGTATTATGTCGAGCTTTGTTATTTCATATGATTCAAGCTTTAGAACAAGTGCCGATTCATCCAGCTCCTTCAATGTATGAAAAAAGTGTAATAAATCACAGTGTTCTATTTGTAGCCGATTTGATAAATACCTGATGAAATTATTATGGTTGTATTCTGTTGAATATTTCGTGAGTACTTTTGTGAAATGGATTTCATCTATTGGTTCATACGATTCATATGAATTGTATTTCATTGACTTGTGAAATAAATAACTGTTATATAGAGTCTTTGTGAGTGAAGACATTTCGTTCAGCTGCCATATTTGCTTCTGGAATGTGATTCTGTCTACAAAATCGGAGAAGCATATGTTTTTCACATATGTATGATATTGTAGAAACCGTACATGAGGCGGTAACTTATCGAGAATACGAACAATATTCTCATGCCATAATAAAGCAATTATAGTGCGGTCCGTCTCATGAATAACCCGAGTGTGAAGATTCATAGGAACTTCGGCATCGAATAGATATTTTGTTGTACTCTTCGCGTCCTCACTGTAATATTTACGTGGATGTGTCACCGAAAGAAATTTCGGCAATATATTTTTGTTACGACTTGTAATATCGTACAACGTTTGTAAACGCCGTAAATCTCCTCCTATGAAATGAACTGCATTGTGTGTGTGTTTTTTATTACGTTTTAGTGTTGGAAATAACGTATGAATGATTTTCTTTACTTGGTCGTTTGTGGGTTCTTCAAGTACAAAGGGTATACACACTTTTGTGAGTTCTTTGATCTTCTTGTCGGTTTCGTGAGTCCCATTACAAATAATTGGATTAGATGTGATATTTTCCGTGAGTTGTTTTTTCGTTTTTTTGGGGCGAATTAGTTTTATAAGTGCATTAATGCCTCCCTTGTCTCCGCTATTCATACCGTCGATTTCATCCATAACAATCACAATGGGATTTGTTTTATTGTAAAACATTGAGATGACGTTACGGTCGGACATATTATGTTTCGTAATTGTCTCAATAATAGTCTTGTTTCTTACGTCACTTGCATTGTATAGCACACAGTCGAAGTTGTTTGCCTTTAATAGCCGTGTTATAAATTCCGTTTTCCCAACCCCTGGTGTTCCCGAAAGGTATATTCCACGCTTGTTGAGAAGATTATTTCTCGATGACTTAAAATTGGTAAGAAACGAAATAATCGAACTTTCTATTTCTTTGCGATGTAAAATATTATTGAAATCTATTTTCTCCATTTCAATACTATTTAGCTATATTTAGGTGAATTTAGTAAAATTGTATCACATGAAGACTTAGTTACTATCAGTATCACAAACAGATCCATTATTTGTTATGCCATCCCATGTAAGCTTGCATTTCTTAGCCCATTGTGATTTTCTGCAAGTACCTGTTGAGCCTTGCCATGCCTGTTTGCTGAAGTCCATTTTTTTATTGCAACTCGCACTTCCCAGACTATTTGCATTATAACAAACAGCACCATCTTCGTCATTCGAGTCTCGGGTGATCCAATAATCAGGACAGTCAGATACAACTGGGGGCCAGTCATGATTTTTTTTTGAATGATACAATGTGATTCCAACTAAAACCAGAGTAATAATCAAGATCGAACTCGCAATACCAATTACACTTCTTTGAAATTTCGTCATATATATATTTCGTTATATTTTTTTATAAAGGTAAATATAAGCAGTATGAACATACCATTCACACAAGAAAAATCTGCATCACCGTACAATGGTAGAATAAATTTAATGGAATCAAAACCTCCTAATACTTGTAGCCAATTTTCACTGTTTGATAGAATTCCGGTGAAGACAGACTCATTTACAGATGCATTGAATGGTAATTTATATGATACAGAATTATCCTTATTATATTTCTCAAAAGAAAATCAAGAATTATTACAAGATGAAATCCGGTATGGTATATACCAGTTAAGCAAAGGAACTCATGTAATTGGTCAACAAGATTACGAATCTTTGAAAACAATAATGCGATCGGTGTTTCTACAATATTCGAGAAACGATACAGAGAATTTAACAGAGCAGATTAAGTCACTTAACCAAATTGTATTGAATTTCTGTGTGCCTCAAATATACAACGAACTTCGGTCTTATTTGAAATATAAGCAAGACATTAGTACAATAGCAGTTCCTATACCACCTCCGATATTATCGAAAAAAAATAAACAATTGATTTTTCAGAACCGTGGTGTTGAATCTTATTGTGACCGTAGTATGAATAGTGTAGCACCATGTACGCTATACAAATGAGCTATATATAGTTGATGAGGTACGAATAGTGTCAAGTATGTGTTGAAACATTATTTTTTCCGAGATTTGACTACCTTCTTCTTGGAGGCTTTTGCATCATCTTTTATTTCATCTTCGATTATACGGCGTCTTTTAGACGCAAATGTTTCATATGAGTTTTCCAGGGTTTCCAATTCGTTGAGCCATATTTCTTCTTCGGGTGTATTTAGTAAAATATTATATTGCTTTTCCTTTTCCTCCAGTTGCGACAACATTTTATCAATATTGTCTTGACTGACTGTATCCATTGTCATTTTCAAGAGATACTTATAATCAGTATCGTTTTCGATTACATCGTATTGTTTCTGGTTTAGTATTTCGAGTATCGAAGACTTTGTTTTCTTACGAAGGTCAAGTGTATCATCCAATAGTTCTTGGATGTAGCGACGCTTATTTCGCAATATTTTTAGGTCGCCTTCAATCACCTGAAGTTGCCTTTTCTTACGCGTCTGGTATAATTTAAATCGTGGATGGAAGTATTCGTCGATGATCTGAACGACACTTTCATATTTTGTAAGTTTCTCCTCTGCATTAAACATGTGCATATTGGTGGTAGAAAGTGTGGTATATAATTTGAGAACCTTTTCCAACCCATTACACCCATTTTCAACTGTATTTGTTTGTAAGACAGATGGTTCGTTAGTTGTGAACGTAATAAGAATATCAACATTTGTACTTTTACTAAGATCGTCGTATTCTTTCACACGCGGGGTTACTTTCTTCCCCTTTTTGTCGACATTATCCATTAACGTCTCTATGAATTGTTTGTAGTCATCGGTCCATGTACCAATTGGAAGTTCTGTGACTCGTACCACATTAGGAGCAACAAGTTCGTAGTTTCCGGTAATTAAATATTTGTTTGGTTCGATTGTAACGACCGACCCTCGAAAGCCTTCGTAATATGGGACAAAATTTGGTGTGGTAACCACGCGTGTACCCGTTGTGTCTATTTGATGATGTAGTTTTTGGCGCAAATATTCGATAATGGTGGTTGGATTATATGAAAGAACTTCGGTACTGAATCCTGTTCCAATTCCTTTGGTACCATTCACAAGTACCATTGGTATAATTGGCGCATAGTATATTGGCTCGACTGGTGTACCATCATCGTCTAAATATTTCAATACCATATCGTCTTGCTCGGGAAAGATTGCGCGTGTAATTGGGTTTAGTTGTGTAAATATATATCTTTCAGAAGCACTGTCTTTGCCTCCTTGAAGGCGTGTTCCAAATTGTCCGTTCGGTTCAAATAAATTGATATTGTTGGAACCCACAAAATTCTGTGCGAGGCCAACGATTGCTGCGTTTAAGCTGGCCTCTCCATGATGGTAACCTGAATGCTCGGATACATAGCCCGAGAACTGCGCTACTTTGATTTCGTTCGTAAGATTCTTTTTAAAGGCGGAATAGAGGATTTTACGCAAACTTATTTTGAGACCGTCCATAAGATTTGGAATAGAACGGTCACAGTCATATTTGGAAAAGTGGATCATTTCGTTGTCGATGAAATCACTGTAAGTTATACTTGTTTTGTTAGTATCCAAGTAGAACTCTCTGTTGTAATTTGCGAGCCATTGTTTGCGGTCATCTGCACGTTTCTTGTTAAATACTTTGTCGATTGCATCATCACAATGGTTGCCCGAATAGTCGAATGTTACGATTTTCTTGTTGTGAAAGTACTCCTTGAATTCAGCGCCAGTACTTGTACCCAGTCCCTTGTAATATTTAATTTTCCATCCTTTTGTATCATTGGTTTCCTTCCATGTGTTATACTCGCCATCATTATAGAAGAGTAATGTATTTGAAGCCTTTCTTGCTTTCAAGATGGGAGTATTCATGAACCCGATGAAATTAGGAATCTGCGACAAACTGTTCCATTCGGACTGGAATAAATTAATACAGAGTCCCTTTATGTGGCTACCGTCCAAATCTTGGTCTGTCATAAAGAGAACGCGTCCATATCTGAGTGATTTATGTGCTGTATCTTCTGTATACTTTTTATTTGCCTCCAGTCCCAATATTTTCTTGATTTCCACGATTTCATTATTTTCTGTTATTTTTTTGCTAGATTCACCGCGCACATTAAGGATTTTGCCCTTCATAGGATAGACCCCGATGATGTTACGGTCTTCGGAACTGAGTCCTGATACAATACCTGCTTTTGCTGAATCGCCTTCACAAAATAGAATAGTACACTCGGCAGAACGTGCGGTACCGGCCCAGTTAGCATCAATTAATTTATGTATTCCTTTTACAACACGCGATTTGCTGCCGTCGCTCTTTTTCGCATTGCGGTTTTCCTTTACTTCAGTAATTGCCAACGCCGCATCCATAACACCCATTTTTGCAAGTTTATCGATGAATTTATCAGATATTGTGTATGTTGATCCGAATTTATTAGATGGTGTATTCATATAGTCCTTGGTTTGTGAATCAAATGCTGGATTATCAATATCGCAACGAATAAACAAGAATAGCTGTTCTTTAATTGAATTTGTATTCACTGTGACCTTCTTCTTCTTTTCGATATAGGCGGAAAGTTTGCGTGTAATTTGTCCCAAAATATAATCAACGTGTTTTCCGCCTTTTGCAGTGTGAATGCCGTTTACAAACGACACATGTTGAAATTCATGTGTGGGGGATAGCGATACACATATTTCCCATCGTTTTTCTTCAGTTTCATATAGACGGGGTGTTTTGTCTTTTGAGCCAATGTATAAGTCTACATATTGTTCGAATGATTTTATAGGGACTAGCTCTCCGTTGTACTTTACCTTTACATTCTTAGATGTGATCGCACAAATGTCATATACGCGTTTCTGAAATATAGAGCGCATGGTTGTATCGAGACCACTCAATCCAAGACGGGTATAGTCGGGACGGAATGAAACCCGGGTATATGGTTTTGAACTGTTTTTTGTTATTTTTGGTTTTTCAATAGTAGTAAGATTATCTGAGAATGATTGAGTATATTTTAATTTACGGACATGATCTATGGTTTCAATAGACCCCCAAGAGGACCATATAAGAACAAGTTTGAATCCGAACCCGTTTTTACCTCCAACAATGCGTTTTTCGGTTTTATTATAATTGGTGGATGTACGCAAATGACCGAAAATCATTTCTGGTATCCATATGTCGTATTCAGGATGTTTTGCAACGTCAATTCCGTTACCATCGTTTGTCATATGTATTGTACCATCGTCGTCAATGGATACCTCTATTTTAGAGACAGGAATAATATCATCCTTTTTATCACTAATTGCTTGTTGCATTCGAATACAATGGTCTCGGCAATTCACAATACCCTCGTCAAATAGTTTATATAAACCAGGTACATAATGAATCGGGTTAAGTCCAATTGATTTTGTCTCATTATTGAACGTCCACGCGTGTGTGTCGACATTTTCAACGGACCCAATATAGGTATCTGGATTGTCGAGAATGTGTTCGCGGTCCGTTTTTTTCTGGTATTGTGTTGAAAGCGTTGCTTCGGAAGACATGGTTTTAGATACAATGATATCCTCCTTTTAAATTCAATTTTCTGAAGAAATATAAAATAAGAATATATGAGCGATATGACAAATAATCTTCCGAAAGCAAATAGTTGTACTGAATGTCCTATCCCGGTGTACTTTAACGAAACAAACAATACAATGAAGGTTTCTGGCGCACTGCGTTTATCGAACGAAATACGAACTGTTCGAAGAAAACGTTATGAATTAGTAACTACAAGTGCCGTTGCGCAAAATAATAATACCATTGGACGATTCAGAGGACGGATACAGAACAAATTTTAGCAAAAAAAAAATATATGTATGATATATAATGGGATATACTAGAGGACAAGACGGTTTGTATCATATCAAGGGTAAGAAATATAGCGTCCTTGAAGGCTCTCGCGCTCAAGTCTACCACAAAAATGCTTACAAGACAACAGGTGGTCTTACAAAGAGCATGTTGTTTAAGAACAAGCGTGGTGAAATTGTTTCATTGAAAAAACATAAATCTGCCAAGAAAGATAAGCGTCTTGAAAAGGCCGGGTACTTCACAAAGAAGGGCAAATTTGGATATGTTCGTAAGAACGCGACCAAGAAGAACAAAAAAAGTATGAAGAAACGTGGTGGTGGATGTGATTTGACCCCTTTCGGTGCTGGTAGCACTGTCAAAGTGGCGATTTAGTACACTATGGATATCGTAATAACAATAATACAAAAAGTAAATTAAACAGAATTCGTTTAATCTACTTATATGGAAGAGGTAAAACGTATTTTGACTAACATTCATCAAGATATAGATAACCATCTGCGCCCATTTTTATATAGAATAAACGAGAGCAACGAAATCGCAGAAACAATGAAAACTGAGATTTTCAACTTGTCTTTCGTTCGCGATATTATTGTTGAAAATGAACGTCTGAAAGAGGAATTAACATCTGGAAATACTACAAAAATAAAAAAGGAGATCAATCAAAGTAATAAACATGTATCGCTAGATATTACATACCTCGAAGGCGAGAACCCCGGTAAACTAGACGATGAATTATCGCTGATAACAGAAGAAAATGAACTGGTTAATGTCAATGAATTAAACTTGGAGGAAGACGCTGAAGAAGACGCTGAAGAAGACGCTGAAGAGGAAGAAGCCGAAGAGGAAGAAGAGACTGAAGAAGCCGAAGGGGAAGAAGACGCTGAAGAGGAAGAGGAAGAAGAAGCCGAAGGGGAAGAAGACGCTGAAGAGGAAGAGGAAGAAGAAGCCGAAGAGGAAGCTGAAGCTGAAGCCGAAGAGGAAGAAGAGACTGACGAAGCCGAAGAGGAAGAAGAACCTGAAGAGGAAGATGAAGCCGAAGAGGAAGATGAACCTGAAGAGGAAGAGGAAGAGGAGACTGAAGAAGCTGAAGAGGAAGAGGAACAGGAACCTGAAGAGGAACCTGAAGAAGAGACTGAAGAAGCTGAAGAGGAAGAAGAGGAGGAAGAAGAGACTGAAGAAGCTGAAGCCGAAGAAGAAGTCGAAGCTGAAGAAGCCGAAGAGGAAGAAGAACCTGAAGAAGCCGAATCTGAAGTTGAAGAGGAACCTGAAGAAGCTGAAGAGGAAGAGGAAGAAGAAGAAGAAGAGGAAGAGGTATTTGAATACACATACGAAGGGAAACAATATTACATTACTTCTACGGAAAATGGGTCAGTTTATGTAGAATTAGACGGGGATATAGGTGATTGTGTGGGTACAATTAGCAAGGGCGTAATAACTTTCTTGTAAGTAGTATATATGGGAAATATATTAGAAGGATTATGTGCTCCAGCCTTGATATATTTAGTATTCATGCTTACACAAGTAATATTAGATATCTATAAAAATGTATACAACAAAGCCGTGACAAATTTCGTGACGATGATATTATTCACATTACTCTTAAATATACTATGTTCCCGCGGCCTTGATCTTGTTGCATGGATAATTGTTGCTGCGCCTATAATTTACATGGCATTTATTTCATCGTATATGCTTTACATTTTTAATTTAAATGATAAAGATTCTGAAGTAGTAGACGATGATAATTCAAGTACGTCGAGTGACATAATTACTGATGATGGATATGATTCCGATTCTTCAGATGAAAATAATGACTATGTAGATGATTCTATTGAAAATGGTGATGTTGAATATGCAAACACGGTCTATATTCTACCCGGACAAACGCCAGTAAAAGTGAAATACAGCGACGTAAAAGTCCAAAAGCTATATGAAAATCCAAATGGCACACAATACTAATTCATATGAAACAATATAAATATATTTTGTATGAATTATTATGATTATTGAAATTATTGCATCAGGTAAAACGCTGTTGGTGTATGTATTCTACTATATGATAACTATCTACAGTGAAATCGAATATACTATTTTAAAATACAATCCATTCAAGAGTAAAATAAAGCGCGAACCATATAGGGCAGTTTCTTATGAAAAAACAACACATTATATTGATGAAAGCCATAATGAAATGAAACTCATTAACTACAATTCTAGCTATTCTTCATTGATTACAAAGATAGTACAACCAGCAAGTAATAGTTATGTAGCAGACCAAAATGTTTTGCCTGAACCGTCGAAACGTTTCTTTTGCGCGATTGAGTGTATGGCATTGGGCGAACGGTATAATATCGATTTGTATGAACCGATAAATTATTACGCAACAAGTAATATAGTGAATGACGTATTTTGGAAGTTCTACATGGAATCAGTACATAATGTGAAATTAGAGTCAGGTAATTATGTAATAAATATTCTTGATAACAATATTAAATCACTAGTAATACAGTCAGAAGATGAGGTTGTATTTGAAAAGGATTCATATAGTGTAAGAAAAATCACTCGAACAGTTGATTCGTAAAGGGAGATGTTTCGATGGCCTTCTTTTGACTTGTTGGTGTAATTGTATGGTCCATGAACGGAAGGATCTCTTTATCGTGTGTAATAACCACAGTAGTTTTATTCTCTGTATAGTCCATTATTAAACGAAGCACCTTTTGTCGTGTATTGCTATCAAGTCCTGCAAGGGGTTCGTCTAAAATAATCACAGAGGACGGTTTCAATAACCCCCGTAAAATAATGGTGACCTTTTGCATTCCATGTGAAAGGTTCAATCCATTTACACCTGCTTTTGTCTGTATTCCGTTTGGTAGGTTTTCGTATATGGTATCCAGTTTATATTTCTTGAGAATTTGTTGAATCTCTGCAACACTCGTGTTGTTTCCGTATTGAATATTGGAAGCAACCGTGTCGTCAAATAGTACGGTATGTTGATTAATATAAACAATTTTATCACGAAGATGTTGATGTGTTATTTTATTAATATTGAATCCGTCAACGTATATGACACCTGATGTCGGTTTATATAGTCCAACAAGCATTTTCATAAGTGTCGATTTACCGCTACCCGATTGCCCTATAATAGCAACCTTTTCACCTGGTTTGACCGTGAATGATACATTATTGATAACATTTGTTGTAGTATCATTGTATCGAAATGAAACATCTTTGAACTGGATTCTTCCCTTATTTATAACACTGTCGAATTGACGCGATGATTGCTGAAACAATAGTGCTTCCAAGAAATCGGTTGATTCATTGAGACTCCCAATGCGTGCAAACAAAAAATGAGCGATGCCAGATGTGTTTAAAAATATATAAGTGTTTAGGTTTCCTAAAATAAGAATCAACGGTACAATCTCTTTGTGACTGAATTTCTTCTGTATTGATTTATTCACAATATATAGAACCGATGCGAAGTATCCAAATAGCGTTATTATTTCAGCTGTCAACGAGAAATTAGCCTCAGTAATAGATTGTTTTATGAATTGTATTGTGTATTTATCATTATCAAATTCGTTACTTTCCATCATATGCCCTTCTTGATTATTGATGAATACTTGCATCAAATTATGAAATCTGTCGCTTGTGTTACGTATCATTTTAATGTATTGTTTTTCGCGAATTTGAGATTTATTCATAATAATATAGGAATAAAAGTAGCTTAGGACGAAAACAATAATCATTGTTACAGACATTATATTTCCAAGTGTTGCGTCAACATAATACAAATACCCTATAATAACAAAAACCGACAGCAGCTGCGGGAATGCTCGACTCAACAACCAATTGAGTGAATTTTTCAGATCAACTGATAGTGCAAACGACCTTGACAATAATTCACTTGGATTTATTGTGGTATAGTGTTCGCGTGCCATATTAATAATTGAGTTAATGATGCGACTACGTATGTATTCTCCATATTTCGGTATACAGTAAGATTCGACACATCGTTTTATGTAAGTACCTATTGTGTATAAAAACCAGGATGAAAATAGTAATATGATAAGTCCACGTGTATTGAGTAGATTGATATCCTTGTAAAAATCAAATTTTGCAAATGAATCTGTTGGTGAAAGGTTTTGTATCTCTCCAATTAATCTTCCTATTATCTTGGGAATAATGATCGTATCGAGCGGGAATAGGAAAAGGATAAGAATAAGATAGATGAGGAATACGAATGCGTGTTGTTTAATATAGTCACCAATCAGGGCTTTCCACAATTCGAGCATATATATGATAAATATTTAAAAAATTGATTATAATATAATCTATGTGTGATAGCAATGACATGTTAATGGAAGACAAATCCATCTTTATGACCGATGCGTTAGCGGTTGACACACAAGAAACCCTCCATTATTTATCTGATAAATGGACTTTGTGGGCTCATTTACCACATGACATCGATTGGAGTTTAAAATCATACAAAGTGATCGCACACATCGAGAGTATAGAGCAGGGAATTGCAATAAACGATTTGATACCCGATAAGATGGTGAAAAATTGTATGTTGTTTGTGATGCGTGATGGTATTAGTCCAATATGGGAAGACCCTGCAAATGTGAATGGTGGTTGTTTCTCGTACAAGATTGCAAACAAACACGTTCATGAAGCATGGAATACATTATTCTACAGTATATTGGGCGAAAGCGCAAGTAAGAACAAGAAATACGTTGATAATATGAATGGAATCACTATTTCACCAAAGAAAAACTTTTGTATATTGAAAATATGGATGAAGTCTTGTGAATATCAAAATGCAAACGAGTTAGTACTTTCTAAATTTGGAGACGACGCGTGTATTTTCAAACGACATAATAATAACTAGTTTATGGTACTGAGCCAAAAAATATAATAGAAGACAATTTTGTATTGTATTTTTTAGTGTGGTGTATTTGAAGGTAGCGGCGCAAGACAGAGTTTAATTTCTCCCAGTGACGCAACGTGATATTTTACAACAAGTGGTAGGTCGTTCTCAAGGTACATTTCGATTTGAGAACACAAATTAGTACATTTGATAAAATAACCGAGATTTTTTAGCGAGAATTCGCCTTGAATAATACGCGCAGATTCCTGTTTCATTACAAATTCCATACCTCCGTCTGATTCGGCACGATGTATCTCGGCCGATGCAAATTGACCCTGACACTTGAAGATAAGTTCGTTTCCGACCGATTTTATTTCGAGTTTATCTGAAATACAGCTTAGATCCCGAATTATTTTCTGAAAGTCGGTGCTTGGCAAATTAATAATGGATGAAAACGTAACGTCCGGTACACATAATTCGTCGTGGTCGGGTTCAATAAGACGCAGTTTTTGCGTTTTACATTGTTTGATTTCACTGTTTTCAAATTTAAGGCCCAAATGAGATGTTATACCATCGGTGTAATCTGCGCGCTCGATATACATAGTAAGAGTGTCGTCATTATCGATTGAGTTAATAAGTTTAAATAGATGAAACATGTTTACCCCAATGATAATTTTTTCCTCTTCGCAGTCGTATTGTTCGAAATTGCCGGCGGCAAGGAAAAGATGGGCGAGAATAGTATGTGACTTATCCATATTAATAATACGAATGCCATCTTTTTGAAATATAATATTTGTTTCTAGAAGAATGTCCTTTAATGCAGTCATCAACGTGCGAAATGGTGCAATTTGAACCGTTTTAATAGTCAGGACATTTCCCTGTGCGTTTGAATAGTTCATATAGGGTGTTTGTGCCGTCTGCTTTAAATCGGTTTAAGAAATGAAGAACAAATATATATAGTAATGGATACATTAGAAAATAATTTGGAACTAATAAAAGCCTTATATGAAACGTATAAAGGAAATGAGTTTATGTTGAATAAAATAGACACAAAGGTTAAACAACTTCCGCGTGTTTTCACAAATATATGTGAATTACACGAAAAACGTCAAATACGCGCAAATTCACTGAGCGTCCACCAACGCGAGTATATTGACAATTTCATACGTACAAATCGGTATTACTATTTACAGTGTACGGAGCAGTTTATATGCTACGATAAGAAACATTACCGAATTGTGGACGAAGATGACATTATCCATCATATTTTTGAAACAATAGAAAGTCCGGTAAGTAACTGGAAGTTCAAAACAGTATGGAGTGTTTTAAAGGCAATTCGTTCGAAAACGGTTTTAACCTCCATTCCGGATTCGTTCACAATTCAACATGTGCTGAATCATTTGTACCCTGTTATTTTTAAAACAAAGGAAGAGGTCAAATATTTCTTGTGTGTGTTGGGGGAGATTATTTTTCGAGACAAGAGTCCCCAGGTGTATTTTGTTACAACATCGACAAAGGATTTCGTTAGAAATGTTGAAATTCAAGTTCAGAAAATAATGGGTTCATACGATATTTGTTCTCGTTTCAAAACAAAGTATTTCGCACACGAGTTTGCAAATGCTCGTATTATCCATACACAACCAAATTTTATTATTAACGAAACTGTTGAATATTTCTTAAAGCACTATATCTTGGATATTATATGTGTTGCATGTCATTACAGAATTCGAAATGAAACTGCAGACAACTATATTAATAAATGCCATCACTTTCACGCGAAAAAACGAATAACTTATTTGGTCGATAAATCAGGCGAAACGATTATTCGCGAGTTCGCAAACGAGATGTTGGAAAACGTGAGTGCAATAAACCAAGAGAAAAGTTCATTGGTTTCTCAAATCCATTGGAAAAATATGCAATATTTATGGAAATTATATCTAGAAGAACATCAATTACCAAATATTGTATACCTACACAATTTAAAAGATACACTGAAGACGATGTATGATTATGATGAGACGAGCGAATGCTTCAATGGAATTACTAGCAAACACTTGCCACTTATTTCATCTTTCTTGCAATTTTTCGAGGCGTCTTTCTGCCCTGGCGAGGACGAGTTCGAAATTAGCGAAATCATACAACTATATTACGATTCGAAAGTGGAAAACTTACAAGCCGCCAATGTATTAGAACAAACACACGTAGTACGTATATTATCCCATTTTCAAACAAATTATAGTTTTCAAGAAAGATCGTTTCACTCGATTCTTAATGGACTACATTGTCACATCTGGAATAAACGCGCAGAAGTAAAAGATTCTTATAACGATTATAAAGCGATTAGTACATTATGTAAAGACGGTTCAGTAGCTCAATCGTTACATGACATCGACATGGATGAAATATACATGCACTATAGCAATTCGGAAAAATACAAATACATAGCAGGTAAAAATTATTATGAAATGGTTATAAAGGAGCTAGAATAACTCGGCGTGGCGTTAGTTCGGGATATTGTGAAAATTTTACAAATACATTTTTGTGTATTTGTAAAACAGCATTGAATATGTGAATCATTCGTATGGTTCAATAATATGCTTCAATAATATGCTTCAATAATATGCTTCAATAATATTGACTCGTTATCGGGTTTATTTTGTGGTTACATTAGAAAACATAGATGGTTTTGTTTGCGGGGGTTTAGTTGATTTACGTTTAATTTGAAAAGCACTTGTTTGGCTGATTGTATTTTTTGTTGAGATGAAGTCGGTATTCTCTTCATGGAGTTCGGGTAACATTCTTGTAAGTGGTTTATCTATTACCATTAGAAGTGTTTCGTTGCGTAACAATGTACGGTATTCGTGAATTGAGAGAGAACCGTAGAATTTGTCTAGTAGATAATGTGGATTTGGTGCCGGCTTGATATTGTTTTTGTATTCATATACTGCACCATAGATATAATTAAGTAAATGATATCTTTCGAATTTCTCGGATGTGTCAATATTCTCATTCATAAGATGCGCTACCCCACATTCGGGCGTACAGAAACATCCATATACATGATACGAATTATTCGCTTTATACTTTGGAATGAAAATAGGCGGATTATCGAATTCATACGTACACCAGAAACACGAACTTTTTTTGTCCGACACGTCGTTTGAATGTAGTTGTTTCTGTAGATTCTTTAGTTTGAGATGAATTGATTTCTTTGAAATGGAGTACTCTTGGATGTTATCCAAACATTCTGGTTCATTTATTATATGATGTTTCGAGTCTTCCAGTTCTTCAAAACCTAACGTCGAAGCGGGGTGAATATGAGGCTGAACGCCTAGTGTACCAGAATGAGATTGGTTTTCTTCTTTGAAATATTCCTCATTTGGTGCCACATAGGATTCAGTTTGGGAACTTAGGTCTTTTGAACTACATTTAAGGTGTAGTACAATGTTTGGTTTCACAAAAAAATTTAAATTTGCATCATTTGTCGTCGTGACGATCTTCCCGCCTTTGGGCTTTCGTCCGCGTTTTTTTGGTACAGCAGGTTCTGTTACAACGGGCTCATTTAATATGGTATTATTTTTCGGTTTTCTACCGCGTTTTTTTTTCACATGAGTTGCTGGTTGATCGTTTATGTCATCGACTGTTTGTTCTGTGATTTCGACCTGCATTGTTATAAGAAGAACGAGATTATTTAAGTGCTATTATTTTGTAGATAACATTTACGACATAAAGGCTGGTAAATACTGGAACCGACCATCACTTGTGAATCATTTTCGACGATTCTATGTGAAAACAACGCCTTTGAACCATTTTTACAAATAGCACACAATGCAAAGAGTTTTGTTATTTTATCTGCAACTGGTATTAATGTATTTAACGAGCCAAATAGATTACGCTTAAAGTCGCCATCTAGACCAGCAATGTGTACTCGTTTTCCGTCTTTTTCTACCATGCGTAGAACGGTTTCATATAAGTCCGGAAAGAATTGTCCCTCGTTAATAAGGATTGCACTTGAATTACTATACAACTGCTCGTTAAGTGCTATGAAATCTTTCAAGCACGATGTTTGATAGCCCTTTATGGAGTGTTGGTCGTGAGTTGTAATCATATTATTTTCGCCATATCTTACGTCTGAAACATGGTTTATTAATATAACAGGGATATTACAATAGGTATATTGTTTATGTAACTCAATAATTCGTGTTGTTTTGCCCGAGAACATAGGTCCCATTATAATCTCAAGATATCCACTCACTGAAATGTCCTCCATAGAAGAATCCATTAGTTTCTTTTCATATTGTTTATCCACGTGAAATGCAATCAATTTTCTAGGAAGTAGAATATATTCCGTATAAGAATACTATGTGTCTGAATACTATGTTGTATGCGAGTTGCTTGGAAGCTATACATAATCAAACAATTTAAGTAAAAGTCCAAAGTTAATTGAATGAAAGAATTCAAACCATGGGTCGAAAAATACAGACCGACCGATTTCCAGGATATTGTGATGGACCCAGTGAATAACAACATATTACAGAGAATATCAAAAATGAAATCCGTGCCAAATATGCTATTTTATGGGCCGCCCGGAACAGGAAAAACAACAACTGCGATTAACTTCATTCAGATGTATCAACGTTATAATAATCAAGAATTTAGTCAATTAAAGTTACATTTAAACGCGTCAGACGAAAGAGGAATTGATGTAATCCGTACGCAAATATACCAATTCGCTCAATACGAGCCGTTATTTGTAAACGGAATGAAGTTTGTAGTATTAGATGAAGTAGATTATATGACGAAGACCGCACAACAGGCATTGAAACATTTAATATCGAAATCTGGTGGGTCTATATGTTTTTGTCTCATTTGTAACTATATAAGCAAGATAGACCTGTCATTACAAAATGAGTTTTTAAAATTGCGTTTTAATCAACTACCATCTACAAAAGTGTCGGAATTCTTGAAAAATATTTGTTTGAAAGAAACTATTTTTGTTGCAGAAACAACACTGGAAAATATACGCACTATGTTCGATCCTGATATTCGCAGCATGATAAATTATTTACAAACGAATCAGTGTATGTTTCATACTAGAATAAACGAAGGAATCGTTTTTAATGATACATTTTTATTAGATGAACTTGTAAATCTAGTAAAAACAAACGACTCCAAGATATTGTTACATTACATGAGGAAAACCTGTGATAAATATAATCTTGATACCAACGATTATATTGTCAGAATTATGAATACAATTATACGCAGTCATTGCCTAGAGATGACTGAAAAAATATTATGTGATTTTGAACGTGTTTTGAACGGAGTAAATTCGTCTGAGACAGTCTTATTAAAATGCTTTATTGGGATTTTGAATCAGCTACATTTTGATTTTCATAATACAGAAAACGCTGATTTAACTTTTGCATAAAGTGATTTGGTGGTGAACTCTTAAAGGGGTCAAAGCAATTGCTTTGGAGCTGTTGTTGTAAATATTCTTTGGTTGGTGATGTTGGAATTGGGATTGGTTGTGTAGTTTTAATTCCTATAATGGAGCGTTCCATTTGGTAATATAATTACCCAAGAAAATAATTTAAAAAATTGATTTTGATTTGTTGGTATAACCCACCGTAATACAGAATATGTCTTTGGACGAAGATTGGGAATTATTTGATTCCGAAGGATGTGAGTCTTTCGTTCAACGCGATATTGCTAATGATAATGAGACTCCATTGGTGGAATCTCAAAACATACCAGACTCGACGAAACTTTATATTTCAACAAAAACAAAGATTGCATATTTATCGAGTCACATTGATTTGTATCCTTTATTTTGGAAGATACATGTGATGCCATACACTACTTTTGATGAAGGTGTTATAAAGAAACAAATGAAGTTCAACTCCGCAAGTCAGGAAGAATTGGAAAAACTTATGACCGAATATGAGACGGAATCAGTACATAAAAAAATGTTTGTTATACATAATTCGGATATCCAACAAGGTCAGCAAAAACACTTCAAGGATGTGAGAAAGATAAACATAGGTTTATGTAAAAAGGATATCTTGTCTCAGCGCGCAAAAGAAAAAAGTGCGTTTTATAATTGCTTTGTTTTAATCTTGCGAATACGGTACGGGGATATTTATAGAGAGATTCATGTCAAGGTGTTTAATACCGGAAAACTAGAGATTCCTGGTATACAAGACGACGAGATGTTTCATATTACGTTAAATAAACTGATTAGCGTTTTACATACAACAGACAACACATTGCGGAGCGTAACTGTAAGCAATAATTACGAAACTGTTCTAATAAATTCGAACTTTCATTGTGGATATTATATTAACAGAGACAAACTATATCGTTTGTTGGTGAATAAATATAGAATACATGCAAATTATGACCCGTGCTCGTATCCTGGGATACAGTGTAAATATAAATATGACGATGGAAAGGAGTTATCTTTTATGATTTTCAGAACCGGGAGTGTATTGATTGTTGGCAAGTGCGAAATGGAACAGCTTTTAGTCGTATATAGTTTCCTTACGAAATTACTTGTAGACGAATACAATGAAATCGTGAACGTTACACAAGAAAAAATACCAGAGCCGACACAATCCGTACATTCGAGGCCAACTAAGATTCGCAAAAAAATACACAAAATCGATCCAAAGAAACTTGTCATGATTGAAGTGCCGGCACGAATTAAAGCAACACTGTAAATATGATATTTCACATTTTACGAGTCATAAACAAGTATTACATCCATTACACCCCTTATTACACCCATTACACATTTGAATCCTGTTTGCATCTATTTTCTATTTCATCAAGACAACTATTTAGGTCAACAAGTACGCCATTATTTATATCACACGTTATCTGATTTATAATCGACTCAAATTCGCGAATAAATATTCCACACTTTTTGTCGTTATGTGACGGGACGTTTATAATGAAATATTCGTTAATCAATATGTGTAAATTCGATAAGATTATTTTCATTTCTTCCTCGTCTTGATGGAACGAATCATATGAGGATATAAATATTGAAAGTCTCGTATAAGAGGCCATAAAATCATGAAGATGTGACAAAAGACAATTATCGTCGTCTGTAATTGTAAACGCAAAACGGGTATTCTGTGGTATTTCGTATAGTGTCTTTGTATATACATATGTAACCGCATCTTTGATTGTCAGATTGAAAAACATATTATTGTCTTTATCCGTGATTTGACTTATGTATTCTATATAATAGAAGACTGCTTTCTGGCTATGATGTACGGTTACTTCCATATTCCGCGAGTACATTAATAACCCACTGAATACTCGTACTAACATATAATATCCTTGCTCGAAAATGTGTTTGTTTTGTTTGTTGATTATATTTTGTGAAGCATATAAGGTGTAATAGTTTACGATGGTTGTGAAATTAATACATAGTTCGTGGAAACTTCGCGTTTGATTTGATAGGTAATTATCGTTGTTTTTTAGACTATACAACTGTACTTCTTCTGGTTTTGACATATATAACGCAATCATAAAAATTTTGATAGTATCGACATAGTACTCAGACCGGTGATATAACATTGTTTTTTCTCAAAATATGAGACAAATATCTCATATTATGTAAAACAATATAAAGGGGAAATAACGCGTTATTATAAATGTCAGCTGTTGTTGAAGATTCCGTCTCGAACGCAATGCGTATGCCCGGACAGCCCACACTCACTCACGCAATCAAGCTTGCTATTGTTGAAGATCGTCCTATTATGTTTGATTATTGGGTATCATCCTTGGAGAAGAAAGTTGTAATCGGAGTTCATAATGAAACAAACGAGAAATTGCTTGTCAAAAGCGAAGATGAGTACACGAGTCCTATTTCGAAAATATACAAGGTAGACGGTGAATATATTATTTTGACAGAGAATTCCATGTATATTGTTTCGGCGGATATTCAAACAAAGAAAATTGCGTGAATGCGTTTTTTGTAGGTTATTTTTTACTTATGAGATAAATACCACCAATTGTTAAAATTGTTCCATATATTTGATTTGTAGTTAATTCTTCATTATAAAATAACCACCCGATGATACCAACAAACACAGTTGATATTGTCTTAAGTAAAGTGTTGCTTACAAGCGTGTTATATTGGCCGCTGATGTGAAATATCGAAACAGCTGATACGAAGGTCATTGCCGATATTGCAATTAACATGGCTAATTGTACCATACTGAGTTCACAGCATTTCTGGAATATTTGAATTGGCGCTTTCTTGAAGAAATATAAATATGAACCATAACACATGATTGCAATAAAAATGAGTGTTGTATTAATCAAAAGAAATTCGTCAGAATTCAACGTTTGTAATACATCCTTTCTGAAAAAGGGTTCAAGTGACTTGAGTAAAGATATAAGTAATATAATATGATACATATACACATATATGATATTATAATTTATGCTTCAACAGTTTCTGGTTTGATCGTTTCTGATTCGTGATACATTGCATGTAATATTTTCTTGAAATCTTTAAAGTTTGTATTCGATGTATTCATGGGAATAGATACGTTGAATTCTATTATTAAATTACCAATTGTTCCATCACGTTTGAATCCAAGACCTTGAATAACTTTACGGTATCCGTTTTGAATAATGAGATCATTATTGGATTGATTGATAACGTATGTTTTATTGTTTAGATGTTCTAGATTGAATTTGAAGCAATTGTATGCTTGGTATAATGTGATGGTTTGTTTATATATTAAATTTAAGTCTTCTTTCGTATGGACGGAGTTATTGTCTATCAGTATTTTTACGTATATTCTCCCGTACGCGTTTAATGTCTTATTTCCCTTGTTTCTAATCATAATTTCTTCTTCGTTTTCTACTCCTTCGGGAATAACCACATTTATTGTTTCATCCTCTATTCCTATTTCTTGGAAATTTTGTACTTTGCGTGAGAACGAAAGTTTGATATTACACCCGTTATATGCATCACGAATTGTTATGTGAACTGTTTTGTATATTGGTTCGATTGACGACTCTATTGTTTCTTGCATCATTGACCCAATATTCATGTTACAATTTGGTGAAATGCCAGGCATAAAGAATACTTCAGGTTCTATGAAATTGTTTGAACCACCCAATCCCATAAATGATGAAAAAATGTTATTTTCTTGGCTGGGTTGTTTTTTAGGAGCAATATTAAACATCTGTGAAAAAATGTTTGCTGGGCTACTATTTGTATTGTTATTCATGTTTGTTCTAAATATGTTATTAAATAGTGAATCAACTGGCATCTCGTGAACTTCATGTTGTATGATATTTTCTGGGTTTGATAAAAATGTATATGCTTCATTTATTTCTTGGAAACGCTGGTTGTTGCCTCCTCTGTCTGGGTGGTGTAACAATGATAGACGTCGAAATGCTCGCTTTACATCTCCTTCTTTAATCGGATGGGTTAGTTCAAGAATATTATGATATTTGCTAATTTTGTCCATACTTAAATAACAGAAGAAATACTTAAATGCTAATGAACGAACATAACTATGACATTTCTTATTCAATCATTTCAACCGAGTTCGATTCGTGATTTCGAATGTAAAGATAATTTTGTAGAATTACTCGAAGACTTTATAGAAATTGACATGTTAAATATTTTATTAGTCGGTACTTCATGTACGGGAAAAACAAGTTTAATAGAACTCATTGTAGCCAAATATTATGGGAATAGAAATTCACATGGGAATATATTACGGATACATTCATTATTCGATCAAGGAGTTCAGTACTTACGAAATGAAGTAAAGGGATTCTGTCAGACATATTCCACTATAAAAAATAAGAAAAAAATTATCATAATCGATGATATTGATAATGTACCGGAACAAAGTCAACAGGTGTTGCGTAATTGTATGGATAAGTATAGCAAAGAAATATGCTTTCTACTGTCATGTACTGATATAACGAAAGTAACCGAAAGTATACAATCAAAAGAATTTATTATGAAATTGAACCCTTTTACCGATGAAATACTCACGAAAATGGCACGCAGAATAACACATACAAGGAATATTATGATTGATGACAATGCGTTGGTGTATATGATACAATTGACAAAAGGATCACCGCGTACGTTGTTTGGCTTTCTAGATCAATTGCAAATTTCAGGGGAAAAGGGTACTGTGCTGTCAATACAAAAAATGTGTAGTAACATAGACCATAATTATTTTTACAAATATCATAAATACATATATAGCAATAAGTTACAACTTGCGATTGATGTGTTATATTGTTTGTATGATTTGGGTTACAGTGTCATGGATATCATGAGCGAATATTTTGAGTTTATAAAAATACTGAATGATATGGACGAAGAAATACGATATCGGATCATTAAGTGCGTGACAAGCACAATTGTGAATTATCATGAAAAACATGAAGACCCGATCGAATTGGCGTTCTTTACAAGTAGGAACCTTTCAATTATACGCGAAACTAACCCCAAATGACATGAAGCATAAATTGTTTATATCTACATAGTATATGAGTTTAGAAGCAAATAATACAATGACTTTGGGGTATGCATCATTTGTTGTTTCTATTGGTGTAGTCATAATTCTTATTGCCGGGATTATATATTATTATTTACGTAAAACAGGCGAAGTGTCACGGAAATGTGGTTCTTTTGATACACAATCCGCTATTTCAAGTGTAACGCGAGGAAGTGACACTTATGTATTACGAGATTATTACGTCCAGTGTGCGTATAACGCTTGTGCAATATACAAGAATAAAAATTCATTTGTAGATTTGTGTGCCGTTCAAAATGCACTTCGCCAGGGTGCGCGTGGACTTGATTTTGAGATTTATTCTATAAATGGAGAACCAGTTGTTGCAACATCTTGTTTGTCAACGTATAACATAAAGCAGACATTTAACTATTTGAAATTAACTGATGTACTTTCATACCTTCATTCAAATGCATTTAGTACAATGTGTCCGAACTCATATGATCCGCTGATTTTACATTTCCGTGTCAAAAGTGAGAAAAATGGAATATTGGATTCGATCGCTTCTGCTATTACAACAAATTTGAAAGATAGATTGTTACCCCCGAAATTTAGCGAAGCAAAGGAGAACTTAGGTGAGGTACCAGTTCCATTACTTCGTGAGAAAGTTATTATTGCAGTAGATACAACACCAACCGATATAAAATCGTCTGATTTGTGGGAATTGACTAATATAAGTCCGTCTACTGGATTTGTACGTGTATTGCGTAATTACGACGTTGAATTCAATCAAGACCCAAATGAATTAAAGGCATATAATCGTTATAATATGACAATTACATTACCAGATATTACGTGTGGATATGCTAACCCGAATGCACTTATTCATATGCAATCTGGGTGTCAGTTCATTTTTATGGCATTTCAAAATGCCGATACGAATTTAGAGGCGTATACAAATGTGTTTACAACCGCAAATAAAGCGTTTGTTTTGAAGAAGTCGAGTCTTCGTTATATTGAAAAGGCAGTACCAAAAGCACCAGCTCAAGACCCCCCACTCAGCTATGCTCCAAGAAACACGCCCGTGGGGAATGGTGCACTTACGTTTACATTTTAAATGTAATACAATGATACCCCAATAATGTGAAATAATATCTTTATCAAATATATGAAGTATACATGTGATAAAGGTTTAAATTTTCAAGATTGTGAATTGGCGATTCTACGTCATGCGGTAGATAATGCCGAAACAATTAAAAAGAAACAACAAGTAAATACACCAGAAGTGAAAAAGATACTAGATATTGTGGAGACATTTATCCGTAAAGAAAAGGTGGTTTGCTACGGAGGTACGGCGATCAATAATATTTTGCCAAAGGACGTTCAATTTTATGACTACTCTATTGAAATCCCCGACTATGATTTTTTCTCAAGTACACCCGTGAAGCATGCAAAACAACTAGCCGATATCTATTACGCAGCCGGATATCTAGATGTTGAAGCAAAAGCCGGCGTCCATTTTGGTACATATAAAGTTTTTGTTAATTTCATTCCTGTTGCAGACATCACTTTATTACCTTCTTCTCTATTTGAATCTATTTATCGCGAAAGCATTGTTATTGACAAAATTCACTATGCGCCAGTTAACTTTTTACGAATGTCAATGTATCTTGAACTCTCGCGTCCTCATGGAGATACTTCACGCTGGGAAAAGGTTCTCAAACGACTAACATTGCTAAATAAACATTACCTAATTGAAGATGTTGCATGTGACTTGAAAAAGTTTCAGCGTACGTTACATTCGAACTCGTATGATATTCAACGCACTTTTACATTGATTCGTGATGAGTTTATTCGCGATGGTGTGATCTTTTTTGGTGGATACGCAACATATATGTACTCTAGATATATGCCAAATAAAATTGCAAAACTGTTTTCCCAAACGCCTGATTTTGATGTGATCAGTGAGGAACCGGAAAAAACGGCGTCAGTTATTGTTTCAAAGCTAAAAACATCTGGATATAAACGTGTCAGATATGTCAAACACGATTGTATTCACGAAATAGTACCATTGCACTATGAAATACGGATTGAATCAGATACTGTTGCTTTTATATATGAACCACTTGGATGTCATAACTATAATAAGGTTCGTATTGGCAATACGGTTGCACGAATCGCTACAATCGATACCATGTTAAGTTTCTATTTGGCTTTCATCTATGTGAATCGCCCATATTATGACCCAAATCGCATTGTATGTATTGCAAATTTTTTATATGGAGTTCAGCAATACAATCGTCTTTCCCAAAAGGGCGTATTGAAACGTTTTGGACTGGATTGTAAAGGAAATCAAGCAACTCTTGAGACGATTCGTGGAGAGAAAAGCGCAAAATTCAATGAACTGAAAAAAGGCTCTAAGGAATATGAAGAATGGTTCTTGAAATATTCACCAGTTACACTAGATACAAACAAGGAGATGAAACAAATGAAATCTGCAATGGAAACCACCACGAAAACCCGCGTGCGAAATAGAAAACTACAGTCTAAAAAGGGAAAAAAGACAAGAAAGCAAAAGGCGTCCAAACAAAGATTACCATTCAAGATACCATTTTTGTGAATACAAACGTCGGTGTGTTAGTGTAATTGCACCGTTGTTCGAATTTATGTATGATTAAATGTGTATATTATATACAATGTATTTAGAGAAATCAACCAAATTTTACGAACTGTTTAGGAAACAGTCACATGTCTACATTCATTACGGTAAAATATCAGGCGGCGAAAAACAATTACCGTTTGGTACATTTTTGTTAAACAAGTTCTCGAAAATAGATGACGCAAAGGTATTTTACGCGAAGCAATTAGAAGAAAAGAGGAAAAAAGGATACAAGATAGAAAGAGTTATTCAGACAAAGGATATGGTATGGATGCGTAAGAACGCGAATCCGAAGGTTAAAACAATAAGGTAAATCGATTTCTATACTTGAAGATGTATATCAAACAGGGAGCTCAATGTAACAGATTTATTATCGTATGTTCCATACAATCACCGAGTGTTTTAAACGTTTTGTATGTTTTTGGGTGAATTTCTGTCATTACCCTGTACTTTGAATTCGTGAAACAGAACATTTCTGGTGTAAATGAAGTGATGTATATATATGGACCTTTGCGAATCGTGTAACTCTCAACATCCATGTATTCAATCTGTTGTAGTTTTTCTTGCCATACCCCTTCGAGTATTGGACTTAAAACACTAAGTGACTTTGCAAATTCTATCGTACATGATAGACGAATTCCTTGTTCTGGAAATATTATCATTATTGAATTTGCAGAATACATGAAATTTCTATTGTCGGGAATATAATAACTACAGTGTGATGTTTCTCGTGGATTAATATAACGCAATGGTAGCTCCGTTGTAGGACGTGATACTAAATTGAGACGAATCGAATATTGCATTAATAACTCTTCTTCTATTTTTGAGAGCGGTAGGTACCTTTCCTTCTTTATATTGAAGAACGACACTTCTGGTGTCTCTGTTGGTGTGGTAATTGTTGATATTTCCATGCTAGATTATTGATTGTGTTTCACTACATTAATTTACGTAAATCAATTTTTTCGATTATTATTTGATTATAGAAAAAATTGATTTATTTTTATGATATAATCATTATATCATTATAACTGTAATATGGTCCCCATCATTATCTCAATCGAAGGAAACATTGGCTCTGGGAAATCAACGATCGTGAAATATTTACGCTCGTATTATGAGTCTAAGGAGTTTTCCCCGTATGTGTTTCTAGACGAACCTGTCGACGAATGGAACTCAATCGTTGATAATAATGGAGTGAATATGATACAGAAATTCTATGGCAATCCTGAAAAATACGCATTTGCTTTTCAAATGATGGCGTATATATCAAGACTACAAAATCTTCGTAACGCGATTGCATTATATCCTAACAAAATTATTATTACAGAACGAAGTCTATTCACAGACAAGTTTGTTTTCGCGAAAATGTTATACGACGAAGGAAAAATAGATGTAATGGAGTATCAAATTTATGAAAAATGGTTCGATGCGTTCATCGACGATATACATGTAACAAAGGTTGTATACGTGAATACACAACCAGATGTATGTGAATCACGCATCAAGGTTCGCGACCGCAATGGTGAAGAGAATATTACACGCGAGTATTTGGATAAATGTCATACTTATCATGAAGCAATGATTGACTCTCTTGAACGCTCAACGACAACAATAAATGTAGTGAATGGGAATCATGATATTTATCAAGACGAGTTTGTTGTAACAAAATGGATAGAGTCTATCGAACAATAAGTGAGTACAGATATGTTGATGTCATAAATAATATTCCACCCCATACTGTGTCTATAATAACTAATTGGGGTTTCCATGTTTTAAATAACGAAAGTGACGTTAAGTCGTATATTCCGTATGAGAAAAATCCTAGAAGAAACGCATCCATCATACTCATTTTTTTTAGTATTATGAAATAGTAGATTCCTAGAATAATTAATATGTATGTGAATATTGCACCTAATATGTTGATTTTGAACTTTGAGTTTTGAATTTCTTCGATCATCTTTGTAAACGCGGACCCGAATATTGAAATATATAATGCATCCAATAATAATACAAAAAATCCGAGAACCACTACATTCTTGAGATGAATACCAGTTCCATTGATTAGTTTATTCATTCTTGTATCTACGTTATATTTTTTTGTTCTGTTGGAACTGTTGGAAGAGCCTTTCTAATTCTAATACATTGTAACTCTCTAGAATAATATGACTTTCCCATATGTATTTACTATAGCACCATAATAGGTCCATTTTAGATAGGTCGATTGGTTGTAATGAATTTATGAATTTTGCGTTCTCACTTGGAATGTGATTATACACAGTCGGAGGTAACACGTAAATAAGTTGTACCACATCTTGAATCGGTTTGTTTGTATTTGTTTGGATGAAATTTGTCTCGAAATACGGTACATGATTTACAATATCTTGTAGTAATGGTGCATAGTGATGAGGATAAAACCAGTGCCAATCGGGACACCCGAAACTATAATATTTCCAGGTCCATTCGAGCGCCTCGATGAAATGAAAGCAAGTGTGTTTTATCTTCATGGTTGAAGGGCGGAATTTAAAACAAGTTTGGTAGTATCTTGTTTGCCAATGTGATTCGTGTGGGTTGATGAAATTTTCGCGTTCTCTGTGTATTGTCGGGGTTTGTAATAGTTTATCTTCTTTTTCTTTTGGCGTTGTTGTTGGGTATTTTCTTCGCTCGAGTTTTTTTCTGTAATTATCCTCGTGTATAAAGCGCTCTTCTTCTTGGTATGCAAGTTTTTTAATGAATGTTTTCACGTTTTTCCATACGATTTCTTGGGTAGACATGTTTACAAGGCGGAAGTTTTTTGTTTTGCAACACTCCTTGTATGCATCCATACAAACATCCATCCCGTTTCGTCGTAAATTAAGAGATGGAAAGTGAGGCATGAAATCATTTCCCAGAAAAAAACATACAAATACATAGTCGTGTATAAAGTCGCTGCTAAACAATGATGTATTGTGTATTTGTACACGTAGAGCACACGATAATTCGTATATGTCGAGAATATACGTCTCGTTCGGCTTAAGCGTGTCATTTAAATTGCGAATAAAATGCGGGGTTTCGCGATATAAATATAATTGTTTCGAGATGTGAAGATGATTCATACATAACATGATTAAATCTGCATCTAAACCGTAAATAAGGGAATTTGTTGTCTTGTGATATTCAATGTTGTTGCGAATATATTCGAATATTTTATGCTCTCCTTCGCCAGGTGTGTCTGTATAAATAATCATCTCGAATTTATGAAACCGTCTTGCCTTGAAAAACGAATGTACGTAAATTGATAACCCCTTCATAAATGATGTTCCTGGTGTAATACAAGATGTATCGAATGTATTATGTTGTGTTGGCTGAAAGGTATTCGATATGGTTTGTAATAATGCACCTTTGAAACGCCGTGTACGTTGCTGTTCTAGCTTAGCAACTGGTGCTACACCATCAAATGCAATGATTACTCGAGACCGTACGTTCGTTTTTTCAATGTATTCGGTGAGTTTTCTACATGTTAGATTATATATTTCCTCGTTGCTCGGTGTTTTTTCGGAAAAAGATCGAACAACGTCGTATAATATAGAATTACAATCTAGATACAGATTATCGACACTCTTAATAGATTGTAGTGATTTTATTATATTCCCGTATTCTTTTACAATGTGTGTGAAATAACTAGGGATACCCATATGTCATTATAGACTATATGTTTCTATGTTGATTTTTACGCTCTATATGGCTCGTATAATATTATTGATTGGATTATAACTCCTATATTTTTTATATAGACTAACTATATGGCGCAAATCCCAAAAGACGTAGGGATTTCTAATAATGGGAATAATGAAATAATATACTATTTACTTGAAAGAGTCAAGCATTACCGTGAGATGATACAACGCACGTATATGACTCAAATTAAGTATCGCGAGTGTCATATTTTACAACCAAATGAGACCAATTCTGCCATCGAAGAACTGAATGAAATCAATAGGGATATAACAATAATTGAAGGGAAATGTAATACAGGAATTGACGATATTGATACTGTCTTAAACATGACACAAATTCTAAATAATCGATTCTCTCTGTTTTTTAAGCAACATGGTACGCAATTTATAGATGACTTATTATATGTAGTTTTTGGCCGGGAATATATTACGAACCAAGTTGAAAATAATTGTGAGCTTATGGAAAAGTATTTTTTTATAAATACTTACGTGCGACCAGTTCACTATAAGATGATTCCATGGAGTATTCAAACGCGAGGAAATACCAAACCGACTACAAGCAAGAGCATTATTCTTGAGGATATTTATATTGCAGAAAGTTCAGATACATTCGATATTTATGATGTTAGGAAAACGAATATTAAAAGTATTCAATACCGAATTCATGGCGTTAAGATCGTATTCCAAAATGTTTCCACCAAACAAACATTGATAGTTATGGGGTTAATGGACAATATTCCAATCGAATATGTTAATATCGACTATCTTACAAACAGACATGCTGCAGTTCTGAAGGAAAAACCTGAACGCGATGAATTTAATGACGAGAGATTTGATACATTCTGTCGTTCTCTTTCTCTAAAAGATATTGTCGTGTTTAGTCCTTCCGAACATTATGAAACTTATATTGGTTATATTACAAATGTTAAAAATATTCAGAAACAAGCAATCACAAAGATTACTCGCGATTTTATTAACTTAAGCCCTCTCGAACAGCGTACCCTACTTATTCAGTTGTTAATACATTCTGATAATTTTGAAATCCAATTCATTGCCTATTTATTATATGACATACTAACCGTCGATAGTAAAGAAAGTAAACTGGGCGTGGAACATGACGGTCTTTATGAAAGCTTGCCGTGGATAATAAAAACAAAATTCAGAGGAGCAATGAAGCATACAATCGAATATACATCAAAATTATTGAATTACGATATTAACCAAAGCTTACCACTCGAACAGCGAATTTGTTTAATGAAAACAACTGAAAATGTAAAAGAAAAAGCACTGTCAAAAGTGAAAGAGCTGAAATCAAAAACGGAAGATACAGGGTCCAAAGCAAGACAGTATATAGATGGTCTGTTGAAGATACCATTTGGAATTTATCGTAATGAGCCCATATTAAATGTACTTGGTGAAAATATAGAGAATTATAATCATATAGTATTAAACATCAAAGACGTTGATTTTAAAAAACAATTAATAGAACCGTCGAAAATAACAAATGCGGGGATTTTACAACAATATCATATTTTGATGAAGTATTTTCAAGAAGAAGATGAAAAGGGACTACATAAACATATTTCACAGATTATTGATGTTGTAAAGAAAATGAAACGGGTAGAGCTGAATGAATTGTGTAATATGATACAAACAATCGAAGGTAACTTGTTTCACATAGGTTCTGAAGTACATTGCGTGAAAAGTGATATTGTTGGGGCCGTTCAGTATTTTTTATATAACTGTAAGTCATTTGAGATAATCTCAAAAATATACCAGTTTGTTTTGGTGAAAAATGATGTACCTATTACTAGTTCAGTGCCAGATAAACTTGTATGTATTAATCATAATTATAAGAAAATCCATAGTTATATGGAGCAGGTCGGACATGTACTTGATAATGCCGTACACGGACACAAGAATGCAAAACGACAAATCGAACGAATTATCGGCCAGTGGATAAACGGCGAAACATCAGGGTACTGTTTTGGCTTTGAAGGCCCACCTGGTGTTGGAAAGACATCTCTTGCGAAGAAGGGCTTGTCGCGCTGCTTAATTGATGACGAGAATATGTCCCGGCCATTTTCGTTTATTGCAATCGGTGGCTCAAGTAATGGCGCAACACTTGACGGACACAACTATACATATGTAGGCTCAATGTGGGGAAAAATTGTAGATATATTGATGGAAACAAAGTGTATGAATCCTATTATTTTTATTGATGAAGTCGATAAAGTAAGCCGCACTGAGGCAGGCCGAGAAATTATCGGTATATTGACTCATTTAATTGATACCACTCAAAATGATTGCTTTCAAGACAAATATTTTTCGGGGGTAGATATCGATCTCTCGAGAGCATTGTTTATTTTTTCATATAATGATGTTGAATTAATGGATCGAATCTTATTAGACCGCATTCATCGTATTCGATTCGAACCACTTACGCTCGATGAAAAACTAGTTATTTGTGAAAAATATATGCTACCCGAGATATACGAAAAAATGGGTCAAACAAACAATATACGAATTTCGAGCGATATCTTACGTTTCATCATTGACACTTACACTTGTGAAGCGGGGGTCAGAAAATTACGTGAAATTATTTTTGAAATTGTTGCCGAGATTAATTTAAAACTATTGAAGGAAGACATGGAGTTTATTGAATTGCCGATTGATATAACCGAAGAAATGGTAACAAACGATTTTCTTAAAAAACGACACATGGTGAAACTTAAAAAGATACATCCTAGTCCTAGGGTAGGACTCATTAATGGATTATGGGCGAACGCACTTGGTAAAGGAGGAATCACACAAATCGAGTGTGAGTTTATTCTTGCTACAAACATGCTTGAGCTCAAACTGACTGGTATGCAAGGAGATGTTATGAAAGAAAGTATGAATGTCGCAAAAACATTAGCATGGAAACTAACACCAAGCGAAAAACAAAAAGAACTCGTTACACGTTTTGAAGAGTCTAAAACACAAGGCATCCATATTCATTGCCCCGAAGGAGCTACACCGAAAGATGGACCTTCTGCAGGAACTGCCATTACAACACTCATCTACAGTATGTTAAATCATCGTAAAATTCGCAATGACCTTGCAATTACAGGTGAGATGAATTTACAAGGCAAGGTTACTGAGATTGGAGGGCTCGATTTGAAAATATTAGGGGGTATAGCCGCTGGCGTGAAAACGTTCTTATTCCCGGCAGATAACTCTCGCGACTTTGATGAGTTTATGGAAAAACATGGCACGAAGGAAGAAGTTGAACGTTGTACTTTTCATCAAATCGAAACAATAGAGGAGGCACTCAAATATGCACTTGACGATGATGAGTAGAAATCTTTTATATGTAAATAATATATGGATGCTTCTAATAATGTCACGATAAATGATGATACAAATACCACTATTAATGAAAATACAACCGAAAATACGACCGAAAATACAACCAATAACGATACAAGTATGCAGTCTAGAATCTCTAAAATGTTCGGTACATCTAGTTCATTGTTTAGATTTTTACCTGTTGTGACCGTTCTTATGGTTGTTTTTGGATGTGCTATCAAAAGTAGAGTACCGGCAATGTTTGCATATTTGATCGGATGTATAGCGGCAATTGCTTCTATCATTTTGCTACGATGGACCATTTCAAACACAGATTTTGGGAAGCGAGTAAATGTGTTACCAGAGGGAGTCTTGGAAGATGAATACGCAGAGCAAATGAATGGTATATGTAGTTCGATATTAAACTCATTCAATCCTGAACGTTATGAAGTAGATGCCGATGTTGTATTGCTTGTATTCACGTTTATGTATTTTATAGTCAATATGGTTGATGCAGACTCATTCAATGCTGCATTGTTTTTTATCTTGTTGTTTATGTGTGTGGCAAATATGGGATATAGAATTCTTATGGGATGTTCTTCCTTGGTTTTTGTAATAATTAGTGCGGTGTGGGGCGTTGCATTAGGTGTTGGTTGGTACTATATTGTCAAGTTGACTGGTAATGATAAACTCATGTTGTTTACAGAGGATGATAGTGATAGTCAGACATGTTCTGTACCTTCGAAACAGCGATTTAAGTGTTCGGTCTATAAAAATGGTGAAATAGTACACACACAGAATATATCATAAATTTATCATTATCATTTACCAAATCATATAATACTTACTTTGTTAATGTATTGTATGATTTTTATCAAGTTGTCAGATATAAATCTAAGCCTTTTAAGTTCGAGATTTTCTAGTTTTTCTTCTTTTGGATTTCTTTGATTTTTTGGATTTTCTTGATTTTTTGGATTTTTTGTTTCCGCCTTTACTTTGTGATTCACATTCCTTAGTACCCATATTTGTATTGATCCAATCGTCTTCTACATGAGCTCTGGTTAGTGGATTTGTTTTACTAGTTATAAACCATTGTCTTAAACTTCCACGATCATAACATGCTGGTTGATTCGGTAATTTTACAGTCTCTTTTCTGTTAATCTTCTGAAGCGAAATCGGACATGTAGGTTTATTTTCCCCTTCCACTATAGGATTTTCGTCCCCTTCTTTCTTTTCCCCTTCTTTCTTTTCACAATTATTATATTCTGCTATAGACATACATGGAGGAGGATCAAGTTTTGCATAGTATAATATATTAACAATATCTTCGTGTTTTCTTAATCTTGCCCAACCGAGAGCATCGAGATTCCTATCGGGATTATCGGGATTAGTAGTTTTCATCGTTATATCTATTCTGGGTCGTTCAAGCAAAAGTTCCACGATAATTTTGTGTCCTCCCTCACTTGCATTAATGAGTGCCGTGAATCCACCTGCTGTCGCTGCATTCACGTCAGCTCCATTATCCAATAGGCTTTCCACGATATCTTTGTGTCCGTATTTACTAGCAAGATGGAGTGCCGTAATATTACTATGAGATGGCGACCAGTCCACGTTAGCTTTATTGACTAACAATAATTCCACGATACGTATGTGTCCTTGCTTGCTTGCCCACATAAGAGCCGTCCAGCTAGACTCTTTATCCACTACTGCATCCACAGGAACTCCATCTTTTAACAGAGAATCAACTTGTTTGTGGTTTCCATTCATAGCTGCTATTCCAAGTCTTCCCGCTTGTAATTCTCTTTTGTCTCCTCCTTTCTGCCTTTTCGAACGAGTTTTTCTAACTCTTTTATTGGATTTTCTATTTATTTTTCGCGTTGCCATCTATATATATATATATCTATTAAAAATTATTAGATAGGATATAGTGTACTCACAAGACATGAAAGAAGGTGTCAAAATAAAATAAAAATAATTATATATATGGTATATTATAGTGCAGGATGGTTGAAAGATACAATGGCAACAATATGTTTTTTAACATTTATAATAATGATAAAAATCGGATTTAATAAGGACCCTAAATTTATAGATTTATTATTAATTGGATTATTGTTAGCATTTACAATAGATTTTACATTTACAATATATCCAGAATATCATAATACACCGATAGGATATAATAGAGCGACATATATGGTGGGATTAACTGGAATATCCGGATTATTACTCGTATTTAGATATGTAAACTAATTTGATTCGTTTTCAGGGTTTGAATTCCTAGTTTATCATTTCCATCATATGTTTGTATTTTTTTAGCCACATTTCCATTTTCCTAAGATTTTTTTCGCATAGAGTTTTATGTTTTAACTGTTGTATCGAGAGATACTGTAGTGTATATTTCCATCTTTGCTGAAGGTCGTCGAAACATTTTTCCAGGTTCAGTGTCTTATATTGTTCTAGTGAATCTTCGTCAGCTTTATTGCTTGATGTGCGCTTATTTACGTGGTTGTGAAAACGATACATTAGTCGTATGAGAACATCTTTTGAGTGGATTGTATTTGCTTTGATAGGACTAAGCGAAGAATATGAATGTTTCGAACATGATTCGCATGGTAATATACTACAGAATTCTATTATTTGCGACCATAACGTTTCCCTGAATTTTATAAATAATTCTTCGTTATTTGGGGCATTTTCACATAATACATGAATAAATTTCCACGTTGCTGGACCCCATGTAGATTTCATTGAACTATATAATATAAAGATATTTTCATGTATATTTCCACAACGTATGAATGAACCCCATGTATTGGACCATTCTATGAGTAATAATATTGATTTATTGAAATCTGAATTCTTGAAGGGGATCTATGAAGATGAGCCCGAATCGCAACATTGCGAAAATGTGTGTTTAATTTCACATGAACCTCTTGGAGATGACAAGATAACACTATTATGTAACCATACATTCAATTATTTTCCTTTGTATAATGAAATAGTACAACAGAAACTGCATGTAAACAAATATATTTCTTCTCTACGATTATCGATATCTCAAATAAAATGCCCGTATTGTTGTAAAGTGCAGAATAAAATTCTACCTTATATTCAGCTGCCAAAGGTCGAAAAAATACGTGGTGTAAATTACCCGCCTAAAATGTCTATGACTACGCATAGATGTAGTGCTGTATTGATATCCGGAAAACGAAAAGGAGAAAAATGTAATCGTCCATGTGTATCGGAATTGTGTTCTATACATATAAATAAACAATGCTGTGCGAAGAGCAAATGCAAGGCAGTGCTGGCATCGGGTAAACGTAAAGGAGAGTTGTGTAATGTATGCATCAATAGTGGCGAGTATTGTGGGAGACATATAAAAAAACTACATATGTGATACAACGCTCAACCGAGAATTCAAATATATCTAAAATAAGAAAATGAATATAATGAAATGTTACTTTATAGATTATGGCGTCTGTTGCTACCACAAAAGATGAATTGGTCGTATTGATTAAAGAATGGGTTTCGCGTGAAAATGAAATAAAACAATTACAGAAGACGATACGAGAACGAAGAAAGGAAATGAAAGATTTAACGAAATCATTGATGGATACTATGAAAGAGAATGAAGTTGATTGTTTTGATATTAATGATGGTAAGATTTTGTATAAGCAAAGTAAAACCAAAAAGGCAATCACAAAGGAATATTTAATGAGTGTTTTGTTACAGCATTACCAAGATGGGGATCAAGCGAAACAAATAGGGGATATGATACTGAATTCAAGAGAAGAAGTAATGCGCGAGACCATACGAATGAAACTAAATAAAAAAGTATAATGTTTTAGTAACTATATACATGAATAAAATAGCAAAAGTATTATCTATTATTTTTGTGTTTAGTATATTTTCATATATATTGATAAATCTATGCTCTACTATGAATATAGATGTTAATGACTATGCGAATTATCTGGTTTGGTTTATAGGACTAATCTTATTATATATAGTTTTGCCGGACAGAAAGGACAGTGTTTTCCAATAGATACGATGAATATATATTTAAAAAATTGATTTGTGTAAATGCTACATATACTTTACATAAATTATGGAGACTCGTATTCGAGAACAAGTGAAATCGTATATTAACAAGATGAAACAGGATATTCTGGAGTGTACCGAAACTTCGGTGGAAAAAAGCGCGGCAGATGTTTCTGTGTTTGTTCGTGATTATCCTGTATTAGAACTTACTAAAGATGATTTTACTAGGCGAAAGCGGGTTAAAAAACCTCTAGATGATAGTGAGCGATGCGAAGCGAATTGCGTGAGTGGAGTGCGGTGTAGTCGCCGTCGGAAGGAAGGTGCGCGTCATTGCGTGTGTCACGTGTGTGTGAGTGAGTGCGAGTTGTGTGAGCGTGAGGGTGTGTTGATGTACGTGAGTGGAGAGCGTGTGTATAGTGCGGAGAGCGTGTTGTGTGAGTGAGTGTGAGCGTGAGGGTGTGTTGATGTACGTGAGTGGAGAGCGTGTGTATAGTGCGGAGAGCGTGTGTGTGAGTGAGTGCGAGTTGTGTGAGCGTGAGGGCGTGTAGTGTGAGCGCGTGTGTGTGTAGTATCTGTGATATAGTGTGTAGTGTGAGCGCGTGTGTGTGTAGTATCTGTGATATAGTGTGAGTGCGTGTAGTGTGTAGTGTAGTGGTAAAAAAAAATTGATTCTCCAAGCGTGTAATGTGTAGTGTGTATAAAAAGAATGGAACGTGGTTTGCGCGAATTGTTTGGAGTGTGCGTGGGCGTTTGTGCGCGTGAATATAACTTTGATGCGTGCGAGGCGTTGGAGCGCGTGATGAAGCATGTGATGGAAGGTAACCGTGTGCGTCTGAAGAAGGTGGATGCGTCTGTGCGTGGCCGTCCTCGTCGCGTGAAAGCGGAAACAGTGTGTGTGGACTACGGTGGGAGCGAATGCGAAAAGAATCTGTGTGAGAGCGCCGCGTGTGTGTTGGAGTCGTCTGCGCCCGAGGAAAGCCTGCCGGCCCTAGAGCGAATGGAGGCTGTGTTCTTTGAAGGAAAGCACTATTTGCGCGGGTCCACCAATAATTTGTTCGATCCGTTCAATCCGCTTCCGGAAATCATTGGGCGATGGGATGTGGAGGAAGAATGTGTCGTTGGGCTCTAGATACTCTATAAATGTTGTGTATTCAGAACGGATACCCCATAATAAGTCATATATGAATAATATCCCCCGATAATATTCATTTTTTATACCGCGTGCGTTCATTCTGGAGCTCGATGGTGTTAATAGTGTCCGCCGAATAGTAGCGTGCCCCCTCTCTAGTGTAAATCTCTCGAGACATACTTCCTAAAACATTTTAATAATTGATGGATTTATTTTTTGCATATATTTTTCCTTGTTTTCACAAAGGATTCTAATATGATGTCCCGAGAGATTTGTGAGTGCGCCTTCCTATTCGCTTATCATTTTTCCCACTCATTTCTCGTTTTTCCCACTCATTTCTCGTTTTTTATATTACACGGGTTCTAAGGTGCCACACTATGCCGACCCTAGTTGGTACTCTATGTTGAGTCTAGTTGGTACTCTATGTTGAGTCTAGTTGGTACTCTATGTTGAGTCTAGTTGGTAGCCTGGCATATAATGAACCGAACCTCTTCTCAAATGATTAGGAATGAAATCTCTCGAGAGATAATATAAAAATCCTTTTTGGTATTTTGTTTTTTTTTCAATAAAATTTTTAAAGGTCTCAGAAGAATGTTTCCGTGTATGTGTGTTGGACAGATTTCACCATTGTGTTATTGTGAACGAATGGATATATAAAAGAACATAAAGCGAGATACATATAAACACTAGGGTGGGTCCATAGGTAGCATCGATGCCCGAGAGGTCTAAGGGGGCAGACTTAAGATCTGCTGTATTCGTACGCGTGGGTTCGAACCCCACTCGATGCAAAGGAGGTTTAACACAGTGCGTTATATTTGTATAAAAATGTTCTAGGGTTATAGTGGAGTTGATGTTGTAACTGTTACCGGTCTTAGCTCAGTTGGTAGAGCATTCGACTGTAGTAGTATCAAAGCGAAAGCATAAATCGAATTGTCACTGGTTCGATTCCAGTAGACCGGAAAAACATCAACTCCACTCATGAAGTATAACCAGACTCGAACCAGCAGTGGATTCCGAGTCGAATCAGCATCATACCCCGACTCGAACTAGACTCCGACTCGAATCAGCATTGGAGTCCGACCCGTACCAACATATAAAAAAATTGAATCCGACTCGAACCAGCTATGGACTCCGACTCGAACTAGCAGTGGACTCCGACTCGAACCAGCTATAGAGTCTGACCCGTACCAGCTATGGACTCCGACTCGAACTAGCTATGGACTCCGACTCGAACCAGCTATGGACTCCGACTCGAACTATGACATAAAAAAAAATTGATTCTGACCCGGGTCCTTAGAACTCGATTATAACCAAAGCAATAAGAAGTCCGAGTCCAACAATGCCTCCAAAAATGCATAAGAACATCTCTCGCTCCCACCTGAAGAGGCTCCTCTATGACTCGTTCGAGAACCATAGGTGCACTATGGCTTGGGAAGACGAGAACGGGTCGTGGATTGAGGCAGACGCATGGTGGGCGGAGACCTTGAAGTGGTTAGAGAACGTCCCTCTAGAGAAGATCAACCCAGCTATTCCCTTTCCCGGAACGCCTGTGACTGTGAAGCAGACGAAATAGGTACGAACCAAAAATAAAAAACAACGACCCGAACTATCCCTTCCATGCCCTACTTGTCTGCCTTTTTTCCCGAGCCATTCCAGCTATAGAGTCCGACTCGAACTAGCAGTGGACTCCGACCCGAACTATGACATAAAAAAAAATTGATTCTGACCCGGGTCCTTAGAACTCGATTATAACCAAAGCAATAAGAAGTCCGAGTCCAACAATGTCTCCTAGTGGCAAAATACCAAAGGCCGTCGCTCGCTCTCAGTTGAAGAGTCGTCTCTATGAGTCGCTCGTTAATCACTGGTACACGATGGTTTGGGAAGACGAGCACGGGTCGACAATGGACGCTGATATCTGGTGGGAAGAGACCTTGGAGTGGTTGAAGAATATCCCTCTAGAGAAGATCAATCCAGCTATTCCCTTCCCCGGACCGCCTCGGGTCGCGAAACACTCGAAATAGGTACGAACTAAAAATATAAAAACACGACCCGAACCCTCCTTCCATGCCCTACTTGTCTGCCTTTTTTCCCGACTCATTCCAGCTATGGAGTATGACCCGAACTAGACTTATAGTCCGATTCGAACTATGACATAAAAAAAAATTGATTCTGACCGGGTCCTCAGAACTCGATTATAACCAAAGCAATAAGAAGTCCGAGTCCTACAATGTCTCCTTGTGGCAAAATACCAAAGAGCGTTGCTCAATCCCAGTTGAAGATGTGTCTATATGAGTCGTTTGAGAACCACTGGCACACTATGGTTTGGTTAGCTGAGGGGTCGAGAGGTAAAGCAGATATATGGTGGGACGACACCATTGAGTGGTTAGAGCATGTATCACTAGAGCATGTATCAATAGAGAAGATCAATCCGGTAGTTGCCGTTCCCGTACCCGAACACTTACGACGAACGAGCACCGTCGCATGGCCCAAACCGTCAGACAGATATTGACAGTCCGACAGCATAGGCTGAAAACAAAGAATAAAAAACATCCTTACCATGCCCTACTTGTCTGCCTTTTTTCCCGACCCATGTTTGCCCTGTCTTATCCTATTTGTCTTTTTTGTTTCCCTATTTGCTAACCCTAATCTAACAACCCACATTCCATTTTTTACGGCAACTTGGCGGAGTGGTTAACGCGGTGCCCTGCTAAGGCATTCTCACATTGAGGCGTAGGTTCGAGTCCTACAGTTGTCGCGCTCCTGTGGTCTAATGGCTATGACTCCAGACTTTGAATCTGGCGATCAGGGTTCAATTCCCTGCAAGAGCTCCCCCCATCCCATCCAAACTAATCCATCACCCGATATCTCTCTCATAGCTCAGTTGGTAGAGCATTCGACTGTTAATCGAAAGGTCTTAGGTTCAAACCCTAATGAGAGAGGTGTTACATCCAACCAAAGGCAGCACATCGCCGTTCCATCTGATATTATACGTAATTTAACTATTGTATTTTTCCCACTCGTTTCTCATTTTTCCCACTCATTTCTCGTTTTTGTATAAAGGCACTAAATACACCCTATAGGCAATGGTTACCACAATACAATCATCTGTAATTGTACGACCCGTACTATATGGGCTGGGCTAGTGGGTATGGTACCCGATACTTCTCTCATAGCTCAGTTGGTAGAGCATTCGACTGTTAATCGAAAGGTCTTAGGTTCAAACCCTAATGAGAGAGGCGTTACATCCAACCAAAGGCAGTACATCGCCGTTCCATCTGATATTATACGTAATTTAATTATTGTATTTTTCCCACTCGTTTCTCATTTTTCCCACTCATTTCTCGTTTTTGTATAAAGGCACTAAATACACCCTATAGGCAATGGTTACCACAATACAATCATCTATAATTGTACGACCCGTACTATATAGGCTGGGCTAGTGGGTATGGTACCCTTTTGTTCTCTCATAGCTCATATCGAATTGTCACTGGTTCGATTCCAGTAGATCGGACAAACAAACAAAGAACAACATATGATATATATTATTGTAATCATGTCATATATGATTACAATGCGAACTACTATAAAACCTTCAACATTAAAAACATCCCAGTTTCTCGATGGTTTATTAGAAAGTAAAATGCATTTTTAAACATCTAAACCATATAGTTGCTTAAAGAATAATGAATAAATAAAATATGAATAAAATGTCTCCATTAAATAATTTTTTACCTGAAGAAATATGTAACAAAATTGAAGATATGGCTTGTAGAAAATCTGTGAATGGTGCTAAAAAGTCTAATGAATTAATACTAATATTTAAATTGAATGAAACAGCTACCAATGTACATGATAAACTTATGCAATGGTTATTTAGATGTTTGGATACAATTTCTGATAAAGTATTTGATGGTCATCAATACGAGTGGCATATTATATCCCAAATTAAAGATAATGACTATGAAGATGATAATGACATTGATGATAAAGGAATTTGTACAAAACTGACGAATACAATTATGGTTGCTATACATATTTCAGATTATTCTTGGATGTCATTTAATAATGACGAATTGACTATACCGTATAATTACAGTCCAAGTTTGACTTTATTACCTCAAGATATTATGGATTGTTTCATTAAAGAACCCGTTTTTATCAAGGAAATAGGTATAAGTGCGGTTTCTTCTGAGGTTATGATGCAGTGGTGGGGAGAAATGATAAGAATAGAACCAAACTTTTTTGATGTTGCTGGTAAAGGATATATGGTTCATCCTATGTGGGTGAAAGAAAATAATGTTGCTCTTTCAAAAGATTCTGATTCTGAATGGGGAAGTTGGGTTAATATAAGAGAACGGTCATTTAATTTTGCATGGAAGGGATATATGAAGTAAATTATTTTAATTTATCCTGAAATTTATATAATATATATTTAAGTGTCAAAATTGTAATCATGTCATATATGATTACAATGCGAAGTAATATAAAACCTTCACTTCAATTAGTTCGCGCTCAGTTGGTAGAGCATTCGACTGTTAATCGAAAGGTCTTAGGTTCAAACCCTAATGAGAGAGTCATAACAACCCAGTCATAACCCAAGCATAACCCAGAGTAAAAACATAACACCAACAACCTGTTGTTATGTTTAAGAAGTCCAACTAAAATATCAAAACCCAAATCAAAATAAATACGTATCAAATAAAATCATATATATATATGTTTTCCATTGTCGTAGGAATGAGTGCAAATGGTGGAATCGGCGTCGACAATAGCAACACACAAGGACTTCCGTGGAAGTGTCCCATCGATATGAAATTCTTCCGTAATTTAACAAAACATAATCACAATAAAATCAAGCAAATAAACGCGGTAATAATGGGAAGAAATACATATCAAACTCTCAACAACAAACTGTTACCTGGTAGAGTCAATGTAGTTGTTTCCTCGGTATTGTGGAATCTTCATAAAGGAAAAAGTGATTATATGTATTCGGTCGAGAGCAATGTTTTGGTAGTAGATAAAAAATTTATAGTATGTAAAACGTTAGACAATGCAATATTATATTGCAACAAACAAGATTTCGATAATATGTATGTAATAGGTGGCGGTCAGCTCTACAAAGAAGCATTGTATCATAAAGAGTTAGATGTTATATATGTATCGTTTGTGCCCGAGTGTTGTATGGTGCATGTTCCTACCATATTTTTCCCATTGACTGTAAGCGAATTAGAGGAAAGATTTCCAAATAAAGAAATATTTATGCAAGATACTGTAGAAAAGGACGGTGACTATCAGGTATTTACTTACAAAACTCCCAAACAAAAAGTGTCACTATGTATATAATAACAATGCCAAATGTATCAAATTATACATCATATAGTTCATTTAATCAATACCGTTATGTAAACAATCAGGTAAATAAAGTTTGCGATATATTAAGTTCTCAAAAACAAGAACTCGAACACAATATAGAGTCGTTTAGAGAACGTTATAGTGCAGAACACTTATATACTGACAAGGATTCATCGCTTAACACAATATCGATTTCAACAACACGTCACAAGACCTTTATTGAACCAACGCAAGACGCCGATCCTGACATAAGTTCGCGTTCATACAATTTACCTGTTACGAGTCTAGTGGAGCCCGGGTTTTCAAAAACAATTATTAACAATATTCCTATTTACATGTCCTCAAACAAAACGCAAACTATCTCCATATTTTCACAGAACCCAACTACTCAGCAAGGTGGATTTTACGTAACCCAGCAATATTACAATACGTATTTATTTGCCGTGGGTGGCGAAACAATAGAACTATTGTGGAATGATCTATTAAAAGTCTGGACGGTAACCAACTATCAAGGGCGTTTTACAAACACAGCCCCATAATTATCTAATATATTATTACAGAACAACATAGCATATAAATGTTAGCGGCAATTGCGTTCATTTCTGATTAAAAAATTTTAGTTTTAAATTTCCTCATCTTAATATATAATGAGTTCCATTGTAAATTCACTAAACACAACGCTCCCAGAGCCATCGTCAGCAAAACCGGGATACGAAGGTACAGTATCTGGTTCATTAAATGGTGATGGTACATTTACACCTAATACAAATATAGCACCAAATGCATTTACAGAAGATTCTGGTTCAGCATTGACATATAGTGACCCCCATTTCAATAAGGTAGTACTTCCAGGTACAGTCGCACTTCCAGGTACAGATGAAAACCCGTATTTGCCAATCAATTTGCCTGCATATGTGTCAACCCTTTTTGCAAATGTAGCCAATATTCAAGGAAATTTAACAGACGATTTGACTCCTGAAATTGTGAACCAGCGTATGTATCCAACCGCAAAATCCGTGAAAGAATATGTGTTAAATCAGCTGAGCGGTACAGAATCTATTGAAAATGGTTCAGCAAGAAGTGACTCTAATAACGCGCGTGGGTTAGAGTTTGTTGAGGTAAAAAGCGGTTCATCAACTGGTATAGCAAGCACAGGTGTTACAACCAGTTTAATTGAACCAGGAGGTATCACTAATCTTACAGACGCCGATGGAAATCAAGTATTTGTGTTTAAGCTAGGAAATGTCGACAGTTCCAGAAGCGGAGCCCAAAAAGAAGCTGTAAATACGATTGATTTGACAAACGTGAGCGTGCAATTAAATGCAGCTCCGTGTGTAACAACAACAGACTCAAGTGGTATTAGTCAAATAGATTGGTCGTACTTTTCATATATGGGACAAAAATACACCACATATCAATTCGTTCATACAGGAGATATTGTGGAATTCATTCAGTACAGGGAACCTCTTGATACACCACCATCCACTGCCGAAAATAAATCTACGCATAATAACGTATATATTGTAAAGAACGGGTTTGGAGGTCGTTTCACAAATCCATTCACGATTCCCGATGAAACAACTGTAAATGGTTACATTGGAACTGACTTATCATAAACCCAATCATCATGTAATATACAATATTATATGATGTTCGTAAATATAATGAATTTACACGTGGACCCTGTTGGAAAATCGCAATGCAAAATTGAGGTTCCTGCCTTTAAATTCGGCCAATTGATTATTATGGTAACGAAACTTGACCTTAATTTTCTGTATGGTTTCTCGCATAATGGGGAGTGTATATAAAAACTTCCCCTGCGGAATATAGTTCGTGCTCGTGTATGGTACAATAAGTTTTGCAAAAGAACCCTGTACGCGCGTTTGATAATCATTATTAAAGAGTGAATTAGTAGATTTGCTGTAGGGTACGATTTCATCAATATGGTTCAAGCCATCAATTTCCATATAAACAGTGTTTGTCATGTCAATGCGTACGACAGAAGAGCCAACAATTTGGTATCCATAAAGAAGGTCGTCCTCATTTTCTGCATTAACAACAAGTTGCGGAGGTACAAGGCTTTGCGAAACAATCCGTGTTTTTTCAAATCCCAAAATATAGCCAAGTCCACAATGTGCGGTGTGTGTGTGAATTGTGTAATTATTGTCAGCAGAACCTCCACATGTGGCACTCGTTCCCGACGACCCCGACGACCCCGACGACCCAGACGACCCCGACGACCCCGACGACCCCGAGCAACCATTAACGTCCTTATCAAATACAAGTTCAAATGTGTGTTTACGGTTGACAATAGAAATAAGGGACGTAATCGGGTCAACCTGTATAGAAAACTCGGTGTAATGGGAATTCGGTTGTTGAAATGCCCCAATTTCGTAATAGATATTGGTAACAGTTTGGTTAATAGTGGTTTCAAGTGACGATGCAATTGAGTCTGAATCATATGTGCCGTCATCAAGTGTAACCAAAAAGGGTTCCGCACCTATGTGTGTCATAATAAGCATGAGTGTGTTGTTGCCTTGTCGTTGACTAATATTATAAACGGATCCAGGAATATACATATCAATAAGTTCGACACAAATTACATTCCGTATGGTTTCTGGTAATTGTACTTCAAAATATTCACTGCGCGGCCATTTCGAGACATCGCGGTCTTCGCTGTGGATGGTAACAATTTTGGAAGCAGTTTTCGAGTTCCAGAGTTTCTCGTCCTGTGTAAGTGTATTGGAGTTATAAAATCGCGGGAAATGTACTTGTTTTTCCAGTCGGGAATATTCATCTAGTGGTGGTGCGTATCCGTCGCTTGCAACGTAACTAGGGTTTGTTAGTCGAGGACCGGAAATAGGCTCCAATTCGGAACCAAAGAGCCTTGTTGATTCGGAAACCTTTTTTTGATGAAACGCATCCCGTAAGAGTTTATATGCTTGTGTAAAGAACAGCGTATGTTCGGAGCTCAGTGTATCTTCCAATGAACGAATCTGTAGTACAACATTCCAAGCATTTTGTAGTTCGGCTTCTCCGTATACAGCAGGAAGTTGAAATAGTGTAATAATATCGCGAAGATCATAATTTTCAATAGTCAAGTCCATATTATTCATGGTATCCATTTGGTCTTACATTAAATGAAGACATAATTTCGTCTATGATAACCCACTATATTCACACCACTATATTCACACCACTATATTCACACCACTATATTCACACCACTATATTCACACCAAAATCCGCATGATAAATTGTCGTAGAAAGTCTCCAAAGTACCCAACAAACTGGTTGCTCCACGTGCCGATCCCAGTCCCAGTCCCAGTCCCAGTCCCAGTTCCAGTTCCAGTCCCAGCCCCAGTCCCAGCCCCGGTCCCGGTCCCGAACACATGTATATTCCGGCCATGAACGATTCTGTGTAACAAATGTATGTTGCTGGTAACAAACTGCATAATCATAGACCGTATGGAAAAGACAATATTGTAATAATACTTTGCCCTGGCGCAATAAATATCAGCAACAAGTGTGGACGAGCCATGCATGCAAAACTGAAATGTTTCCACAAGTCCTTCTAGGATGCGCGCATGGTTATTTGTTTCGTTTTTGACCCATAGCATTTTAAGAATGTAGGAGCTGTGTAGATCAAAAAACAGCACCCGTCTTTTCCTCTTGTCCGCCAACCCATTTGCCCTGTCCGCCACCCCGGGGCTCTCGTTTTCAAATACATGTGGACACATTCCATCCATGTAAAATCCTTTTGCTAAAATGTCGCGCGAAACCAGAAGTGGTATATAGCAACTGTAATATACACAGTCACACAAGTGTTGATTATTATGAAACCGCGAACGTATTACGTGTTGTTGGACTCGCCCATCGTAGAAACGAACAAAAAAACGTCCATTACACTTTATATAGAAATCCGCGTCTAATCGAGAAAGCAAAAGATCCAAACAGGAGCGCAAACTTTCCAAGTCTCCGTGTTGGGAATAGCGTTGATACATTGTTTCATAAAATAGTTTGTTGTGACTAAGTAAACAGTCGCTTAAATATAGCAATCCAAAGAGTGAGCCTACGCTCGCCCCCGAAATCCTTTCAATGGTAATCCACCCAGCGTGTTCCAATTTCTGTAAAACCAACAATCCTCCTAAAAGAAAACTACCGCTAAAAGCGCCTGCGTCTAGCATAACATCAATACAGGTTCCTTGTTTCAAATATGCGGATGTTGTTGTATGGATTGTGCGATTCTTGTGCGTATCCATGATGGTCATTGCAAGCACGGTAGCAATCGAATCATATATGTGTTGGCCCATGAAAGAATCAACATTACTCACATGCATGTATAAGCAAATTGTATGAAGTAAAGGAAAAAATTGATTTATGAATACGCACATATTGATATATAAGCATGTGTGTATACAATGAAGCAACAAGTCCATCACAAAGACATCAATCGCACCTAGATAAAGTAGACAAACTAGATAATCTAGATATAGATGAATATTTAGACGATGTTTTATACACAAAAACATTTTCACCATTTCCAATATGTCCGCCAAGCAATTGGAAAATGAAAACGTACCTACACAAAACAACGGGAGAACTCAGCAAGCGCCAGTTTTGGAAACGAGGTCGCGAGTTAGAGTTATTTGAGTTTGGGACAATCCAATCCTCTAATGCCAAATTTCCCCGACCCAGTGCCGGTACCACTACCAGTACCAGCAGTCGCGCCAACAAATTAATGAAACTTTATTATATTACATTTCCAATGAAATCAAAGGATTACATGTGTCGCGTGGAACATAGCAATTATGCGGAAGCACATCGGCATTTTCATAGAGTATTCTTTGAATATGAAAGCACGTAGATGTATAATTCTCAGTCCCAAGCCAGCCCCAGCCCTAAGCCAGTCCCAGCCCCAAGCCAGCCCCAGCCCTAAGCCAGCCCCAGCCCTAAGCCAGCCCTCAAGGATTTCAACTGCGAAGGCGTGCCCGAAAGTGTTTGTCAATAGCAGCCCGAACACAATGTAAATATTGTTTTTTTAATGAAGGTCGTCTTCTTAGGCGGCTGCAACATTGGGCGCATCGAAAAGAAATAAAGACACAAGTCCGCCAGCGCGGAAACATCAGACTCCAACTGCGTTTTATTAACGATGACACGTCGGTTTTGGATACGGAGTGAATATTGCCTGTGATTTCCTGACAAAAGACACAAGCTTGTAGCCAACCGTCTTTGGGTAAATGAGAACGCGGGAAGGACCGGGCCCAGGAACAAGGCGGCTCAAGGTTCCGAAGATACTGCAGCATTGACATTCAATTAATACCAAATCAAAATGTATATACTTGGGAAAACAATGATCTATTTCAAATAGAACACCCATATGTATATAAATTTGCAAAAAACTAAAAAAAAAATAAAAAAACAAAACGTAATAAAAAATACAAAAAATCTAGAAGAAAATAAATATAATATATAAATTTATATTTACATATTATATATGCCAAAAGGAGGACACATTCCTGAATTATTCAAAGAAATACCCCGTTGGCCGGACGGGACTCCAAAACCAGAGAAACTATACAATTATACGAATAAATATCATGTTCCTGATCCTTTTAGTATTTTAGAAGAACAATTTAATCATTTTCAGAATTATGAAATTACTAAAACTAAAGTGATTACTAAAATAGGTGTGAAAAATATTCATGCATGGGAAAGTGAGTTAAACGATATTATGTTTAAACAAAATACAAAACCTAATGAAAATCCAAAAGATATGTTTAAATATTTTCCAGATGCAATGAATTCTCTACCGTTTTTAGAATTGGATGAAGACTGGCAAAAATTTTATACTAATGCTTCCAACAAACCTTACTTTACAGATTATGTTATGAAAAATACGGATGGTACAGAAACAAACTATAATGATATTGTTGAAAATGGTGAATTTAAAGTTCAACCAGATATAAGTGGACCTTTAATAACAAATTTTCGAAACAAATTTGGAATTATGGTTGGAAATGATACAGAAGCAGAAGAAGATCGACGGTTATATGTAAATTCATTAAGATGGACATATACTTTTCATCCAGAAAATTACTTACCTGCTTTTAATAGAGAAAATAATCGACAGTATTTTTTAACTAATAGATATAGTAATCAAGCTGAATATAATCATGATAAAGATGTATATGAAAAATATCTACGTTATCAAGTGGATAATAAACGTATGCTTGAAAGCAGATATAAAGAATTAATGAATAACTGGAGAAAAGAAAATAAAGGAACATATTTGAGTAGTAAATATAATCCATTAAAACCTAATCCATCTAAATCTAATCCATCTAATTCTAATCCATCTAATTCAATGGGAGGAAGAAAAACACGAAAAGGAAGAAAATCTAAAAAATCAAAACATAGTAAGAAATCTAAAAAATCAAAACATAGTAAGAAATCAAGAAGAACCAGAAGAAGACATTAAATATTCATAGTTCTATAAGTTGGTTTATTATAGAACTATGACAATGGGTCCTGAACGACTTGTCCTAGCTTTAGACCCGAGTGTGGTGTTTTACGTAGGGTCGGGTTCCAGGTCGGGTTCCATTCTTTTGTTTTTTCTCTGGGTGTTTCAGATACATTACTACAATCAATGGTAAGTTTCAAGTCCATATATTGTAACAAATAATAAATACAACACATATAAATTAATTCCCAAACGAACCCAAATCCCACAAGATATTAGAAGCATAATAATAGTATAACAATACGCACATGTCATTAGAAACACAAAGTCGTCGCCAATTCGATCCCAGCTTCAAAACCGTTCCCAAAGTAAGTCCAGCTCCAAATCACGAAGAGCAGCAATATCTGGACCTGATAAAAACCATTTTAGAAGAAGGCGATGAAGCCCCTTCGCGAAGCGGGTCTACGTTATCAACATTTGGCACAACCATGACATTTTCCCTGAAGGATGGAAAGATTCCTATATTAACTACAAAAAAGGTCGCACTAAAAACGTGCATCAAAGAGCTATTGTGGTTTATTCGCGGGCATACAAACAACGCACTGTTACAAAAGCAAAAAGTATACATATGGAATGCAAACGCATCCAAAGAGTTTCTGGCATCACGGAATCTGGATTATGAAGAAAACGACCTAGGTCCAGTATACGGACATCAATGGCGTCATTTCAACGCAGCCTATAAGGACTGCAACACGGATTACTCAGGTCAAGGCGTGGACCAATTAGAATACATTATCAAGTCGCTGTTGGATCCCAAAGAAAGATATAGTCGTCGTCTATTAATGAGTGCGTGGAATCCGTGTCAAATCGACCAAATGGCGTTGCCGCCGTGTCACGTACTTGCACAGTTTCACGTATGTTCTAAAAATACATTGTCGTGTGCGCTGTACCAACGCAGTGGGGATGTTGGATTGGGTGTGCCGTTCAACATTACATCATATAGTGTTTTGACGCATTTGCTAGCACATCATTGTGGGTTAACTCCTGGAAAATTCGTACATGTGATTGGAAACGCTCACATTTATTTGAATCATAAGGAAGCACTGCAAGAACAATGTAAGCGAGTGCCGTATGCATTTCCAAGCATACGTATTTGTCCCACACAACCCACACAACCCACACAACCCACACAACCCACACAACCCACACAAAGAAACAAAATAGAAGACTATATATTGGAAGATATTGTAATCGAGAATTATCAATGTCATCCGCCGTTAACAATGGAAATGATAGCATGAACCAGCCAAGCAGTCAGCTACCAAGCTAGTTTTGCGAATAATTACTCGCAATTGCTTTATGTATACCTCCGCCTGCGCTAGGTCTGCCCCCATCCGTAAGGCTCCAAAAGGCTCCCATCAAGGGTGACGGTCGACTAGAGCCATTTGCATCGCGAAAAGTAAACGGACACCCCATAAATGTAGGAAAGGTACGTTGTTGACAAAAATAGGTTTCGTCCACACTATTATTTATTTGACATTTATCGTTGGACCCCCCGTGCAAACTAATTGGTATTGCGTCCGGGTTTTGAATTCTCGCATACAACTGATTCTGTGTTTGCGAAGCTTGTATTACATCATTATCAATGAATACGTTTTCTGCGTCACAACCAATTCGTTGATTAACATCACTGGGTAAAGTCACGTCGGGATTTGCCGTTTTACATGTTTTAGTGTTATATAGTGCTCGTACAAACTCAAATTCGCGAATGCCATGCATAAACAACGAGCCCGAACTGTTTGCATCTTCGGGACACAACATATTGAATTGTTTGTGAATAATGGCGCGAAATGGCATGGTGCGTTGTAATGGACGGACATTATTCATGATCCAGTCATCAAACGAAGGAAATGTATCTTTTTGTGAGGAGGCCTGTCGTTCTGTATTCCATGTGGGAGTCAGCGTTTCAAGATGCCAAGGAAAATACCCACATTCCAAATAGAACTCACATTCATCTGTCTTGACCCACATGTTATCGACCAACATATCTATATCGATAGTTCCGTTTGACAATTCCTTTACTTTATCCGCAAGCGTTTGTGATGGAAGCAGGTCGGCATCTACGGGCCCAGCAATTGAATCGAGTGTAAATGCGGATTCTTTCTTTTTACAAGAGTTTTGCGTGGAGTTCACGTTCCCAGCAGCCGTAGTCCCAGGAGCCGTAGTCGAATCGCCCCGACCGCCCTGCCCGCTATAATTCTCCAAATGATGAAATTCAATAAACATGGACGAAATAAATAAAAATCCAACAACAAGACACAAGAGAATAATATGTCGCAATACCAAAACAGACCCTGATACGAAGCCAATCGCAAGAAGCCCCCCAAATACTAGAAACAATATAGCATTATGTAGCGGACGTTCAAACCAGCGTGAACCAGTCATGACCCAATATGTTTTATCGAGTTGTGTATATAATACAAGAGACACCATTATCATAACCAAATCGGCGATTGAGCCAAAGGACCCACGTCGCCGAATGGGCGTTTCATGTTTCAAGAGGTCCCATGCTTGATACCACATTTTTTGTAAGGGAAACAACCATGGTTTATTCGATGTATGTTTATTCGATGTATGTTTATTCGATGTATGTTTATTCGATGTATGTTTATTCGATGTATGTTTATTCGATGTATATACCATATGTATGTATATATATAGAACACATAAATTTACGCCAGCCTATTCGCCACAGCCTATAGTCAATTTAAACTCGGTTGGTCCACAACAAATCAGCAATAATCATAGTGGCCTTGTTGGCGTGGCCGCTGGTACAAAAATCGCCCGAGTTTGATTTTGTGTAATGAGAAATGCCGCCCCCGGGTGCATCTAAATCGCGCAGCGTATGCAAAGAGCGTGAATATCCGCTTCGTTGGACTCCATTTCCAGACTGATTTAGACTGCTGGTTGCGGGGGGCACCAATCGTTTCCTCCAGTGTTTAATGGGGCGAGGCCTGCGCGGTGGGCTAATGTAGTCAGTTGTATTAGTTAAAGAGCCATTTACGTTGGGCGGGGCAAAAGAGGGTACAACAACGTATCCCACTTCTGAGGGGCCCTTTGTGGGTCCAACGTGGCGACGTGAACGAATCAGCGTGTTGGTGGTATTGAAACCAAGTGGACGCGATGTAGATTGAAGTACCATGTTATATTACAGCAACACAATTCTTCTGCCAAGCAAATACAGCAAATACAGCAAATACAGCAAATACAGCAAATACAGCAAATAACGCGCATAATAATGCAACAATACAATAGATAGTGGTATGCAAGGATTCAGTCGAAAAAACATAAAAACGCTGTATGTAAACAGTAATGATCGCGACACAAAGCATTGGCCGAATCCCAACATGTTTGAAATAGAGCTCCCGGAGCGCCTTCGCTATACAACGTCCATTTCGATTGAAACGCCGGCATTGTATGTAAATATAAGCACGTTTACAAAGAGCCGTCAAAACATTTCATTGTGGGTTGAAGTTCTAAAATATAGCACAACACCTATTTTAGTAACAATCGCAGAGGGTTCATATAGTGCGTCTTCATTTGCATCGCAGTTGGGTGTTGCATTAAATAACGCGGTTGCAAGTACTCTTCAAAGTGCATGCACCCCACAGTATTACGACGCATTTACAGTGTATGTGACTCCTGCAAACAAGCTTGAAATATGTAACGCGGAGACCGAATTCGCGCTTTTGAATGCAACACAAGTGCCATATAAATTGCAATGTGACGTAAAGAGTGTCTGGGTTCAGTCTGGAGGTTGGGGTCTTCCATATTACGCAGGATTCGCGCGTACAAATATACAAAGCGTCAAAAAAACAAAGTCAAATACAGGTCAGCACCAACCTCCACTCCAAACCAATACGATCGAGGCCCCGTATCCAATATTGTTGGAAAACAACAAGCAGATACACATGACAATCGACCATTACAATCAAATAATGGAAAATATGCCATATCCAGAAAACACAAACGCGTCTGTAAAGAACGACTATAACGGACGTGTACACGCGTCATTTGCACTAATGAACGTGGTGAATCCGTTGTCGGACATATGTAGGTTGGATAAAGGAATATATTATGAATATGAAATTCCCAACGCACCGGTCCAGATCAACAAACTCAAGTTTTCGTTTCGGGACCATCAAGGTAATTTAGTGGACTTGGAGAATCAGCCAATATTTTTCACCCTGAACTTTTGCGTCCAATAGAACCAACCCCAACACAACCCAACACAACCCAACACAACCCAACACAACACAACCCCAACCCAAAACATATAAGAAAAAATTGATTACAGCTCGCCCGGAAACGCAATGAAATACACAGAATAAACCACAACCCAAAATTCCCAATTTAAATATGGAAATTCAGCAAAGAGTAACTGCCACCAAGTTCAAGGAGCAATCGTCAGATGCAATTCTCGCTCCCTTGTATGCTTCCCTTGAGCCGTTTTATAATTATTTGTCAAAAGCGAACCTTGAAGTCCAACCCCATCAATGTGAAGGTCTCCAATGGTGTATGCATATGGAAACAGTTGGATTCCCATTGAGTCCAACCGTTTCGTGTAAAAGCGGTATTGTTGCCGACGACATGGGTCTCGGTAAAACCACATTGATGCTTGGGTTGGTCGCCTCGCGTCAGCTAGAACATACATTGATTGTAGTCCCATTACCCTTGTTGGCGCAGTGGAAAAAGTCAATAGAAGAAACACTTCCTATGAAACTCCTCGTGTTTCACGGGTCGCAAAAAAAATCAATAACCGAAGAAGACCTGAACTCATGTTCTGTAGTGCTTACCACGTATAATGCCTTGATTCCCTTTAGTTCAACTGATGAAACCGCTCTAACCCAGCCCCCTTTCCAAAACCCGTATTTATATCCGTATACCGAGTCGCCCAACCAGTCCGAGTCGCACCCCCAGACCCTACTTCACAAAATCGCCTGGAACCGAATCATTTATGATGAAGCACACCATATGCGCAATTCCAAATCTAAAAAGTACATTCACGCGAGACAGTTACAAACCGACCACAGTTGGCTCTGTACTGGTACTCCCATTCAAAACAAGTTGGACGACCTAATGAGTCTGCTTTCGTTTCTTACAAACAAGTCGCATGAAATATACGTGAAAACCGGCAATATCGAGTTCGAGTCTCTTGTCAAGGAGAACCTCTTGTTGCGTCGTACCAAACAGATACTAAATACACCCATTCCCAAACTTCACGTTCATGACGTAAGCGTTTTGTGGAAGCATCGTGAAGAACAAAAACTCGCTTCGGTATTCCATCATGATGTAAGAATGGGTGCTACACAAAAGGAAATCTTCGAAGAATTGGAAGAACCTCAACAAGAACCTCAACAAGACCCTCAACAAGAACCTCAACAAGACCCTCAACAATACCCTCAACTTCAACAACCAACAACCCCAGCTGGAAAGCTTGTTTCGTATTTGTTATCTGGTTCAAATAAGCACGTGTTTTCAAAGATGACCCGTGCCAAAAAAATGTGTATATCGCCGGTCCTGCTTCACAAACACATCACAACCCTAATGGATTCAAATCTAATCGAGTCGTCGTACTTGGATGCAATTACAAAAAGCAGTAAATTCGACGCAATAATAGAAAACCTAAATCGCACATTGCAAAACACACAAAACACAGACAAAATCATCATCTTCTGTAGTTTTCGAAAGGAGATGGAGTTGCTAAGTCGCCGAATTCAACGCTCGTGTGGGGTCTCGGAATCCATAATAGGTCACTACGACGGTAAATTATCGTATGGGTCACGCAAGCAGCTATTACAGAAAGGCCCTCGCATTTTAATGATGCAAATACAGACTGCATGTGAAGGATTGAATCTTCAAGACTACAATGAGATTCATTTTGTAACGCCTCATTGGAATCCAAGCGTGGAGGCCCAAGCAATATGTAGGTGTTGGCGAATGGGGCAGCAGAAAGAAACGCACGTATATCGATACCAGATGACTCGTACCTCATCCCAGAAACTGTCATCTGATTCGTTTGATACACGCGTATTTGAAAAACAGGAACAAAAGACAAAAATTCAGGAAAAGTACGTGGAAGGTGCAAATAATAGCTGGATAAGTATGGTGCGTAGTCTATCAATGGTAGGTGCCAAGTACAATTGTCTGCCACCAGAGCTGTTGGATGTAGTATCCAGTTACTTGTAAGTCTAGCGCCCATCCATCCATCCATCCATCCACCCACCCATCCATCCATCCATGTAGACACGTAAACATTTTATATAGAGTAACGATTGTGTAAACAATTATGTAAACATAACATTTTTTATTTATGCAAAAATGCGTATCATATAGAAATAGCATTTATGTGTTAAATATATTAATGGATTTTAACACAAATCATCCCAATGCAAGGTCGGATCCGAGTAGACTGCTAAGAGGTTCTGGTGCTGCGAGGTCAACAACGTCAACATTTCGTTCAATAATGCGTTCAGTTCAACCCAGTCAGTCCAACCAGCATATCCAATCCAAACAACAACGCATGCAAATAGGAAGTGCGTTATCAACAATTCGCGACGACAAAGCAACACAAGATATAGAAGAACTAAAAATGGCTTTTCGTAAGAATCGCAATAGGCCATGTGATATCCAGATCCGAGACTTGTGTAAATACGTTGATTTCGATGAGATTAAAGTACCGTTTGACTGGAAGGTATATCAATATACGTTAGAGCGCCCAGGTATATCAAACCTTCAAAAAGCGTTGCGTCACAAACAAAAATACATTCATGACGGCTCTTTCGTGTATCGCCATTATTTGCGAAATATGTATGGAATACCCCCCGAGTTCAATGAAATTGTCTACATAAAGTATTTATCACAATGTGGAAACAACATGTTTGTTGTGGAATCGATTAAGACCCATCAAGAGGCAAAGACCCATCAAGAAACATCGCAAACCAAATACGATATGAACACAACGCGCGAATCCACTACAGCTAGTATCCATTCAAATAGTTCAACGCCGCGCACACATTCATCTTTTTCTAGTAACACGCTTGTGAAGAAGCCCAGTTTAGAGGCGCTCTACAAATATTTCCGTTCAGAGGGAAACGCATCATATCCGTTAAATGACACATATTTTCGATTGTATTTTGAGATACCCGAATACTTCAAGAGTGAAATATATATTTCCTGTTATGCAGAACATGTAGAAAGAATCAAAAACATAAAAACGACACAGTGGAATTTAGGTGAGAACTCGTGGGACTCAAGTTCTGTAGTATCCGACTTGACGCTACAATCAACAAACACGTATTCATCAACAAACACGTATTCATCAACAAACACGTATTCATCAGTCGCAACAGCAAAAAGCAATTTTTCTATGAAAAGTCTGATACAAAGCACATCACGACCGACCAACGCAGCCACTCGTACAAAGACAATAAATCATCGTTTGCACGCATATATGGAGTGGGTCACATCATTGTATTCGTATATGGAGGTAACATATCCTGAAGATGTGTCAATATACAAATACTATAGTGAAAACAAGGAGATTACGCCCTTGGATGCCGAATATTTTTCAATGTTGTATAAAGTAAAAATAGAGCCCCATGCATATGTAAAAGCATTTTCTCTGTTTGAAGCATTTGGCTTGAATCAAGAAGAAACAATCGAATCAAAAACACAGTGGACGTCGGATACGATGAATTCGATCTTTCTGTATGCATCAAAACAAAATACAAAACATAGCGAAAACCAGCTCCAATCTCAGACGAATTCGTTAACAAGCGCATATTACATTGAAATATACAAACTGCCTGCAACATTGGACGTTGTGATTTATTATCGTACATATCAAAATACATTAAAAGTATTCTTCCCATCGTTAGAAGATGCGCTTGCAGATGGGTCGTTGTGTAAATGGATAAATACCAATTCATCGTCTGCACCATCAAGTCCATCAAGTCCATCAAGTCCAAGTCATCCAATGAATGAAGTCAGCGTACCTCCTGCGCTTGACAGTAACTATTTTCGCAATGTATATTCCATTCCGACTTCGTTTGATGTAGAAGCGTATATAATACGTTATCCCGAGTTGCGTTCGGCAATAGAAGATCAAGAAATCGAGTTGATAAACTCGCACGCGCCTATTTTATTTCAGGACCATCCCATTCTAAAGAATACAACTAGTCCGTTTGAAATAGTGTGTTATGACTATTATTATCGAAATAACGCGCAATATAAAATAGACGAACGCTATTATCGTATTTTATTTGACGTACCTGAAGATTTCGAGACTGCAATATATTGGAAGCGTTATCCTGAAAAGTTCACAACTCCATTGTTTTCGCAGCGTGACCCGAACACTCCGAGCACTCCGACCACGTCGTTAGCCCGTGAACTAGAACAGTATCGTGTAATATGTGAACGTTATCGTAATGACATAATAGCAAGGCCCCACTCAAACCCATTGGATGGTTTATATTATAAATTGTATTATGCGGTTCCGGATGATTTCGAAGAAGATGTATTCAATCATATATTCAAAGATGAAATACAGGCAAACACACAGGCAAACACACATGCAAACACACATGCAAACACACAGCAATCAAAAAAGAAATATTATGAATTTGTGGCGTCGGTGCTTTCCAAATCAGAAACACACGATGGTTATCAAAAGGTATTATACGAAAAGTACAACTTACCAATAGATTTAAATTTTAAAACATACCAAAGGCGGTATCCATCGTGTGTATTACCGAACGCGAGACATACGAAGTTCCACAAAGTAAGTGAAAGCATACGAAACGGTCGAATATTAGATGACGCATATTATCGCATGGTATATGGTATACCGGACGACATCAACTTTGTGGAATATATAAAATTCTATTGCGACAAGTTTCATCTTCCAGACACATTGTGTGAACGCATTATGGACCAACCAACGGAAATCGTGAAAAACACCAATATAGTAACAGACACAGAAAAGATGAAGACGTATATAGAAACATTAAAGGAATTGTATATATATCTCACCGGTCATTATCCGGAGTTTGCAAAATCATATCCATACGAAAAGGTGTTGGAAGAAACAAAGAAAATTCACTACCCGCAATTATCAGCCCTGTCGCCTTGGAGGTCCGCACAATCTTCTCTAAAGTTTGACTATTTTTATACAACAACAAAGTCACTATATTGTATTACAAGAGACGGTGTAGTATATTCAAAAATGCTAGAAACATTTGAGCTCGAACGCAGGACCCTTCCGGCAAGCGACTCCGATTTCTTCAAATTAACAATGCGGATTAAGTTATCACATACAAAAATTCCTGTTGCTTTTGCGGTAACAAGAAATGATTCACATGTATTTTCTTTCTTTGGCCCACAAGTAAATCATACAAATGAAGAAAGCTCCAATGCATCGAGACTATACGTAACAATATTATCCGACCCCAATCCCGACCCCAACCCCCAGATCCAGCCCCAGACCGAATATGAAATTCATATTCCATTTCGAGACATGGTATATATGAATGTATTGAATGAAAGCATCATAAAGAACAATATAGACAAAACAAATAATAAATTAGTACCGGGTTCCGATGTGTTAGTTTGTATTACAAAAGAAGGAAGTGTGTGGCTAGTATCGATTGATAAACTCTTAGAGCGTCATGAAGATGAAGTAAATTCTGTGACAAGCAATACAAGCAATACAAATACATCAATGTGGGTCCAATATGAACCAGCAATTCATTTCCAAAGCACCAACACCAACACCAACACCAAACCCAACACCAACACCAACGACGTAAACCAAGTTCACATATTCGAAATCACAAATTGCGTAATAAAAGACGGCAACTGTAGCGCATTGTGTATGCCCCAAAAGAACGCGGCGTCTGCAAGTACAGAGAATGAGACGAATTACGTAGTATATTATGACTTTACCGCAAACACGTGGAAGCCTTATTGTATTCCAAGCGGAACTCTAGCGTCTTCAACGCCATCTTATATAGGAATAAGTGTGTATAACAAGGACACATTAATGGTCCATTCAAAACATCGCAATAAAAATAGTCCTTCACTGTTTCACATTTCATCAAATAAAGGAAAAACTTGGCGTTTATTTTACGAGACACATGAAGACGTGTATAATGTATTTATGGTAGAGCCTGAAAGGGCGGTGTTCTGTATATATGATGCAAACAATCGCAATAGGCGGTATAAAATGTGTATGGTAGCAAGCCCAATCACATCTCAAGAACAAGGAGCCACAGAATCGTCCACAGAATCGTCCACAGAATCGTCCACAGAATCGTATAAATATCAAACATCGTGTCGTAAGAAATGGAATTTCGTGTACGGGGTCCATGTAGCAAATTCTCAAACTGACACGCCGGAGACAATTATTGCAATCGGAGCTGACATGTTTGGTTCGCGGTATACGTGTTATCAAAATTAAGCGACCCCACCCAACTCCCGTCCAACCCAACTCCCGTCCAACCCAACTCCCGTCCAACCCAACTCCCGTCCAACCCAACTCCCGTCCAACCCAATATCACATATACTTGGTCGTGTAGCTAGCCTCGTCCTGAAATAGAGAGAATCACAAACAATGCAACAATGTAACTGAATATTCTTTTTAGGAAAAAAAATAATCCTTGCGTATTGTATAATGACATTTATTAACGTCGACGTCACCCAAACCCCCAGCGGAGATGGAACAACAACCATTGACCTATCGTACAGCTTCCAAGCGGACACCTATTATTCCAATAATGGGACCGCCAGCGGCGAATACGTCTCAGACAAAGACGGTATCTTTGACGCAACCTTAACAACCGAACCATCAGGTGCAATCATTACAGGTTTAATACCCGGTAGTATATGGGTAGTCCATGTTGATGGTCCTGACGGCTCTGGTGGAACACAAGAGATAAAAGTAGAGGGTGTCCCTGCAAAACCAGTCAATAATTCAAACTGTACCGTCACAGGATATTTAAACAGAATCAATTTCGATTTCTCGACAAACAGTACGATCTGGAATTACGGAACTCCATCTAATGCAAAGGTTATAATCAAGTCGCTCAATAACGCAACTACCTTTGATGTCTGCAATATTGACCTGTCCGCCAATAAAAAATCGTTTGATATTTCAGGCTTGACACAACTAACCAACTATGAATTAAAAGTACAACTAACAAGTACCATTGGAGCTGGTCCAACGAGTGACTCATTTGTTGTCCGTACAGACAATCAACGTGCCGCTGTTACCATCACAAGTGCGATTGGAGTCCAATCCTTAGAAAAGGATTTGAACGCATCATATGTTGATATTTGCTTCAATGTAGGACCTGGACCAAACGCAGCCGCAGAAGGCGATATCATTCGTTATGCCCTTGATGGCTGTGCCAATCTGCTGCTTGATACTAGTGGAGAGGTGAAGGCTGATGCTTCAGGAAATTATGGCGTGACACTTACATCAACTGATTTAACGGGTGGAGACCATACCATCAAGCTTCTCATCCAGGCCAAAGGTACCACCGATGTACCTCTTATCACTGATGGTAACGCATCAAACCCGGCGAATTTCAATATTAAGTTTAAGCCTGATGATCCTTCTTTCAATGTCCCCCCCGAAAACGCTACTAACAACGCGATAACTTTTAGTTTTGATACTGACGGTAACAATGGATGGTTACCATCGTACAAGGCAGTGGTTACCGCATCTGGCGACGCCGCGACAGCTTCCAACGAAATTGTCTTGACATCCGATCAAGTGTCTAGCGGGTCGGTTACTCTTACTGAGGGTCAGCTTACAGGATTACCTGGCGTGGCCCTAAACAGTGACCTTGAAATCCACATCAAGAAAACTGTGTCTGGTCTCGTAAATGACGGCACTACAACAACATTAGACCTCAGTAATACTAACGTCGATCTTTTTTACATTGTGGACCCCGAATTCAATAGTTGCAGCGTGACAGAAAGCGACGATCCGAGCCAAAATTACCTCCACATTGATTATAACATTAGTGGAGATGCCATATCGACCAAGTCTGTGTTGAAAGCCTACATTCGTTACGACCAATCATGGAACGCGACTAACCCCACAGTGAGCGGTGAATCCACCCCAATAACTCTTGGTACCCAATTAGTGGGTGTAAATGTAGCAATTGATAGCGGCGCAAGCGACGGCTCCAACGTGTACGTATTATTGGAATTAAACAATGAAGGGAAGAAAGCATACAAGACCGCCTCGCTTACGCTTAAAGATAGGGAGCCCGAGCCAAAACTCGATGAGTTATTTGGTTGGTCCGATTATCCCGCATCCACCGAGACCAATGCAATCTTCGATTTCGAGTTCAACAAACCTACCGACGGTATTCTTGCGGACTTGCGTTTTGAAGTGTGGCTCAAGGATTTATCCAGTGGCGTCTTCAACCAAGTGGCTAGTTATATCAAAGCAACTAAATTGCGCGCAGGTGGTGTTACCATTCGCGCGTCAATCGACAAGAACTTCATTGTGGATGCGTCCGGATTCACTCCCAACGACCTCAGCTACGACAATAAAACCGACCTAAGTTTCGGTGTGGCCCAGACCAACCCTAACTATATCCTTGAATCAAGTGACTTTACAACCGGGTTTACTAATAACAACGGTACTGGCAATCAGACTGTCGTTCAGACCGTTGTACCTGTTAAGTACCATCCCGTAGATGTGAATATTATAAGTGTAACAGTTGGTCCTTCTAATACATTGAAGGTAAATGTCGTAGGCACCAACTTAAAAAATAAGGCTAGTTTCATTGAAGTATTTGACAGCAGTGCGAACGACTACATCAGCCTAAACAGTGCCAAGACCAGCGGCACCTTTTTGGAAAATAATGGCGAGACTCTTACTGTCATCACAACTGCCCCCATATCAACAACGTCTGAATACAGACTTGTTCTTCAAGTAAAGGAGAATGGTAATGTCCTCAGTCAAGACACTCAAGTATTCACATACGCATTTGCGCCTCTAATTGATACTACTGCTATTACTGCACAAACCGCCAAGGTGAGTGGTTTAACTGTCGATGCATCTCTAAATAGTAGCAACACAGCTGATGTGTCAGGTTATTACGCCGTTAGTATCAACCCCAATGGTGCTGCATTAACCACACTTAACGCCATGTACTATTCTGACATTTCTACAGACTTCGTTAAGGTGGACGTCCCTGTAAAGACACCCCCTGATGAACTCAATGGAACTTACACAGCATACATCGACTTCACAAATATGGAAGGTGCAATTCTTATGGCTGCAAACGACATAGGTTTGGACGCGCATCATTTTTCCGCCCCCCAATAATCGCAACTATATAACAACTCAATCATGAAATGGGTCCATTAAATCCGCAATAAATGAGTTCAAACGCTCTGGATCAATGTGACGATGTAAGTTACTGTGGACCCACCCAAAACAAAAAATCTTATACCAAATAGAGACCCGTTGATGTTCTGCATTGATCATTTCTTGTTTAAATATCTGATCAATGACTCGAAAGGCGCTTTTAGATAATAAAATCTCCTTCATAATTTCCTTTTTCTTGGTGTAAAGTGATTCAAGTATTCCGCATTGTGCGGTAGAGAGTCCATTATTCCCGCCTGCCATATATTGTTGTTGTTTGGCGTTCAAATAGCGTATATCGTTCTTTACGTGTTTGAGCGAAACAATTAATTTGCGGCGAATATCCTCGATCCGTTTAATAAGGGAAAAGATATTGGTATGATAGATCACGGGGTAACGGTATCGAATCACGCGCGGAATAATAAAGGGGTTTGTTTCTTTAATTTCCACAATTTTCTTTTCGACTTCTCGTAGTTTTTCCATAATATGTCGTTCGCTTTCATTGCGCGATTGTGAGTCATGTGCGTCAGAACCCGTGTTTTGAAAAAGCAATACGGACCCAGACATGAATTCTACGCTCGACTGTAACTTGTCGTATTGATGTGCGCATATTTTATGTCCTTCGGAAGCGGCGTCTAGTTTCAAATAATTCACAAGGGATAAAAGGAATACAATGGTTGCATTAACACTGGCAAGAATCACCGCGTTGAAAGAGCCAAAATACGAAAAACCCGAAAACACGGTAGCAACAGTGGAAAGTCCAATCGCGGGCAACATTAAAAAGTTCAGTTGCATTTCCACGTGATATTTTGCTTCCATGTACAATATTTTCTGTCCTTTCAGGTAGCTAGCTAAGATATCAAGGGCCGACGACAATTTGTGGGTATTATCAAAATAGTGTTGTAAGACGCCTTTTTCGACGGCTTCATATGATAGTTTGGTAAAAGGCACGAGCCCTCCATTTTCAACAATTTCGTGTTGTATTTGAACGCCAGTAGGCTCATCGGAGCTGTTATCTGTGTCGTGTTGGTCGTCAAACGAGTTGCTGTCCCCGGGTGCTTCGGAGCCCGAAAGTAGTGAAACAAGTTCGTTTCCGTAGCGTGCAAAGTCCTTTGAGTCAACATATATCTGAAATCCGCTTTCATCATATGCATCCAGTTCGTCGGGTTTAATAGATAAAATGAAGTCATCGTCGTTTGGATGCGTGTCGAGAACTTGATTGCGTGCGTCATAGACTTGGTTGCGTGCGTCATAGACTTGGTTGCGCGCGTCATACACTTGATTGCGTGCGTCATACACTTGGTTGCGTGCGTCTTGAGATTCGCATGACCTTTCCGAAATGGGGCTCAACTTCTGTGTGTATTCCTCAATTCGTTGATGTACGTTGACGTGTGTTTCACTGATGTTTTGTGTACGATCAAGTTGTTGATTATATTTTTCTTGTGAATGTATTGAATCAGAATTCATGTGTTCTATTAGATTCAATACATTTTTTGCTTTAGGTAATAACGGATTCCAACCCAATCCAACCCAACCCAACCCAATCCAATCCAAATCCTACGAGAAACACATATGGTTACCAGTTTTGGAAGGAATAACATGAACGAAGCATCCCATGGAAGCACTTGATTGGTGAACGCTGTTATTGTATGCATTTCGTTTGGCGGCATTGGTGAGTGTAAGATTGCATATTTGATTCGCACGTGTTCGTTCGCGCGTAAAGTAGCTGGAACTATGGTGTTCGGGTCGGTTACTATCGGGTTGAACGGTTTCCTGTCCTTCCCGTCGTTTACGCAGAGTCAAATATGTGCGTGTGGAAGCATGCGAGCGTTTAATGACGTTCGGGTCGTTGTTGCAGCATGAAAACGCGCCATTTGTTTTGGTAACAGCAATAGGGTATTTCCCGTGCGAGCCGCCGTGGCCTTGTGGGCCTTGGTAGCGTGTAAAAGGGGTACCTTGGTAGCAGGAACCTAAATCGGTCGGTCCTACATATTTGTGTGGGCGTAGCGTACCGTTGAGTGCAAATCCGTTATTGTTGTGGCTTACAAGTTGAAAGTATCGCGCATCGGCGTGTTTCTTTAATGTAGCAATCGACATATATATATTATTAGGGTATTTTAAAACAGCATAGAAATATATCGAAATATACAAACACAAGCAAATGCAAATATTTGTCAAGACGCTAACTGGAAAAACAATTACGTTAGAGGTGGAGCCTTCAGATACAATTGACAATATAAAGACCAAGATCCAAGACAAAGAGGGTATTCCCCCCGACCAGCAGCGATTGATTTTCGCCGGAAAACAGCTGGAAGACGGACGAAGCTTATCGGACTATAACATCCAAAAGGAATCGACACTGCATTTAGTATTACGGTTAAGAGGTGGAACAAAGTAAACACAGCCAACACAGCCAACATAACCAACACAGCCAACACAGCCAACATAACCGACACAGCCAACATAGTCAACACAGCCAACATAACCGACATTATCTAAAAAATTGATTTATACAGTATTCTATAATGCTACTATACAAATTAAACTCCCAACAAGCTTTCCTTACCAAAATGAGTGCAAACACGAACCAATCTGTAAAGAACTCTACCCATCAGAGAACCCATTCTAAGATGCGAACTCCAAATAAATCGACGATTTCGCGAGGACCCAAGCATACTCCGTTATCATCATTGAAGGAGAACAGCCGTTGGAGAATGGAGCCAACAGTACCGTCAAGTCGTCCAGATAATCATTCCCAGTTATCCCACAACCACAACAACAACCACAGCAACAACCACGGCAACAACCACAGGTCATTTACAAATGAGCGTCCAAGGCGCAATACTAGGTATCAGTATACAATTCCCGAACCTGAATTAGTTACTAAAGCAACGGCGCCGCCAT